TCCGATCTAGTAGTTCCTTTATTAGTATTGCCGGGACATAACACAACACATAACTCTCTATTTTCATAATTTCTTACAAAGTATTTATCATAGGGAATAATAAATTCTTTTTCATTACATTTATTGCATTCTGGATGGGGACATTTACATTTAAAAAATTTACCGTCGAAATTTTCAATCCTATCAATTATTATATCAGAATTATTAATATGGTTTTGAATTCTTGTTTGTTTTGACTTATCATTCAATTCTTTATTTTGAAGAGGATATATTGAGCCATATTTTTTAAGACGGGTTTGTTTGCCTTTTTCCTGTATTTCTTGAGATTGAAATGGATACTCTACTCCGAATTTTTTTAAATTATTCTGTTTAATTAATTCCAAATTAATATAATTTTCATCTCCGTATTTCTCTAATTTAGTATGTTTTGCTTTTTCAATAATTTTTTGTTTCTCCTCATCTGAACGAGTAGAAACTGTTTCATTTATTTTCTCTCGAATCTTCTTGTTAGACAAAGGAAACTCACACCCATATTTTTCTAAACATGTTTTTTTGCGCTTTTCTAATATAATATCATTGTAGTTTTCTCCATATCTATCAATCATGGTTTGTTTACATCTATTAACAAACCCATTATCCATTAGATATCTCTCTTTAAACGTTTCTTTTTGTTTCCGTAGTTTTTCTTTATCCGTATTTGCACAGTTAGAACAACAATATTTACCATACCCATGAGAATATGATATGAAATTAAGTTTTTTACCACAATTTAAACAAACCGAATCTTTATCAATATGATATACATATTTGTATAATTTTTCGGCAAACACCCCATCAAAATTGTCCATCAAGTATTGATAAAATTCCGGATAGTTCTTTTTTATAAAAGATTCGGTTCTTTGCCCTCGAGTATTAAATGTTTCGGGTATGATCATATCTATATAATAATATGGGGCACTTCTTTATTTAAATAAATATCAAATCTCACCACTTCATAGGATCAAAATTATTAATTTTCTGTTCCTCTCTAACAATCAATTTGCTTGGGATATTGACATTCAATATTTCAACATATCGAGAAATCCATAAAATGTTCTCCCTCCCATTAACATGATCAACAATCGCTACTGTAATATTAACATTCCAGTGATCATTATAATCGTGTACAATCATCTTGGGATAACGATAATCACATTCCTCTAAATTACTATATGTATGATTAGCATAGAATAAATTATTGAATACGTTTGCAATCCTCTCCGGATCAAACATACAATAATTAGCAGTCTCTGAGAAATGTCCCAAAATCAACCCTCTCATTTGTGACACTATCTTCTCAAGAGTTATTTCATTGGTTATATTATTATCAAATATACTCATACAAAGGGGACTTTCGATTATAACAATAAAACATCTCCCATCTCTTCAATCCGTTCAATCCGCTCATAAAGCAACTCTTGTTCTATAAGATCTGGATTAAACTGGGATATATACGGTATTAATAAATTCATCTAATATGAACTCATAGTTACCAGTACCATCCCAAGGACAATAGGGATCATCAAATAGTTCAGCAATTAAACCAATACACTTTACCCTCATACGTCCAAAATTATATTTTTTCAATTGTCATCCTATTCATCAAGGCTCAAGAAAAATGTCTTCGTTGTATCTAGAATCATGGGCGAATACATCATAGACGCATATACAGGAGCTCGCTTACCGCCTTTTGTAGACCAATGACCAATATCAGTGGTTGCCCATATCAGGTCTCTTAATTCCTCCATGGTCTTTACTCGTCTGATATCAGATTCATCTTGAATCAAGTCTGGATTAAATATACTCATCTAAATTCTACTGGTTCTTCTATATTAAATTTTTGATGATTAGGCCATGTTGGCTGGGTAACCTCGAGCTTCAAATGACCGAATCCCTCCCTATAACAAACTATATGCAAATGCGAATATGCCTGTTGAACTCGTCGAACTATTTTCTTTACAGCCAATCCCGGATTATAACCAATATCATACATAATCCCTTCCGTGAGATTAAAGCCAAACTCCTCTTCACATAACATTTCAAAGTACGTTTGTGGGTCTGGTAGGGTCTGGATTATGTCTTTATCAAATATGCTCATTGTATATACTTTTCTCGAAGCTCTTTATACTTTTCTCGAAACTCTTGAACTTGTTTTGCAACAAGATCTAAAGTCTCTTCTGGTATTTGAAGAACTATGTGTTGTAATTGTAAGTTCCCTCGTAATCTGTAACTTACTATCAAGTATTCTTGTATAAGTGGTTTCGAATTATCCTGTTCTTTACATATGTCGTATTCAATCAGGTTGGCAAAAGGTCCTTTCCAATCGGTTGGTGGAGTGGGCTCTGTACATAAATTCGACATATATTGATCTAGGACATACGACAGAAACCCTGAAGGACTAACCGCAGGCGGTGAAGTTAGTTGAGGTTCATTCATATACACATCCACAAGTCTATTAAATTCTTGTTGGATTTGTATCCCTACGTTATCAACCACATACGGGCTATATCCCAAGTCCTTTGAAACTATATCTTTATCGAATAGGCTCATATCGTTTGTAGTGGAGTAAACTTAAAATTATAAAGTTCTGTATGTATTGGCCCTTCAAGATTCTGTTTATAATACCGGATATCAACAACAATATCTAATCCCGCATGTCCATATTTGTGTGGAAGGAGTGTAATGTGGAAGTCATTAACGTCTAAATCATTTCTTTCAAAAACCTGCTCATAATTACTTCTAACCAAATTCCGCAATATTTCTTCCATAAAAACAATTCCCCAGAACTTACCTTTGACCACATAATCATTAATCCATATTGCCATCTGTGCATGGATATGTTTCTTTATTTCCTCAAACATCTCTTCTACGGAAGTTTTGTTGGATATGTTTTCGCTAAATATACTCATATTCAATACAAATAGAAATAGGAATAATTCCAATCTGTGACTTTTTCTTTTAGACAATTCATATCCTTATCGAAACGAAGAATTACTTCGCCTGTGGGTTCACATGAGCTCTCAATTTCATCTTTCATTCGTTGACGAGCTTCTGATATTTCAGCCCAACCAAGAGTATTCATTTTGTGTGAGTAACGCGCCCTGATATGTTCTTCCTGACTATCAGAAACTTTAATTACAATGTAAAGTTCTCCGTCTATATATCGGTATTTTCCAAAAGAACCAATATAAGCGTCAGCGTCAGGCACATACAAATTATATTTTGGTAAGAGTTCATAACACCAATCATTAATTTTGTTGTAATTAAGATTTGCTCTGTTATTATCTCTGTTTCTGATAAAATATGATTTGTATGAGTCAATCTTTGCTCTCAAAGCAAGCATAAACTGAAACTTTCTTTTTACGTCTAACCGACGTTCAATTATGTTTTCACTAAATAACCCCATATCTTAAATCGTCCACCATTCGTGTTTAAGTTTTTCTATATTGTATTCCAACACCTTTCCATACTGATTAAGAACAATGTGGATGTTTCCATAGTTCTCCCAATAATTTTCATCACCGAAGCCGCTATAGTCATCCGTAGGGATAGTAATAAAGTAATACCCGTCTTTCCACTCAACCCAGGGATATTCTGTTTTATAGTCAAACCTCCTATCTTTGGGATCATACATCTGTCCTTCGACACATAATATATTATTATATTTTGTGCTATTCTTAATACTTACAATATACATAAATATAAGATTACACACATTTGCTGGTCCATGAGTCTTTCTTGTTGCAAGAATATCTTTGCGATGTGCCTGTAACTTATCAATCACACTAAAGCAAAACTGATCGATGAGAGGAACGTGTACTTCTTTCTCGATTATGTCACTATCAAATAGACTCATGTATTAAATCAACTTTATTGATCGATTCAAACTCTGTTTGAATTTATATTAACAAAACTTCACAAAATATATAGATTTTATTCTCCCGTTACTTCCCATTTGTATCTTCCACTTTACCCATACACCATACTTGCTATAGATGCGTTGTACTGTATTGTCAAGCGATTCTTGCCATGATTTGGGAAGATGCTTCATATTATGAAACATTTTTTTAATATCCTTTTTACTGTATGGTGGTGTATCAGAACTATCTACATCGATGAAATGACCACTCGTACGATCCCACGCGGTTTGAAATCCGCGTCTCTTGAGGTATTCGCGAGCAAGAATGTCATAACAAACATTATTCCAATTGGTGTCTTTTGGAATAGAAGGGGTGATGTTATTAGTGAATATTCCCATTTGAGTATTTATCTATTAATTTATCAAGATTAGCAAATTCGATTTTTTTCCAATATCCGTGTCGTCTAAATGGATCGACCCAATTAACATATACATCACTTTTTCTTAATTCTCCTATAATGTAATTCATTTTAGTGACACACATATTCTTATAAAGATCTCCATTCAGTTCATTGTATGTCTCCCCCCATCGTTTGAGATCAAGGAGTTTTTCAAGAACTGTTTCATTAGTTACGTTATCACCAAATATGCTCATAGACTAGGCACAGGAAGTTTAAGACAAAGAAACACATTATCTGGACTAGGAAGAAAGTCTTCTTGAGATTCTGAATAGATTATAGATAAGGAAATCCTCGAAAAACAATTCTCATAAACTACATAATTCACAATTACCTCAGGATGATACATATTGAATTTATTAAAACGATATATCACCCCGCTCAGAGCGCGTTGGCAAGCTTTCTCGGTTTCTATTATATTCCCACCATTCTGTATAAAGAGAAGTTCAAAGTTATCAGTATACCACCTCTTGAGAAGATCATGAAACTTCTCCAACGGAGAAGGTGTAGTTATATTATCGTCAAATACACTCATAAGACCGGTTTTTGATGAATATCAAAATTCATATGAAGGAATATTTTTGCTTTGTCGTGTACATATATAGTAGGGTCATCGCCGTAGTAAAGAGTGACTTCTATATAGTATTTAGATTCTCCCGGATGTCGATCATAACGAGTGTGAAATGTTAAATGAACCCATGGCTGATAAATTTTATGCGCCTTGAACATGTCTTTGATCTTCTGCGATTCCCCTAACTCAGCGATACTATTTATATGTCCGTTAACCATAGCGTTAAATTCAGTTGCAGTCCATGATAGATTATAACTTGATTTTTCGTAGACGCAATAAAAATTTTCTTCGAGATAGGATTTTATAAAATCATAAAATTTCTCTAGCGGAGTTTTGTCTGTTATGTGTTCACTAAATACACTCATTTTATTATTCCATTTATACCAACATTAAACTCACAAAGATACTCTTGGTGTACATGCATGTCACCAGATGGTTTAGCATAATAAAAATATACAGTATATAGGGTTTTATGATTATGGCTGGTTTGAAATACTTCAAAACGATATATTTTTTCATCGTTATTTTTTGGATCACTGCTATAATCGTAGCTATAATCATAAAACAACAATCTTTTACATACTAATTCCTGCCTGATATAGTAATACATCAATTGTTCATCAGCATTGTAGCGTATCATCTCTCTTGGAATGACTCTCCCTACAATCTCTTTACATTGATCGTAGAGTTCGTCAAGTGGGTGTTTGATATTATCACAAAACAGACTCATCGATTATTCCATTTATACCAACAGTAAATTGAGCAAGAGGTTTTCCTTGTTGCCCCCACAGATCATTAATAATTTCATCCAAAAAATAGAATCTTACTACATATGTGGGTATTCCCCGAATATACGCTCCAGTCTTTACATCTACCTCACTGATTTTATTAATATCTGATGAATTTCTTTCGGGCCACCACCTATTTGCTAGCAACCCTATACAGTTTAATTCGAACATTATATCTCGTTGCATTGTCTCACATCTACCATTATAATGCATCATATTACCGGGAATAATTGTTCGACATATATCTTTACACGCGTCGTAGAGGTGGTCAATAGGAAGCTGAATATCTTTATCAAATATGCTCATGTATTTAATTAACAATTAATACCGAAATATTTAAAGTATTGTTTCACCACTTTCTCATCTATATGACTATATCGATCATATTGCTCCTTTTCCTTAAAATTACCAACCACTTTCTCCGGAGCACCAAGTAGGTATTTCATTATCCAATACTCTGGATAGTCGCGACATAGTTGTGCTTCTGAACAAGCACTCTCAACTGCTTTTTTATCGAATATGCTCATAAATACCCTCTCCAAATATATCTATTTTTAGATCTTTGACTTCTACTTCCAGATCGTCATCATCCATTAATATTTTTTCATCAATAGCAAGCTTAATATTTACACGAAATTTATTGCCCCCTATCTTCTTCCTCACATCCGTCCTCGTACTGAGGACTCCCATCTCAACTAGTTCTCTATGATAAGTATTTACCCATAGATTAGCTAGGTCTTTATAAATGAGATCTGTTATATGATAATCATCTGTAAATATTTTCCAATGATCGGATGTATCCCTGTACTGAAGACTGTACTCTGCAAACTGCTCAAGAATTCGATCTCTGAACCAACAACGGATCTTCTCGGTCCGAGAAAGATCATTTGTTATATTATCGTTAAATATGCTCATGTATTTAATTATCCTATTATTTTACACTAAATCCTTCAGCATAACTATTTGTACCATAAGCAAACGAATAAAATCCCTCGGTGTGATCAAAAGTATTTGATTCTTCGAAGATTACTTCTTTTATATTTCCTTTCATATAAGTATCCTCGGGCCATAAGATATATTTGGGTCGCATCTTTTTACCGACACGATCATAATATCGTTGTATTCCCAACTGCAGAAAACAGTTAATTACAGAGGTTCTGCTAGGCGGATACTTGTTAATGAGTCCTTTATATAATGTTCCCGCGGAATCCCATATGGAATTTTGAGTATTATAGTTCGGGTTCCACTCACGAAAGATATCACAAGCATATTGCAAAATGATTTCCGTGGTTGTTTTTGATGTTATATTATTACTAAAAATGCTCATAATATCATCCAATTTGATTCAACAATATCTACTTCTTTATCACTCCAAAACCCATGTTCTCTACAAGATGGATCTAGCGAGAATCTTATTATAACCTTAAACTTATTTCCGCGTTGTTTAATTTCAGTTCGCGTGCTATACACCCCTAAATGCTCCAACTGAGTCTTGTATTGTTTCACCCAAAGAAAAACGAGATGGTGATATATATATAATTTTTTAGTGGAAATACTTTGACAAAATTCACGCTCCCCTTTTTCGTGATATACTTGTTGACATAAATCCCACTGTTCCTTTATCTTACACAAGAACCACTTTTTAATCCTTTCGTTAGGGAGTTCATTTGTTATATTATCGTCAAACACACTCATACTTCAGTTACTACTATAGCTTTAGTGAGACCTGATAAATGTCCATTACCTCGAGGCCATCGTTCAACATGGAAAGTATAATGTTTACCAGTAATTGTAGTCAACCTCATCATTCCTTTTGTGATGTAGTAAGACCACCCGTACAAATCTCCATTACCATTAAAGTTATAACGGATCAGTAAATTATAAAGATCACGACCACAAGAGATTGTGTTGTTGAAGGTATCCGTAAAACTGAGAGGACGACCGCTGGTATATTCATCCCAAGCGAAGTCAAAAACCCGTTCGGTGATGATCTGAGACGTGATATTATCGCTAAATATACTCATGTATATAAATGAATTAAAATTCATTAATTCAAACTCTGTATAAATTTAATTACCAAATCTACAACCAATCTTTATTGAATATAAATGTCCTTGTCTTAATTCCAGTAATTTCATCTTGTTGAGGATGATATTCGAGAGTTATAAGAATATATTCACCATCATCTTTGAATGTAAGGGAATTCTTAAATATAATCTCATAAGGAGCAAAGCAATCTGGGAACCACCAGAGTGGACAGGCATTGTTTAGTGCTTCAAAGAATATATCCCATTGAACAGTGAAGAACTCTTGCAGATCAAGATATGGATTGATATCAAGATTGGTCAAGTATAGATCACAGAAGAAATTAAAAGAATAGTCGAGGAGCATTCCGGTACGATCATTGTCATCTACCTCGACTTCTTTCTTGATTACTCCTTCTGTGTCAAATATACTCATTAAATCTCCTCAAATATACTTTCGATATCTGTGTCTTCCTGTGTCTTGGCAAGAAGTCTATAGTTGTTTCTCAACATCCCTACATCGACCTGTTTGTATTCGGTTTCATTCATAGACTGAATAACCGGTGCTGGAATAGTCTCTTCATTCAACCAAACGAGCTTGATGTTGTAGTCAAGCATCTCAATGATGTCTTTCTTTTTGAACTTGTAAGGAGAGAACTTCTTGGAATGCATAATCCAATCAGCAATATCCTCGCGACATTCTTTTAAGTCCCCTACTGTTGTCATAGGGAGATCGTGTTCTTGATACTTCTTCAAATCACCTTCGGAGAACCGATAAGTCCTCCCTCCTTTCTCAAAGCGAACCACCGCCTTAATATTATCTCCACTATCCCCACAAAGCACTTTCTCTATGACCACGTCATCTGGATTGACATATATTACTTTTCCTGTTGATCCCGCCTTTAGTGAATCAATCAATTGTGTATCATAGGCAAGCGGAGTCATAAAGAAATCCATTGGATCTTCTTCTTTATCTCCACTCTTATAACACTCTGGGAGACACAGTTGGCTCGTGCGATCACTATACCAAGCGGTGAAGGTTCCGTCCGCGGTCTTCTGAACAAGCTGTTGAAGGTCACGGTCAATACTCCATATGAGAACGTTAGTGCCTTCTGCATTAAGCCTCCTTGACCAGTACCACACCCAGTCATCGCCCTCAGCAGAGAGGGTCTGAGAGACAGTCACACCAACCCCACGAGCGTTGGTCATCAAATCATTAAGAGCATTAAAGACGTGTTCCCAATCAACCTCTACTTGCTGCTCGCGATTACCCTTATACTTTGTTCCTTTGAGTTGAGTAGGAATAGGAAGTTGTTTACGCCAGCTACCCCCGTCACCAACAAGAACAACATTATCCACAGCAGGGAACCTGTTGAGCATGATATTAATACTACGAGCTAACATATCTGTAAGATTCTGTTGAGCCTTCTGTAGAGCCACTTCCGGGACTCCTTTCTCGAAACCACCGACAACACTAAATCTTGACATCAAGACATAGTTCATGTCGCAAACCAATGTAAGATTATTCATGAATTAATATATTAAAGGAGTTATTATTTGTTTAATGAATATCCAACCTAAATCTAGATCGGATTGTAATAAACACGTAGTTAAACGTGAACATTACAGTAGAAAGAACGGAATTTGGAAACCAAAGAAACCTTTTGAAACTGAACAAGATGCGGTAAGCTGGATAAATAAATATAAAATGAGTGGCTATTCGGCATACATCTGTAAGGTGTGTGGCAAGTGGCATATTGGCAAAAAGAAAGTATGAAACAATTAACCGAAAGTCTATTTGATAAGGATCTTACAATAAAGAATCTCTCACCCGCAGAGATAGCTAATTTATACAAAGGGTATAAACTTAACAAAACCGATGGTACTAAGGATTGTTTTGGAACACTATTAAAGAAGGGTGATTTGGTTTTAGTATATCGCAATGCCTCCGGAATGAGTATAGGAGTGTATAATGGATTGTATAAAGAAAATAGGGGGAGACTTTGCGAAATTTTAATTCCTGATAGTGATTTAACGAGATCTCATGCTTGTTATTGTGATAGTGTATTTAAATTAACTAATATACCAGAAATTAAATAAAGAGCAATATATGAAAACAATAGTAGAATACATCAACGAAGGCCTTCGTCTTGACGAAGCAAAGAATGTTAAGAAAGATGACCTTCTCAAAGAGCTTGAACAAATAGCTAAATGGAATAACGAGAATAATATTAAGAAGTTAATGATTTCTTATTCTCCCGAAGACTCCAAAGTTTTTGGTAAGTCCCACTGGAAGGCTTGCGAAGAAGCAGTTGCATGGGTAAGTGATATCCTTAGAACCTTTGTCGATAATGAAGATGATAAGGTTATTGACTTGAGTGGTCTCAGTGATTGGGTTGCCGACACTATCGATAATGAAAGTTATGATAATGAACTTAATGAAATGGATGATGACTCAGAATCATCTCCATGGGATACCGATGCAATAATCAATCTCTTTAATACAGTCTCAACAAAAGTATGTAAAGAAGTATGGCTGATCTAAAAAACAAAATAGACATCAAAGATATAGACCTTGAACAGTTTGATGCTGTATTGGTGCTTGACGGTGAATCTATTAATGAAGCCGGGCTCGGTGATTTAATGGGTAATAGTGGTTCAGATACTCGTGCAAATTCAGCAATAATAACTCCACAAATAGACCGAGGTGCTTATAGTCAGTATCTCAATTATCAAGACCCAAAAATATATGCGAGTTGGTCATTTGGCCGTCAGCTCCAAAATCAACTAAATGGCATGGGTGCTGGGTTTGCTGCAGAAGTCGCAGACTTTGGACGTTACGTGAGTGCAAAAGTAACGTATAGTAATCCACCAACTGGTAAGACCGCATCAAAAGTATTTCTTGTTGTGTTTGAACCCGATGGTAAAAAAGGAAATATCTTTCAGACATCTAATCGTTATCGCACCTTCTCTGGTGTGGGACAAGCCGCTTCTTATATTAAGAGTTGTGTGAGTTCGTTAAGAGATAAAACTAATTAATTGATTATGAAACATTTACCGCAATTTATATTAGAATCACTTTTCCTCGAAGCTAATATGGCAAAGGAAACCCTTATACAAGAAACTCTTACTTGTATGTTTTTTGATGCCTGGTTTAACATGGACGAACGATTTGATAACATTAACGAGATTGTAGAGTATTATAATGCTAATAAAGATCTTATAGAAAAAATTGCAAGTGGTGCTGGATTGACCATTAATGATTATGATGCGTTGTTTTTGGACTTAAATACCAAAGGTAAAAGTTCAGCGAAGGCGAAGCAATGGCAGAATTCATTTATATATCAGTGTGAGTCGTTTGAGAATTGGATAAATTCTCATAAGTCTTTTGATACGGATCTTGTATTTGTTCATCACGACACATCTATCGCAGTACATAATGGAAAAATAGAAAATGGTTGGGGAATCGCTGATAGAGTTGATATTGGAACGAAGAAATTTGGATATAAGGACAAAGACATATATCAGAAAGCAGACATATATGCTATTGTAAATAAGATAGGAAACACTCCTGAAGATGATATCAGTGAAGAAGTATCATACTGGGTAAAGTCAATCAATGGAGAGACCTCAGATAAGTTTGTAGGAATATCTCTTAAGAAACTTGGACGTGCTCTCGGACATGTACATACATACGGAATTGATCAATCGGTTATTAACATTGATCCGAAGTCAATCAATTTCAAATTTGATATATTCAATAATGTAGAATTTGATCCGGCACAAGGAGTACTCAAACCGGGCATAGTAACTACTTCTGTATTCTTTGATTTCGATGATGGGCAAGAAAAGAAAGAATGTAAGATTGATATTAGAGCTAATAGTAAAGGTCCTAAACATGCTATGATAGACCCTCATGTTAGCTATGGGGCGGCTGTGACAGTTGAGATGGCTATGAAGGGAGCAAAAGCACTTGCTGGTAAAGCACAGTCACTTATATCCGAGTGGATCGGTGAGAAGATGGAATCCGCCAAGACTAAAGGTTCTGCAGATTATAAATCCAAATTAAATTACATCAAGTCAATCTTCGCTTCTGAGGGTGTAGACTTTGATGTGACATTAGATGATGCAACAACAAAATTCCTTAATTTCCTTTCTGCTAATAACGAGAAGATCATGGATATGTATAAGTCATTTGAGAAGAACGGAAAGAACCTTGAGTCAATACAACCTTATCTTGACGAACTAGGAATCAATATGGATGGTTCTATAAAGGATATAATGGATGTACTATATGCTTCTACAAAATGGCATAACGTCTCTTGGAAAATCCTTTGTGATGTTGAAGCAATTGCAACGTACACAAAACAACATGGAATTAACGAAGCAATAACCCAAATATATAAGACCTGTAAAGGTATATCCGGGAAGGATTCAAAACCACATCTTCCATATGTTTTGATTGGAGAGTAAAAAAAAGGAACCTTAGGGTTCCTTTTTATTTAATATCTACGTGTACTGCTTTATCTCTTCCGTTATTCTTGATAGTTCCAGAAGGAATGATGTATTCCTTTTTAAGGAGTTCCAGGATATGGCCTGGTGTGGTAAATTCGTCCTTATGGAAGATTTCGAAATGAACATTGAAGTCTTTTGAGTGTTTGATATCCAGGGGTTGTTTGGAATCAATCTTTAAGTGCGTCCAGCCTTCGAGTCTGGGATAGACAAACCCATCATGACAGGCGTTGATCCAGTCAACTGACTTTTCAGTAAACTTACCGTCAAAAAAGAAGTCCCTCCAATGTTCCTTCATATCCCTAATAAACAACTCTCGATCTTCGTTGGATATATATTTTGAATATGTATTCATTTTTACTCCTGCAAACCATCGAATACAATCTTCATCACTGATTTTTCTCAATTTAAAATCATTGTATTTATCAATCATTCCATACCCCAACATGTCTTCCCCCACAGCGTTAACATCGGACTGAACCTGACAACTAAGACGACCACCAGCAGCTTTCATTTCAAGATTGACACCGGACTTTGTACAAAGATCCCCGTGTTTCTCTTTAGACATATCCTTAATCTTCAATCTCATTAGGTACTCACCATTACCTATTGCAGTTGAGCCGGCCTGTCTAATATTATAGAGCTTATAAAGAAGTTCGGCTGGAATACCTGGAAACATTTTTTGATAACTATCGATGCCTTTGTTATACTGCTGAATAAACTCTATGCCAGTCCATCTTCTTTTACAAAATTCATCATAGTAATCCTTACCATAAAGAGACTCCACCTTTACAAACGAATCAATAAATGTAAGGGCAATATCCTCTGTAAATCCTTCTATAGGGCGAATAATGCCTTTTGGAGACATTCGTGAAATAGGAAAGAAGAAACGATAGTATTTATAAACATTTGGAATAACAGTTACATAAAGCCATCGATCCTTAATAAATTCTTTCAAATTCTTTTCGTATAAAGAGACTCTCTCACGAATACGAGTAATTGTATCGTGTTTTAATTTACTTTGATTATAAGCAATTTTTGTATTGGTTTTGTGGCGATTTCGGACACGGATCTCTCCGAGGACTGCGTAGAGAGTAGGAAGATCATATGCATATTTGGGTCTTGACTTACACCATTCGATACGTTTGAGAATGGAGGATTCGGTTTTGTAGCGATTACGAATGATTTCCTTCTTATGGGGTTTCAGTTCGTTAGCTCTACGTTCTTTTTCTTCTTGCGCCATAACTTAAATCAAATTTTCAAGACAATACTTTATTGCTGCTTCACAAGCTTCTTCATAGGTTTCAAGTTCCACCGTATCATAAATAGGAACTATAGGTATATCTTTTTTTCCTATGTTAATAACATCAAAATCATACCATATTCTTCTTCCGTCATAGTCTCCAACCATTATTTCTATAAACAAGTTATGTACCTCCCTCAACCACTTCATTGCTATTTGGAGGGTCACTAAAGGACACTTCTCTTCACAATCAATAGAAGCCTCAATAGCCATATCTTTTGAAGGGAATGTTTCATACTTGTTATAATGTCTGCCACTCTTGCCAAGTAGCATACCATTACTATTCTTAAACCCCTTTTCTTTTAGGAGTTTAGCAATTTCAAAACTAACGTAGTCTTCTGTAATCATATTTATTTTTCCACATCAAGCAAAAAATGAATTAAAACTGTCAACGGCCAGAAAGCAATCAATACGCCATCAGAAAGCGACTCCAAAAAATCATCAGTGTCATATAATACGCCAATCTTATCACATATCAGTGTTCCCAATAATGAATAAACTAAAAATATTAATATTATCTGAATCATATCTAAATCAAATTTTCAAGACAATACTTTATCGCAGATTCACAAGCGTCTTCGTAAGAATCTTCTACGTATGTAGAAGCCTTGCATCCATAGTTCTTTTGATAAACAGACCACTCAAAAACCTTTCCTGTCATGTCTTCTGTAATTCGTATAAACAAGCCATATACTTCCCTCAACCATTTCATTGCCATTTGAAGAGTTGGTATATAGAAAAGAAGCTTGTATCTTGGATTAGATTTATTTTTGTCATCATATTGTACTGTTCTATATGTCCTGTCTCCAGAAGGGTCACCACCCCAGTAAGAAGTAGATTCTGCATACCATACGGTACATGGGCTATCAAACCCCTTTTCTTTTAGGAGTTTGGCTGTTTCAAGACTAACGTAATCTTCTGTAATCATAATTAATAAGAGGTGTCTTTACAAATTGATTCCCCGCAAAGTTTGATTTCCACAGTAATATTGTGTTCATCAGGTTCCATCCAAGTATCATAATAACCAACATCGTGTTCTGGATGCCGAACTTCGACTGTTAAATTCTCTTTTAGAAATTGTATTAGTTCTTCCTTATTCATATCTATTCCTCCTTTCTCGTATCAAGAACTTGGTCAATATAAGTTCGTGCGTAAAACCGGATATCATCTTTCCATACTTGGCGACGCATTTTTATAAGTTGTCCATCTTTGTAGAAAAAGAATGTCAATCCTTTCCCCAGACCAGATAACATAATAACATCGTATCCTTTATAGGACATTGTTTGTAGATGTTGTGGATTATGTCGTTGTTTCAAATATTCAAATTTCTCGCTGTAAGAATATCTTGCATTCCTTTCGAATTCGGTCATATTCTACCTCTCATTTCTTGCGTTAACCCCAAGTTCGTAGAAGTGGCGAAGCATTTTATTGCACTCACACCAAGTCCATTTCCCATTTTTACAGGAATCTTCATCACCTATCCAATTAAGAATCTCTTTCTCCAAATCCACCTCCGGCTGCTCCTGCTGGAGAGAGGTGATGAAATTATACAAATCATCCATAGCCAACTTTAATTGCCAGCTTGGATATTTATCTTTCAGTCTTTCTATCTCGGCAATCAGCTTTTCTGTGTCAATGTACATAGACTATAATTTTTTCAATTGTTTATATATAACAAATTATTAAAAAACATTTAACTATTTTATATGAAATCATAATTATATTAACATGAGTTCATTCAATCCAATAAAAGAAGATAAAGAAGGAGTAATCGCAAAACGAACTATATGGTCTACCCAGTCGGTTAATATGGCACTTCGTGGCCTAGAACAAGGACGTAAGTTGGTCGCTAATCCGTTCTACGAGAACAACACAAAAATTCTCAAAGGGGACTTGGTGTTTGAGAGAACTCCTGAGGAGATTGCCGAATGGAAGCATTGTGCAAACGACATCATATATTTTGTAGAGAAGTATTGTAAGTTGATGACTCCAGAGGGAATTCAAAATATCGTCTTACGAGATTATCAAGAAGCATACTTGCGTCACCTAGAGAAACATAGGTTATCTGTGATGCTCTCTGCACGACAGGCTGGTAAGACAACGACATCTGCACTGTTTATGTTGCATTATATATGTTTCAACTTTGATAAGAATGCACTCGTGTTGGGTAACAAAAGGAAGACCGCAATTGAAATACTTGACAAGGCGAAAAAGATATTTATCGAACTCCCGTACTTCTTGAGACCCGGTGTATATAAATGGAACGAAGCTGAGATCGTTCTAGATAACGGATGTAGACTGATGGCGGAAGCAACCACGATCAACTCGGGTATTTCATTCACGTTCCACTGCGTCCTCGCAGACGAGTTTGGGCACATTGCTCCAAACATCTTGGATAAGTTCTACGAAAACCTATTTCCTACTATCACTGCTGCAAAGGCACGATTTATGATTACCTCCACACAGAACGGATATAATCTCTTTTATCGTATATATAAAGCAGCTGAAGCTGGGGAGAATGAATATGCTGCGTTTAAGGTTGACTGGGATCAGATACCTGAATGGAACCCCGATAAGCGTTGCTGGGAACCGAGAACCGAAGAGTGGCACCGGATGCAGATAGCAAACTACGGCTCTGAAGAAGCCTTCAATCGTCAGTTCGGTACGGACTTTGATGTGGATGCTAACACATTGATTAATAAGAAGATACTAAAGACCTGTCAACACGATTGTCAAGAATTCATTAATAAAGACATTCCCGGAGTGTCACTAGCCAATCATTATTATTGGAGTCCTGACTACGACCCAGTATCACAGCTCAGAAAAGATTATATTATCGCACTCGGAGACCTGGCGGAAGGAGTAGAGAAAGACTATACGCATTTTAATATATGTAGGCTTATTGAACCTGACTCCGATAAACTTGAATGTGTGGGGTACTACAGGTCAAATAACGTAGATCGAAAGGATATTGCGAAGTCTCTTATGGAACTCTGTTCGATTCAATGTGACCAGAACCACACTCTTCTTTCATTCGAGAGAAACACCTACGGAGAACTCTTCCTTAAACACATAGAGGACTTCGAAGAGAAAAACACCATTCCTGGATTTGATAAGAGTGTGTTGGTTAAGTTCTTTAATGATAGTGGAACGAGATTTGAATATGGTGTTAGGATTACTCGCGGAAACAAATCCAATATGTGTATTCTCTTTAAGGAGGATTTTGAGAAGGGGCGAGTTATAAACAAATCAACAATCTTCTGTTCCGAGCTTTTGAACTTCTCCGATCCCGAAGAGAAAGGTGTTTGGAAAGCTGCGTTTGGTCATGACGATGCTGTGATGTCTATGATTCAATATGAAGCGGTAAAGAAGACCCTTCAGTTTACACTCCTCAAACAGGAATTCGATTCAATGGCCGGGCAAACCGATACAAGTTATAATCCATATTCTAATATATATGATACATTGACTCCTACCTCAGATGATATTTATGGGAGATTTTTAGAATCGGGGTGTAAAACGTTTGCTGAGTTTGAATCAAAGGAATCAGAGAGACGATTAGGTGGATGTAGATTGATGTAAAAAAAAAAGAACCCCGAAGGGTTCTTTTTTAGTCCTGATAAGGAACCGGATCTTTCAATCCGTTCTTCTCAAATGCTTCTAGTCGTTCTGTACAACTACCACACTTCCCACAGCTCCTACCTTCAGGGTCCGGATCATAGCATGTGTGGGTATTGGAAAGGAACTCATCACGGTCCTCATCATTCCATCCAAGAGTCTTCATCGCCTTCAACCCCTCTGCAAGAACTTCCGCTTTATCAATATCAACAAACGGTGCTTCGTAAGCTACTTTGTCTGCGTTCCAATCAGAAATCCTAAATGCCTTCTCACATGCCTCACGAGATTCAGGACGACAGTCGGGATAGATAGTATGGTCTCCGGCATGGATACCAAGACTGATGATGACATTCTCTCCACTCTCTACTGCCCAGTTGATCGCTTTACTAAATACAACTGCACTAAAGAGTACATTCCTAAGGGGAACTACTGTACTCTTCATATTCTCTGCAGCATAGTGTCCGTGAGGAATATCCTTTCCAGTACTCGCTACAAGTGAACTGGTATTTCCAGAGAATACATCAACCATATTAATAATCTGATGACTGACCGGAAGACCCTTTGCTCGTAAGAACGCGATGTTTTTGGTAATCTTCTCAAGTTCAATCCTATGTTTCTGACCGTAGTCAAAACTATAACATCTTACTTCCTTGCCTTCTGCAAGGAGCTTTAGTAAAAGCATGCTGCTATCCAATCCGCCGGAGCAGCTAAGAACGGCCTTCTTTGCAAAATTACTCATATCTTAAATCTCCATAATTTTTCATTATATCCTCAACAATTGCCACTCTTTCCTCAACAGTTCCTCTCAACTCAATGTAATCAACGCCCATTCCATCAAGCAGGTCTTTAATGTTCTTATCGATTGCTTTCCTGAAATCTTCATCCATTGAACGGAAACCATCATACTCCACATCAAACTCAATAGGAACATAGAAATAAACAGTATCGTTTCCATACTTCTCTTGGAACTCCACGAGTCTCTCTATCTGGTCATCCAAGAACTTCTCTCCTTCCTCTCCCTTGTCCTGCATGTTATAACAAGTATATGCAATAACATCTGTCAATCCACGATCAGAAATGAATGGAATTTCCTCTTTACTCAACACCTGTTCATAAGTGTCAAAGATCCTTGTCTGTCCCCTCATGTTTCCTTGTTCGTTGACCGGGATCTGTTCGTCCTTTGCAAGATTCCTAACCACTTCAGTTACAATGTTTATCTTCCCTTCAAAATGTTTTAATATAGAAGTTTTTCCCACACCTTGTGCTCCTGTTAATATATACCTCATAATTAATTAGTTATAAAATTTAACATTAATCTTTTACAGTATTAATATATTGTTTTATCTTATTAAATTTATCCCTTAACTCCTCCGGAATCATCCCTTCAGTCATCGTTTCGATATTGTATCCTTCAAACTTCTTAATGTCTACTGTTGTGTTCTCGTTCTCGTCCGGTTGAGGAATCCTCCATATATTCTTAAACTTCTTTGTCCACTGTGAGTAAGCATCCGCGTATTTCTTTTGAGCCACCTTAGACCTATCTATATATATCTCTATATAGTCATCCTTCTTAACAGACTTCGGAATCTCAAATATCTCGTCATTATAGAATCTCCAGAATCGGATACTCTTGGTGTTTGGAATAAACTTTAGTTCACCACCATCCTCGTATTCGTAGAATCCCCTTTCGGAGTTGTTATCAGTAAATGTCAATGCAAATACACTGCCGAGATTCTTGATATTGTCTTTAAAGTATGGGGTATGAATATGTCCTGAGATAATATTCTGACATTCTATATCCGTTTTTTCACGAACCAAGTCAGCATGTGTAAAGATGTGTGTGATGTCGGCGTCGGGGGAGCGATCCGGATCATTTCTAAAGTTTTCTAAATATTCCACCAGATCGTCATGTTTGATCCACTCATACCATGGAACATACAAGCATACTTCATTCCCCCAAGTATCTCCTTGTTTAGATCGGGATATTATGTTAAAAATAGAAGGATATTTTAATTGTAATTGTTGAAACATTAGTGTTACCGTATCCACGTCTTCTATCCGTTCCCCGTAGTAATCATGATTTCCAGAAACTATGATAAACTTATCTACTATCTCACATATCTGTAAAAATAGATCCACCACTGTTGTTGCTATATAAGTATTAATTGTTGAACGACTGTCAAACACATCCCCACAATGAATGAGACGAACCATATATCCATCTTTCTTTCTCTTTTTAAGATGCGGAATGAGTTGTTTGTCAAAAAACTCCTTTTGAGACTTCAACCACGTCATACTACAATTATGTGTCCCAAAATGAGTATCTGTTATAAGAACTGTTATATACTTCATTAATAATTACGGAATATATTTACGTTATATTCAATAAGTCTCTGTGTATGAAGGTCAAACTCCTCCAACATAAAGTCATCAATAATTGTTTTTGGTTTTGCTTTCTCAAGTCCTAGTACTTCGCCTTCAATAGCAAGTTTAACGGGATATCCAGTATCCATACTCACTGGACTGTTTTTAGAGAAAAGCGTCTTCAGGTACTTCTTCTCTGCAGGACAATGACTACCAAGGAAATGAAGTAATGTATATTGAGGCTTCCCATCAGGGGCAAGTATATCCAATCCCCAATGTTTCATCCACATACACCTACCCATCGCATACCGTACATCTTCTGTACAGATATTATAACCAGCAGTTGCAAACTCATATGCAATATCTCCATCACATTCATCTATCTCTTCTTTAAGGAATGTATTATGAAATGGGATAGCAATGTTGGTGTATCCCATATTAAAGAGCGTAGTTAGGCAACTATTGAATTCCTCAACTGTGTTTCCTTGAACAACAGCAATCGGCTGAGGAAAAAGCTCTCCAACAACACGGTCAGCATCTTCAATTTCTGAAAAATATTTTTCTATATTCCTCTGGTGGTTGGTTTTGAACTTCAGGACATCAAGCACTGTCTTATCCTTATCCATCAGGGTATCTGGAAGGATATAATAGTCTGGATTGAGTTCAATGATGGCTTTCTCATATGCATCCAGGTCAAGTTCCTGTCCTTTAACAAAGAACTCATACGCGGAGTTATCAAAAATCATTCTCCGTTCGGGATGCTTCTCTCGCATCTCGTCAAAGTACTTCTTATACTCCGGTTCGGTTGTATATAAGTGAAATAATACGAAATCGAAATCGTTGAGCTTCTCATTACAATCATTGAGAAGTGTAATAGGTAATTCTGAGTTTGTTCTAATCATGAAATAATATATAAAAAAGAAGGAATCAATTAAGATTCCTCCTCCATGTCATGTTCGCCAGCATCGTGGCTCTTCTTCTCAAGATCATAGTGAGCCTTCGTCTTGAGCTTCCAGGCCCGAGGGAGCGGATCGTTGTTGATTCGGATAACTACTCCTTCGCGTGGTGCCTTCATCCGACAGAGTGGTTCCTGGAGCTCCATACCAAGCAAGGTCTTGTCGGTCTTCATCTTTTCGAGAAGCTCAAGTGACCACCCCTCGTCGTCGTGATTGAGATCGGGATAGAGCTCGCCAAGTACTCCATCATAAAGGATCGGTACTGTCATGAGTCTCTCTACTCCTTCGTACTTATGTTCGATAGCAAAGTGTGCTCGGAGATTATCTGTCCATGTAGCCACCTCACCAAGGTTCCACTCGCGTCTGTTTCCTTTTCTGTCTACTTCAACAATCCTATAAGGCATAAACTTCCACTCACCAGGACGGCAACCGTAGTCGTGTCCTTTCTGAATCATCTTTGTAGTTCCACCGACGTATCCTACTATCTCACCATAGACAATCATCCCCGTGGTGATGTGGTCTGCTAGTAGGTCGCGGACCGGTGCCCAGATGTCGCTTCCATAGAAGTAATTTGCCTCACGAGGAACGTCATAGACCTTCTCATTACGAATCTTCGTCCGGGAAGCATACAAAAGTCTATATTCCTTTGGATGGAAGATACTATAAAGGATCTTCTTGAATTTATTATCCGTCTGCTTATAACAAAGGACATTTGCGAAGATACCACTACTACCGTGTACCTTAACAGAAATAGTTACATCATCCGTCGGACGGAATCCCTTGTAGCAGTCTTCGAAGTGAGGTGTGTCGTAGTGATACTTGAACTGTCCGGGAACAAGCACACGAGCGCGTCTAAGGTTCTTTGAACGCTGCTGGTAGTGCTTCTGGTCATTGGCTTTCTGTTCTACAGGCCGCTTACCACCAACCAAGTACTTCTCGCAGAACACTTCATCCCCAACCACATCGAAACTCTCTCCAACAACATCTTCAAACTCATACTCAGACCACTGATTGAGGATAGGGTATGCTGCTTGGAGACTCTTGATGTCAGCAAGATACCCCTGAGAGTAAACACCACGAATCTTAATCTGTTTTACTCGTCCGTTGGTCTCAAAGTATCCACCCATCCCACTCAGTTCCTCAAGAGACTTACCAGAGCATAGTGCCTCGGTGACCTCTTCAAAGTTGTCGTTGAGTTGATAGGATTCACTAGAAATTCTATATAAGTTATTCTTACTCAAGAACTTATGTGAGAGACTAGTCTCTACAGGAACATATACATAGATGTTATCTCGGGGAAGATCCTTTGATATAACCACATCTCGTCCGCATACGATTGCTCGTACGAGTCGATCTGCTCCCGGAATGGGGAACACAGCATCAATCTTGGTAAAGGTAGCTCTGTAGTTTACAAAACCGCCTTCTGATTGCTTGAATAAATCTTTAAGCATAACTTTATCCTCTTAAATAATTCTTCCACCAGTCAACTGCATCAGATACCGTTGCGTTAATTGCATACGTATAAGGATCTGGTCTGTTTGGATCGGCGGTTGCGTTAGTTGCATTATCTCCGCACATTATAGTGTTCCTCTCCCACGGAGTTTCGTCTCTATAAGGTTCTGTAGTCCATGGCTTATACGGTTCGGTCACCCACGGGTTCTGATAAGGAATATATACATATTCCTTTTCGTTTTCATAAATTGATATTATAAGCGTGAGAGCATCAGCAAAATCGATTTTCTTGTCCTCTACTAATTTCTGTACTATATCGAGAGCCTTCCTTTGGGTCTCGGTGAGTTGTTTTGAAGTATTCATGATTAAATATATAAAAAAAGACCTCTTTGTTTAGAGGCTTTTGTCGTTTATTTAAATGATTCATATAAATAATCTGATAAATCCATACATTCCTTAACTTTCCCATGTTTGTCGATGTAAACTTTATGTTCTGCATCTTTTGGAGATCCGTCCGGCCAATAGAATTTACCACCGCGTGGACCTGTATGGGTCGTTACTTTCTTTTTCTTTCCGTCCTTATCGGTGATCTCTTCTTGTTTTATGATATTACCATCCTTATCTTTTTCGACTTCTTTTTCAGACCCTTTATTTTTTGGAGCAAAATCAGATAGATCTCCTTTTTTTGCAAATTTTCGTTCATTCTTTCTAGCATTTTTGGCTGCTTCCTCATAAGTGGCTAAATCTGTTGAGGATATATGTTTTGAAATTTTTTCTATTTTCTTTAATCCTTTATCAACTTTTTTCCTTCCTCTATCTGTATCCCATTCTTCAATTTTAGTCACCAATCTATCATAATTTTTCCTACCAACAGTGGATTTTAAAGCATCTTCAAATTCATCAGGGCTTCTTTCTTCACCATTTTCATCATATATACAATGATTTAATAGAAGGTATTGTTTTTTTAATGAATTTCGAACTTTTTCATCATCTGCTGTTTGAGAAGCCGAATACATAATCATCATTCGTTTTTTAAGATCATCCATAGATTTTTTATTTTCCGCTTCTTTATCAGCTTGTGCATTTTGATATTTGACATATTGTGATGCTCCCCAAGTCGCAACAGCAATAGCTTTTCCAACATATGGGATATCCTTTACATGTTTACTTACCACCGATTTTAAAATATCTCCCCCAGCATCTACACCAAATTGTTTCAGCTTACGTAATTGTTGTTCTCTTTTGGCGTCTTCTTTTTCGGATTCGGTAATTTGAGTATCCACAAAAAGAGATTCAGATAAAAATCCTTCAATATCCTCATCAGAAATATCTGCCATTTTTAAGAATTCATCATCTTTCTTATTTTTCTCCTCATCCTCTTTTGAGTCCTTTTCTTCATCATCAACCACTTCTTCAAGATCATCCGCATCGAGTTTGCCTTTTTTCCAGGTTTTAAAATAATCTATGACTTTCTTACGAAGATCATCGTCTTCTATATCATTAATATTTATATTTAATCCTTCTTTTATCATGATCTCAAACTTAATTTAAAATGGCTTCTATTTTATCCTTATCAGAACTATTATCCACATATGGTAAAATGACTTTTTTAATCACATTATCAATACCATCATCCACATCACATTGATCCTTAGCATCTTTTCCTATTTTATTTATATTACCTTTCAATATCTTAAGTAATATATCGAATTCTTTTTTATGATTAGGATATTTTTGTACAAACTCATCCACCCATTCATCTAATTTCGAATTTGCTAAATCCAAACCGACCGTTATTAAAACACGCTTCAATAATGGTAATAATTTTGTTCCGATTTGTTTTAATAAAGCTGGAGAGATAAACGCTTCATCAACCACCAAATATGTATATAAATCTTTCATACTATTATAATAATACTTGAAATTGGTGTTGTTTTGGTTTAAATATTTAAACACAATTTTTATTTTACCCATTATTATTTTCATATATGGCATTAAATAACGTAAATAAACCAAAACAAAACACTCCAGATTTTGCGAGTGTAACTAATCTTGTTAATAGCTTTGTAAATTCTATACAAAGCCTTGATAAGATAAACAAGAAAAATATTAGAAAAAATGTATCCGTACTCAAATCTGTGGTACCGGATATAATTAAATTTGTGAATATTGGTGAACAGTTATCTAATTTAAACGTCCATATTGATCAAACTTCTTTAAATAACAATAAAATAGTTTTAGAACATATGACTAAGACTATATCTGTTATGAAAGAAATGAGTGAGTTGAAGGTACCATCAATGATGATATTTTATTACAAATTAAGTAAGTTTAGAAATCAGCTTGGTAGTATCTTAAATATATTCTTTGGCAAGCACGGAATAATTGATTATTTTAACGCACTAGATTTCACAAATGCATCTGATAAAAAAGAAGTTGTTGATGAAAAAACACATAAGATTTTTTCATTCAAAAGAAAAAAAACTATTGATTTAAAAAATACAAAGACATCTATAAGTCTATTTGAAGAATTAGTAGACTCTACTATCGGTATAGTCAAAAAAACATCTGAACTTGGTATGATGGTCTTTAAGGCTAGTATTGTACAAAGAGCTACTTTACCGCTATTGAAGAAAATCATACGAAATTATATAGATTTATTAGATAATAGACATCTTAAAAAACTCACACAAGACAGTGAGAAAAATTCTATAATATTTATCGAACAAAATATTAGAGCAATCTTCAATATTATAAAAACCGTTTCGAGTCTTGACGAAGAAGATGAAAAGAATGCTAAACAAGCCGAAAAGGTAATCCATAGTGTATTGCTCAATATGATGAAGATAATAAAAGCAATATCTAGATTCTCTGAAAGAATGAAAGCTATAAATATCGAAGACATGAGCAATTCGGTTAAAGCTATTAAAGGAATTGTTGATAGTATGCTCTTCGTTATTGGTGAAATTCTTCTTCTCGCAATAAGTTCGGTACCTTTAGCCTATGCATTTATGCCTGCTCTCATTTCAATAATTATGATAGGAGGGTTTATTAGAACCGTCATGTGGACTGTAAAAAGGATTGGTAGAAGAAGAGATTATTCGCAAACACTTATAGCTGTTCGTAATATAGAAAAGATAGTAAGATTGATGGTTTTGATGGTGGGCGAAATATTAGTTGCATTTGCAATTATTGCAATGGCTGCACCGTATATAATAATGTATTGGAAATCCACAGCTAAAATATTTGCCGTTATAGCATTAGCTATTCTTGCAATTGCTAGACTTGCTAGATTAGTCGAGTGGATAATTCGCTGGGGTGGAAATAGATTAGAAATGGGTCTTTTCTTGATCATGATACTTATAGGAGATATCCTAATAACATGCGGTGCATTGTTATTGCTTGGCTATATGGGGAAATTATTCTTCAAGAATAATATATGGCTGGCTGCAATGGGTATGTTTATCATAGTATCTGGTGTGATAACAGCTATATCCATTCTTGGGTATATGATAATGTTAATGATTCCTGGAATAGAAGCTTTCGCTTTAGGTATAAGTCTTATAGCGTTATCTATTTTGGCAATGCTTATAATAGGTAAGGAATTATTACTTCTTACCGAATTCGAATTCGATCAAGATGATCGAGAAGCTGTTCGAGAAACAACTAAAACTATTATAGGAGCTTCTATGGATGTGATAGATGCTGTGTTTAATGGGTTTGATGAAGAAGGAAATATTATTAAAGAACCAACGGATGATCATGGACGTAAAATAGGATTATTTAGAAAAGTATTTAGATCAATCTTTAAAGGTTCTGCTCTTATTGTCGAGGCACTCGCAACATCAGTGGTTTTGGTCCTCACAGTAGTATCTGTCACCATGACGCTTATCTTAGGTGCAGAATTACAATTCGTTGCTCAATATAAAATTGATAGAAAAACCGTTGAAGAAAATGTTTCAAAAATAATGAATACCGCCGAATATTGTATTTATTCGGTTTTTGAAGATATGTCTACAACAAGGACAAGAAACACCGATGGTTCATATACAGTAACTCGACATATTCCAAAACGCACTATTATGGCATCTCTTCATCATTTCTTTTCTGGTCTCGCTAATATTCTTGAGTTGGTCGTTTCTGTTGGTAAGTTAGCTGTTATCATGATATCAATAGGGTTAATCAGATTAACAGGAGAAACTCTTAAATGGGTAACTAAATTTGATACAACAGAAGTAAGTAGTGCTGGTGAAAAAGCAGCATCTATCATGAAAGCCGCAAATGCTTGTGTTGAAGTGATATTTAACCCCAATGAAGATGAAGGAAACGGGAAGAAAAAGAAAACGAGAGTGAATAGAGGTAATCCGAAACGCAAATTATGGAGATTAGTAAAAGAAGTATTTAAGAATATCAGCAATGATATGTTCGTGGAGATGGGTAAAACTGGTGTTGTCTTAGCTGCTATTAGTTTGATAGTATTAGTAGCAAAAGAATTAGATTATTTAGCTAAATACACACTTCCCGAAGATAATACTATTGTTGCTAACGCTCAAAATATTATATCTACTGCAAAAGCATGTGCTGATATTGCTTTTGGTGAAGATATAATAAAAGATAGTAACGATGAACTGAATACAAAACTCGAGAAATTTGGTCAGTTTGCAAATTCAGTAGAATCTACAAACAAGGCAATAGTTAGGATATATAATTCGATTAATAATATCGATGCTGTTAAACTAGGAAAAGCCGCAAGAATATTGACAGAAGTTCGTGATGGTAAACGAAATTCCTTTATTCGCGATGCTGTTGAGTATATGAAAGATATATCACAAAACAGTTTCGATATTAAAAGATATAATGAAAACGTCCATGCGCTTGACACACTCGTAACTGTATTAGATAAGTTTGTTAAGGTTGGGGAAAGAAAAGGATTCATTAAATATAAGGAAGGATTAAAAGACACAGAAAAATTCCTTAAAGTAATAAATGACTCTAATCTAAATAAACTAGAAACTGCATATAAATTATTCAAAGAGATAGCAGATATCAGTAAGAGTATTAATGGTAACTTCCAGGGATTGGCTGATACTATTAACTATAAGTTGGTACGGGCGTTGAATAATATAAAATCAACACTCGATCAGTTACAATCTGGTGAGATTACTGTTAAGTCGGAGATAGTGCATTCAACTGATCTTGGTGAAGGCAATAAGAAGGCAAAATATTATAATGCAGAAAAACGAGAATGGACAGAATATGATCCTAGGTGGTCTTTATCCGAAGATCTTCAATATATCAGATTATTATTACAGGGTTCTATTACCGCAGAAGATTCAAAACGTGGTGCTGCGGTTCACGATGCAAAATAATTTATGAATATCTTGATAAACCAAACAATTTCATCTATTCTTTAAGCAATAAACAAAAGAGAATAGATGAAATTTTTTATAGTAGGGCTTCATGCGAGTGGTAAACAAGAGATACTTGATATTCTCGAGAAACAAGGAGCAAACGTAGGGAGACTCTTTTCAAATATTGAAGGAGCGAGTCCAGAAATTTATAATTCATATAATTACGAACTAATGTCCACGACGGATATTAATGAAATGTTTGAAAATAAAGCATATATGTTCTTGCAAGAATTGGAGTCGTCTGCAACTACCAAGTCATACAAGTACTACGAGGGTCTTTCCATGTGGACTTATGACAATAACCAGGTCTTTGCACTCAGCCCCGATCAGTTCATATCTATTCCACAAAAAGCATATAGAAATGATGAAGTGGTCATTATCTGGGTAGATAGTGATAAGCATAATCGGACCAACAGATACCATCTCGAAAAACGATCCTACAGCTTTAAGGAACGTGAAGAGATAGAGACACGAGACATCGCGGTCTTTGGACGATCGGTCTACTCCTTACCTAACTCACATATCATCTACTTCGCAAACGAAGAACCGGGACGCGTCGCCTGCTCGGTACTGACTCTATTACAACACCCCGAATACTTACCATTATACGAAAAATACTTTGATTAAACACATATGATGAACGGAATGAATTTTGGAATGGATGGCCCTACCGTAACTGGGTGGTGGTATAATCCTTCAACAGGAGATAGATTCAACGCAGTTGATACTTACTTCGAAGACAATAACCTTTTGATCAAGACATCTGAAGGTAGATTATTGAATTACAATCAGATACAGAATTATGTTCATGTCGAGAAACCCGATATGATCCCAGATAAACCCATTTCTAAACTCCCCACAACAACCGAAGACGATATCCCCGCAGAAGTACTCGCAGAGATTGATAACGGTGAAGATAACGGTGGGATTTTAATTCCTGATGATAATATCTATGGAGTAGGTGGTCCGAAGCTGGGACCAGCTGATGCTCTTGGAAATATCTATCGTGGAACTGAACCCGCGGCCAAACCAGCTATTCAGGATTTCGCAATCATCGATCGTGCACTTGCTGGTAAGGACATCCCCAGTCTCAATGCAGACATTACCTGGGATCAGTTCCCAAAACGTGAAGTGGAAATGCTTGTAGACGTAATGAATATTTCTGAGGATGAAATAGTACAGTATTATATTAATAAAGTGACTATAGATACTGTAAAGGACATGGTTGCTGAAGGGATACGATCGTATATATATCATTCTCTTCATGACGATGGATCTAATGGACAGTTCGTGGGTTCTCACGTAAAGGTAACCTCAGGTCCTGAACTCGATAGAATGCTTGAAGAAGAAAGGAAGAAACGTGAAGCGGAGGAACAATACAAGCAGGGACTCGTAGTAGACCCCAACAATGTTCCTAAGGAAAAGAAAACAAAGAAAAAAGTAAATGGCTAAACCAGGAGACCCAGATTTTGATCCTTCAGACTTAATTGATAACGAAGAAGACGTTGTTAATATCGATACAGACCGTATTGACTCGGAGTCACTTAAAGAAGCCTCGGACCTAGTAGAGAACCTCAAGGATATCTATTCCGATCCTGAGTTCATGAAAGCTAATCCAAAATTTGCAACGCGTCTCAAAGCTGAAGTCGAAAACTTGAGGATATTGATAAAGATTCGTAAGAGTGACGAAGTCGCACACGATGTCCTCTTGGGTGCTATTGGTCGTAATAGTGCCAATGCCTCTTTGTACAGATCACTTTCTGATATCCAAAGAACCATTCTCTCAACCACATCTGAACTCACAGATAAGGTCAAAGACATTAATACTATGTTAAAGAATATCCAACTTGAACTTAACTTCCAACCGGGGCCTAATCCAGAGTCTGGAAAGAGTGGTGGAGAATCACAAGACACCCAACCAGAACAATCAACGTTTCGTGGGTCGAAGGATTTCATCAAACAGATGAGACAAGAGCTTGAAGAAGAAAATGAATAAAGGAACCTTTACTGGTTCCTTTCTTTGTCATTCATCATCTTGAATGCTTTTTTTGACCATGGTATAACCGCATACACTATAGCCCAGCAACAGAATGCTATTATAGCACCGTCAAAGATAAGAGCCCAGAGCGGTACCATACCGGCGAGAATCATTAAGATAAACCAAGCCAGACAACAGCCTATTCCAAAAGCTCCGAGCAGGAGAACACAACCCAGGAATGTACTACCGGTTTTCGGATTAGTATTGATTTTATCAACAATCTGTTTAATTTTATTCCAAATTTCCATATTACTTTCTATCTTGATCGCTGCAATAACTATCTTTGTCTTTTACATAATGTCCGGCTTTGCAATAATCATATCCTCCGCGGTAATTTTTGCAGTGGCTACAAACCTCCGGTGTTCTGAGGGATTTTGCGAGATAATACAATCCCTGTAAAATAAGTGGATTAAACATTACTCAATAGATTTATAATATAGAAGTGTAGGATTGTTCTTATGAACGTCAATACCGGGGTACTTCTTTAAGAACTCACCAACATCAAACGCATTGGTAATCAAATGATAACCGTGTTTGGTTGGAACTGCTTTCTGAGCGATCCTACCGCGATCATCTCGTCTACCACGCAAAGTATTAACAAACTCCGCAACCTTCAAGACATCTTCGTATTCAAAATCATCCAAATCTACAACAAACTGTTTATCGCCAGAGACGTATGACTGTCCTGCAGCAGTGGAGTAAACCCCACGGAGTCCAATCCAGTTCTGAGAGACAAAGGTAAGCGAGGTGTCAATCAATGCCTTGTTGGCAACCTCTTTCAGAGAACGTCTTGTTGGATGAATGTATGCGCGTCCGTTCACCACACCACAGATACCAACGATCTCATCTTTCAACTGTAAGAACTGTTCCTTTGACCGGATGACATAGTACTTAACAAGTCTGTTTTTGTTGTTTCCACTTACGTGGTTTCCATCTTTACCCCTCACGAGAATCTGCAAGAAATAGAACTCATCCTCAGTCAAAGGACGACGTTCATCGAAGAGGTACTCACCTAGGAGTTCAAAGTTGTCTACTAATCCATTCATAATGACGTCAAATTTTTGTTTTAATAGCGATTCTCACAAATCCTGATAAATTATATATCCGAAAAATTTCTCGCTTTATTTGAAGTTTTTTCTAAACCATGCATCAAATGTCTTTCTGGTGGAGCGTTCGTCGATCGGGTACTGTGAAATGGGTTTTTTATTGTGTTTCTTGCTCATAGTTGTATCTGTTTGAATATATATATATAACAAAAGACTCCACATCATTTAGTGAAGTCTTATTTGGATTTACAATTTACAAATTGTGAATCTCTTACTCTTCAACAACAGTAAGAGTACTGTCAGCGACCTCGAGAACCTCAACAGCTGCGCTGTCTACGGACTCAACAACGGTCCCATCAACTGCCTTCTGATTGCTACATGTGCAAGCACCTGCAAACATTAACATTGCTGACATAGCAAGAATTGCAAAAACTTTCTTCATAATTAAAAAATTTATTTATCTATTTAATATATTGATTGCCTCACGCATCTTTAATTCCGTCAATCCAGTCTCTCCCGGATGACACTCTTGTGCCGCCTGTAGAAAGTCACAACAACAATGTACAAAGTGTCCCTGTAGTTGGTCTTCTGTGAAATCCTTATCATCATCAAGGATGACATAATTGTCGCAAGGATGAACCCTCAGGAACAGTTCCACTTCTTCACCACGATCAGGCCACGTCAACACACCATTCTCGTCTTCGTGTGTAAGCGAAGGGGTGATGTCAAAGTCTGTCGGGATACCAACGGTTTCAAAATATTTCTTCAACTCCATGTCGAGCCTCCAGCTGGAACTCACTACAAGTCTGGCACCGGTCTCCGTAAGTATCTGATTCAGTCTCTTAACACATTCAGGATCGAAGCATTCTTCCCACCAGCAGGTAAAAGGCCGCTTGGCTTCGACCTCTCTGATTTTATTAATATACCAATCCTCGTGGTTGAGGACTCCGTCTATATCTAGAAATAAATACTTCATCTGTACTTCTTATTAAATATTTTTCTCAACCCTTTTCGATGAAAGAGTTTTAGCCCGTATAATTCTCTTCTGCGTTTACATACAGGACATACAAAGTATTCTATAATATCAGGTTCATAATAATGAGGTTCTAGTTGAATATCACTTTTCTCCACTTCTAATATACTTCCGCAATGATAACATTTATAGATGTATTTCGGATTTTTCGGGGGAATCTGATCGTTTCTATGTTCTTCTATTACCTTCATATCTTTACTTAATTATGTGAAAATCAATGTATTGTCCGAAGTACCACTTCAAAAACTCCTTTTCTCGCTCACCCCAGTAAACCGAACCCTCATCGGTATCCACCCACGGGAACGCAGACGAGATAGTGAGTGTATTGAGTCGACCCGTGACAATCTCTTCTATATCATATTCCATATCAGGATTACTGAGCATCGCTTTCTGAATATTTGAATAGAACTCCGGATACCACTTCCGAGTCTTTAACCAACACTCAATCTCAACGGGTTCTCGACCAACGAGTTTATAATACTTTAAGTTATTCTGCTGAATAATGTAGATTACTATTGGAGCAACCAATAGGAGTATAAATAATATCCAAAGAAATGTCATCATAGCTTAACAGTTTTGAATTCCTTTTTTATATGCGGCAGCCGCTGCTGGTGTGATTCGCGAAAGCACAGAATTGATTCTGAACTCCTCGAGATTGTATGCATTACAGTAAGACATAGAACTCTTAATTGCAGATTCAATCTGTTCTGTCCTTTCCGCGAGCGTACAATCTACCTGGACGACATCAATAATACCTTCACTGTTCTTGAGAGTGGTGTTACCCATGTCTATCTGTGCTCGTTTAGTAGACATACCCCAGTACTCTTTGAATCGAACTGGATTAGATGTGCCTACCTGAGTGGCGTCACAGAGCACAGGACTAGCACTTTCTTCAACCGAACAAAGGAACCGCCCACACATCACCGCATCCGCGCCCAGCGCAAGTGCCTTGCAGATATCTTCACTATCACCTATTCCACCATCAGCAATGAGCTTCAGGTAGCGTCTACCATTGAACTCAAAGGTGCTCCTGTAGAAGTGGCTTTCTGCAATGAGAGATGCCATTGGATAGTGTACACCCGTCTGTGCAGAAGTTGTACATACACTACCACCACCGATCCCAAGACGGACCCAATCAGCAAAGTCGTTATATGCGATGGTTGTGATAGTTCGTGGGTTAGCTATATTACCAACCATTATCTCGGACCCCGGAGCAATAATATCGAGTCTCTCACGGAGAATCTTGCCTACCGTGATGACATCTTCCATATGACCATTGGCCTGGTCAATACAGATTTTAACCGGGCCGAAATTCTTAAAGAATTTAGAAAACTCCGCCAATTCATCAATAAGACGTTTCGTTTCATGAAGACCGAAAGCAACCCAGGTACCTGTCCTCAAGAGCTCGAGTCTCATACTATAATCAATAGTCCTAGGGTAGATGGCATGAAAGTCTTTATTAAAAAGATCGAAGTTCTGCTCGTCTACCACACAGTTCATAGGAGAGACAAACACAGGGAGTTTTCCATCGGACATCCTCGCGTTACACTCTTTTGTACGAGAATGAACCTTTGTCTGTTTTGAAGGAATGATAGCGACCTCACACAGTTCAAGGAGAGGTTCTTGTATGTTTTTGATTATATTCATATATTATTCGTTTATAATTCCGTATTCCTTAGCACAATTCCAGTTAATCTTAAATACATTATCATGATCAAGTAACCACACGTCAAAACCGAGGATTTTGAACTTATAAGTTATCTTTTTAATCATCTTTTCACCAGTCGCCGTACCTTGATTGTATGGAGTTATTCCAAATATCTCAGCCGGAAAATCTGTAGTGAATCTACTTACACTTACAGTGTGATTGTCTAGTCCCAGCTTCACATAATAATATATATAAGATACTACATCATTTATAACGGAATCTATTGTTTCTTCAGGAATAAAATCAAGACATTGAAAGTCATCCCGGCTGTACATATAATCTACAGCGGAATGACCTATATTCTTACTCACACTATCATGCAGATTGAAAATTGTCTGTGCGGTGATAGTAGGAGATTCTATTATATCTTTATCAAAGAGACTCATGCGTCAGTAGAAATTCCACCACCGAGATCTGTCAGTGGACTTGCTACACCGTTCAACGGATTTTCACTATCTCCGTCTTCCGGAAGTCTATATCCACAGAGACCAGCGAGCTCGTAACAACGATTATCCAACAGGGTCTTACACGACTCGCGAATAATCAAAAGCACGTCGTTAGGGAGATCAATCTCAAGAGGGAAGTGCCAGAAGTTAGGGAGCCACCTGAGTTGGTACCCCACAGTCTTGACGAGCGTCGGACTCTCCCGCTTAAATTCAAATCCACTCTGATCCAGGAAGATCTGAATCTTCTCTATCTCTGCCGAGAGAGGAATCTCTGTCTTAAAAACATCAAATGCGTGTTTCCTGAGTTTCTTGATTTCGTTTTCTGTCCACATATTATAAATTGTTTAATGGTTAATTTTCTTCTTCCCAATTGATTTCTATATACTTACCAAGCATCGTTGGGTCGTCATCGTATACGTCCCATTTTATTTTCATCTTGAATCCGCGTTCCTGAAAATATTTACAAAACTCAACGAACTTCGGTTCTAGGTCTTTCCCGTGAATACCCTTGTTATCATACATTAGTTTTTTCACGTTTGTCCCTTTCTTAAAAGCACTAGTTAATCCCAACGCTTTCGGACAAATCCTATGATAATAAACCACACGCGGAACGGAATACTTTACTTCATCGTAAATAACTCCCAATAGTTTATCACAAGTGGTCTCGAGAGGTTCTCCTTCTGGTGGAACCATCCGTTTACTTATGAGATCCCTCAGAAAACTTGCGGTGATGGGGTTATCCGCGTTTATATTATCGTTAAATATGCTCATGAATTTATTTAACAAATTCTTCGTTATTCTTTAGCGATCTCAACCGAGAATGGTGGATAGTTCTTCTTGTAGTCTTCATCTAACATACTTACGTTAACCACTTTCGTTCCATTTCCCCCATCGGTCTCGTGGTGATCCCCGCTGTGAACGTGTCCACAAAACACATAACCGATCTGCTTAAAGTAAATAGCATCTGTGAGTTCCTGGCATCCGAAGTTTCGACCCCAGTTCCATCCCCTCTGAAGAACGGTTCCTGCATCACCAATCCGTGGAGGGCAGTGAGTGAGGAGCACGTCAACCCGATCTGGAATTTTAGCATACTCTTGCTCTAGTTTGAAGTGATCTCCGTAGAACGCCCATGACTGTAAGTCGGGACACCAAGAAGTACCATAGAAGGTAAACCCTTCATATTTCCATCCGTTGTCACAAAGGATAACGAGTTTATGTTGCCCTTTGAGAGAGCCAGGCATAAGGAGTCTGGACATCATCTCACCATTATTCATATGGTCCGGCCCGATGTGTTGTGCAAAGAAGTCATGATTTCCAAAGACCATCACTACTTTCTTAAAAGGAAGGGAGTCGGTCCATGGGATGAACACCTGGCAGAACCACGCGATGGACTGTACGTCGTTGCGTTGAAGATCAAGCGGAACTACATCTCCACATATACAGAGGACATCTCCCTCCTCGAAGAAATCGGGCTTCGGGAGATTTCCGTGAAGGTCACTAATTGCTGATAATTTAAGTTTTCTCATATTGTAATTACGAAGTCTTTTGGTTGAGACTCCTCAACTAAAATATATAAAAAAAGACCCCCTTGTTTAGGAGGTCTTTTGGAGTGAAATTTTGGTAATTATTAAATCACGCCGTCATCGCCGTTATTAACGCCACGCAAATCATAATCAATAAACGCAATATAATATCCGAAATCTTCGGCGTATGTTTTCCAATCGTCTCCGGTATACCCATGAATTACATTAACAAATACTATTGCTGCAAGATATACATGAGATTCTGATGGATCTGGGGGGAATGATGAGTAAAAAATACAAGGATATTCCCATATTTCGCTCAAATACATATGAGTTTTCGTTCTCCAAGCAATGTCATTTGTATCCAAGACTTTATATCCAGTTATTGAAGTATCGTCTTTTACTGTTATATCATATAGTTGCTGATTCATAGGTTCATTCCACATACCATTTTGACTCGTATACATATATCCTCCATAAACCGGCCCACTAATAGTTCCTTCGGAATCAAATACAAATTCATATGTTGAATTATATATATATCCGGGTTGTAATGCTGGTTGCCATGTATTATCACCAACATATCCGGGGAAAGAATAATTCAAATCATTAGTAATATTTTTTAGTAATAATATTTTTGGTTGAACTGGGGCGTCGGGAATAAATGGTAAACTTACTGTGCTGATTGATCCAGGACAGTTATAATTTGATAAAAGTGTACAAAGACTTGAAAAATAATTATCGGAATCTCGTTCAGGAAGATTTTCATAATCAGATATAAAATCTAAAATACTATATTCACACATTGTATCAATAGATTCCTTGGTTAAAATAAAAGCATTATTTTTATCCTTTGGATAATATTTTTGACCATATGTAACCAAATTATCTTCTTCAAGGCTCTGAAACCAACTATAATATCCTTCTTCGCCAAGCTCATTTATCATTTTATTTATAAATGTTTGAGCATCATCATTGATATTAAAATCATTATCAAGAGTGCTTTTTACAAATGATATTTGATTCGATGATAAATTAACATGATATATTTGTTCTACCCAAAATGCCCCCATATCATATCTATGAGCCGACGGTGTATTTGTAAGTATTCCGTCATAATAATCAGTTGGTATTGAATCCAATAATCCATTTTTAGCGACATAGTCGCCAGATGGAGATCCACCAGACACATCAACGTCAGCATACTCGTAAGCAGCAACGTTAACAGTGCCGTTTTCTGTAATTTCAATAGTACCAGTAGGAGTACTTCCACCAGATACATTCACTTCTGCTGTGGCGTAATCGGTGACATCTACCTCACCGTTCTCTGTAATCTGGATGGTTCCGGTAGGAGAATCATGTATATCAAGAGACTCAGCAAGCTCGTCTGAAGGAACTACTTGAGTTATATAACCCGCGTTTTTAAGTTTATCAACTATTTCACTCATTTCAAATTCTTTTATTTATACTATAATAATCATAAAAAAAGACCCTCCTCGAAAGGAAGGTCTTGGGTATGAGCCGGAAGTCGGAGTCGAACCAACAACCTACGGTTTACAAAACCGTTGCTCTGCCATTGAGCTATTCCGGCGGGTATTTGAGTGAAGTGGAGGAATCAAACCTCCGTCTCCTGCCTTCTCGGCTAGGTGTTCTCTCACTAAACTAATTCCACTGTTACGGTCCTCTATCGCGGTCCCGTATAAACACATCGTCGGATTTCTACCGAAGGCATTAGCGCGTTTGCCAATTTTCACTTCTTGCAAGTCTCTGCATCAGTATAAGCCGAATATTCTCATCAGAGATCCGTTATTACAAACTACAATCGCTTCAGTGATTTCGTTCCGGTTTGCCGTCATAGTCGCTGACGGTTTCCTCATTGGCTGTAGATAGGATAGGATTATGTATTATCCCTATCTCTCACTCCTCAAGACACTGACGTACGGTTCAGCACTCTCTTTAAGTCTCTGTTGTCGTGGTAGTCTCCTGGACTCGAACAGGAGTAGGACCATTCTGCATCTATCTTATACCTTCAAAGAACTAATATAAAATAACTAAAATCTGAAAGAAATTTAATATGTGGTAGTCCCGGAGAGATTCGAACTCTCACTGAATAGATCCTAAGTCTATTGCCATCTTCCAGTTGGGCTACGGGACCAAGTAAAAAAAAAATCATCACCTGTACCTACTCGCTGCACGGCACATCTCCCGGTAACGTCAGTCTCGAGGACCAACGCGTCTTCGATAAAATCCAGGGCTCTTTTGGAACGATCTCTTGAGCTAAAGTGATGTAAATATCAAGTTTAGTATATACCCTAAACTAAGGTGGAGTCCCTATTAACGGAACCGAGCCGATACCTTGCTCGAAAAATTACAAATGAAGATTTATACTCTCAGCCAAATGACTTACGTCATCACCTTATGAAGTTAAAATTCGGGTATTTAGTCAACATTAACTTTACAACATTAACTTTACAACATTATTCAAATAAATACTTTATGACTATCCCTTAATTGGTCCACTACATAAGATGTAAAAGAAAAAGAGCGAAAAGTAATGACGTTGGTCAGGCGGGGATTCGAACCCCGGTCTCTTCATCATTAGTGAAGTGTCTTGTCCTCTAGACTACCCGATCGGACTAGCGAATAGGAACTTTATATGCTCTTTAAAAAAAAAAACACTCGCGGAAAGTAAGCAATATTTCGTCGGCTATGCCATTTGCCTATCTCCCGAGAGTATGAATGATTTTTTGCCGGGAGAGCTGGACTCGAACCAGCATACAACGAATCCAGATTAGCAATAGGAACTTTCTATGCAAGTGTAAGGTACAAGCGAGAAGTAATACAACTCCGGCTATGTCGGAATTGAAGGAATCGAACCTTCGTTGACCATTTTAAATAGGAACTTCTTTTGCTTGTTGGTGGGCACGGGTGGATTCGAACCACCGGCTTTCACTTTGTAAGAGTGACGGTCTAAACCACTGGCGTACGCGCCCATAGATGCCGCATTTACGGTAGTGCGGCCAACCCAAGAATCGCTCTTCGAGCGAACCCGTAACCCCTCTCGACAACTTGGTCGACGGGAAATACCCAAACTAACACATGATGTCTCAGTCTCTCGGAAAGGATTTCTTCCGGTACTCTTCCAGTAATACCTCTTTATGATACCATATACGTTCTATATTTGGATTAATAACGTTGCTCTACATATACCCATATTACCTCTTGCGGTCCACACCTTGGCATTGTTCCAATCTACCAAGTTCATTCCGTGAATTGTTAGTTGTACAAGACGTGGACACATGTGGGATTTGCACCCCTCTGTCACATTGCAAATGTGACGTGCTACTATTACACTACATGGCCCATATGAAACACATCTACCACAGATTGACAGTCACTAGCCTTTATTACTCCAATCTCCTTATTTGTAATGAGACCATTGTTTAACTATTACAGGCATACCTCCCTACCTCGATGTGTTATAAAAAAAGAACTAATGATACTCACCTCAGCACCAATCTTGGCGTACTTCCCATCGAGTATCTGACCACCTCTCTTTATTAGTTCTTAATTAAGAGCATAATTGATACTAGTCTCAATTAATTGTTATATTAGAGCGGTATATCACCTCACTCTCTAATATATCTCTTGCGGTCCATAGGAGTGCTGCCCTCCTGACCTTGGCGTGACAAGCCAATAGTTTACTGTTAGCCTAATGGACCAATATTGCGGCTCGGACAGGGTACGATCCTGTAACCTATTGATTAACAGTCAATTGCGCTACCAATTGCGCTACCGAGCCATGCTCATATGTTTATTTGTAATTTTCTTTTATATATTTTTTCAATTCTTCCGATTTATGTGGTAATCCAAATCTTTTACAATAATTTTGTATAGTCATAAAAGAAACACCGTATTTCTTTCTTAAACTATCCATAATATAATTACATTCGGTTAAATCTTCAATCAACTTTTCTTTCGTTATTTGAACCTTTAAGTTATTTATTGATTTTTGCACACAACTTTTTGAACAAAATCTTTGTTGTTTATATTTTACTTCAAATTCTTTACCACAGTATTCACAATTTTTAATAACATGTTTTCCCCATTTAACACTACTGTGACAAAAATTATCAGTTTGTGAATGACAATTAGGACAAAGCAATTGTAAATTTTCTAATCTATTATCACAACGATTTCCATTTATATGATGAAGTTGGAGAGTTATTGGACTATTGTTCCATTCAGTAATACCACAACATTCGCATTTATTTTCTTTATATTTTAATATTCTCTTTTTTAATTGGCCTGTTCCTATAAAATGATCATGAATGGAAAATAACTCTTCATCCGTGAACATTTTTTTATTAGGATTATATTTTATATTTTTATCAAAATGCGAAATATCTATATTATATATAGTTATAAGTTTTTTAATTCTATCATAATTATTATTAGTTGGTCTTAATCCAACTATATTACAAACGTTAAATATATTATTACTATTTTTAACGGCTTCTTCTAAAATTTCTTTGTTAATCATATTCTAACCCTCAACTTTATATAAAAATAATAAAGTGTGGGTTAGAATTTATTTAATAATTTGTTGCGGTACCTGGACTCGAACCCGGAAGCTCTCCTTCAAAGGGAGGCATGTTACCATTACATCATACCGCAATTCTGTGACCCCAGGGGGACTCGAACCCACCGACCCCAACATTCTTACCACTATAGCTTTCGCTACCAATTATCCTCTGTTTCTGCTTTTACTTTTGCCTATTCAGTTGCCTTTGTTTCCCTTTTCAGCATATCTCAAGAAACATGTTTCCGAGTAATTGTTTGTGGTCTGGACTCTATCTTAACCATATTGAAATCTTGCAAGTAATTATCTCTTCTTATAGCTACAATGATTAGTGTGGTTTCAGCTCCACCGATTTGATAACATTTCAACTTAGGTTCCTCCTGTATAGTCTCTACACACTGTCTAAGATTTAACTACCCTTCATATAGTCGTTATCTTGGGTAAGTGGTCTTACGATTCCACTACATCTTTAACATTGGCTCGGTATTGGCATATATGGACTGTCTTCTTCCGTCTGGACTCTAAAGCGATGCTTCTGTGTTACCACCAGCATTAACCAGGAGTGGTTTGTTATTTAGACGATTGTCCGCAACAATGCTCCGTACATCCATACTTAGCTTTTGCCGAATTAGGGAGGATTTTCAATGTATCTTTCAACACAAAGTTCCAATTTTTCAAAAGTGTTGTGCTCTACCAACTGAGCTATGAGGTCCTTCCATTTTTCTATGAGTTATTTGTAGCATATCTTGGAGTCGAACCAAGTATTTCCAGGGTAATCTTCCTGGCGAGCTTTGTGTCCGGTAGACCTTTATCCTAACAGAAAGAATTTATTTGCACTTCAACTCAATCCTGGATGTGGTTTCCACTTCTGTGTGTCTCCGACACTCTCATATGCCGACAAGTCAGTGTGTATGCATCACCTCCTGAACTTGTGAAACAGGTTTATATGTATGACAACTTCGCCTGTTTTGTCGGGGTGGAGGGATTTGAACCCCCGTGCAACCAGCTACGGTTTCGACAAGGTATAAGCTTGAGCCGATACACCCCGAATGTGCTGGGATGAGAGGACTCGAACCTCCAACCGTCGACTTAACGGGCCGCTGCTCTCAACCAATTAAAGCTACATCCCAATATAGTGAATATGGTCGGATTCGAACCAACATAGCCTGTTACTTCTCATCACCTCCCTTTAACATCGTCATGAAAGGTTCAAACGGAATATAGATTTTCTCCAGTAGCACATCCAATCTGCTTCACATATTCGCGGCCCATAAGGGAGTCGAACCCTTCTTCTTACATACGCTGACGACGTAGTTCCACCTCACGGGTGGCCTAATGAGCCATTATTATAGACCGGGACTTACATTGTGCTACTCATGACTAACACCAACTATCTATTGATAGTGTCGGATTCAAACCGTACTCCTAACGCCAAGTAGACCCGGGGAGACTCGAACTCCCATCACCCTGTTTAAGAGACAGGTGCATCAACCATTCTGCCACGAGTCCATAGAATGCTCATCTAACCTTTAATTCAACTTTTACAACCAATTACCGGATGAGCCTGCAAGTTTTAGTCAACTATTCCTAGAAAGTGGTACTCCCAGAAGGACTCAAACCTTCAACCTTGTCCTTAGGACGGACCTGCTCTCGTTCAATTGAGCTATGGGAGCAAATGTTAAATCGCGAGAAGTAATAGTCAAAATAACTAGTTGTGTTTTCTTAATAGGAACTTCTTATGCAATTTCAATGTTTATTCAGCTTTCTCGTCTTTCTTGGTCTTCTTGGGGAAGAGTTTCTTATAGAGAGTGTAGAATCCGAATCCCTCTACAGCAAGGTTAGCACCAGCAACCCAACCATAGAAACTACCAATAGCACCAAGTGCAACTGCGTTCCATACTCCTGCTGCAGCGATCAATGCCGCGAAGCAAGCAAGTCCGAAACCAGCAACTTTTGCAAACTGAATCAATGTTTCTTTATTACTATCTGTCATAATCGATTATGTTTATTTATGAGATTGAGAATCTCGTGGGCAGGGAGGGATTCGAACCCCCGAAGGCGTCAGCCAACAGATTTACAGTCTGCCCGTTTTGACCACTTACCTACCTACCCAAAATCGAATATCAAACTAACTTTCCTTATTTTGATGTATAGTCACCTCAAAGGGTCCTCCTCAGAGACCGATCCAATGTCGGATTTCACTATATACTTTCCGTGTTGCGTCTGCCACCTTATTTGATATTCTTAATCTAAATTAATTATTACTTTTTACTCTTTTGAAATCTCCCTAATTTCCATCCCTTGGATAAATATTCTTCTACTAATTCGATTTTAATGAATGTATTAATTTCATCTTTATTTACCCATCTCATATTTTTTCGTAAATTAGACATTTTTTTATTTTTCCAATGTCTTCCTTTATTTACCCCAACCAATTCGCCAGATAAATATTTTGGGTCATTTTTATCAATCATATATGTATTTCCATTAATATCTTTCACAGATATTTTTCCATTTATGGTTTTTCGTTTTGGTCTAAATAATTCACCCGATAAATATCTTGGATCATTGGTTGATACAAAATATTTGTTTCCCTCTTTATCAACCGCAGATATTTTCCCTTTATTATAAGGGACTAATTCACCCGATAAATATTTTGGATCATTGGTTGATACAAAAAATGAATTGTTATTATTATCTACAACTTTCACTTTACCCTTAAAATAATTTGGTTGGGGGCTTTGTAACTTTTTTGTTCCATATATATATTTATCTGTTTTTCCTCTTTTGAACCCCAAATTTAAATAATGATTAAGATCGTCTTTATAAATAAATCTTATATCATTATTTTTATGAATCCAACATCTATCACGATTTGATTCCAATATTTTTTCTTTATTAAAATGAACCTTTCTGCCTTTAATCCATCCATTAACCAGATATTTTTCTAATTCTCCTTTTTTGATAGATTTCGAAGTATCGTCTTTATATACCCAACACTTTCCGAATTGAGAATTTTTCTCTCCCTTTTGACTATCCTTATTTGATTTACTAAGTTTTTGTAAATCATTTTCTGTTAAGAAATACCCACCAATGGATAAATTATAGCAATTTGGATTGTTAATCAATTCTTCATTAACTATTTCTTTTTCGAGATTTGATAATTCTTCAAGCGAATTACAAAATTGAACAATTTCTTTTGTAAAATTTTCTATACCATATTTTACATATGCATCTTGAAGCCTTTTTCCAGACCCCATATATCCATCATTCAAATTATTTGTAGAATGAATCCCATAATAAAAATGTCCATTAATATTATTTGTTATTTTATATAAATAGTAATATTTTTTGTTAAAATCCATAATCCTAAAATTGTTTTGTGGGTATTTAACTAAATAATAATAAAATAATTACAATTAATTTAACAAATAATTAAATGTGTGGTCCTGGGGGGAGTTGCACCCCCACACCCATATGAGTAAGGGTTTTTAAGACCCTTGTGTCTACTATTCCACCACAAGACCATTAAATTGTTATCTCAAATAATATGAGTTAACTCATTGATTATTAGTCTGGTAGGAGAGATTCGAACTCCCGAAATCTTGGTCCCAAACCAAGCCCCTTAGACCGCTCGGACACTACCAGATAGAGTAAAAAGAAGAATAATTCTTTCCAAGTCAACGCGTGTACATCGAATGATCATCAGATCCCTCTTTATCTGAATTGCAGCCGCAGTATAAATGCGGTTCGGAAGGAGAATCATTCCGATTCTTTATCCAACCTATATTGCGAGGATTCTTCTTTATTTTTCATATAATGAAATAAAATCCTTTCCATATTTGTTTTTAACATAATCTATATATGGTTTAATTTCATTTTCATCAATTATCTTAATATTGTTTTCTTTACAACATTTTTCTTTTTCGACCCAACTCCTATCCTTGAATCCTTTAATTTCAACCAATTGATTTTCATTGATAATAAAATCTGGGGTGTATGTATGTGTTGTTCCATTATATTTATAATTAAAACGAACTTTACATCGTTTAATTGGGATATCATGTTCAATACAATATACTAAATAAGCCAATTCCCACGAACTGTCACAATGAATACCATTATAATATCCCATAATTCCTTTGCACGGAATTTTTCCTTCTTCTCTTAATTTAGACATCGAAATGCTTAATTTTAATCTGGATTGTTTTGTGTCGTTTTTTTTATCATCCCAAAAAGAAATTAATTCACCCGATTCAAATTTTTCTCTAATTGTATTAGTTGATTTATCATAAATTTTCTTTATATATTCTTGAGAAAAATTATCCCAGCCAGCCATTGTATGATTTAATTCATGCGGTCTCTTTTTTATTTCAGTTCCAAGACAATTATGATGATATTTACAATGAGATAAATGAGCATTAAGAGATTGAGGATTATCAAATTCTCTTCCACATTCACATTTGTATAAATTTTCTGATATTTTATATTTTGATTGTTTGTGTTCAAAATGATAATCTTTGCAATGACCATGATGACTCCTTAAAGAATTATAAGTCTTAAATTTTCTATGACAACATTCGCATTCAAATTCAAAATCACCATATTCTTTTATCTCTTGTAGTTTTTTATTTTTTCGTTCTTCCAAAATCCCCGGACATTTATGCGCGTTATACGCATTAATGCTCTTAAATTCTCGCCCACAATATTTACATATTATCTTATTCATAATTAAATAATAAAGCAAATTTGGAGAATTTGGTAGACTATAGCTGTAGGGAAGGTGGGACTCGAACCCACATGGGACCTGCCCACTGGTTCCTTAGACCAGCCTGTATACCAAAATTCCAGCACTTCCCCGACTTTTTGTAGCGCTAGCGGAGCTCGAATCCGCAATCTTTACCTTGAGAGGGTAATGTCCTCAACCAATTAGACGATAGCGCCATACTAAAAAATAACAATCGTCAGACCTCGACCATATATTTAGAATTAAGTCGACATCATCTCCATATATCTCCAAGTATCGAACATCAGTTCCTTGTAATCCCGGAAATACTATTACATCTAAAAAATCCCGGGTGGATTTCATTTTTACATAATATTTATTTTACTCTTACTTTACTCCTGTACATCTTGTTGGTAAAATAAATATTTAATTTGATTTATTAATATTTATTAATACATAATCATTACAAGGACGATTGTTAATGGTAGCCCGTGGGGGACTTGAACCCACCGCCTCTGCCTTGAAAGGGCAGCGTGTTTGCCACTTCACTAACGGGCCGTATGCGCCGGGTGTTTTTGACCGAGCCCAGCATCTCGGGACTGAACTGTTAACGCTACAGTCATCCAACGACCTTTCCATAGTCCACTTGCTTTCCCTCCGTTCTCAAACCGAACATCTCTGGTACTCACCTTCAATAGCTATAACGTGCAGGTCCTGTAACCGTCGTCGAAACGAACCTGATTATAACCAGTAGGTCTTTAGCCGGTTACTATAACCACCAGGAGTGCGTTTAAGACCTACAAACACTTACACATCTCTCTGATGAATATACTGTCCAAATATTATAAGATAAGACAATCACAGAACGTATATCAGATTCCTTTTGAGTCATGTGCTTTTATTGCGACTCGGTAAGGTTGAATGCATAAACTGCGTGGACCTGGGCGGGATCGAACCACCGACGCAAGGATCTTCAGTCCTTCGCTCTACCAACTGAGCTACAGGTCCATAGAGCCAAGACATTACTGCCCTGGCGAGTACCTCCCCACTGGAGGCACACCCTATAAGGCCTATCCCTACAAGGATTTCTTTTCAGCTCCTCTCCAAGCAGTCTTCACAGATACCACCCAAAGAGGTTTTTTACTCATATTATATTTCTTTCAGACTTGTCAATGAACTAGATATCTACTTGTGCTGAGCGCCAGCCTCGGACGTTTCCTGTTCCTCCTCCACTTTCAATATCTCTTACAGATTATATATACTAAACTCACATCGAACATTTAGTGATTTTCTTATATATTTTCTCTTGTGACCCCAGTGAGACTCGAACTCACGATCCACTCTTTAAAGGAGAGTTGCTTTACCAGCTCAGCTATGAGGTCATAGTATTTCACTGACCTCATGGTGAGATCAGCACTTAATTATGTTTTCGTTTAATCTGTATCATATCTTCTTTTAATCTTATCTTGTATGGTAGACGAGACTCGAACTCGCATAAATGTCTGCATCCCAAATGCAGCCGGTGAACCAATTACCGTACTACCATATGTAAATAAAAAAATCTCAAGTGCTACTTTTCTTTTGCACCTGAGATTCTCTTTCTCCTAACGTCTTTCTATCACTTCATCATCTCGTACGGTGCATATACTACCTTTCCTCGTCTTTGAGTTGATCAAAGAGGGCAACGGGTAAATATGCATTATACTTTCTCATGATAGATTTATGTTCTGTAATTAAAATAATAAGGAGTTTCTAAAAATTTAACAACGCTACAAATTTTTTTACATCCCTGTATCAAACTGCTCGGGAACGAACCTTACAACGAACCTCACTCTATTGTCAAAGTCATCTGGACTAGCAGACTCACATACCCGCATCTCGTATTCGAATCCACCCGTCCCACTATAGTAGTGGTCCTGGTCTCCGTGTTCGAGAACCCAATCTTCCATACGCTTGATCATATCATAGACGTGTCTTTTGATAGCATAAATAGTAGGTACTTTATTCTCATATTCATTTCCCAATGAGTCCTCCCACTTAAACCACTTCCAATCAAGACACCTCATTACCTTATGAATCTTCGTCCAGTCCATATACAACATACACTCATCCACCTGATCGCGGAACTGCTTATATGAGCGTGGATCGGTAAGGAACTCCTTGAGTGTGGTCTTCTGTGGTACTCCGTCAAGCACTTCTTTGACAAACTCCTTCTTATTCTCCACTTCAGTGGAGACTGGCTCAAGCGTATCTGGGTCCATCTCTACTGTCTTCAATGTCTTTAGGTCAACGGTGGACACCAACCCACCAAGAAGTTTATCATTAAGGAAGTTCTGAAGGCAATACAAGAACAAGGACTTTTCCTTTTCATATACATCTTCTAATGTCTCATATCCTTTACAGTCAAAGAATGGATGCTTGAGCACCTCTTCTGTAAACTCTTCTATATTGTCTTTAAGAGCCTTGTAGTAGTCATCCGCAGTCCATCTGTCTAGGAGACCCGGGGTTCCGTCTGGTCCCACCGGCGCAACCATCATCTTGTATTCTTTACAGATGTGCTTGAGAAAGTCTTCGAATTCTTTCGTTATAATCATATCATTTATATTTTAATTAATTAAGTATTCCAATAAAGAATATCATCATAATCGGGCAAATTATCCATTTTATAATTGGTTAGGGGTTTAATTAATATATTACTTGCTTGTTTAGTTTGTTTAAGATGTCGCGTATCTCAACCGGATAATAGTCATTGTTATCTACTCCGACATCATATGTAAGACCCGGTTTAAGTATCAAGTCAAATCCTGGCTGGTCTACCTCACTCCTTACTCTCGGTCCACTATGGATATGACCGTGAAGGTTAAGTGTCCCTCTCCGAAAGTGTGGCCAGGTCGCAAGCGGGAAGTGACTGAGCATCAGTTCGTGTTCACGAGATGGTTTATCTTCATCAATCCCACTCACAAAGATCATTGCTGTATCGGATATCAGGTCTACCCTATCCATCTTCTTCACTAACTTAAACTGATCGTCCGTGTCGTGATTGCCTGGAAGGATAAATATGTGTCCTCCGCGCAATTCATCTATCTTCTTTTTCACAGCCACCGGGTCTTTCCTCCAACAGAAGTCTCCAAGCACAAACACAACGTCGTCATCCCCCACCACTTCGTTCCACCTATCAGTCAAGGCCTTATTCATATCTTTGATATCACCCCAAGGCCTGTTACAGAACCTCACTACGTTGACATGGTCGAAGTGCTGATCGCTAGTGAACCAACACCTTGCTCCAGGCTGTAGTCTTATATGAATTCTGTCCATAGGTCTACTTAATTAACTTCTTTACTTTCTCTCTATCAAACTCCACTACGGCGCCTGTCCTTTTATTCTTACAGACAAACATACCTTCTTTCACATCGACTATCATCCAATGTTCTTTGTTGTATGTGAATGCTTCACCAATTCCTATTTGCATACTCATAATATTTCTAATTTAATTTTACTCAATTTCTCTCCCCACTTGATAATCATCTTTTTAAACCAACTGCATTTAATCCTAGTCTTGAATATACTAACGATCATCTTATCATGTCCAAACGCTGTCCCGTTAGCATATAATTCGGGTCTTGCAATGATGTCTTTCACTGTCCACAATCCAATGTCATCTACCTCATCTTTCTCACCATTACAATTCCTCTTATCAAGTTTCCTTACTATCTCCATCGCGGAGTTTACCTTTATCACACCATAGAACGAACACACAACATTCTGAGCCTTGGAATGGGGATTTGTTGATATGGATGCGAGTGTCAATGGTCCATCAAACCTCACTCCTGTCTCTTCGTAGCACTCTCTCCTTGCGGCTTCTTCAAGTGTCTCGTCAAAGTCCAGGTACCCACCAGGAACATTCCATTTTCCTACAGCGGACGGACATCCGGGCCCTCGTTTAGAAACCAGGATGAACCATTCCTTAAGGTTCTTATCATATATATACAGATACATCGAACAGGCAACTGATCGACTGTACCAATAGGTCTTGCCCTCGTGTTCGAAAGGAAAGTTCTTCATCGACTTGCTCCTTTTACTTGTAAACAATCCGGATAGTTATAATATACTTTTACCTCAGCATCATCAGCATCTCTTGCTTCAACTGTTACTGCCTTGGTCTGACCATCAATGGTCTCATAAACTACTCTAAATTTTTCCATATTAATTATTTAATGTTTTTGGCCATTCAATACCTTTATCCACATAACGTTGATAATCTTTATCAGCAATGGATTTCTGCCTATTATAATATTTCAAAGCATCCTTGTATGTTTTAATATGAGATAATTCTTCTTTATACCTTTCTGGATCATAGCAAGGATTTAATTCCCCAACACATTCATGCAAGAATTGTCTCCATGGATTCTTAAACGTCCTATCCCACCAAGTCATTTCTTCCGGTCGGATCCTCCAATAGATGTATCTATACTCAGAACCACACGTTTCATAACAAAACTGAACTTTACACTTGCTATAATCTCGTTTATATTTCATATTACTTAAGGTGTTTTTTGATGTCTTTAATTTTTGTACGGAAATCTTCCATCATCCCTTCAATCTCACTCACATCCTTTCCCTTCTTCTTCCAATCGCTCTTTTTGACGGAAAGGTTACTAAGTCTCCTTTTGAGATCTTCGAGATTCTTTTCGCTATACCACTCCTTCTCAAATTCTTTGTTTTTACGCGCGATCTCGGCCTGAATAATAGTATTACTCATCTTTTCGGTTTCTTTTGAAATTTGCGCGGTTTTTGTCTCATTAATCACAGCTTTCCTGACCGTTTGCTTCTTTGCGTCTTTTCTCCGCGCGCGCGGCTTCTTAATCAACCCTTCATCAAAGATATAATCTAGACTCTGTCCAAAGACCTCGTGCCAGTTCCAATCCCGCTCTTTCTCATTCCATCCATCATGGATAGTAAGTACTTTGACCTTCTGCCCGCCAATCCATATATCCATCAGGGTGGTGCCATCGGCCTTCGTCTCAACTCCACCTTCAAACCCGCCCCACTGACTGAGCTTCGCCCAGGCATCACTCCATGTGATGTTCTTACTTACACCAGGTTCAACCGCATTGACCAAGGACCAAATTTTTGCACTTACTTTTCTATCCATATCTTTATCTGTTTGTATTTAATTAACAAAAAAGGTTCAGATCTTTAGAAGAATCTGAACCCAACACCAACACCAACCTGCGGACCCACGTCAATTTGTTTGGTAATCAGACCGTACTGGAAACCAAATCCACCATATGCACCAAGTGTCCAACGAGATATCTTTTTCTCAAACCGGCTACCGTCAATCACAGCCCCTTCAATACTAGTGACATTGAAGTAAGGGTTGGGACTTGTTACAAATATCTTATAATCGCCCCCTAACCCCACCTTCAACGGGACATTCATGTCAATATTATATACCTTCAGGACGGGGTTGTTCGGGTCTAATAGGGAGAAGTTTTCATCAAACTTCAACCAGTCATCACAATAACTCATTCTATATGAATTAGTTAGAGTATCATGAACGACTTCTGTAACATATACTGTATCCTTTATCTTCAGCTGTGCTTCGAGTTTAGAGATGTATGCGAGCTTACTTCCAAGTGCCTTCTCGTAGTCACGAACCTGTTGTTTTGATATATCAAGCGCTTCCTGCAGGTCTCGTTTTTCAATTATCAACGACCCGTTCTCAAACAAAACTTCGTCGTGTTTTGTTTTGATGACGCTAACAGAATCCTGTAGGACTTCATAGTTGTGTTTCCAGTTGTTGTTCGATCTCTGGATATTGACATTACTAGTCCAGGCCCAAGCCAATAGACCAATCAATACAACCATCACCCCAGCAATAATCCAATTAACTTTCTTCTTGTTTATTTCCATCTTTACCTATTATATATATTTTACCATTTCCTCTATAAGGTCCCTCTTTCCATCTTCTATCACGGACATAGTGCTTCTTTACTGACTCACATAGACACTCACTACAAATAGTTGTATACCATCCGTCAACTGTAATCCCGACACCTTCTCGAGTCCCACACATCTCACACACGCGGTAGGATTCGTCTTCGGCTTCCTTGACCATCGCGCTGAGCCGATCACATGTCTCCTTATCCACATTCTCGCCAGACCAATAGAATCTCAGTCCTCCCCACTTCTCTTTAATCTGTGTTATTTCAAGATATGAGTCCGTTCCGGCATGCTCTTCGTTGTATCTTATTACGAAATCAACGAGGGGTTGATAGAGTTCTTTCCATCCATCACCACACTCAATACCGAACCATTCATATGATGTCGGCGGGTGTATGTTATTCATCACATTCATGTGCTATCTCTGCTAATCCCTTAATTCTCTTTGGAGTGAAGGTCGCTTCATATTCCTCTGGAGTGAATCCCTGAAGTCTCTCCTGGTACTGTCCTTTAAGGTCTTCGAACATCCCCACACATACCTCACCGAGAGCGTTTGAGTCCTTTCTTCTGTTTTTATTTGTCTTGTCTCTGTATACTGCAGTGCAGTACTTGTCTGCTAGAGACACCCAACTCTCAACCATATTAGTAATACACGTAAGTTGTTCCTGCGTCTCGGTTGATTCAATACAAGCAGATATCTTGTTATATCCGTTTAATATTTTTGCATAACTTTCACTGTACATACTCATATACATATAATACTTTATCATATATAAATAACAAAGAGAGACTGTATATTTAATACCGTCTCTCTTCCTTTGAGTGATATAGTTAGTGTTAAACTTAAATAGCCAAGAGGTAAGTCTTCATTATCTTGAACAACTCGTCATAATATGTCTTTGTGTAATTGATAATAGGACGAGCATTCTTGAGTAACTTGAGTTCCTTAGTCTTACTTGCAAGAGCAGCTTCGATATCCTTAATCATCTTCTCATTGGTGTCCTTATCATTATCTACGCGGGCACGAACTTCCTTCACAAGATTAACTAGGTCGAACGCCTGTTCAACTGTGATATTACGATCAGCAATCTCATCGCGTAATTTCTTAAGTACATCAACAAATGTATGCTCTGCAATTTCCAAGTTCTTGTTATTCAATTCATCATCTTCTGATGCAAGCAAGTCGATATAGTAATCGTTTCCCTCACCAACAAAGTATGGAAGATAATCTTCAATAACAAAAGGTTTCTTTTTATCCTCTTCCGGGGGTTCTGCAACTGTCTCGGGTTCGTCAACGATTGATGTTGATGACGAAGCAGAAATGTTTGTTGCTCCACTTTGTAAGAGTTTGTTCATTTCTTCATTATAATCCTGTACATTATCAAATTCTTTACCATTGATAACCCCATTAAAAACAACTTTTCTCATCATATATTAGTTAATTTAATAAGTTTTCTAATTGTGGTTGAGTAAGAAGCCCTGTTGACCTATAAGTCACTTCACCGTTTTCTATCAAAAGAACAACAGGAACACTTCTAACTCCGAACTCATCTACTATCTCATCAGCTGAGTCCGCGTCTACTTCAATAAAATACACATCTGTGTGGAATTTTTCAATATCTTCTATGTTTTTTTGCACCATCTTACATGGACCACACCATGGTGTTCCTATCTTAACGAGACAGAGATCGTGTTCGGATATCGCCTTGTTGAAAATATCTAAATCATTAATTACTACCATCTTTCCAAAATTTATTTGTTATATCATATTCAATAACTTCATGAAAATTATACAGTCTGCCAATCTTATATAGTCGTTGATTGGTTGTTCTGGAGTTGATTGGGCCAAGCTCTTTCTTATATGATCCTACTTTAATATAGTCAAAGGTCCATCCAAATTCAAATAGATTTATATTGTCATCCCCGCTATACCAGGCAGTCTTGTATCCTTTACCGGAGACATGACTTGCCAGGGCTAGGAGTCTCTTTTTGTCCCCGTCTCCACCCATAAACAAGATACATGTAATTCCCGGGTTATTCTCAATAAGCCTGTCCAACGTATCTTCGTCGAGCTCCTCTCCACAATCTGTTTGGAGATATGGGCTATGACACCCGGGACACCTGTGGGGGCAACAACTCAGATTGATGGCGAGAGACACCTCGTCTGGTATCTCTGCAAATACAACTTGGGTATCTTGTGGTACAAACTTTATCATGCTATATATAATCCGCAGCAGCAATGACAGTGTTCTCTGTATTCACGACAGGGACACACGGTGTCATCGTCATGAAATTTTGGAGGGACACAAGGACAGTACTCTTTACCGTACTTCTCTTTCTTTGCCGCCTTTGCTTTATTTATTGCTTTGACCCGTTCTTTATCGGGATTTATTGTGTATTTAGGTTCGATTCCTAACATATTTAACAAGATTTTTTATAACCATGAACTTTAAATAGATGACATTCTTTGCAATAAGTTATAAGATTCTCAAGATCATTCAATCTTGAATCATTTCTCATTATATCATATAATTCTTGTTCATTTTTAATAATATTTAATTCTGGATGTTCATTAAGTATCTCTTCAAATAATTCTTTAAATGATATTATATGATGAACTTGGAGTTTCTTTTTACTCCCACATAATTGACATTTATAATTATCTCTCTTTAATATCTCGGGAATTTGATTTACCCGAAAATATTCACGAAGCCTCATATATAATCCTGTTCTACCACCTTTCCAATTGGGATGATTCTCTCCTATAAATCGCCCTTTTCTCGCTTCTGAATTACCTCTCACCTTAATGCCGAATTTCTTTAATCTATTATCAACAACACTAGGAGCTACATCATATTGAACTCCTATATCCTTTTTAGACATTTTATTAGTTACATACATGTCATATAACTTTTCGAAATCGTCTAAATCGGAAGGATATTCTTTTTTATTATGGGAAAATTGTGATTCTGATAAAGATCTGGTTTTTATAACACCACTACATTTTATGTGTTTTAATACAGTTGCTGAAGTAAAACCAACCATTTTAGATATTTCTGGACCAGACAATCCCTGATTATATAATGATATTATCAAATCGTCTTTTGATTTATCAGACTCATATGTAGACATCATGTTATGATATACTGTCGGATCTCTTTTTAACCCTAATTCTTTTGCTCTTCTACGAATCGGACCAGAATCACAATGAAATGTTTCCCTCATAATTCGCATGGGAACCCCATTCAAATACATTTCCGTTAATAATTTATCATCAAAAACCAATTTATTATAAGCTTCAAAGTGATATTCTTTATTCGGAATGTTTCCTGTTGGTCTAGTTGGTATTTTATATTTTTTTATCCAATATAAAACCTTTTCTTTTTTAAGATTTAATAATTTGCCAATTTCTGAACAAGTCATTTGTTTATTGACATATAAATCAAACAGTTCTTCTTTTGTAATCGGAAAATTTTTAGTGGTGTCTTTCATGTATAAATAATAATAAAACAACCAATAAAAATAAATCAACCCACAGCCACCCGAGAATTTCAATCCAATAAAAAAAAAGAGATTGATTACTCAACCTCTTTACTATAGATTCGTTTTGATTCTTCTATCTTTCGAGCATTTTCAAAGTTTTTGACGGGGCGGAGATAACCAATAATTCTCGTCCAATCGGTTACTTCCTCCGATCCACACACAGGACAAACACTAAAATGTCTCTTTTCAATATGATTGCAATGATCACAGGAACATTGCTTTATATTAAAAGTATAGTAGTTTGTACCTTCACCAATTGCAAAATCCATCAACTTTAAGTATTGTTCTTTTGAAAGATGTGAATCCAGGTTGATGTGGCACCCAACACCACCAGAAAGATTCTTTACAAAATCTCTACCGTGCATTCTGAGTTTATCAAGAACTGAAGTCTTGGGGTCATCTGCAAGATAAAAATATGAATTGTAAAGAACTCTATCTTTAGGTACCCAATATCCATCTTCTCTGTCCCAGTTATAATTCTTTCCACCAAGGCTTTCTGCTGGCACAAACTCAAGATTCATCTTGTATTTTTTATCCATTATCTTGTCTTCTTCTCTTGAGATCAGTCCGGTCAGATATTGACAAAATTCTTTATAATCATCATTACAACTACATTTCAAACCAACATATTCTGCAGCTTCATTAAATCCATTAACCCCTATTGTAGAGAACAATTTGTCCATTGTGATATATCCCGCCGTTGATGCAGACAACATTCCTTTCTTCTCTACATCATACAGAAGATTTTTATAAGCGATATGATATTTGATGACTCTGTTAACAATATCGCAAAAATATGATTCAAACTCATTTGTTTTGTAATTGCGCCTTTTAACAACAGGGTCTCCATTCCCAATGGATCTAAAATAATTTTGAATTATTCTGTTAAGATTTAACGTAATTACATTACACGACCCAGTGGCCACACCAGAGAGTCCGTTGGTAAAACTAAATTCTTTGGCGTCCGGTGACAGGGAATTGCGAAGCCTGCAACAGCTGGCCAGTGAGTCAGGACTATCAGAGAGATATAAGAAAAACGAATGCCCTTCTGACCACATTTCAGCGGTGAAGTTTTTGTATTCTTTATCAATAACATCTTGGCCATCTGTGAGAAGAGCCATAGTTTCAACAGGGAATGTGAGAAGCGTCTTGCTTCTTTCATTATTAAACCACTTCATAAAATCTTTTTGTAACCAACTTACTCTTTCCCAAGATGGTTGTGTTCCGTCAGGAAAATAAAAGTTATCAAAAAGAGAATGCCAATAACCAGAATCATAATAAGAAATATTGGTGAATGGACTTTGGCTAGATCTGTTTCCGCTTGGTTGATTCCAGCAATAAATCACTTGTTGGAATGCCTGATGAATTTTTCCGTGTATGGTTTTTCTATTTTTTACAAACTCGGTATCCGCCCAATCATCAAGATGATTTATGTAATCATCCCCAAATTCTTTTGTGCAGAAATAATCAAAGAAATTAAAAAACTCACCAAAAGCAACAGCACCTTTACATTGACTCGCTAAGAGAAATGTTAAATTAACCAATTGACCACAAAATGAATTGAGATTTTTTGGAGCAACAATATTCAAACCATCCATATTTTTGGTTCCATCAATCAACAATGGATACAGAGTAACTGCTTCACAATAATTCTTTACTGAAGGAGAAGACGCCTCATCATGGATATAAATAATGTGATTGTTTATATCCTTCTCATATTGATCTGCAACCTCTGGTGATGTTTTCTTTAATTCGCGACGCATTCTGTATCTATGACTTGCTCTGTTTGTGGTTTTATATACCTCACCATCGAGATTTGATACATTTTTGTTTGTAACGTTTGCATTTGGATCTGTTTCTGAAGAGGATGCGGCATTATCAGACGAATCCATATATTCATCCATATATTTGATTCTGTTTTTTATAAAAGACAGATCTTCTCCATGTTTTATATATGAACGCGCTACTTTTTTATTGATAGACATCAGCTGATCCTCAACCATTTCACGAATGTCTGCTGTGGATATTCCATCGAATATATCCAAGTTATTGACGATATCGTTAGCCAATCCTTCATCATATTTTTGTTTAGAATGTTTATAGGCAGCATATATGCCACTTTTTACTTTACTGGGCTCGTAAAGTTCATACGAACCGTCACTCTTTCTAACATTAATCATATTGTAAAATATTTAATTTTCTGAGAAAAAATAGAGGCACCTGTAAAAACAACTGCCTCTGGTAAGGTATTTATTATGAATTATTTACGTACAAATTTAAGATTTAAGTTTTGACAGGGGAAGATTTGTATTTCATCAAAGTCCCCATCTAACATATTTTGTTCCTGCCCAACCACATACCGGCCGTTCTTATAAATCTGAACAGAAACATGTTTATACTTCTCTGATAGGCTCGCTTGATAATATGGATGTAATATCAAATTAAGATAATCCTTAAAGAGGTCTGTGGTCTCAGTATCCGGAGTAAATTTAATCTCATTAATTATTTTTAATAGCCCTCTGTATATTGTTTCATTCTCCGTATCACATTTAATTTTAGATTCTTTTCTAATTCTAACGGCACTCATATATTTTGAAAAGAATATCGTGTTGTGATCACTAAAATATGTATTTAATATTGGAGATTCAACCAACTTAAATACGTCACCAAAGGTTAGATCTTTAGTGATATTCTTTTCTGTGTCAAATAGGCTTTCTACTAAACTCTTCATGACTTTACTTTGTCCTTTTGGTATAGACGTTCCTTATACCAACCAGGGAGTTTTTTAAGGGAATCACAATCATCAAACATACCATATATGTATTTTAGTTTACGGGGATTCCATTTCTCCAGATTTTGATTGAAACGTTCACATCCCTCAAACATGGATTCTGCATCTTTAAGATTACTTACATCCCACCCAGATATATCACAGTTAAAATACTTACAATTACAGAACATTTCATACATGCATGTTACTTTCTTTGTATTCCACTTTGAGACATCATAGTTGTACAAATAATACGGTATATCACTTTCGGGATCATAGAATATATGTCCCATATCATCAACATCTTTGGTGTTTATCCAATTGAGATCAACAGTTTCTCCTTCTTTGGGGTTAACTGTTTTTAAGTATTCGTATACAGTCTGGTGTAACTCCTCCCAAGACTTTGGGTGAGCATTAAATGTGTCTTTAGAAATCAAATCCTTATCAAACAAACTCTCTGCTAAACTCTTCATACTAAACAATAAATTATTTAGATCTTTGATAATCAATTCATTATCTTACTGCATAACCATGTCCATCGAGGATTGGACGAGCCAAGTCATTGATGACACATTGTTCGTGATTAGTTGTATACTTTATAGTTTCCTTCAATATGTCTTCGTCAGACATCCAGCCACGATAGTATTTAATATTAGTCATAGCCACAGGCCACCCATGGATCTGACATTGTCCTTCAGAAATGAAATTACCCACAGTTTCGTTAGTGACATTATTGGCGGAGTTCTTCTTTAAAACGTATGAAAGATTAAATGCTTTATTAAAGTCTCCTGTTTGATTAAATATGGGATTCTCAAAGTCCCACCAATACATTTCTGGTTTTAAAAGATAAGGAGGCATGTCACTACGATGAACATAAAGATATACATTCATATCAATAGTTAGGTTACGGGCATTCCATTTGAGAATAACCATATACGTACTAAACGGCTCAAGTTCTGCAGTAAAATCACTCCAAGATAAATAGAATTTTTCTCCATCCGAATTAACTGTAACGCTTATATCACCAAACCGCAATATTTCTTTTTCTGACAATACGGAAGGGTCACCGGGTGTCTCTATTATAAATGACAACCACCCAGCCTCTCCACATATAGGTTCTTGATAAATAACACAACCGTTTTCGTTTTTGAATCTATATATATTTCTTGCAGTTATATTATTGTGGTGACAATACAATTTATCTTGTACTGTTATATAATCTATTTGATTGTATTCGTTTGCCGATATTTGTTTTCTTACAGCATCCTCCATAAATATATCATATAAGTTTGTTGCCGAGAATCGTGGTGAACTCAACTGTGGGCTACCACTCTCTCTTTCTTGCTCAATAGTTTCTTTCTCACCAAATGTATCTTCATACTTATTCACAAGCCATCCATCAATTAAGTCGCTAAAGTCTCCCTTATCCACATTAGTCTTTTCATTATATTTGACTAAAGCTAATTTCCATGTAGTAGGTCTCCATAAGAGTCCTTCATTCTTTTCATCGTATGCGCTGTTAACTTCCCATAACCTCTTCATGAGTGGAACATAGACAAGGTCTCGTTGTTTTGGAAATGCTGTATCACCAAATGCTCTCGCAAACTGACTCTTACTTAACTCAGTCTCCCAGTCAATTTCCCAATCAAAATCAAAATCTGTGAGTTTTGGATTACTGGAAGGCATAGTACCATCAGGAATCATGAGTTTCATTTGTTTGATATCAACAACATTATGTAACGTCCACTCCTTGAAAGTATAGTCAACAGATTCTGGATTTGGAGTCACTCGTAAGTAGTAAATGGGAATACCCAACATACATATAATTGAATCAGCCATTTGTTGTTGCAACTCTAATGCACAATCAAGCCCCGTATATGGTTGGAAGAGATTACTTCCTTCACAAAAATCCTTTAAGAATGCATTACTCTGATCAAAGCAGATACTATAACAATTAGTAAGCATACCATTATAGTACACTTTACTCAATCCACCAAAGATTAAGATTCTCAAAAAGTAATCACTTTCGAGATTCTTTGCAAGTGTATTATACTGCATCCAACTAACCCAACTTGTCCAACAAGCCCCGTCAGTACTCCAACTGAACTGACACTCGGCTGTGACATCAACATCAAGATTATCTACGATCTTTACAGGACCATAAACTACTGCTTCATTAAAGGTTATTATGCGTTTTATAGGACATCCAGTCATGTATAAATAATAAAGGAGACCCTTGTGGATCTCCCGTATCTTTTTTATACAACCTCACTTGCTAGCTTTTGAGGATCACTTATCTTGAAGACATATTCCGATGGTCTACTTATTCTTTCAATTGATTCAGACCATGAATACCTACCTTCTTTTGGAAGGAAAAGAGCGATACTTACTTGTTTCTTTACAGCAATTGCTTTCCCTATATTAAGTCTCTTTCCTGTTCCCCAATGACCACCAGCATCCAAGAACACCACCCAATCACCGGGTTCAACCTTCCTACCGAGACAATCACATCCCGTTCCACTAATAGTTACGCCGCCGTTACCAACAAGCCAATCAATTAATTGTTTCTCCCAGTTGGGTCCACTTTCGATGTTCTTATCAAGATCAAAGACGCTCTCGTCAACAGTAGCATCTGATATGTATTCTTTAATGTCTTTCATATTATCTTCCTTTTGTATATTTATTTTTGCCATTTCTTATACGAATATATTTTCAATTACATTTCCACCCATATCATATACAATACCTCCACAGAGTTCAGGATGCTTATTAACCATCTTTTTAATAATTGGTTCAGCTTCGCGGATGGCTTTATTATCCTCGCGCGCTTTAAGAATAACCCTATCATAGTCTGCCTCTGTAGCACTATCATGGAGTTCGTCTTCGTCCACATCACCATTTTCATAGTCAGTCAGAACATCAGGATCGTACTGAATAAATGCCACCTCGAACCCGTCTTGTGCTTCATTTAAAGACTCTGTGCAAACTTCTATATCATTTCTCTTAATAACATCATTGTCTAGGATAAAGTATGAAGCAATGAAAAGTTTTTTACAATCATCTCCTTCTTTTTTATATACCGCCCAATTGTTTTTTGATGTTTTATGAACACATATATCTTTCATATCAATGTTTGGATCATATGCTTTACACATACCAACAAACTCGCGATATTTGCGTTCACATCTATCAATATTGCCTTCGTTTATTATTTGAGCTAAATGTTTCATATTCAATTAATTATATATTTATTTCTTATCTTCATAAATAAAAAGAGTTACTTGAATACTATATTTTTCTTCGTTATAACTAGCTTTATCTGCAATCACATTCCAAAGAGCCACTTTCCATCCATCAATATTCATAGTCGGTCTAGTATGTAACTGATTCAAATCTCTACCAGACAATACAATTTCTTGTTCATCCGTTACAAATGGTACATTTGAAAAGTCTTTCGTCTTGAAGAAATCCACGAGTGTTAAATACATCTTATTGATATATTCATACTCTGGCATTTTCTTATTTATGTTGTTATCAAACACACTTTCTTCAATAGTTGTATTAAATAATTGTTCTATTGCTCGTGAAAGCGTGGACTTATTTATATTATTAGAGCCAAGATCAAGAGTGGTCATCAATACTATTTTATAACCGACATACTTGGTATTCTCACTTTTGTATCTTACAATATCCCCTTTATTCCACCACCATTTTCCAGCATCCACCTTTTCCCAACTTGATAGATTATTATCTTTATGATTTGGCCATTTTGGTAAAGTATCTACTAGTTCATCACATACTTCAGTTGCGACCTCTTTGTAGTTATCACTGGTCTTCCAGCGCCTCAATGCTTCGAATATGTAATTTACTAAATGCTTCATGTATAAATAATAAAGGAGATCATTTAGATCTCCTAGATTTGAATTTATTCTTCTTCGGAAGATTTCTTCTTTTTCTTTTTCTTTGTTTGTTTTTGATCGTCATCCTCAACAGGTTTGTTCTCTTTTTTCTTTTCTGCTTCTTTCTTTTGTTTATCCTTAATGAGATCTTCTACAACAAGTTTTAGTGAATCATCTTGAAGAAGTTTTTCTGTTATGTTTGCTGCTATCTTATTCACTATAGATTCCCAATCATAGTTATCGCCATTTACCCTATCCAAGGCAGCAGAACCCTGATCCAAGGCAGCAGCGCCCTTATCTGCAGCAGCCATAGCTTCAGCATCAGATGCTTCGCCACCAGCGAGATGAAGTTCTTCAATTTCATCTTGTTTGAGTTTGTTATTGAGTTTGAGGTCTTGATCTGATAATTTCAGGTATTTCTTCACCAAGAACTCAGATGAGAAGTACTTAATTTCATTTCCTTCAACATCCATATCAATCATACTGTCTTTCATTGTTTGGATATGGTCGACGCGCTTTTGCATCAACTCTAATTCCATCATCTCTTCAAACAGATTGTAACTCTTAAACTGAAGGCTCACGGCTTCAAGAATTTGTTTATTCTCTTGTAGCTCTGGAATATCAAGTGCAAGCTGAATCTTAAGGGGTTTAAGCATAATTTGTGCAAATTGATTACGAAGTCTATTCACAAATCTTGCAAAGTCAATCTCAATCCTTGCAGTGTTTGTTGCATCCGTACCAAACCATGTCTCACCACTTTCTTGGTCAAACCTACTGAGAGGAATCTTAGAAATCTTATAAAGTTGGTTCTTGAAGTACTTCAACTGATCGTTATCATTGAGATCAGGACCATCACCACCGATACTCTCAATCTGTGGGCTACCACTATCACCTTCGGGCATCCAATACTCTTTATTGAATGGCATTGTCGCCTGTCCGTTAATTGTCAATTCGCCAGTATCGCCAATGAACTTGATATCTTCTTTATATCTATTCATTGCACTCATAACAGTTTGTTGACCAGTGGCTTTGTTCATACCCTTAATAGGAATAGTGAACTTCATCTTATAGGAACTGTTAGTAATTGTCCAAATAAGTTGAGCCTGCTCAACAATACGATAGATATTAAACGGACGAATAAGTCTCTCGAGATAACTCACGCGCGAAATAGCATTGGTTTCTTGATATGCTATATAAATAACCTGACTATCAAGAAGAGTACGTTCACGTCCTTGAATACCCTTAAACTGCACCCAATACCATTTACCATTTTCATATTTTCTAGTGAGCGTGGCAGCATCAAGTGGAACAAGCCCAATGATTCTTGTAGGCTTCTCAAGCGAGTCATACACAATTTCCCAACTTAAGTTACCTTCAACTAACCATCTCTTAAAATCATCCCATGCATTATACTTCCAATTCAACATCTTATAAAAACGACGAAAATGAGTATTCATAGAATCCTCTACTTTCTTCGCAGCTTCTTTAGCAAGATCTTGTATCTCAAGTGGTTCAATAAATGGTTCTGCAAAATAAGTCAAATCACCATCATACACGATGCCTTCATTTGACATTGTATCCAGGATATCTTCAAGTTCTGGTTGAACTGCAAGTTTACGGAGAGCTTCTCTCTTCTGTGCATAATCCTTTTCAAAGAAGTTTTTATCAGCATTACTCTTTACCTTCCAAGAATTAATCATTTGATTGAATAAGTCTTGATTCTCGAGCTGTGTTTCTTTAGGAAGGAGATTCTTATCTGCAGGGATAGCGCGCATGTTTTTTACAACATCGTCTTCATAGTCCATTCCCCAACGGGCCATGTTAGAAAAGAACTTTGCGATGGTTCTCTTCTTTTTCTTCTGCTCCTGTTCCTGTGCATATCTTGGACGGAAGTTTGTAGTTACATTAAATCCTGGTATATTCTTTGGATCAAGTGGTTGCCCGAGTTCATATCCTTCTCCAATAAACACACTACTGCCATCGCTTCCTGGTTTTCTTTCTATTTGAGTAGATTCATTCATAGTTAAATAATAACGGTATAGTTAACATAAAAAAAGAACTTTCAAAAGAAAGTTCTTTTAAATTAACTTAACCAACCTTTACTCTTCCACTTTTTAAATATTGATGAAAGTTTGGCTGTTGCTGGGCTATGTTTACGTATCCAAAGAGATAATCCATTTTGTTTATAGACTTTCATTACATCTTTAACAGGAACTGATACTGAATAAACCTCAATATCATATCCACCACGATCTCCAACCTGACCCCAATAGGCATAATCTACATTAATATCATCAACCTTATTCCAATTCACTTTACCAATTATTCTATCGAGATTCTTAGGAATAGACCAATGTTTGCCATCATCCCATTTTACCCCTCCGTTTGCACACATATACCCACTACAATCTTCTGGAGTCCATATGAGACATACATGATTCCTACCTTTCATATGAAAGATTATCATCAACATGTTCTTTTGATACAAGTGCAAGAACATGTACATTATCATCACTGGTAGCTGGACCAGTGAGCATTGCTTCGTTTACTATATCGGTTAGATGTTTCATATTAGAATCTTCCGTATTTCTTTTCAATATATTTCCATGCTTCAACTGGATCATCAATGAATGTCCTTGGAACGTCGGACCATTCATCATACTTATGGTTGCTCTCTTCTGCGCTCTTTGGTTCGATCCACTCAACTGGACGAAGGGTCTTACCAACACGACTTGCAGCTGCGGTTACAAGGAATGACCATTCGAACATATTTATCGAGATGAATGGGTTATATACTACGACATAACCTTTAGGATTAACTCCACGAGAAGTGTCAAAGTAGAGCTCAAGAACGTTACCATCTTTGGTGATTTTTGACTTCTGCCATTGTTTGATGTTATTGTCAACCATTATCTTATCAACCTCAATCATTGACTTCATCTTCTTCGCTAACTCCTCAGGTTTTTCGCGACCTTCTTTTATACGAGCAATAAGAATATCCTCAACTGTTGAGTTCTTATTATAAGGCATTAATATTCTTTTGAATATATATCTCAAATCCTCACCAGAGAGTATATCTGCAAAATCCTTAACGGGATCGAAAATAGATTCTTTTACATATGATACAAGATGTTTCATTATTCCATATCTTCTTTTTTAATATGAACACACTTGGTCTTGATATCCTTATACTGGAGATCAAATCCAGGGTTATCGACAATCACCCAACAGAGATTCTTACAAATCTTTGGATTACGCTTTACCTGGTCAATATAACCATCTGTGAAAATCATAACTATATCCGCAATCTTTCTACGGAACTGTGGATCTGTTGCAAGCATTCTAAAACAAGGTTCAACCTCAGTACCACCACCAGCTGCAATATTAGGAGCTTTCATTTCCTTTTTGAATTCGGTCAAACTCTTGAACACCATTATCTTACTTACTCCACTACCAAAGTACATAAGAACGAGTTTAAGTGGTTTCTTTGCAAGCGCAACTCCATATACCTCACCGAGACACGCTTTGATATCTTTTTCAGACATAGATCCTGATGTATCAACCATTGCAACCATATAGTCCATACTATCGTACTTATCCTTGTCCGCACGAGCAATACGATCCTGACTGACAAGTGTGTTCTTATGTGCGAATGCCTGACGGGGGTCATCTGGTGTGATTGCTTGACCAACAACTCTCTTTAACTCTTTCCTCCAGTCTTTCGTAGGTTTATAGATAGATTCAAGTCTTGCTGCAAAAGCAGCGGGTCCACCACCACGACTCTTATCTGTTTGTTGTTTGAGTTGTTTTGCCATTTTAAGGGCGTTGTCTTTCCAGTCGCGCGCGGTCTGGTCATCACTTCCTCCATCTCCTTTATCATATCCTTCGTTTTTAGCTATTTCATCGCCGGTTTTGCGGTCTATATAACCACCAGCAGTTCCAGGAACATCATCAAGACTATTAGGTCCAATACAATCTTCAGGCTGAACTACACCTTGGTTTCCACTTCCACGGCTACCGCTGCCGCTTCCAGCACCTTGACCTTGTGACTGTTGTCCCTGACCGGAACTCTGTCCTTGTTGTCCTTCGCCACTAGCGTCACCCATTCCCGGAGGCATCATTCGACCATCCTGTCCCTGTTGAGCTTGCCCGCCCTGACTCGGTTGTTGAGATTGACCATTCTTACGCTGTTGTTGTATCTGTTTGCGGATGGCATCTATAGCAGCCTGATATCCACTATTATATTCTCTCTGATTCATACCTTAGTTAATGCTTAATTTACCATCCATATAGTCTTTAACAGCATCATTCCATCCTTTAATATAGTCGGGATCAAATTGTTGATTGCTATCACCAGATCCTCCACCCTGTCCTTGATTCTGTTGTCCTTGATTCTGTTGTGCTTGACCACTTTCGTCTTTATTATTCATACTATTTGAGGGACCTGATGGATTATCTGCATAGATCTTTTCATAACCCCAAGTATGATACTTGTTATCAATTAATCCACCCATACCTTTAATAGTACTAGCTTTAATCAATTTAAGATCTTCAGCAAGAGTGATATTCACCTCATAATCAGCTGCAATATTAGACTTTTTTATAGGATGTCCAAGTTCTTCGGCTCGTCTGAGATGATTGAGAAGATTATGCATAATCTCATGAGCAAGAATGAATGTCTTACCGGTGAGATCAAGATGTGATGTGAATTGTGGATTAATAAAGATATTGTATCCGTCGGTGGCCTGAGTATCAACACGGAATGTGTAAACTGGTCGAAGTTTACTAACAAATCCACCAAGGGCTGGAAGGAGATGTCCAAGTGCAGCACATGCGCGCTGTTGCTCTTCAAGCAATTTCTGCATGTCTATGACCTCGCCGTCCGGACAAAGAATGGTATCATAATCTTCCCATTTCTTACCGTTGCTATCACGACCACTGTCGAATGCTTCTTTGACTATTTTTGACATGTATATATTTACTAAATTTATCTCTAATCTTTAACTAATCGAATTAAGTAATGTAGTAGGGGCTGCTAATGTAAACACACCCGTAACTGGACCCGCAGCTGTAACTAATGTCGGCATCGGAGTCATAACAGTACCTATAGGAATCATTATTTGAGCTGATTTAATATATGTATCAATAGCTGATGCTATATCAGATGAACATTTACTCGCAGCATTTGCAAATGCTTCTATAGCAGAATCGGGATTAAACTCACTACCGTCGCCAAGATTTTTTGCATTATTTAATTGAGTATTCATATCATTAAAAGCATCTTTCATGGCTTTATATATAGCAGTTTCTATCTGTTTTTCTAATACACTTTTGACTAACATACTAACATTTTATTTTCTTTGTATCCGGTGACTTTTTCTAATATGTCATTATTTCTACAACAACAAACATTATCAAATATTACTAATCCAGTTGCTTCATATAATTGTTTTTCAAAAATTTCTTGAGACGACAAACAATTAATTATTGTATGGTCTTTACAAGAAAGTTTAAGATTGTCAAAAAAAGACATTTTTAATTGAGATGTTTCAAAAATTACATTTTCATATTTGAATATGTCTTTTAAATGATCTTCTGATGTAACATATAAACAAGAGTCCTCAAATGATTCTTTTATTGAGGACATCCTGATATATGAATTAAGATTGATTATATTTGATTTATTAATCATTCTGTACAGTCATTCCCGATACTATATCAATAACTCTGTCCCCTTCAGCTTCGGATAATTTTTCATATACTTTACCGATCTGAAATCTTTGATTGTTAATAATCCTAATTGTATATCCCTGTGTCATATTAGACACCGCCTCATTGAATGTATTGTATTCGTGTTCAAACACAAAATAACCCTTCACTACTTCTTCGGCTTCACCGAGAACTTTGGTTGACGGAGTAAAATAAGAATCCTCTATCATCCACTTCTCCATGAGTTCTTCAATATTAGATTTGAATGCGTCTCTTACAGCGAGATTCTCTCTGACTAATTGAATATTACTTTTTGTTTGCATATGCTCGTTATTTATATATTTCTTCTAATTCTTTTGCACAGTTATTGAGTTCTTGGAAGTTAAGGTCATCATCATAATTAAAATCAACACATCCAACAAACCCTATAGGATTCATCTGTCCGTCTCGTAGAAGATTGAGGGCAAATTGTTTTACTCCGTTTTTGATACATCTTCTATAAAGTATGTCGTCTATCTCCTCAAGTTCCGAACTTCCATCTTCTTGTATTTTGAAATACACGTAATCTTCTTGAGATATGACCATGGGGAGATTGTCGTGTACTATTATATCACTATTCTTATATATTGTTGTATATTCCCTGAGGTCCATATTATTACGACCAGGCTTAAACTTCTCTGCTACTATATCAAATTTACAATACGGAATTCCACTTATACTTGTAGAACCATTATGGAATGTACCAAAGAATATATGATCACATCCTATTCTCTCTCTATAGAGTTTAAGTATCCGATGTAGTTTTGGTGCCTGTGTAAACTGTTCAATTATCTTATTAAAATGTTCTTTGTCATCTTCTTTTTTTCTTTCAGCCATCTTATCCATAAAGGCTTCCGGACCAGCATCAATTCTCTTATTGAGTAACTCATATTGAGTATCTACTTTATCATTAACAAGATCAATCCGTGTATTGACATCGTCAATTTTCTTGTCTACATGTCCTTCAAGTTTATCAATAGATTCGTCGAGTTTCTTCGATGACACCAAATTCTTCTTCTTATTCTTTAACGCATCCACAATCAAGTATATTATACCAGCAAGTATTAAGCCTAATACGCCAAATTGTGATATTATTTCTACAAGCACTGCTCCCATTGTATTGTTATTTGATTTCCATATCTTTTTATGATATAAAAATAATGGATAATCATTCAGAAATCTCGGGGTTGTAATGAGCCATGAAGAACGCATCTGCTAAGTCATCGCATTTAAACCATTCAGGAAGAGACTGTATTCGCTTATCAAGTTTTTTCCATGACATTATCATTACAGACTTTTCGGCAGCTCCGTTCCCTACAGCATACTTCTTTACTTCCGTTGGTGCTACTATATAGAACTTTATTTTCTTTTCGTGTAACTTCATTCTAATCATTGCATTAAGAAATGATAAGTCCACAAGAGCAGCTCCACTGACACTTCCATAACTCACCCCCTCCATCGTCACCCAGTCAACAATGTATTTATGCATTATCATATCCAGGACAACCGATATTGTCTCCACGAGAACAGCAAGATTTCCAAACTTGATAAACTCTTTTTCGTAGTATTTATCTACATCTCTAACAGATACTTTTTCATATTCACACACATTCAACCAATCAATCCCTTTTGAGTACTCAAGTGACTTTTTGGTTATCTTTGAAGGAATAAGATAATATATATTAAACCCCCGCCCAGAAACGCACACACCAGTACTATTAACCGACGGGTCTATACCTATTGTTACGTGTTGTTTCATATTATATCGTCTTTTATTTGAACAAGGAGTTCATCGAGATCACACGTGAATATCTCTTTCCAGTTGAGATTATGGTCTTTTGCCCATTGGCGTTTGAGAGGATCCCGTTGAGTCCATGTTTCAATATTTTCAAGATACTGTTTTGTTCCTCTTTTCCTCCAATTATTTACTGTTTCAATATCTTTTGGATCATTAGGATTAAACGGATGTTTTCCATGACTCCAATACCCCTGAATTTCCAAATAGAGGTTACCATTTGGAAAATAAAAGTCACATGCGAATGGATACTCATTACTTTTATATTGTCTCTTAAATATAATATTATTTTCTATAAGCCATTGTTCAAACAGCTCTTCAATTGATGAAGTATTGAATGTTCCGTTTTCTTTTTTAGTATTATAGATTTTTTCTTGAATTTGAGGAGTGATTTCTTTGAGATGATCTTTATATTCTTGTGTTTGTGTGTAATATTCTACGCCATATTTCTCAATTGAAGTTTGTTTGGCTTTATTTTGAAAATCTTTTACTTTTGCAACATTATCCGTATTATATCTTCCTATAACGGTCTGTTTAACTTTTTCTCTTACTTCTTTTGTCTTTGATGCATTATCTACTTTATATTTTTTCAAGCACGTTTGTTTAGCTTTTTCTCTGTTTGAATAATGTTCATTCCCATATCTTTCAAATTTTGTTTGTTTTGATTTTTCTTTTATTTCGGCAACTTGAAATACGTTTTCTGTCCCATAGCGTTCGAGATTGGTGAGTTTGATTTTCTTTTGATTTGAAACATTATCTACTCCGTACTTTTTAATTTTGTTATTTAAAGATCTTTCAGCAATTTCTTTAATTTTCATCGGAGAACTCACGCCATATCGTTCAATACATGTCTGCGTAGCCTTTTCGTGATTCAAATAATACGGATTTCCATATCTTTCAAGCTTGGTTTGTTTATTTTTTTCTGTATTATTATAGTGAGCATCACCATATTTTTTTAGTTTGGTTTGTTTTACCTTTTCATAAATAGATAAATATCCTTCCCCATATCGTTCTTCTTTTTTCTCTAAATTCCTGGTGATAATTTCAGGATCGTTGGTTTGACATTTAACTGAACAATATATATGATATCCATGCGCAAAATCTATATAATTCACTTTATTATCACAACATTTGCATTTTGGTCTATCGTTCATATTATGATAATACAAATAAAGTAACTCACTAAATTTTTTCCACGGAACATACTTATATGTATCCAATAAATATTGATAGAATTCAGAAAAGTGTTTTTGAATATAAAGTCTTCCTAAATAATTCCTATTTACAATCAGTTCTTCGATTTTTGGTATCTCCATCGATTATCGTATTACTTAATTTATCTCACAATTAAATAATAATTTATTTACTTTAATATTTAATTATTTTGCAAAAAAAAAGACTCACTTCGTGAGTCTTTTTTAATGATTAACTAATTGATAATTAATAAATTAACCGAGAGCTTCTTGGCCGTCAACGACAGAATTTCTGAAGGTATCACCATATGCCTTACCAGCAACAGCAAGTCCTTTCTGGTAGTCAGGAGCGGTGTCCCAGTCGACATTCCAACGATCGAAGAACGGCTTGAAGACTGCATCGTACAATCTCTTCTTTTCATCCTTATCAGGTTGCTTTGCAATATAATCCTTAATACCGTGAAGTACAAAGAGTTTATCACGTGTTACAGTATCCTTGATGTCGCCCATAAATGTTTGTTTAAATATATCAAGAACATAACTTGCGAGTTGGTCATTCTTCTGATCCGCGAGCCATGTAGCAAGATTTTCGAATTCCTTATCTGTAGGAAGACTATCAGCGTGTGATGTAATAATAAGCTGTGCAAGGGGGAGTGCAATCTTCATCAAATCCTTTGCAGAAATCTTAACACTCTTACCACCGTTCTTCCAAACATCAGCGGTTACACGATCAAAATCACCAATACTATGGATAACTGAAAGGAATGCCATGAAGGAATCAACTGCGGATGTGGGAACATACTTATTCAATACACGCCCAATTACATTATTAGGAATATCGAAGATTGTGAATCCCTGAAGATCCCCTGTATGTGAGAACTCGGCAAGGTCACGCATTGCATTTGTCCATGCGCGAGGAGTACACAAAAGTGCTGTAGCAGAAGCGTTCTGGATATCCTCATTGGGGTCCATGTAATAATACTTACCACCACTCATGTTCTCTGATTCGGGAAGAGAAAGCCATTGAAGAAGGAGAGGCGACATAAACCCTTGCTGATCTGCCCATTTTCTCCAAGTATGGACTGTAGGTTCATAGTAAATATGAGCAAAACGGTTTAACATAGCGTTACCAAGTGGTGCTTGACCTGCGTCTTCATCCTCTGGACGGTTTGATGCACAAACAATACACCAACCGCTACCCATTTGCCAGCCGTTGAACTGACCTTCATTGATAAGAGGAAGACACACATTAAGAACTTGCTGTGTTGCACGAGACAACTCGTCGATAAACAACATACCCTTACCGAGTGCAGCATCAAGAGCAGCATCCTTTGCAGGATCACCTGTGGGATGATAAACAGGAAGCCATGTCTTAGGGACATCCTCTGCCTTTATATTACCTTCGCCAACCTCAACATACTTTGGAAGCATGAAGTTATCAGGAGTTTCGTTTGAAAGGGTCTTTACGATAAGGTTGTAGTCATTACCAGCAGCACGGAAACCAGCTACTACATCATTAAGAATAGCGGTCTTACCAATACCAGGAGCACCCCAGATAAGGAGTCTCGCTAGATTAGCTTTCTTAATATGCCTTGTAATTTCATCACGGAGTTCGGCATCATCACAAATAATATTCCATTTTGCCTCCGGATCTTCTGTATGCATTTTCACTTCGTTAACATTTGCTTTATCGGGAGTTGAACTTTCATATATCTCCTGCCAGTATTTAAATGTCTCGGTCTTACCGTCCTTTATCAATCCCAAAGCATCTTTGAGATTAGAACGAAGTCCAGATATCTTGGCAGCTTCTTTAGAATTATATACAAAAGTGAAGTCATCTTTAGCGACCCCTTCCTTATAAGCAACGCCGGCAGTCATAGGAGTGATTGCAGGTTGTACCTCTCCTTCGTTGGAAACAGGAAGAACGTAAGTACCAATCTTTACAACAAGACCACGAATCCACTGCCATACTTGTTTGAATTTGTCTTTAACAGATTTAAATACATCTTTCAATGACTCATCAAGATTTGCTTCCATCTCATTATGATCAATCATCTGGGATATAGATAATCTATCATTGAATTTCTCGGTAATATTTTTCATTTATAGCTATAAATTTATTTAATCATTTGCCTAAATAATAGTTGTAGAAGAACCTGGATTTTAGCTACTATGTTTATCCACCCACTTTCTCCAATAATTTAATATTTGTTCTCGGGTTCTTTTTTTGAATCTTCCCTCAGTAAATACAGCTTTACTCCATTCCTTTGGTGGAACCGGACGAATATCATGCATGAGATTTGGGATATATTCTCGAACACCGAAATCTAGTCCTTGACTTTGTAACTGTTCAAGTAACATCTTATACTGCATATAGGACATTCCTTTTTTAAGAGGATCATTCCATGATTTTTCATAAATGGGTTTGAATATAGAGAAGATTCGGTCAGCCACAATATATCTCATCTTCGGTGGATAGTAGTGAAGATTGAATCCAAGAACGCGAGGTTGACCATCTTGGGTTTTGAACTCCGAAAAGAATATTGTCAGTGGGCATCCGTCATAGTATTCGAGTTCCTCTTTAGTAGCGGGTTCAAAGTAATTAAACATAATCAACTGGCCAGGCATGATACTACCTTTACCCATTGTTTTAATGTTTTCATCGACCCATTTTCTAACCTCAACATCCCTAACTCTTATATTACTTTTATATAATTTTTCTTCTCTTATGGCTTTTATAAGAGAATAATCTCGAGGGGGTTTATTTGGTGCCGGCTGTATTAACTTGCTTCCTTTTTTAGTTTTTTCATTCATGATTAATTTCATTTATCTTGTTTTCAAATAATGATATACATTCATCAATTTTTATACTATAAATTTCAAGATATCTAATATTATTAATTTTAGCAATATTTCTTTTCTTTACATCAAAAATACTCCAAACATATACTGCTTGATCGTAAAATTTTGTACTTTTATGTTTCCATTCATCAATAATTTTTAAATCATTATTGTCTCCGTTATATGGATGTTTTCCATGAGTCCAATGTCCTTGTATTTCTATATATAAATTATATTTTGGGATATAAAAATCACACAAATATGGGTATTCTTGTGATCTATATTGATATTCAAAATTTATATTATTATTAATCAAATAATTTTGAAATTCTTTTTCTATTTTAGATGGTGTTCTTTTCTTCCCATCGATATCATATTTACCATTTTTATGAGCTCTAATTAACGAATCTGATAATTTCCTAATAAGATTTTTATTTTGCATTGCATACTTCACTCCATATTTTGATAACATTGTATTGGTAAATTTGTTTTGAACATTATCATTTTTCATCGGATTATCGCAACCATATTTATTAATACATGTTTGTTTACTTTTTTCGCGATTACAATAATACGGATTTCCATATTTTTCTAATTTAGAATGACAACACTTATTTTGTATTGATTGGAGTTTAAACACGTTATCAACCCCGAATTTTTCAATACATGTTTGTTTACTTTTTTCTTGTAATTCTACAGAAGCTAATCCCCGACCGCCGTATTTTTTATTCATGGTTTTTGTTGCTTTTTCTGAATTATTATAATAAGGATCTCCATATTTTTCTAATTTAGAATTAAATATAGATTGTTTTCTTTCGTCACTCAATCCCATACATTTTTGAGAACAAAATTTACCATAACCGGCCGGACTATTTCTATATGGAACCGGTTTACCACATACCGGACATATTGGTTTTATATCAATATTGTGCAAATATCTGTATAATTTTTCATTATAATTTGGTGAATCATCATACATAGACATGATTGCTTTATAAAATTCGGGATATTTTGATGTGATAAGTTTTGTATTATATAAAGCTCTAATTTTGATATCTGGAGGATGCAATTCCATTTACTATCTTTTTATTTGAATAAATAATAATTTTTAATAAGATTCTATTAAATATTATGTATATTTTTAATAAATATATTCAAACAACAAATAAAACTCACGTATGAAGACTCTCTATTATCACGAATTTGCAAAGTCCATCGATGACAATGGTAATCCCATCCCGGCAAAAAAACTCAAATGGAAAGTTCCTAAGTGGTCCCGTATAGCATTCGAAGACCCCGAATATTGTCTCAAAGTTCGTCTGGAGAATCAGGAAAATCTCAAATATCACATCATTCGTGTGGTTCAGGCCGGACGGCTCAAAAGTATAGGCATCCGACTCAATGCCTGGCTCTGGAACGGAGATGATTGGACAATACTAAAATAACTCCTCATATTTGAGAGAAAAATTAAAGGATGACCATTTAGTCATCCTTTTTGTGTTTTTTAATTATACGCGAGTTTTGGTAGTATTATGATGATTTTACCAGATCCTGGTGTAGATAGCTCCACTCATGTGTTCTAGGCTTTGTCCAACTTTGAGTTTTTCGAGATCCTTTGCCCAATCATCAATCTCACCAAAATCGTCAACAAGATTCTTCCAACTATTCATGCTATATGTTGCAACTATTCCGGAATTTGGATCATAATACATATAACCAAACTTGCCGGTTTCTCTTACATCAATCATATCATTATGATTTTCATTGATATATTCTTTAATGTCTTTCATATCTTCAAATCTTTCTTTTAATCCTTTGTGATCAGTCTTTGCGAAATCTTCGATTTCCTTATCCGACATATCACTATCGACGATGTCAAGTACTTCTTTCCAGACATCACTTCTTTTCATCTCGCCTTTTCTCACGGCAAGAGCCATTCCAAACAACCTTTGTTGACTTTTACTTTTAGCGGGCATTGAGATCAATCTTTAATTTTTCATCAACAATCATATATTGATTATCGGCAGAGATGCGGAAACGAGTTTCGTCTATCTCACGAGATTCTTTAAGATTCTCGATAATCTTCACTGCGTTACCTTCAGCATCCTTCCATGCATTAACAATATCCTTACTTTGAGTTTCTGTAAAGAATTCCTTGAAAGGATGAGGAATCTGTGACTCACCAAATGAACACACACAAGGACAACATGTAGCACAAGGTACAGCGCAGTCACAATAACCACCTTCTGGTGTACCCGGAGCAGCCGCGGGTTCTGGTCTTTTGGTGAGTTTGATTACATAGTCACCGTTATATATATCGGGTTTCATCTCGTATCCATTAGTCCATACCATATTTTCAAGTGTATTATATCCGGACCCTAATTTAATATTAGTATTACCGTAGTAACTACAATACTTAAATCCTTCCCAGTAACGACTCTTCACAAAAGTACCAGTGATAATGTAACCATCTTCAACTGCACTCATATGAGTATCAGTTAAGAGCCCCCAAAGATTATTATAAGCCTTTACCATAGGATCAAGACTAGGTACAGGAGACCCGACTGGTTTCTCTTGGAAAGCAGCTACTCCTTTACTTATCATTTCACTAAAACGATCTCTCATAATTACTTTTTAATAATTTTAAGCATGTCTTCAATTTTATCCATCCAATCATTGGCAACTTTCTTTTCACCAGCTTCAGCCCAGTCAGCGATGGCACGTTCTGAGAGTTCACGATAAATGCCGTTAGTGATAGCGGTAAATAGCTCGACAAAATCTTTATCTTTCCAACATTGTCTTGCCCATGATTCTGCGTAGTCCGTCATTGCTCTTAAATCAGTTTTTGATTCATCCACGAGCTTTAAGTAATCAACAAGACCAATATTCTCTTTAAGTTCTTTGAGTTTGTAGAGTACGCGCCCAATAAGTGAAAGAATTGCATCGGTATCACTTTGGAGTTCCGATGAATCCATTAACTCACGACCTTCTTTGGTAATCTTACGAAGCTCTGTAAGGTAGTCGATGGCGGTCTCGAATTTCTTATCTTTAAGGAGGTCAACATAATTCTCAATTTTCTCATGAGTTCCTTGCCATCCTTCGATAAGAGCATCAATAAGTTCTGGTGCTTCCTTATAGTATTCATCAAGTGCCATGTGTGAGGAGTACTTCTTGGTCTTTAAGTGTTTTCTCCAAGTCATAACAACACTCTCTTGAAGTGTTCCGAAAAATTCTTCTATTTTCATGTTTAATTAGTTCATTTTATCTACTTGAGATTTGAGTATATCATACCAGCCAGATAGATCTTTCGATGCTTTATCGGTAAGTTTGTTGTTATCGATGAAAGCAAGAATATCTTCTGCCTGACCAAGAGTTAAAACGATGTTAGACTCTCTCTTCTCGTTTACGTAGTTAATAATATCTTTCATAATTCAATTAGTCTTCTTTTGTGAAACCTTGTTCCCACATTCCAACAACTTCTGCCCACTTGTCGTCATCAACAAGGTCTTTGTTGTCATCAAGGAATTTGTCAACAGTCTCTTTGAACTTATCTTCATCGAATTTATCACCGAATGCCTCTTTAGCCATCTTCTCGGCGAACTCGCGGAAATCCTTCTCTGAGGATACCTTACCTTCATTAACAGAAGCTGCAGCCTCAAATTGTTCGGTTAAAAATACTGTAATGTCTTTCATATCAATTTATATTTATTTATTCAAAATAACCATCTTGTTCCATCCATTTATAGAGATTTTGTAATTCCCTATCTGAATAGTAATTCCATATTAATTTTAATATATCTTCTTGAGACATATTCTCCCAGACAGCAAGGATCTCATCAAATGCTTTATCACCTTTTGATCCAACCCATCCTTCAGATACATTTATGTAATCTTGTATTGTTTTCATATCTTATTTATTAAATTTTTTCCAAGTTTCTTGTAACTCATGCATTCTATCAATGATAGCAACATCACTCTTTCTTAAGAAGGTTTCTGTCGGATACATGCTAGATAAGAATGTTACAATAACTCTTTTATTTTTCTTATATCCACTATCCAAGTCATCAAAAGAGCCGGCAAGCAAGTCTTTGATAACTTTAGTATCATCGTCTTTCATAGGTTCTATAGCATTATCGACAGCATCCATAAAGACGTCTTTCTTTGACCAACGGTTGATTTCCTCAAGAAGAATGAATGTATCGTCATTAAGGAGTGCTTCAAGAATTTGTTCGCGCCCCATATGAATCATCTCAACCATAAGTCCTTCATTATAAATATCTTGGATATCCATAAGGATAGAAAGGAGTTCTTTATCTGTACGGAGATATGCTAATATCTTATTAATCACAGAGTTGCGAATATTACCTTCAGACATTCCATAAGATTTAGCAATATCCTTACTCTTCTCTTTCTTTCTTCCATTTAACCCAAAGTAACGATAAAAGATATCTACGTCACGAACTTTGAACTTATCTTCGATTGCTTTGAATACTTTCTTCCAATGTTCTGTATCGTCTTTCTCCTTATCTTCTACACCCAATGCTGCAAGATGATCGTTTGTCCAATCACCATCGTCATTCATAAATGAATCAAGGCTGGTGGCGTCTAGTTTTACTTCACCTTTCTTTGCTTTCTGTGCAGCATACCAGTTAGTACCACTGAGACTATGTCCATATTCATTAATATCATTAAGAATCTGTTGACGTACACGATAAGATGCATAAGTCTTAAATGAAACCTGCTTGTCGTTATCTGGATCCCAGTCGTTTATAGCGTCATTAAATCCGACCATTGCAGCTGACATTAACTCTGCGCGATTTAACTTGAGTCCCTTACCCATAAACTGGTTAACTATTTTGTTGAGAAGTGGAGTATACATTTTAACAACCTCACGTTTACCTTTCTCAGATTCAAGATCAATGGTGAGATCGCTTACACGAAGTTTTTTATTTATCACTCCTTCTCTTTCCTGTGCGGACTGATATTGGGGAAGAACACGAAGTTCATTATCTTTCATCTTTGATATCACAGACCAAATATCTTCGAGATCCTCTACAGGAACCCCTAGTTCTTTTGAACACTTGACCAAATCATTCTTTCCAAGAAGACGAATAGCCTCTATTTGATCTGTAGAGAAGAGAGAATATTTCTGTGTAAGGAAAAGTAGGTTTTGTATATCTCGAGATACTGTCTTCGAAACTGCCTTGATATATTCGGTCACCTCGGGTGCTTTAAGTACCTGAGATTCTAGTTTTTTACGAGTTTCTGTAATATACTGTGTAAAATTATGCATGCTTTTTTAGATATTTATACGTATGAACAAATAATAAAGTTCGTAAAATCCAAAATAAAGAGTAAGAAATTGTGATAATATATAACTTCTTCAAAAACCTACTATTAAACATTAAGTATACAAAAATTATTAGGCGGGCGTTTAAGAATGAAAATCTTCTTGAAGGTCTTTCTAAAATATTTAAGACCAATTTTAAGGTGGATTGGATTGGCCGAGTATATACAGTACTTAATCCCAATCTTGACGAAAACGGACAATACTCTCCCAACACACAGATATTTGAATATGGAGAGAATGGATTGAATAATGAAAGGATGGTTGAACAGTGGGTGATGGAGAGGATGTCTGTAGTATCACAATTCATCCAAACAAACAATCTGTTTGAACTCCTTACTTACTCCATTAAGAGGTTGGATAAATATGACAATTACTTGTTTATTCTAGAACCCATTACACTCAGTGATTGTTTAAAATGGAGTAAGCGAATGGCTGGACTTGTTGGAGTTCTTGTATTAATAGGAATAATACTTTTAATAGTACTATAAATAAAATTATGATCATGATTGATATTAAAGAATTAAAAACAAAATCCTACGGTGAAGTAGCAGGGATTCTTGAGCAGACACTCAATGAATTCAAAGATGAAATCAATAAGGTTGTGGATATAGATTCTCTCAAAAAGTTCGAAGAAGAACTCATGGAGGAACAGAAAGTCTGTGACGAATACATTAAAGGGGTTCAGTATACTCTTCCGGAAGCCGCGGAGTATGATGGTGAAAGGTTTACAAAAAACGCTATTGCCAAAATAGTTGCAGAATTCCTTAACAGAGCAGAAGTAGACTGGCAGTTTACGCTTGGTTATTTTCAAATAGTAAAAATGTGGAAGTCCCAGGATTTAAAAACTATTGACTATAATGCGTTTGATAGCACTCTCAGAATGCTCAATAACCTTAAGTTTAAAGGATTCAACGACTGGAGAAATATTCTTGCAGTGAATGAGTATATGAAAGGATGTCACGAACCGTACTCAATTGATACTTCTTATATGATCTTCCTCAATCAAAAACACCAGGCTATTATGGATAGACTGACTATGGTTGAGAAACGCGAGCCTATAAATGAACAGCACGAGATGCCTGTAGAATAAACTTTGATTTAACTACAAGAAAAGGAACCTTAACGGGTTCCTTTTTTGTAATATTTATGTATTGATTCAATCAGTGCGTGAATGAGTTTTTGATCAAACTCATCATATGATTTACGATTAGCTACCACCATAATCCAAGCGGGTTTTTGACTAATTATAATCCATTCATATAAATCCTCTTTTGGACCATATGACGCCCAAAAACTCCAAGGTATCTCAAATGAGTTAGCATACATTTGATCGTTATATGAAAATCCTGTATGAATCTCTCCAAACTTTAACCAGTTTTTTGCTTCATTATCTCGGTCGTCCCACGTGGTGTGATCATACATTCCTAGACACCCGGGAGACTTTGAATGTCTCCCAAAACAATACTTCTTATACATCTCTTCACTCCAGTTCACTATTAGTTGGTTCGAGACTTTGTCAAAATCTCCGTCCCCTAACCCACTACACCAATAAGCCAATTCACTAAAATTTGGTTTCTTTTTAAGATATTTGAGAAGTTTCTCATAAGGCAGATCTTTCTTTACAAGATCGCTATCAAATAACCCCTCATTCAATATTTCATTTAGACTTTTCATATATTATATATAATCATATGATTAAAATCGTATATAAACAAACAGATCAACGATATATATTTTTAACAGGGGATACTCACGAGATATCTGAACTAGAAAAGCACCTCAACAAAATCCCTTCATATATGTACATGCCGTCGTTCAGTGGCATTCCAAAACCCGAGGTGTTCCTAAACCGTTTTACTACAAAAAGCGGACAGACTGCTTGGTGGTGTCATAGTGGATTATATCGAGAAATCCAATTATGGTGTGAAAAAAATCATATAAATATAACCGGCATTGATCGATCCCTTAAGTATACTGGATTTAATATGAATTATGAAGACTTTGTTGAATATGTTGATAGTTGGGATTTAAATATTCAATTAAGAGATTATCAACTCAAAGCTGCCTGGTTAATTCTCAAATACAAAAAATCATTGAGTCAATTATGCACTAGATCTGGAAAAACAGCTATTGGGTATGTGGTTTTCAGGACAATGCTTGAAAAGATGGGATGTAAGAAAGTACTTATGATCGTTCCATCTATTCAACTTGTCAAACAGGGTGTACAGGACATGTCTGAGTATCAAGAGTTCTTTAAGACAACTCAGGTATGGGCAAAAAGTGAGTACTGTGCTAGTCCAAACCTTATCATAGGTACTTTTCAGTCTCTTGTAAAACGCGCGGACCAGAGAGACCCAAAGTACGATCCTCATTTCTTTGATGGTATTGATGTAGTGTGTTGTGATGAAGCACATAAGCTTCCTTGTAAATCTATTAATACTATCCTCGGTCGTCCCTTTATGAAGGATGTTAAGTTGAGGTTTGGATTCACGGGTACACTCCCCGAAGATAATAGTATTGAATGGTTCTCCTGTCAGGCGATGATGGGACCACAAATCCAGGACCTCCGGACAATGGAACTAGTTAAAGAAGGGTTCTTGGTTCCTCCGAATATTACACAGATCAGGTTAGGATATTCCTGGAAGGAAGTAGAGAAAGATATTATTAAGTGTGGTGAGTATCTATGTTCGAGTTATAAGACAGATGAGAAAGGAAATAAGATACTACTTCCAAAAGAAGAACGTGAGTTTACTATTCGTGAAGTAAAGTCACTTCCTATGGCTCTCCGAGAAGCCAAACAAATGTACGACTCGAAAGAGTATGCTCTGTACTTAATAGAGTTATGCAGAGCTCGCGGAGCAAACCTCCTTATGCTCGAACAGATGCTTGTACATAGGAGTGAGAAGAGGATAAAAGAAATCGAGAACTTGATTTCTAATATGACGGATGGTAACTGTATAGTGCTTGCTCATCATACAGAGTATATAGAATATCTTATTGAGAGACTCAAGTCAGCATTCCCCGATCGGAAGGTTCTTAAGATTACTGGTTCGGTAAATCTAAAAAAGAGACAGAAGGTACTTGACGAGATGCTTGAAAACAACAATGTTATTCTTGTTGGTTCGTTTGGTTGTATTAGTACGGGTATCACTTTCAAGAATGTCAACTATGCTATCTTTGCACAGTCATTCAAATCGGATATCACTATTCTCCAATCTATAGGTCGTGGACTCTTACCTCAACCAGGTAAAGACGCATTCTATATATATGATATAATAGATGACTTCCCAAGTCATCAAATACTGAAACAAGGGAAGTCAAAAGTCAAATCGTATGAGAAACAGGAGTTTAAGTGGGCTGTGATTGATGGTTAAAAATTATCAACATTCATCCCAATAGCACTCAAATTGATAATTTTGTTTGGAGTACCTTTACCAAATACTACAGCAAGGTTTCCAGAATCTCTACTATCTCCACGTGGAATATCATACCAGAACTTTTTAGGGTTTTTTTCAGCAATCTTATATAGAGAATAAATATCAAGATTTCCATATTCTTTATATCTATCAAGAGGATCGTCGGCTACTAAATCAGTTCCGGTGATTGATTGATAAATAGTCAATCTACCATCATTACAAATATAAACACCAAGATCAAATACCTGTTTGTGTGCTGGGTTATAATCATATCCGCTATATCCCATTACTAATAGGATATCACCAGGTTTCATAGGATTACCAAATGCATCTTTAGATCCATCTCCTTTGTTTGGCTTATAACTTGCCCATTTCTGAGTAAGCGCTTGTATGGTTAAAGCGATCTTATCGTTTTTATCAATATTATTATCAAATATACTTTCGTCAATTTGAGTATTGTTGATATAGTCAGCAATAGATTTCATATACAATTCAATTTAATTATCTAAATAATAACTAAGAAAAAAGGAACTCAGTTCCTTTTTTCTTTTATTTCCTTCTAGGATTAACCCTGAATGAGTTGTGAACGCATCTCACCTGTTCTGTAGATATAGAGCTGTTCAACCATCTTACCAGCACCTCTTGCGGGTTCAATGTGGGTATCGAGTACCAAGAACTCATTGTCGATTGCTTCGGCTGTGTTGTTTGAAGAATCACAGACATTCAAGTAATCATATACACCACCATTACCTCTAACCTGTTCAAGAATTGCATCAGCCTTTGCCTTTACTCGGTCACGAAGGGTCTGAGTATTGAGTTCCCATCGATAACTTTCAAGCATATCAGCAATTTCATCCTGGAGATAGATAACAAGTTCGCGGATGTGGATCTTTGAAAGAGCACTAACAGGGATCTGTTTTGCGGTCTGTTCAGAATTGATATAAGTACCACGACGAGGCTCGTAAACGATCACGTTGATACCGAATGGCTCAAGAATATCTCTATCATCCTTTGAGAACGCATAGTCAGGACCAACAAGAGCTCCGTTGAGAAGACGTCCATAGCTTGAACCAGCTACAATGTAGTAAGGTTGACGGCTTGACCATTTATCCATAAAGAGATTAGATACAAGCCCCGCTGAAGGAACAGTTGTTCTGATGGTACCATCGGTAAGAACGATCTGTGTGAAGTAACCACACCATGAAGCACCGTCAACTTCATCAGGAAGATGGAAATTAGCTGTTACTTTCTTGAAATCAAGAGTTTTGTTTGTATTGTATCCACCGTCCTTGATATAATCCTTAATCTTAGGGAAGTTAAGAATTGCGAAGCAGTTATCTTTCTTCTTTGCAAGAGCAGCAAGGGTAGTCTTGTCGTTATACAAAGCGGTATCGAATGTATCAACAAGATAATGATATTCAATATCTACGCGATTTGTTAATGCTTCCTGAAGGCCCTTACCATACTCACCAGTAATTACATTGAGACAATCAGATGTTGTGATATTTCTACTATCATATGTAAATCCGGGGATATACAATGGTTTGATAGAAGCACCGGTTTCTGTGGTGAATTTAATATATTCAGGAGAAGCTGCTGTAATATCAGTTGTAGGTTTTACATCTACTTCAACTGCCTTCTTCTTAATAGTCTTTGTGACTTCTGCAGCAGGGATATCAACATATAAATAAGATAACTTATAATATGTTTTTACGCTAGGATCCTGAGAATCCACTACATATACAATAGGTTTTGATGATGCATCAACAGGATTAACTGTATCAGGCGCCTCGTTATTTGCAGCCTGAACAGCAGCTGCCTTTTCTACATCTGTAGGGTTAGCAAGAACAGCATATTGACCCATAAGATGTGAATAGGTTATTGTATCAACAGTTATATTAACTGGTTTCATAAGAGCGTCGATATCTGTTGCTTCGGTAAGACCATCAAGTTTGGTTTCATCCATATTCATCAACATCTTATGTTCTCCATAACCGGAATTAAAGAGGATATCAATAGATATATATGTACCATTCATATTCCTAAAGAAAGGAATAGTGGTTCCACGATAACCAGCAACATAACCAGATGATTCGTCATTTGCGAGCGCAGTAAGAACATCAGCAGGCTCACCAAATGCATCAACGAAATTTTCCTCGAGAGTTATAACTGCATTATCTCCTGTACCAGTCACATTGAAGTACTTACCAAGAGGACCATCGGCTTTGCAAAGATCATATGTAAACTTACCACGGAATACATACACATCAAGGAAGTAATCATTAAGATCATTTTCTTGAATTGGTTTAAGATAATCAGGCATCTCAAGACCCTGGCCTTCATACCAAGATCTGATAGATACTCCATATTCGGTAGGCATAGCCTTACGTACTATGATTGAGCATGAAGAATCAATAGAATCCGTTGCGGCTACTGTGATATACTTATTAACACCAAGATTAACAAGATCCTCAGCACGGAGTGTCCAGAATCTGTTCGTGTCATATAATTTTGTAACTTCTTCTTGACTAAGATCAGTGCTTGGATCTAAATCTGTAAACATGGTGCTACCAGAGAAACCAGTATAAGAAACCTTATTAGTAGCCGTGAATGGTTTAAGATTCATAGCAAGGATTGGTCCAGCAGCAAGAGCTTCGAGAGCAAGTCTGTGGAAGAAAATACCTTTTTTCTCAAGTCTTTTTGAGATACCTCCGTAAATTCTGAGAAATTCATCACGAGTTCTAATATAGACTGGAGTATTGAATGGTCCTTTGTCTGAGTAACCCACAAGAAGACGAAGAGTCTCTGCAGTCTCACCTGAGATAACAGACTTATCATAAACAAATCTATATACACCACTAGACTTGATATTTTGTAAATGTAATGGAAGACTCATATTTTTTTGTATTAAATTTATTTATTCTTTCGCTTATATGTCAAAATAATAATGATATCGGTTTCTCAAATTAAAACCATGACTTAAATGAATTTGATCGTTATTATTTATATGATTAAAACCATTATAGAATATGAAAACTGTATGTAACATATTTAGACCTTTATTAAACGACACAGGCAATTTTCTTCTTTTTTCACAATATACGGACGACGTATCTAGATCTTTAGTAGAATCCGGATATGATATCAATCCATCACGATTTGTCTGCTTAAATTTGACTTCTGATGAAATTGATAATCTTGAACACGTCGGTTTAGTAAATCCTGATATGAGTCAAACAAATAGCGAACTACCCAGATTCTTTCAAAACGTATTTGAAAACGGAATAACAGCTACTCGAAATGGAATATGTGAGAATATTTCATTAAACGGGCATAATTTCTCCGTGGCATTTATGGGATGTATGTTGAATCTGTTTAATGAAATGGAGAAATTTAAATCCAGTATTGTATTTGATTCTGATATAGAATTATTTTCGTGGGAAGGCGGATTTTCGGATATTATACTCAATATTCCTTCAGGCTCGGCTAAAAAATATTATAAAACCACAGATTATTTTCCTTCCACAGCAAGCGATCCATATACATATATTAATTTTCTATCATCATACGGTGCAGGATATGAAAACCCGGGAGAATCTCCAGATTATCATATAATCGGATGGGATGAAAATGAAAGTATTCCATTAGATCAAACAGTTAATGAATTGGGATCCATATGCGTCAAATCACCTTCTCCATATGAGTTATTTAACGAATCTGTATTTGATAAAACATTTGAATCATATAACCCAGAACCCGATCCACAGGAAAACTATTTTACTTTCAACTCAATAGTTATATTATACGACATAGTCAATAATGGTTCTGTTTTATTTAAAGATGTACCGTTGGGTATTTATTTCACTGGACTCATCGATGAACAAACACATGATATATTAAATCCAGTTACTATATATACAAGCAATCCCGAATCTTATGGAGCTGGGTCAGGTTGGTCATTAAGAATATGTACTAGATTTGCTCCTACCCCTCATGGGTATATTAAAGTGGAAGATGTTGCAATAGAATCCGATGCTCTCGGAGAAACGATGTCTTCTTTGATGGCAGCTAATGCTGAATTATTAAAGAATATTAATGAGATGTCTCAAAAGTCGTGGGTGGATTCTCAATCATATAGAAACCTACTTGCTATGTTTAAGAATGGTCGCGTAAACGTACCATATCCACAAAAAGTAAATGGTATTGATTACTGGTTTATTAACGGACGAAATACCGAGATGCCGGTTTATCCGCCGGAAAGCGAATAAATATCAAAATAAAAGGAACTCAAACGAGTTCCTTTTTTAGTAGTCCGCGAGTGTTAGATTGGATACCAACTGTCTCTTATTTGGAAAGTCTCAATAAATGGATTGTTTCGGATAAGCGTGAAATGTCACCCTCTCGCCCTACCATTATAATATCAATATCATTTTTGTACCCTCAAGAGGATTTGAACCCCTACAATTTCTTTAGAAGAGAAATGTGCATCCATTACACCATGAGGGCGTGATGGGTACTTTTAAGAAACTCTAACTACTAGTGCACCCTCGCTAGAGAAGAACCGGAGACGTACCCTGCCTTTGTCCGATTGCACACACCTTTTTTGTTTTGTAGCGGCGGCAGCTGCGACTGTAAAAATAGACTGTGTTCTGTCCTGTTTGAACTATTGTACCGATTTGCAGGTAAGTCTCAGTCTACTTGGTAGCGGCGGCAGGATTCGAACCTACGGGGGACTTATTGACAATGCCAGAGGGTTATGAGCCCTCGCTGTGGACCACTTCAGGTACGCCGCGATGTTTAGTAGCGGGAGTGGGATTTGAACCGCACGACCTCAAGGTTATGAGCCTTGCAAGCTACCTGACTGCTCTATCCCGCAATTTTCTGGTTGTACCGATAGGTAGACTCGAACTACCAACGACGGTCTTATGAGAACCGCGCTCTTATCCAGTTGAGCTATATCGGCATATGAAAAAGAATAGTGTTTTCTCCTTTATCTTATCACAACGCTATCTCAAGCGAACTATCCCTGATCAGTCTGACTCCTTGCTGTGTCGGGAGGTGGTTGTCGATCCACCATCTCTATTCTTAATCGGTTTTATTCGTTCTTTGGAGCTCCAGAATCTACATTTTCTGTATCTTTGGCTTCTTCGTTGACCTTAACCTGAGCTTCCTTGAAAGCCTTCATCACAGCCGCACTCCTGGTATCCATCTTATAGTGCTGGATGACCTTTCCGTCTGGAGTAATCTGAATGTGGTCCTTCTGCATACCGCGGTGACGAATTTTGTTAATCCTGTGACTCCTGGAATCTTTTGTTCCCTGTGTCTTTGCGACACTTCTTTTGCTTGCGTACATAATTTATAATAATTGTTGTTAAACTTTGTTCAAATATTATATACTAAATGGACTCCTGATCTTTAGTTTTAACCACCGTAAAAATTTTACTTCTAACCAAAGAGGAACAAAAAGAGGTCTTAATATATTAACTAATATAAATGAATTGATGTCATCAGAAGGGTTATCTTCTTCAAGTATAAAAGGGTTTACGTGATTTAACTTTGCAAACCCATACATGATTGGCCCGAGTAAGATTAACCCACCAATTACTATCAATATAATCCACCAAATACTCATTCTTCTTCGTTGTCTTTTTTATTGTCCTCGTCTTCTAAATCATCTATATCGTATCCTTTCAATCCGTATTGTTTTTTAATAACATCACTTTCAATATCTCTTAACCATTCTTCCGTAGATTTCATACTAAAATAATAACACGTCTTCTCCTCTCCACTTACGTATTGTTCCATGTAAGTCCTGAGTCCTACATATCTCCATATACATCTCTTCAGTGTCTCCTTTGACGTATTCGTATGGCTCTACATCCTGTATAAGTTTTGGATTAAGAGTCTTTCCTGTTTTCTTATGAAAGTACTCCGCTTGCGTTGGTGTTACATTCTGAAAAGTACATACAGCCCAAAGAAACCAATCAAGGTCACGATCGATGACCTCTTCCATGGTCATACCTTTCTTTTTAGTATACCACCAACGTACTATTGGCCATTCACCAAATCTATTCTTGTCTATTTTGTGTCTCACTTGTATTAAAATTAGCAGCCCATTTTAAGGTTTCATCGTCAAGTTTTATAATAGTTGCATATCTAAAATCTTCATCAAAAACACCATATCCTATACGATCACCTTCATATAAATATATTACCATCACATCAGTAACCATATGATAATTATATCGTTCTCCATCAGATTCTATCCAATATGTAACTATATTTCCAGCAGATTCAAAAGATATAATTTTGATATGTACAAAAGATACATCACTATCCAATAAATATCCCCTATCAGATTCATCGATAAAGTAACCTATAGGTTTTACTATTTCGACATTCTTGTTGATAAGTTTATAATTAACTTCTGGTTCCTGTGCTGCTGCCAAAAAACCAAACATACAAAAGATAAGCGTAATAATAAATTTCTTCATATTGTAATATATTAAAAAAGGAGCCTTTATCAAGCTCCTTTTCTTTGTTTGTTTAATTCATTAATAGTCCCAAACATGATAGTCAGTACCACTTAATGTCCATCCAGAAACGAGAGCATTGAAGTTAACCACATCACCATCGAATCTAAAGTTGTAGATATACTTATTACTTGCTCCCCAAGATGCTACGTAGTCAGCATCCTGATCAGCATCCTTACCAGTATTGATTGTTCTAGTGATTTTACGATCGGTAAATACCACATCATCACCACTAGGGTTAGCAATGCAGATATCGAACACAACAGTGATATTCTGAGGAACCGGCTGGGGGATTACAAGAGAGTTACCAAGTACCACGTGGTCTCCAGTGAAGAGTGTGTCGGTCTGTGCACTTACGTAATTGAGAGTAGTGTCTTTCTGTGTACCATACATGGCAGCAGGAGTATCAGTAAGAAGACTTGCAGTAGGAAGACGAAACCATCCATCTACATAAACACCTTCTGAACCGCTTGCGGGCACTGCAGGAACCGCAGCTACACCAGGAACCGCATCGTGATGTTCAATAGTGTGTTGAGGAGCAGCGTTACTATCCCAACAGTTAAGACCAACTACTGTATAAGCAGCGCCATTTACAAATGCATCAATAAGAACATAGTCCCAAACATCTGGTTTACCACCACTGTTTGCGGGTTGAATGTCATAGCCATTATCCTGAAGATACTTCCATCCATTGAAGAAATGCATAATTTCTCCACCAGTCATCTCAACAGCAAGGTCATACTCGGCTGGGATCGCCTTGTCTGTTTTTCTGAGTTGTTTGATAACATTGCTAGCCCATACTGTGTTACCCATATGGAGGTCATAGTCACCAGCAGCTCCATTATCAACTGTATAGTAAGACTTAATCTCTGCAACAAGAGCATCTGGGAGTGGTGCGGCGTTTGTGTAAGCACCCCAAGTATCTCCTTCTTTTACTCTTAATTTAGTTGCTGATGCAACAGCACTATAGGTCTTCTTAAGGTTTACCCAAGTATCAGTAGTGTCGTCATATGCAGGAACCTCAGGAACTGCAGCAACACCGGGGATAGAATCGCGATATTCACCGAAACTGATCTGCTTTACTCGCACCCACTTGATATTAGGATTGATAACCTCACCACGGAACTGAAGCCATGAGAGAGCGTGTCTGAATGTGAGTTCTACACGTTCGTGCTCTGCACCAACAGCACCATTCTGATGATGATTGTAAGCGGTCTGTGCCCAAAGAACATCATCAAACCCATCGGGATCATCAATAAGACTCTGTGTAAGAGCAGGGATATTTAATTTTAATGTATCGTTAACCCACTCAACAGTGTTGTCATACTGTGAGTATGCAGTAAATATAAAGTCGATACCTGTATAGTTATCGGACTTAGGCCAGTAGTAAGGACCACCGACGGCATTACCATCTTTATCATATTCTGCGTTCTTCATAAGATAACCACCGTTCACTGAAAACTCTCCAGGAACTACATAACCATAAACACCAAAATTGTCCTCCATTGCTGTGGTGTCTACAATAGCTTTAGTAGCAACAGAGGTGCCTGTGTTGAAGGTAATCTCTGATCTACCGAAGTTTCCGATTGTCATATCTTCCACCTTTGCACATCCGGCAAGGAGAAGCATAGCTGTAAATAAAATTGCAAAAAACTTTTTCATACGTAAATTTCTATTCTAATAATTTTTTCATCAAAATACATCATAAGTGTGTTGTTTCCATTCGTTCAAGTCAATCCCGAATGTATTATCTCCTACAGGCGTTTCTTTTTTTAATTCGGAGTTAAGAATGATTACTGTTATGACTCCACCTTTAGGATTTTCTTGTAACTGTTTCGTAATGTCTTTTGTACCAGTGACTTCTCCGTAATTATAAGTATCAACATCTATGTTGGTGTAATAAAGATAGTCAATCTGGGATGTCCAAGAGCTATTAATATCATCAGGCAACAGGTCCAAAATTGTAACTCGACTAGCAAACACAAGACTATCTGGTGTATGGAACTGCCCTGGTTTAATATCAAAAGTTGATATCTGTTTATTACCTGTCCAGACTGGGGTGTTTGTGAACATATTCTTTTTTGTTGATATTCCACTCACTGTGAAGTTTACTATGTCTCGAGCCTCAATCAGAGGACTATGATCGTCGTTAACTACAATGAACTGAATGACATATATGTATGATACGGGTTCGAGCATTTCATCAATATTATACACATACACGAGTTTTCCATTCTCAATAACCTCTTCAAAATCTGAGATGTCATTTGAGAGATATATCTCACGTTTATTCATTGCGAACACCTCACCTGGTTGATTCACTGTCTCATACTCATTACTAATAGGATTTCTTGCCCGTGTGCTCTTTGTAGAAGGAGTTTCCACATAGTATCGCCCACCTTCGTAATAAGTCTCTGTCCAAGGATTATCTTTACTATATATCAACAAGTCATATGTGTTATTCAATTCAACATCAATGAGTTCCCTCTTTCCTGTCTGTACTCGAGTCTCGGATAAAATCTTTCCCTGATTGAAAATCACAACGTTACATGTTGTTGGAAGAGTATAAAAGAGTGGTCCATAAAGGTCTTCATCCCAGTTATACTTAAGGGTATCTTGCCATCCTTCCTTCCACATAGCATTGATGTTTGCTTGTACCTGTACGTTAATCTTCAATGCAGTGTCTCCTTGGAGGTAGAGAGGTTTGCGCTCACACCCTATGAGTATACTCATTAATAACATTAATCCCAATACAACTTTCTTCCACATATCAAATCAAATGTTAAATTAAATCCAACTTCGGTTGGACCAAAATAGTTCATATTAAATCGTCTTGGAACAAAGTCACTAGCTCGTAAGTACCAGTTATAATAGTATTTAGTATCCCATGGCTGAGAGGCGTGATAGGCATCAAACCTCGTATTAAACCATCCAATCCGACCATACAACTCAAACTTCCATCTCGGGTGTTTCTTACATTGGAATACATATCCGTATCCCAATCCACATCCATATACTTCTCCTTGATATCCCAGGTCTTTGTTCCAAGCGCAGAAGTCATAGATAGCGGTATTTGCATAAACTCCAATCCAATGCCCTGTGTACTTGTTATTAAGATATTTTCGGATACCCGCGATTCCATTCAAGAGTTGATAGTAGAAGTAACTGTCATAATCCTTATGCCACCAAGGGAACGTATAATCAAACTCAAGACTCAACCCCCACAGGTGTGTGTAGAGTTCTGCTTGGACGTTTGGTGTGATTGCAAGATCGCTCAAAAGATTCGTTTTAACAGCGAGTATTGGGATAACCTTAAGGTTTGGTCGAATTAGGATTGTATCGCGAAAATAGATAGGTTTTTGGATGAATATAGTATCGTGTTTGAGCTCGGTTAAGATTATAGTGTCTCTTTCGATTTCTTTCATCACTTCCTTTATCACTACCGTGTCTCTTTCAATCTCTTTTATGACTTGTGGATATAAGAAATACACCTTAATATCAATTCTTCTGAGTCGTGGGAAGTACTTTTGATTAAGCTCTTTCCAATAGCCAGACCGAATAAGATCGTGTTTGACATCGTTGCTTGTAGAGAGAATCTTTAAGATTTTACCCTTCCAAGGTTCATTACTCGCTTCAATCAACTTATACAGCCCATCATAGTCTTCCGATATAGTTATCTCGTCATCAAGATTCAATATATCACGAACCGCATCAACACGTCCTTGAGCGAGTGCTCGGTTGCCTGAATAAGTACCTTCTGGTGAAGCAGTACCTGTGATTTTAATATATTTGATGTCGTCTTGATGTTCTTGGATGAACGGGAGTTGACTATTGACGAACTCTTGATAGTTTTCATCCTGGATGAACTCTGTAGTGTTGACTTTGAAGTAAAGTGTTGATGTCACTACGGTATCCCGTTGTTGGCTGTATCCGAGCCAACACATACAAAGTAAGGACAATATGAGTAGAAGTCTGCGCATTTATATAAAATATAAGGATTCTTAAATAACTTTAAGAATCCCGCGAGCCCCTGAGAAGAATCGAACTCCCATTTGATGATTACGAAACATCCGTACTAGCCGTTATACTACAAGGGCATTTGGTAGCAGTGGAACGACTCGAACGTTCAACCGACAACTTCAGAGGCTGCTGCTCTACCAATTGCGCTACACTGCTATCTGAGCAATCAACCGGGATCGAACCGATGTCTTATCCATACCAAGGATATGTTCTCGACCTGCTAAACTATGACTGCATAAAATAGTTGGAAGAGTGTTTGCTATAGACATTGACGATATGTTCTATATAATTTGTCAAAGAGGCTCTTATCGTATATTCGTCTACTATCCTAACTATTTGTACCCGGTAGAAGATTCGAACTCCTATGATCAGATCCGTATTCTGAAATCCTTCCATTGAATGAACCGGGCATTAACCTATTGATTATTAATTACTTAGGGAGAAAGACGGGACTCGAACCCGCATAAACTACATCCACAGTGTAGTGCCTAAACCAATTCGGCCACCTCCTCCATGTAGTCGAGAGACCCAGATTCGAACTGGGATTGGATCGGTATCAGCGATCTAGCCTTGACCTGTTAGCTGATCTCTCGAATTTGCAGGAGTTACAGGACTCGAACCCATATCGTTTGATTTGGAGTCAAAAATGCTAACCATTACACCAAACTCCTGTATAACCTATTGATTATCAATGTAGTGCAGGTAACCGGAATCGAACCGACATCTCAGGAGTGGAAGTCCTATACACTAGCCGTTGTGCTATACCTGCAATTTATTCGAGCAGCATACTGGTAACGCTCCAGCGTCTCGACATTGGCAATGTCGCATAATTACTTTTATACGAATGCTGCTTAGGAGTCTGGGATAGGACTCGAACCTACGTAAGTCATTGACTATCAACGGTTTTGCAGACCGCCTCCTGACCAACTCGGACACCCAGACATAATATTTCAAAGATCAAAAAAAATCACCCGAACTATCTCAGCTCAAGCGATCTCGTTTTATATGCGTAAAATTATTTTCTGAGACCTTACTTGAGCATAGTAGTGCGACCACACCAACCTTGATGCTGTCCGCGAATACCGATATGTCCAATGTTTGTTCTCATGTTATTATAATACAAAATATCTCTTAAAAATTTAAACCTTCATATACTTTTTTATTATATCTTGTGCTTTTTTAGAGATTGTTCCAGGAATATATTCAAGTCCACTATCCCAACCAGCATCTTCAAGCTTCTTTATTGATGATCTACCATCACCAATACTTAACCATTTAATATATGGGTCCCAGTTAAAACATATATCAAAGTCGTTTGCATCATCTATGTCAGTAAGTGAAAATGTATATTGTCTTCCATTGCATATCTCTTGTGCTTCGTGACGCATGTATATTGTCTCGGGGCAGAGAATATAAATATCATAGTTATCAATATCTTCAACCGCAATATCTTCAACCGCAACTATACAATCGTCTTCATTATATACTACTTCATATTCATCATCAAGGTCTCCAAGAGTCACATTCGACTTATTACCAAAGTACTTCTTACGCCTCTTCTGGTAGTACTCTTCACACTTCTTCCAATCGGGTTCATAGATAGTCACACCGTTGATTTTGATAGCAGATTTGATATTGTCATTAAAGACTCCTTCGTTTATAAATTCACTTAAACTTTTCATATCTTACCATCTTTTCCATTCATCCCAACCACGTTGAGTAACACCTTTCTGATCCTGAGGAAGAGCACCGCTTTCGTAGAACTCTTTACTTACATGTACTCTTTTTTCTCCATACTTAACTGTATTTAAATACATCCAATACTTATCATCACCAATTCTGTATCCTTTGACTGTTCCAAATCCTGGTAGCATGTCTTGCTCTACATCTAGTCCATCAACCTTTTTACAGTAGTTGATGATTCTAGCATAAAGATTTCGTCCATCTTTAACTGTTACCGTCGAAGGATTTATCTCATACCACTCTCTACTACTTCCCTGATAGTCACGGCAAAGAGCAACCCCGTCTCCGAAGAACTTCTTAATTACATAAGCAAGTTTCTCGGGAACTATTTTACTTTTGACGTTATCTGTAAAGAGACTTTCTTGTAGTGATTTCATACTAAACTTTCTTGTAAGGATTTTGGTTTCATAGTGTATTTACTATAACCAATGATACGGTTGAGTGGAACGAATCCACCAGTCCACTTCATCATCTTGCCTTTATAACTGAATACTATACCTTCGGCACTTCTGAGATTCTCTTCACCAATCTCCCTTAAAACATCTAACCACTTCTGTAAGAATTCGTTATCTTCGAGAGAACCTTCCCTTCTGATCTTTTCGGTGGCAACTTTCAAATCACCAAGAAGACTCTTGATGGTTCCATCTTGCCCGTCATTAACAAAACCACTGGTCACTTTAATAACATCAGCACCCATACTATAGAAGAAATTTTGAAGTGGTGTGAGTACAGTATTAACTACTTTACTAGATGTCTTATCAAGTTTAACAAAACCATCAAGATTATCCTGATATATTGCTTTGAGGTCCTTGAGAGATGCAGCTGTCTTATCTCCAAACACCCATCTCCTACAACAATCCATTGCTGCTTTATGATCCTCGCCTAACCACGGTTCATATTTCTCAACCCATTTAAAGAAGAGACTATATTTGAGACCTTCTATAGTAACATCTGGAGCACAATCGCATTGTTTTAAGAACTTCTGCCACTCACCCAACCATTTCTTTTCGAGTTTTGCAGTTTCCTCACTATACTTAATGATAACAGGAGGAGTGATCTTCGCATTGTCGATTCCCTCACAAGCCTTTTCCAACACATCTAGTCCTTTCTTGGTTACTTCTGTATTCTTCCATTCACTATCACTTTCTTGTTTTTCGTATATCCATATATTATGAAAGTCTACTTGATCAGAAGGATAGGGAATAGTATTTGTAGTTCCTGCAAGGATACATTCGCAGTTAACAACAAGTCTCTTAAGGGGCGATGGATTAAACCACTCTGGTCCGATCTTCCTAAACACAGCTTCAATGATCTTACCACCACGCGTGTAGTTATCAAGAGCATGGGGATTCTCCTTCCATTGTTCTGCAAAATCACTTAATGTCATTCCACCTTTCTCACTATTGAGATTGGTTTTATTGCGAATGAATACGACATCCCCTTTAGGATTCATACTTGCTTGCATACCAAATCCATCCATCTTCTCTGTCATACCTTCCATCTTGCCCCCGAACATGGTACGGATAAGTTCTTCGATATCATATCCAGTAAACTCATCCACATCATATGGATGGAGCATATGTCCACTTGCTCCACCTTCAAGAACTGGCTCATTAATAGATAGTCTTTCTGTAAAATATTGTGAAAAGTGTTTCATTACTTAAGATCTTTAAATTTAGCCCCATTAAGGAGAATATTGAGTGCGGATCCTGTATTTGCTGGAGCCGCGTCATCAGGTCCAGTTATCCCAGCACGATCAGTCTGTGGCATAACAGGACGTGGTGCTGCCCATGAAGGAGGAGTCTGTTTACGAGAAACAAATATGTCTCTATTCTTCTCTACAAGTTTGCCAATATCTTCTGCAGATTTGACATCTACACCAGCATCATTCAAATACTTAATTGCATCTGCAAGTATATTATCGTGTCCTTTGAAAAGTTCTACAACGCGCTTTGCAAGCTTATCACCTTTAAGAGCGGAACCAAAGATATTGTTTTGAGGAGCAGCCTTACCAACAGGAAGTTTTCCTCCGTCCCCTTTATTAGGTTTACTATCATCACCAATAATAGCTGCAATCATTCCCTGAACTATTTTAAGAAAATCCTGCACAGGCTCAGGGCCTTCAACCACCATACAACTAACATGAGCATCTGGATTCATAAGTCCGACCTGACTCCATCTGTGATGACCATCAATAATCCAGTTTTTACCTTTATCCTTATATACAAGCACAGGTACTGCAAAGTTTGCTCCAAAAGCACTACCATCAAACATCTGTGGAATACATCTTACTCCCCAGTCCTTCGTCGCCCACTTTGCCGAGTTCTCAATATCGATTTCTGATTGTGTAGGATAGAGGTCTGCACAAGAGATACTCTGGCCAGGAGAGGCTGTATATTTCTTTCCTTCCTCATTCTGTCCGTCAAAGAGGTCTTTAAGAGCAGCCATCCAAAGTTTAGTATTATCTCCACTCTGTGTCTTTCCAAGAATCTTATTTAGTTCATCAACAAAAACCTTCAAGTTGCCTTTCTTACTAAGGTCCTGAAGCATTTTATCACTGAGTTCTTTAACGTCTTCTGATTTTTCAAGCTTTTCAATTATATATTGTACAAGATGTTTCATGGATAAATAATCATCAAAAAAGGACCTCCCTTAAAGAGATCCTTTCGTGGTAGCCCGGGTGGGATTCGAACCCACATCTTTTTCGCTTTTGAGGCGAACACGTCTCCCAGTTGCGTCACCGGGCCATTATACTATTTCTTCACAACCCAGTCAGCAAGAGTAGTGATAAGAGGACCGAAGGTCTTATAACGAACCTCGAATCCATATGACTCAAGCCATCCCTTTGAAGAAGCATAAGCTACATTGGAGCCAGCGTCTTCACGTGGGTTGATATCAATGTCTATGTAACGGACAGGAACACCGCTTTCACGAATCCTCATGGCGACATCAAGTGATGCCTGCGTCTCAGCAGTCATTCTATCGAAGATTTCGGTCTTCTTGTAGCGTCTGGTCTTCCAACGACTGAACACACAGTGAGCGCCGTGCCCGTGTCCATCCCCATCACCTTTGTCATACATAGCGACTATAGTTGAGAATACAGTGTATGGTCCTTTGTTCTGTGAGTCGGTTCCAACCATCACATCAATATTCTGGTGGGTACTGTAGTACTCTTTCACATACTGCTCAATGTTGTCTAGCTTCTCTCCAGTAAACTTCTTAAATGAGAAAGCTCCATTTATCTTCTCTTGTTCCATGACTATATTTATTTAATCTTTTGCGGAGAGCACTGGAGTCGAACCAGATCCGGGTTTTAACCGAACGAACCGCCTTCCAAACGGACGCCCTCACCGTCGGGCTTTACTCTCCATTATAATGCGGAAGAAGGAGGAGTCGAACCCCAAGCCTTGTTTAAGGGCTCAATCCGCTTTCGAGACGGTTTCGGTCACCGTTCCGATTCTTCTTCCAAACCGTGCGGAGGGAAGAGGAGTCGAACCCCAGCCCAAAAGGACCAATCCGCTTTCAAGACGGTTCCCATCTCCGTCAGGGTTTGCCCTCCACAGTGTTGCGGTGGGAGTGGGGCTCGAACCCACGCGCCGGGTTTTAACCGACCTAACGGTTTAGCAAACCGTCCCCTTCACCAACTTGGGTATCCCACCGGGTACTTTATATCTCTTTATTCTGTAACATCCTCAGAGCTTCACGAGTACCAGGACATTTGTCATTGACATAGTCTTCATCGAATGCCCCGTTCTTGTCCCAACAAGCTTCTACGATTGCAATGTTGGAAACAATCACACCATCGATATTTTTACTCAGACCTTTGATCGCGGGTGTGAGATCATCGATGTTGGCCGGTTTCTCTCGCCCGACTAGCCAGACTTCATTGTGTCTGGTTACAACCTGACCCCATGTGACCTTGAAGATGTTTTTAAGGAACTCTCCTACCTGTGGCGTCTTCTTACCACGTTTTGAAATGATAATGCTGTAAACGTTATACATACTTAATGTTTTGTTTTTTGTTTATTGAGTTATATATAACAAAAAAGAGCTGCATCTTTTGTGCAACTCCGAAAAAAATCACTCGTATACTAAATTGCACAACTAACCGATAGTCCTATCGAGAGAACTACTCAATGACAATTCAATATTCGCATATGTTCTTTTCATATCCTGGAGCAGCACGCGAGATTCGAACTCGTACCTTAACCTTGGGAAGGTCATATGCTAACCACTAACACTAGTGCTGCATTTATGTAACTTATTGATTATCAATCAAATGCGGAAGGTAAGAGATTCGAACTCCTGGGCCGCTCACGCGACCAACGGTTTTCCTTACACACATTCCTTTCGGATCGTGGTCTGGACTCTATCTTAACCATATTGAAATCTTGCAAGATACCTTTAGCAGTGTTCCAATACACTATATTAATTCGGACTGGATTTCTTTTTAACCGAACTAAAGATAATTTCAACTTAGGTTCCTCCTGTATAGTCTCTACACACTGTCTAACTTATCGGTCTCACTACGTCAAGCTGGGAATTACTCCAACTCCGGACTTAAAAGTTTTAACATTGGCTCGGTATTACCATCAGCATTACCTGTTAAGGTTCTACCGAATTAGGGAGGTTCTACTTCTTTTCTTTCAAAAAGAGCACTCGAATTAAAAATCAAGACCGCCGCTTTAGACCACTCAGCCAACCTTCCAATATTTATATTAAAAATACTAATAACCCTTCAATTCTTTAAGTTTCTGTAATTCCTTTTTTGGTAACTCCCGTAGAGTAGCTCTCCAAATATCTGTTTCTACTGCATCATCAAGTTGTAATCCAAATATTCCACCCGCGGTTTCCGGAAAGAGATGATTGCATATAGTTTGATAAATACTCGACTGACCACCAAAGTTATAATACCAGCATCCCGACCATCCTTGGTGTTTATACCGTTCGATGTCTAATCCCATTATCTCTGCGAACGCATCTCGAATCTCAATTGATCTTGTATGATTCATCCAACGAAGATAATCCGGATCTCTCTTGATGCGCTTCTCTATAGAAGTCCCTCTTAACACCATCCGCACCCAATTCATAATCCTCAAGATGCACTTATTGTGGTCGCTCTCCGCAGCAATATAGTTTTTATACTCATGATCATCCGACTTTTGTATCTCTCGTCGAATCTCTCGTTGTCTCTCGGACAAGAGTTTGATCAGTCTGTTAAGTTCAATTACTTTACTTTTTAAGAATGGCGTCATACAAATATATATAACAAAAAAGAGAGCCTTGTTTAAGACTCTCTTTTCTCGACACAACACCAATTAGTTATTTTGATATGAAGGATAGTTACCATAATTTGTACGGTTACTTCACACTTCTATATTAGTATTTTCGTCTGTTATAGCATAGTTATCAAGTGAATCCAATACCTTGAGATGATACACGTATACGCCAGATACTCCTGGATTGGGAATAGTGAATGGAACGGGAGTGCCTTTATCAATATTTGTATATTCCTGAAGATATACTTCATTTCCATTTATAACCTGATATAATACCGCACGCTTCACGCCAGTACCACCATCAATCTTAAACTGTCCATTGATAATCTCGCCTTCTTCAGCATTAAAATCATTATCTCCAATAAGATGAAGTGTAAGAGATAACTGTTCCACTTTTTGAACAAGATCTTCATCTTTAATACCAGTCTTCCACTGATACTCTTCGAAATTATTTTCGGTTTCGATGGCAACAGTTAATCCGCGACGTCTTCTGGCTATAGGTATATTTGCACAAGCTTCCTCTATTGATGACCATGGACCATAAAGCGCGTCTACATTGGCTACAGGAGACGTTACAAGAACCGGTTTTGATATATTAAACGATTTTGGCAATACCATATATTATATGTATGATTTTTTTTTACTTAATAAATGATAAAGAAACATTGGTATTGGGGGATATTCCGGGAAAATATATTTCGTATAGATTATACTCGATATCATTAAGAACAAATGTCCCGTTTAATTTAACAAAATCATCAAGTAATGATTCGTTGTTTGCTGTTATGGCTTTGCTTATTCTATAGTTTTTATATAACGCCACATATAAGTATTGTTGGCTTGTGCCAGTAACCACAGACATCGATGTTGTATGTGCGAGCGCAGGTACTCGTTCGGGTGCGGTTTGAATAGTCACTGCTGTACTCAATGATCCGTAATAAGCGGGATAATCAAGTGTTTGAGGAGGTGTTGGTGTCCCACCATGATAACTAGTCCATTGACAAATAAGCAAGTCATTATATTCTATTGGATTACTTTCCCATAGAATATAATCTTCTCTATCAGCGAATGCTCTACATAGATTATTATCTATATCATCAAACACATATCCTATACGTGCTTGTAATGAGTCTTTTATAAATTTTTGTACCTTCTCACCGGACACTGGGCGTCCAAATGTTGATTCATCCCCTTCCCAATCCTGATGTTTGTTTATATCAATATTCCAAATCTTTTTACTCATACATAAATAATAACAAAAAAAGAGACCCGTTAAGAGTCTCTATTGTAGAAATTCATTTTAGTCTATCCTATAAATTCCAATATTTCTTTTTTGATTTCATGTAATCGAACCGAACCATAATCACCACCCATCAAATCAAATAAGCTCCCATCTCGAGGGAAGTACGTGTCTACAATATGTAATATTAGATTTCGATATGTTATCCAGGTTCTCCACGAGGTGTGTTCAATCTCGCCTTCTTTCAATCCGAGCGCTTCCTGAATCCAAGGATATATATTTACGCCTTGATATCCTTTAAACATCCGCTGATTGATAAGCCCAGATGTTTTCATTGACGCGATCTCAATTGAGTCTCCTTTCAGTAGGTATCTCACCCATTGAATTATCTTGAGAATAGCTTGATCACAACACCTCTCCAAGTATTCGGGAGAATCAGAATGTGTAAGTTTACAGGATTTCCTTAATGTCTCTAGTCTCTCCATGAACTTTTGAAGTAGGTCAGTTACCCGATCAAGTGTCTCTCTGTGTTGTGAATCAAGATGATTTAAGTCGTACATAAATTTATATAACAAAAGAAGGCCCTACCTTTAGTAAGACCTTTCTTATGGTTATGCATTATCATACATCTCCATTACAATCTCACGAGATTTTCGTTTACACTCTTCACAGTAATCAAAATACTCTTGAAAGGCCTCTGGTTTGGTGTCTCGTTGTCTGTTGATAGCTATCTCGTCATCGACAGTATACTTCTCGCGAATAAACCCGACAATCAACTCCACATACTTATCTCGGTTCTCCTCGAAGTATTCGTCTCCAGATACTTCGTCATAATCGCTAATTTTTTCAAGATAAGGCTCATCTAACTTCACACCATCTCTATAGTATATATATCCAAGAGACCACTCGGCACCCACAACCACACCATCCTCTATATGACGGAGTTTCTTCCCTTCATCTGCTATTATTGTATTTCCTTTTATTATCATATTTTTACATGTTAATTTATGCTATTGCTGAAATTATTGATGCGTAAGAATTCCAGTTTGATGCAGTCTGATAATCTATTACACTTCCTGATGGAACATAGATATTTTGCACAACAGTGGTTCCTGGGAGAGTATACGGATATATTGTCGGTGGAGTGGTTGGGAGACTGGTGATGGTCGTTAGGTGAGAGCAACCATTAAATGCATTACTTCCAATGCTAGTAACAGAACTACCAATTGTAACTGATATTAACCCTGTACAGTCACCAAACGCGGAGTTGCCAATAGTTGTGACGGAATTGCCAATTATAATTGTTGTTAATCCAGTACATTTATAAAACACACTATTATTAATTGTTGTAACAGTATTTGGAATATTGATAGAATTAAGCCACGTTTGTTCATAAAACGCATATGTTCCAATTATATTAACACCTTCTCCTAAAATTACACGTTCTATTGAAGAACATTGATAAAACACAGCATTACTACTATCTATACGGAAACAATTATTTGGTATATCACAGCATATTGTCACCTCAACCAATCCGGTACAAGAGTAGAACGCCCCCGAACTAATTGATGTAATAGATGATGGAAGAGTAATTGAATTTAATCCGGAGCAATTTTGAAAAGCGTATTGTCTGATTGTTGTGACTGAATTTGGAATATTGATTGATGTCAACCCAGTACATCCTTCAAATGCATAAGAATCAATTGATGTAACTGTATTCGGAATAACTGAGTTTTTACACCCAAAATAAAGAATATTAGTTGATGTTCCAATAATACAATCATGTCCCCCATTAGAGCTACCATCATTATATACAGTATTACTAGAATCAACCGTTATACTTGATAAAGAAGTGCACCCAGCAAACGCTTCATACATAATACTAGTACAAGCAATTGGAATATTAATTGAAGTTAATCCTGTACAATTTTGGAATGCGTTTGATCCAATTGATGTAATAGATGATGGGAGAGTGATTGAAGTTAATCCAGTACACCCATAAAAAGCCCCATTTCCAATATTTAAAACTCCTTGGGGAATGACTGAATTTTTACACCCAATATATAAATAATTATTCGATTTCCTAATAATACAATTACTACCACCAACATTTCTACCATCATAATATGTGGAGTTACCATAATCAACTGTTATGCTTGACACCGAATAACATCCATAAAATGAGTTAGACTGCAGTGATGTAACCGAAGATGGAATATTGATTGATGCTAAATTCGAACAGAAATAAAATGCAGAATAATCAATTGTAGTAACAGTATTAGGAATATTGATTGAAGTCAATCCTGTACATTCATCAAATGCATAATTATTGATTCTTACAACCCCTTGTGGAATAACTGAATTTTTACATCCACAATAAAGAATATTATTCGATGTCCCAATAATACAATCATGTCCATCAGCAGCACTACCATCATTAAATGTTGGATTGCTAGGATCAACTGTTATACTTGCTAATAATGGACAATTCTTAAACACTGAAGTTTCAATTGTTGTAACAGAACTACCTATAGTTATCGATGTTAACCCGGAGCAATTTTGAAAAGCGTATTGTCTGATTGTTGTGACGGAATTTGGAATAACAATTGTATCTATCCAATCGATTCCATCAAACACATTTGACCCAATATCGACTATTCCTTCACCCAAAGTAATGCTTTCAATATTTTCACACCCATTAAATGCTGAATATGATTTATCAAAATCAAAACAATGAGATGGAATATTACAATACATTGTAACATCTGTTAATCCTGTACAATTTCTGAATACTCCCCCTCCCATTGATGTAACAGATGAAGGAAGAGTGATTGATATTAATCCCGTACAACCCTCAAACGCACCAGAAACAATTGTTGTAACGGATGACGGAATATTGATTGATACCAATCCAGTACAGTTTTGAAATGCCCTATTATTAATTGTTGTAACGGATGATGGAATATTGATTGATGTCAATCCAGTACAATTCTGGAACGTATAATTATTAATTGTTGTAACGGATGATGGAATATTGATTGATGTCAATCCAGTACATCCATAAAATGCCGAACTACCAATCGATGTAACTGATGATGGGAGAGTGATCGATGTTATATTTGGACAATTAGAAAATGCACTATTACCAATAGCTGTAACGGAATTTCCCATTGTAACAGATGTTAATCCAGTACATCCATCGAATACATCCTGACCAATTGTTATAACTGAATTTGGGATAATAATGGATGTCAACCATTGTTGAACATTAAACGCTCGTGATCCAATATTAATAACTCCTTCCCCCAAAGTAACGTTCCTGATATTTGGACAATTAAAAAAACAACTGTATGTTTGTGATATATTAAAACAATTGTCGGGTACATCACAATACATTATAACATCTGTTAATCCCGTACAACCCTCAAACGCTTGATTAGCAATCGTAGTAACAGTGCTGGGGATAGTTATAGAATCCAACCAATCCAGCCAATTATTGTAACCATAAAAAGCTCGTTGTCCGATCGATGTTACACCTTCTCCTAAAGTAATACTTCTTATATTTGCACAATTATAAAAGCGCGCGCTGTCTGTTCTTGAAAAACAATAGGATGGAACATCACAATACATAGTTACACTAGTTAATCCAGTACAATTCTGAAAAGCCTGCGCTTCTAGTGTTATGACTGATGATGGAATGGTGATTGATGTTATTCCCACACTAGTGAACACATAACTCTTAATTGTTGTAACTGATGATGGGATATTAATTGAAGATAATTTCGAACAATTATAAAATGCATTATATTCAATAGTCTGAATATTATTTGGAATAATGACTGATTCTAATTTTGTGCACCCGTAGAAACATCCTTTAGGTATAGTTCTCAATCCAGTAAAATGTCTAAATTCATCAAAATTGGTGCAGTTGTCTCTAAATGCATTATCATATGAGAATATACTATAATTCTGTGTAGCTACGATATCAGAATCCAACACCTGTTCAGCTTCTTCTATAAGCATTTTATCATAACTTGCACAAAGACCTTTACTATGGAGATTATTATAAACTACATCCATAGCCCATGGGTTAACAGCACGTGAGATAGCAATAGTATCGTCTTGATAACCAAAGGTCTTTGTTGGGGGGTTAGATTGATTAGTAACATAAGAATCATCCACAACCTTTCTCAATACAAGAACAACTGAACCTGATACGTAACCTGCAGCGGGTTCTTGTAATAAAGCAACTGTACAAGATTCATTATCATAAGTCACTATACTTGCATACTGTGCAATATCTCCGGTCAGAGACCAAGCAGCATACATATTACCAGTAATACCTTCAGTACTATAAACAACACTATATACGTTTTGTTCTTCAAGAGTTATCTGGCCAGGACCATCAATGGAAATCTGTGAAGATGAAGGATATTTACGTTTCTGTACTTCAACCTCTAGTCTACCAGAAATAGTACCACCACCAGTTCGATGATAGGTACATACTATCTCGATAGTCTGAGTGGCTCCACCAGTTTCAGATGATGTATAAATACCAGTGTCTGATCCGATTTGATCGTCATGCCTTAATCCACTTGTGGCTATTCTATATGTATAATATCCATCCTGATCTTCGATACCCACAGCAACACCGGTATATTGAATAGAACCACTACCTTCAAGTACTGTAGTAGGACCTGTGATATAAATAGCGGGTGGAGCAACGATATAGAATGCTGCGGAGGGGTCAAATACATTAGGACCAAAGACATTAATGAAGAAATCCACATCTTCTTGAGAACGGATACTCTCAACGGATGCGTGTCCCAGGAGAGTTACTTTACCAGTTTTCTCTGGATCTGCCGCGAGAATAAATTCACCAATAGAATGAAGATCATCTATATCTATATTCTCCCATACAATATTATCCATATATACCGAACAATCAGCATCCGGTGTGGTCTTATTATCTAACCAATTAAGGAAGAAAGTAGGATCATTTGTGAGATTAGGACAGTTAGTTATATCGATTGTGTGAATATTTGCCGCATTATTCTGTACAGTTACTGTATTGAGTGAGAAAAAGTTATCAAGAACCAATGACTGAATTAATCCTGGCAACATAAGGGTTGAAAGTGGTGCCGCATGCGGAAGATCAATACTCGCAAGGTTGGTGCAGTTTCTCACATCAACTGTTTTTAAATAATTATTCTCACTGAGATCCACTCTACCAATACCAGTATATCCAACCATCTGGAAATCCTCAAGATACTTGAAGTTAGCTAATCCCTCAAGTCTTGTCATACCAGTATTCACCTGGGAGCTGAGAGTACCGAGTACGAGAGTAGTGAGATTAGAGTCAAATGCTGTAGTGTTTACTCTTCCAAAATTAATTTCATCAATCTGTTGACTAATTTTTGAAAGATCTAACTCTTTAAAATATACAGCATTATATACCTTAATGGTCGTACCAATATAGTATCTTTCTGTCATTGTGAAGTCGATAGGTACATCTTCTTGCCCTTCAACTCCAAGAACCATTGGTCTCTCCAATCCATAACCAAAGATCTGTCCATTAACCGCAGGAATCACAGTGATAATATCATTTGGAGTAGGATCACCACCAAATGGTTTAATTTCGACACGATTACCAAGATAAGCGTCGGTACCATTGATTGCATCATAGTTTGCAAACCTATGACTTAACCACCACTGCCTATGACTCTTACGAGGGCCTTGAAGTTTTGCGAGTTGGGTTTTATCAGAGATATTTATATACTTATATTTATAATCTTCATTGTGTGTTCTTTCTGCCCATGATGCTGATTGTTTGATATTAAACATATCAATAACATTAGCATAGCTCATTCCAGCGTTATAGATAGCCCCATCCATCTTTCTCACTATCTCCATAAACTCATCATCAGACTCGAGGTTATTCCACAACACACTATCGTGTCCAGCATAACAATAAGCCGCTGGATTATCAGGATCCTTACTTTGACGGTCAATATTATATCCGAATTTCAAAGCGCCATCATTACGAACACCATTAATAGTATCATTATCATAATTGATATAATACCAATGAAGTCCATCTTCTGTGGTAAACATAGCGTTCTTAACGGTCTGGTCGACTGCACCAAAACGCATAAGGTAGACATAGTAAGCGGCTACTTTATAAACATCAAGATAATTCCACTTTTCTGATTTAAACTTATTCCAAAGAGTGTCATTATCTTTAACCATTTTACCATCTTGTACTTTAGATGCCCCCATGGTACTATTAATCCAAGTAGCGACTCTCTTCAAAGCGCTGTTGGGTCCTTCCGCGCGCTCCGCCTCGGATGGCTTGCCACTATCATCAGGATAACGAGCTTCAAACGAATACCTCCACCCATCATGATCGGTGCTTGTCCAGTGGGATACGTCGGTAAATAAGTTACATGGGTAATCGCCGTTCACCACTTCCCAACACTCCATATGACTATTGTCAAACCCAGGAATTGACTTAAATCCAAATACAGATTCCGTACTCTTATCATTATTCCAGTTATACTTACCTAGGAATATAAGAGGATCACCTTCATGCTCGTGATAGAAAAGAGTGATAGGGAAACCATCCACAGTTGTTCTTACATCATATTCATAATCTTCCTGCTCCGCACAGAATTGTGCCATGGTCTTACCAGGAGCAATAGTCTCCGCACCGCTTCCAACAAATGTTGATTTAAGATAGAATCTATCATCAACATCGTTTACGTTCAAACGAGCATTCTTCATATAGTTATTCCACATCCTAGCAACGCCCGTATTATGTGTTGATGATGATTCTGCATAGTCTGCCTTCAAACACCACGTCTTAACAGGTTGAGCACCGTCTTTAAATGAATATAAACGATCGTCACCGGTCAACTCATTTCCTTCCCAGTCATACATCTGTGTGGTATAACGAGGTTGAGTTTCATCTTTGTTATCCGCTTGCGTGTAGAATCGGAAGTTCTTTCGAGGATATGCCATTGACGATGTACCCTGACAACGCATAGATGGGTTAATGAGAGTCATATTCTTAGTTGGATCTTGATAGTTAATAACTTCTATCTTATCCATCCTCACATAAGTACCTTTATCATCTTTAGTGAAATGTTGAAGTCTATCTACGTCGCCCGTGATAACGATAATTGGTGTACGAGCAGCAAGTTTATTATCTGACATTCTCTCTGTGTTCTCTACGTAGACATCGTTTCTATCATATGCACTGACTAAATCTTCAACAGTATCCTGATAAAGAATGAAGTTATTAAGAACTTCGTTATCGGTGAGTGCGCGGGGATAACAACGAATCTGTTTTACTCGGACATTTGCGTCGTCTGTTCCAATAAACTCAATTGTTTTTGGTGATATAAACGAGTCGGATGCTGCGTAATCTGCAGCTCCTGTCATAATACCATCAACATATATAAACATCATTCCTGGATGTGCCCCTGTGTTGAGTGGGTATACTACGACATCAATACGTATATTCTCCTCGGGTTTGTATCTAGTTGCTAGTGTTGTTCCTGTGGCTGTGGAGCTTGTTATAAATGATATTTCGCTGGTGGTGATTAAAAGACCATTTCCATTGTTTGTTAGGTCGAGCACCGGAGTGGTCTCATCAAGGACTCTGGCGGTTTCAAATTCAATACCGAAAGTAAATCCTGTACCTTTAATATCATTTGCAAATGGTGCATAATCTGTCACGAATGAAGCACCATCCGGAATAACCAATCTACCATTACTCCATCCCGAGTTTTCGTTCCAATCAAACCCATTCAATTCCCCGGCCCACCCAGCAAACGACCAGTCATCTCTATCTTCAGAACTATTAGTACGGTCAGAACCAGAGAACTCAAAGACTGTTCCTGTTATCTGGTGAAGGTCATAACTTGATGTTTCTATATAAGCGTTAAATGTAAGAGTGGTGTTATCGCAAGAGAACTCCAAAGGAGTAGTTGTATCTGTATATGAACGAATAACATACTCATATGCTGTTCTATTCCTAAGCTCATATGAAGACTCGGATTGTCCGAGAGTGATTGTCATTGGATAAGATGCTTTATTGGTTTTAGAATAGATGCTATATCCAATAGTATATTCTTCATACTGAACAGGCCCATGAAGAGGAATTGGTTGAGTAAATGCATCAATAATCCCTATGTTCTGTGGAATAGAGAATTTGGTTAAGATTGTGGTTCCTGTGAGATTATCATCATTGATAATAAAATCTCTGTATAGAACATCGGAATAGAATCTCACACCATTAGATGTCTCCACATAAATACGATACTGAAGGTTGTGTCGTCCAGAAGCCATGCCAGAAAGAGGAATGGTCTTAACACCAGATCCCTGAACAGCTATATAGTTATCTGTATGAGCATCGTATGGTAGTTTGTTGCCATCAATATACCACTCCAGGTACTTCACTCCTGAACCGGCATAGTCGAACGCTACTGTAAGATTGTCTTGATTTGTATAAATGGTTGTAGTATCAAAGTCATCTGAAAGTGAGAGATTAACTGCATCAAAAGTGGCGCCAATAGTGGTTGATGCTTTTGATATCTGGCCTTTGATAGTAATCAATATTTCATTTGTCCCCTCATGGAGATATTTATCTATATTAAAATTCGCAGTAGCGCCAGCATGATAACTCTCGTTTACGGTAGTAATAGTTCCGCTATGCTGAATAGTATATATTACATTAACGGATTCGGCGAATGGTTGATCGTCTTTGTTTTTAGTAATAAAGGTAAATCTAATATAATTTCCAGTTGATCCATAGAACACAGCAGTATATCCACCAGCTGGGTCAATGAGAGTGGCTTCCATTTTATATAGAGCCTCCATCTGTATTTCATCAACAATAAGATCTGTACGGGTTGGATCCTCTATCCAAGCATCACGCGCCACATCGTCTTTAAAAAACAAATGACGAGCCGTATCTGCATCGTAATACCCAACTCCAATTTTATCTTTAATATAATTTTGTACAGCATAGCCGCTTGCAGGTTCACCGTGAGGACCCGCTGCTGCAAAATCCATAAAACTATTTAATTTACCATTATATAAATCTTTTGCCATATTCATTAACTATTTTTCCACGCATCTGTATTGACCCATGGTTTATCATTTATCCAATACCCTTTTCCAAAACAAGACCTAATTGCAGTCCACACAAGAACAAGTCCCTTGTAGACAGCAGATATTGCTCGTTCTCCAAAGAACTCTTGTGACTGACCATAATAATCCTTATATATCATTATTCTTCGTAGATATGATAAATTTTATCTTCATCAATCTGTCCTGATTGAACTAATGCATTATACTCATCTTCTGTTAAAAAAACGTCACGATCAAACATATCCAACAACACCTTTTGAAGGACGTCGCCGGTAATCGCCATATGAGAATTTTCGTAAATTCTATTTATAATTTCTTGTCTGATATTGCTCATACATAAATAATAAAAGACCACCGAGTGGTGGTCTCTTAGTTGAATATTTATAAATATAGATAATAATTAAAATTATTTCATTCCCATTAACCAACCATCATCTAAATATTGTTGAATTAATTCAGGACTAACTCTTTTTATTTGATTTTCTTTATGAATATATTTTAATCCTTTACAGGGACCACATTTGCCATTGTTATAATTTTTGAATGCTGACATTTTGAGTTCTCCTGATAAATATCTGTGGTCATTAATTGAAACAGAAAAACTTTTTTCTTCTGGGTGATTTGGATCATAAACAGTTATCATTCCTTTATTTCGAGACGTCATTCTTTTCTCCCAACCGTCATCCAAATATTCATCAAGTTCTGATGGATCAATGTATTTATTAATTCCATTTTTACATATACCTATAAAATTTTTTATAGGATGCACATTTCTTCCAACCATCCATCCATCATTAACGTATGAATCGATTAAAGACTTGTTAATGCATAATCTTCTATCATCTTTATATATCCATATTTTACCTTTAGTTGGACTTATTCTACCTCTACATTTATTTCTGATTTCCCATCCATCTTTAAGATAATCATTTAATTCTATTTTTTTGATTGTTTTATATTCGCCGTTTTTATACACACATGTATAATCCTTGAATCCTTTATTACCTTTAGAAACAATTGTTAGTTCACCCGATTGATATCGTGGGTCTGTTGTAAAAGTTCTAAAACAATCTCCATTTCTATCTCTTACTGTGACCAATCCGGAATTTACAGACACCAATTCTCCTGATAAATATCTCGGATCGTTAACAGACACATCAAAACATTTATCATTTGAATCTTTTACTGTTACTAATCCTTTAGTTGAACAATCTGTATAAGACCCCACACCACCTTCCAACATATTTAAACACAATATATTAGATAACATTTTTTCATTAACTATTTCCTTTTCATAATTTAACGCTTCTTCTCTAGTATCAAAATATTTAAGTATTTCTTTAACAAATTGTTCTTTTCCAAATAACTTACATAACCGAGTTATTCTAACTCCACTACCCATATAGTTATCATTAATATTATTTGTACTGTGAATTCCATAATAATATTCCCCGGTCTTTGTGTTGGTTATCTTATAAAAATAATGATATTTCTTTTGACTGTGCATAGATTCTTAATGTTTTTATATATAAAAAATAAAGACCTTTCGGTCTTTAATTAAATTATTAACTTATTAAATTTCAATCTACACCATCAAATCTTTATATTCTCCAATATTGATGTGATGATTAAATATTGATCCTGAAACACCCTTTGTTATAACAGAATGACAATCAAAATTATGAATAGACTCACGATGCACACAAACTACCCTCCAATCTCTAATTCGGTTATCACTGTTTAATTCTTCAGCCATTTTTCTTACAGCTTCTTCAACAAACATTGGCTGTGCCCCCATTTCACCATGTGCCTGTTCATCTTCCCTTTTACAAAACACCATAGTTTCATTAGGGAGAGCATTTCTACAATGATCAATAATATCTTCAATCCAAATAATCTCTTCAGATTCTACAGACACACGACACACACTTCTCTGATTATGAGGAGCAGCATATACTCCTCGGGTCATAGCTGCATGTTGAGCAAGTGCAGTGCTGCATGTGCAAACGCTTTGATATATATAATCTACAATGACAACTTTCTTAAATTCACCACTTTTATCAATATTACAATCAAATGTAACATTATAAACCTGATAACCACCGTTCAAATTTCCATTTTCATCCCTACTTCTCAGAGACGGCAACCAAAGATAATAAGGAAAGTTCATTAGTACATGAGCATCAAAAGAATTCATTTTCTTTTGATAATCGCGAAGGATACCCTCAAGACGATTGATATCAAAAATAACATCTCTGGTTGGAATCCATTCTCGAATAAGTCTTGACATATTTATTCCAAAATGATCACTATCTAAATCATTTTCGGCATAAATTGTGGCGAGAACCTGTTGAGTTCCCCCATCTTTTTGTTTTACTGTAACAGGAACCTTGAAATTTTGAATACCAACAAATGGGATAGCCAATCCCTTAAACTCCCCATTCTGCAGATCTGGCATCGAATCGAGATATTCCTGAGAAGGAACAAAATCTTTATCATAGGATCTCTTAAGATCCATCACTTTTACATCTTTATTCATCATGATAAAATATATTTAATGTTCACTAATAATTAAAACATTATAAAATTTTTGATTTAACAGAGAGAAAAAGAAAAGATGACCAATAAGTCACCTTTTCAAAAATTTTTAATTATACGCGAGTTTTGATAGCAATAATCTTAATTATTCAGCAGATGCGTTATTTCCAGGAACCGCATCAACATCTGTCCACCAGTCTGACTTAAACTTAACAGTAAGTTCAGCGGCATCAAGGGTTTCATAGTTATACTCGTTAAGACCATCTGGAGAATCAGCCATCATAACATCCTTAAATACTACATCTTCAATAACATCACCTGCGCGGTTTGCGATTTTAACTTCAAAGGCTTCGGCGCAGTAGTCCTTTTTAAGAACCTTCTCACCAGTAAGGATATTATAACCGAGTCTTGCCCATGCCTTAATTAATCTATAAAGATAATTGTCGGTTTCATTTTTAAGGTTAAGAGCAAATTTAATTTCTATTTCAGCACTTGTATCATCAAGACCTGGCAGAATGTATGTACGGGTTGTACCCATGAACTTTTGTGTGTTTGTACCAGCGGTCTTATGAAGTGCGCCGAGACCAGAGATACTTAATACTTGTTCTGTTATTTGAGTTTCTTCCTCTGGAAAATCTGCTTTAAGAGCAGCAGGTAGTGTGAAAGATACCTCAAACATATTAACATGCATAGGATCCCATTTATTGATCCCAGCTTTTGAATTCGTTATGTGTGGTAAAGCCATATTATTGTCTATTTATTTATTTAATTTAATAATAAACCTTAAGAACAAACTAAATTAAACATTAGAGTTTGTTAATTATATTCATAAACAGAAACAAAAGTATGAATGAGAAAGTAACTGAAAAGTGGTTTGAGGAAAATGGCTGGACTCCTTCGATATTTTATCTTAATAACACTATTGATGGTCGTGGCCGAGTCACTACCGAACGTATAATCACTTATATGTTGAATAACGGAAGTACCACTTTAAAGGGTTATAGCCAGGCCCGTTGGGACCACACCATTCGTGTAACTCGAGATAAGAGAGGTAAGGTTGTGGGAGCAAGTAACTGGTATAGTCTTTCGGTATCCGGAAAGGGATTTCATATTGAAAATAGGATTGCGTATCGCAGGTTTAGTATCGAGCAGGTGGAGTCCGCTCTTAAAATAGTTGGATTGAAGTAGATATGTTTCACTGGGAGACAATGGAGATGGTGTTTCGGGTGCCTGGTAAAGGGAGGCCGAGGATGATGAAGGTCGAAGGTTGTAAAAGACTCCTTGATGGGTTTGCAGCAGTCTTAAAGAAGTACCCGGATGCCGAGTTTATTTCATTTAATGGTTATCAGTATAAAACTAAAGCATAATATGATAAACTCAGATATAATAAACCCGGAAAACGCTCTTTGGTACTACACTAAAGGAGAAATAACAAAGGAAGAATATTTGCAATTATGTCCTTGGGAAAGAAAATATTACGAAAAGAAAAATATTGATGATGAATGGCGCAAGATAGAGGAGTTGGATTTATAACATAAGAAGATAAAAATTAGATTTATGACACCAGAAGAAAAACAACTGTTACTGAAAGACCTTTTTACAAGGTTGCCTTTTGGAGTAAAAGCACACATTATTGGAGATGGCTTTTATGATGCGAGAGAGCCATACGATACAACACTGACTGCCAGACAACACTATGTCTTAGTCGATTTTCTTAGAGATAGAGAACTAATCATAGAGCCATATCTTCGCCCACTAATTGATATGACCGAAGAGGAGAGGAAAGAACTTGAAGACAAAGCCTGGTGTATTGCGGTAGCAAATGAGGTAATGACTACGCCAGAAGGGTTTGATTGGCTTAATGAACATCATTTTGACTATCGGGGTTTAATTGAGAAAGGTCTTGCATTGGTGGCGCCCGCAGGAATGTATGTGAAAGAAACGGTTGGAGTGAAGGAATCACCCCTAAAAACATTCCCAAAAATAAATGAATTTGATGAGGATTCGAGTTATAGAGGATAAAATTATGACACAGGAAGAAAGAATAACAATATGTAAGATATTACGAAAAGAAACTTGTTGTGGTATGATGGATGCCTCAAATGCGTTAAATACAATTATTGAGGCACTAAAAGCAAAGCCGGTAGTTATTTTAGATAATCCGCGACGTTTACATATAACTTATAATTGGATATAATATGAAACAAGAAGATAAGGAGCTATTACTGAAAGACCTATGCGCTAGATTTCCTCACGATGTTATAGTAGAAAGACTATATATACCAGAAAATAATGGATTCTCTTGCGAATTGTCTTACCGAGATTTCGAATTATTGAATGATGATAATTGGAGTATTAAACCATATCTCCGTCCAATGTCAAGTATGACCAAGGAAGAGAAGTACACATACAGGCACATGCTTGGGGCTACGCTCAACAGTGAGGGAGAATCCATTATGTTTGTTTATGTGGAAGATTTTCCTACGGTCATTGATTGGCTCAATGCTCATTACTTCGACTATCGTGGTTTAATTGAGAAAGGTCTTGCTCTTGAAGCGCCAGAAGGAATGTATAGATTGGTGAAAAAATGAGAATCAACACAGGAATACCAGTAAAGAACCTGAGTGATGAGCACTTGAGAGCCGAAGAAGCAGAAATCGCTATGTGTCCGGGTTTTTATAATAGAGTATGGAAAGGGAAGTCGGACATCCCTTTAAAGTTCACTCTTAATAAAGGTCACATCTCGTTTTTTATGAATAAAAAGACATGGACTCTAAAAAGATACAAAGAGCTTCATGAAGAATGTCTTCGAAGAGGATTTACAGGGATTAAAGATAAGTCTGAGAGGTGGAATACATGGAATTCAAAAGAAGATATAGATTATACGCCTACAATTAGGGATTCGCTAATCGTTAAAGAACGAATCATATCTAAAATAAAAAACTCAACAGGACAGTTTCATTATCATCGAAAAAGGATAGAAAAAGGAGATCTTATTGATCTCCTTTTTTAATCCATATCCACTTCGTTTGTCCGCTGTCATATATTCGCAAATACCCCGCTTCATCCATCACTTGACGTTCAGTCCAGGTTCCGTCGTTTTTTTCCTTGATGCCTTTTTTTACAATTGCACCTTTAGTAAATGAAGTTCTATGATATCTTATTAAAGTCTTAGGATCAATATACCAATACGAACTATTAATTTGTCCATCGGACTCAAATCCTAACTTATCATATACATTACCATTACTTATATCGTTTGAAGCATATGAATACACCATATTTGGTTTATAATCATTAACAAAATGTTTGAACAATTTACCGGCTGCCCCAATAACTTGCGTATTTAATAATGAACAGAATCGGATAAGTTCCCACTCATTTTTATCGGTCTTCAAGACAGACGAACCCACAGCTCCTCGTTTGTGACCAAAAGTCATTACACTAACCAACTTACCTTCATAACGAAGACCAAGACCAACCTTAAAAATAGATTTCCCCTGAATGTGATTCTTATCCAAAAAATCTAAATACTCCGAGTTGTTTTCACAAATTTCTACTATGCATTTCCTAGCATATATTTTGTTTTCAGAACACCCAAGCTTGGAAAGTATCATACTTCTAACAATGTCTGGTTTCCATCGAATCCAGTCTTCCCAAATATGTAATAACCTAATATTCCTCTCTTTACATCTCATAGTTTTGGATTCGTGATATCTATGGTCTTTATATCTATCACTATGAGACAACACACCATTACATTCAATAGCAAAATGTTTTGATGGGATGTATATATCTAATTCTTTCTTATCATGCATCAGTCCGCGAGCATTTGTCTTATATTGAATATTATATTCATCTAATATTTGTTGAACAAACAATTCAATTGATGTATTTTTCGTATTATCATCGCCAACAGGCAATATCTTTGTACATGGTTCAGTATGATCACGAACTCGATCTCGATATATACCAGACGGACATATAAAGAACTTCTCTGTACATTTGTTACATAGAGGATGAGGACATTTGCATATCCATTCGTCATTCTCTGTATATCCTATAAGAAAATCCTTCCTAGTTATCTCTTTAGTCTTCCAAGTATTTGCTGTTTTGATTTTAAATTCATCCGTCTTACTATAACTATCAACCCCATACTTTTCGATACAAGATTCTTTCATTTTATCCTTACACTCTTGAGTTAATGCATAGTTATCTACACCATATCTCTGTTTGTTGGTTTCTTTGTATTTAGTCAATATAATCTCGGATGAATTACCCGGTCCACCATATCGTTCAATCAAGATATCCTTAGACTTTTGAGCAATATCTTTGTTTTGCATCGCATTCTTGACACCATATCTTTTGAGACTGGTTTGTTCCATTTTATATTTAACAGTTCTGTTCTGTGCTGGAGCTTTGGTGCCGAATTTTTCCATACAAGTATCTTCAACCTTCTTTATTTTATTTGGGTCGCTATTAAGACATTTGTATGAACAGTATTCTCTATATCCTATCCTGGCATTATTAAATTTAGTTGGAGACCCGCAGCATTTACAAATTGGGCGTTCCGTAATGTTATTAAAATACCAATAAAGTTTTTCTTGAAATGTAAGATTCAGATTTTTATATTTCTCATTAAGAAATTCAAGAAATTCTGGGTAATGAAATTGAAAGTGTTTTTCTGTAAATTGTGGTCCAGAAAGACTATTTATGTCTGGAATAGTCATTTATATATTTTATTTTATGTATAAATAATAGATAATTATATACTAAAATTTAAACTATTACATATATTTTATCATATAGATTTTGTGTTAAGATACTAAAGTTTGTGTTGGAATTAATTATTATTTATACATATGAATATTCCTGACGAACAATTTTTTGAACATCCAATAATTAATCCGAGATATATCAAAAAGAATTATCCCGAGTTTTATGAATATCTTGAATCTCATTATCCTGAAGTAAAAAGTATATCGGAAAAAATATATCTTTGGAGAAACTACATGACCACACACCCGGTATGTCATAACTGTGGTGGTCCTGTAAAGTTCATTAATATAAATAGTGGGTACTCAAAGTACTGTTCATATAAGTGTTCTAACCAAAACCCCGACAAAAAAGAACTAACTAAAAAGACCTGTCTTGAGAGATATGGAGTAGAGAATCCACAACAATCAGATGATGTTAAAAGTAAGTTTGTCAATTACTTTTCTATCCCCGAGAACCAGGAGAAGATAAGACGGGAGAGATTTCAAAGAACTGGAGTGTACTATTCAGGACAGCTAGAGGAAACCAAGAATAAAATTAAAAGTACTTGTCTTGAAAGATATGGTGTGGGTTCGGGAGTGCAATTAAGTATAGCAAAAGAGAATCTTAATGAAGCAAGAAAACGGTATCAATTATCAAAACATCAGGATATAATAGACTGTGGGTTTATTGATGGAAATTGGATGTATACTTGTACTTGTAATCACCCTGAATGTTCCAAATGTTCTCTGAAAACATTCAACATAGAACCGCAGATGTACTTTGATAGGAAAAGGGATAATACAGAATTGTGTACTCATCTATTACCAGCACGTGAAAATCAATATAGTTCTTTAGAGTTGGTTGTCGTTGGGTGGTTAAAAGAATATAATATAGAATATGAACTACATAGAAGAGACCTACTTGGAAATGGACAGGAAATTGATATTTATATACCATCAAGACATATAGCTATAGAGTGTAATGGTGAGTGGTATCATTGTACTAAGGTGAAGCCGAATGACTATCATATAAACAAGTGGAGGATAGCTAAGGAACGAGGAATACAATTAATATCATTATGGGGTGTTTGGATCAACACTAAACCGGAGATAACTAAGTCTCTTTTACTTTCAAAACTTAATGTTATTACCAATAGAATACAAGCGAGAAAGTGTGAGGTGAAGGATATATCGTCTCTGACGTGTAATAAGTTTTTAAACGATAACCACATCCAAGGTGAAACCAGAGCTCGGGCACATCTAGGATTGTATTGCGAGGGACAATTAGTATCTGTTATGACTTTTGGTAAACAAATGGCTTGTAGTGGGAAGAAAGGAGACGAAACATGGATACTATCTAGATTTTGTTCGTTAATTAATTACAAAGTTATCGGGGCGGCTGGTAAGTTATTTAAATACTTTATAAATCATTATAATCCAGATACAGTTTATTCATTTTCATCTAATGATATTAGTAATGGGGGATTGTATCAAATACTTGGATTTAAAGAAGGAAGAGTCAATCAATCTTATTGGTACTATGATCTTAAACGAGATAAAAGATATCATCGTTCAGCATTTACTAAATCCCATTTGAAGGAACTTGGATGGGATGACGGGAGAACCGAAGAAGAAATAATGTATGATCACTATTTCTTTAAAAATATAGACAGCGGACAAACTAAATGGATATGGTCAAAATGAAAACATAAAAAAATCTCCAGTCTAAAACTGGAGATTTTTAATTAAGACCATAATTTAGAATTAATTAGATGATATAAGCACCATCAGCATCAACCATAAAGGTCAAGTAGTTCTGCTCGCAGTGGAAACCAGCATCAACGATAGCGAAGCGGCTGTTAACAAGGAGCTTAGGAGCCATTGTACCTTCGACGATAGTCTGAACGGTATCAGCAAGGATGTAAGGCATGAAGATCACACCAGGAGTGTTACCGTCTGACTTACGACCTACGCAAATACGAGTGTCGTCCCAAGTCATGAATGGATCAACATAGACTGAGAGGCCAAGGAGTGTACCAGCGAAGTAGAGGCTTCTTGAACCATCCTGTACGAGATCGTTCTGTGCAGGAGCGATTACGAATCCAGCGCAATCCTGGAGAGCTGAAAGGATCTGTGTGTTAGTTACGATCCAGTTACCACGACCGAAACGAGAAACGTTTGCGATTACATTAGCAGCAGCAAGAACACGGCTAGCGATTCTACGCTGATGTGTGTAAGTGTTTTCTGCGGAAGTGTTCTGAGTTGCGTTCTTAATATCGCCCCAGTTAGTTGCAGCGTTTACATTGTCAATACCAACGAACTTGCTAGCAGCACCGAATGCTGAGAGAGCCTTGGTTGCGTTGAGTGTTGAACCGAAGTAAAGGTTGAGGTCGAGACCCTGATATTCCTTCTGGATCTTTGCGTTAGTTACGCCGAGTTTGAATACTCTGTCAAGGATACGGTTGTTGATACCCTGGCTGATTTCGTTCTGCATAGCCTGGAGAACCTTACCAATAACATCAACACCGTAAAGAGGCATATCCTGGAGTTGCTGACGAGTAACAGCACCCGTTACTTCGAAGCCACCCATCTGGACGAGCTTGGTGAACATTCTTGCACCGATAGTGTTACCAACACCAGTCTCGTTCTGTGCACGTGTCATAGGATCGTCGCTACCATCGTAGAAGTTCGCGAAGCCCTGGATGTGATCAGCAGCACCTGATACGAGGTCAGGAGTTACGAGCTGAGCTTCCTGTGTATCAAGAACATTTGAACCATCAGCTACACCTGTAGCAGTCATAGTAACAGCAGATGCAAATACATCAGCGATAGAAGTGTTAGCATCGCCGCAGTTGACCACCTTGAGGATGATGCTGTTATCAATACGTGAGAAACCAAGGAAGTTACCTACAAAGACCTTAGGAGTGCTATCACTGTTTGTGAAAGTCATTACGATAGGAGTACCTGCAGCAGCGGGAACCAAATCAGCCTTTGACTTACCAGTCTTGTACTTGATAGAGTAACGAACCTTGATGTAGATAGGTTTGTTAGAGTCACCTGTGCCTTTACCATCATAAACAGTCTCGTTGATCTTACCGAGCTTACCACCAGCATAAGGGAAGTCCATATATGAAAGCATAGCCCAAGGACCATTTGAAGGGATAACAGGAACGAGCTCGAAACCGATTGTCTGAGCTGCTACCTCAAGAGACATGGTAAGAGTTGACATAGGGATGTCACCTGAACCAACCTTGTAGTTAGGATTGTGGAAGTCAGCACCTGTGTTACCAACACCAGTACCCTTACCACCTGCGTTATAACCTACACCATCTGGGAAGAGGGGGTTACCCATACCGAGAGTGTTAAGAGGAGTTGCATAGATACCAGCAGCAGGATCACCAGCCTGGAGAGCTTCGTATACTGAGTGGTTCTGTGCATACTGAGACATCCATCCGAGCTTTTCAGCGCTCTTTACATGGAGTTCCTCTGTAATGATCTGTGACCATTTCTGTGAATTTTCAGTTGAAAACATGTTTTTAATTCGTTTATTTAATTTAATTTAAGGTTTTTCTATGTCAAAATAATAGACGCTAACATTGTGAAATGTTAACGTCTTAATTATCAATTAGTTACTTTATTTTAATTCCACTCCATTAACTCGTATAACTGACTCGACCACTGCTGGAGAGCCACTATGATAAAGTTCTTATGTTTGTTCACTTCGCTCTCTCCCTGAGCAATGATATCGAACGCCTTAGAGAGCTGCTCCAGGATAGCAACTGCTACTGTTTGTGAGTTATTACTGCTCACACACTCACATCCATAGTAACCGTTTGATATCTCGTACGTGGAGAATCCCAAGTTAGACTGGATGATCCCGTCGACATAGCTCTTTACATTTAATATATATGACTTCGGAAGCTCCGTCCAGGTCTCCACATCTGAGAAGAACTCTATCATCCCGTTTTTAATCCCACTCTTATATATCTCTACGCTGTCACACACACTCACCCCATCACCATATAGGCTCGAGAGGTTCGTGTTACTACCACACCCACAGGAGCTCTGTGACGGCTGAGTCAGGTTCACGACAGTCTTTCCGAACTCACCAACCCACTTGAGAGTGTCATCATACATACCACCACGGTAGTACTCAAGCACGTGTGTGTTGTCATCGGTCCAGTTCACTACCTCCAAGTTCTCTATCTTAACCACACCTTCGTCCTCGCTCGGGAGCTCGGTCACTGTCTTCGCGCTCAGTCTCTGGTCGAGCGTGGGGTTAGGGAGTTGGTCGTAGTGGTCTGTGTTATATATATAAAAGGTATAGTTCTGATCCAACAGGCTCGTTGCCAGCCAGGTTCTGAAGCGCTTCAACTCCTCGATCCCAGGACTCTTCGTAGGGATGTAGTTGTTGTATTGCTTGAGCGCGTCAACACTATTTACGGTATCCGTCTCTGTCTGATCGACATACCCGTTCATCCAGTTCCAGTCGCCCTCCCAGAGATCCACGTACTTGATGGTCGATCCATCTGTCTTGATCAGCACCGGGCTCTCGGCGGTGGGACTCGTCGGGACACTCTCAACCAACACCGCAGCGCGTCTCTGATTAGCCGTGGTGTCTGCCAAGGACAAGAGCTCGTAGGAGTACATCCCATACCCCTTGTCGGTCAGCACGTAGTAGTTATACGCAAAGAGATTGTTGATGGTTGTCTCGAAGCTCACATACATGTTAGGGGTGATCGACTCGAGCGGAACCACCACATGACATCTTATCCAATACGCGTACTTACCTCTAAGGTTATCGTTATACCACTCTACGTCAGGTAGGCTTGTATCGGTTACGATAATATCTTTAAATTTGATTATGTTCATACTTAAATAATAATGATTTTACAACGACAATACCTCGTTCGCTCTCTCCTTTGCACGCTCGGCAACGATGTTAAACAAGTGGAACTCCCCTTCGTCATCCATCCCAGCGAGCTTATGCCTGAATATAGCCTCGACATCGGCTTGACTGTAGTCCACTCTTATTATAGCGTCAACTATTTTGGATTTAGTTAGGGGCTCAGATGTCTCTGCGCGCTTATAGGTCCACACCGGGTACTCGTCTTGACCCTGCTCGGTTACTATCTTCTCGGTCTCTTCTTTCTCATCGAAATACACGAAGATCCGTCCATCAGAGCATTTGTCGATGGTTTTTCTTTCTGTGAATGTATATCTTGGTGTCATTTTTTAATCATTGATTTATTTAAATTTTTCATGAATTCAAAATTGTTTAATATGTGTGTGGAATTTTTGATGATCTCAAATGTTTTCTTGTATTCATTAAAATGAGACAAATACCCCAATCTTGAATTTATATTATCAATAATCACTTTCGAATTTTTGTCATTCAAAGGATTTTGTTTTAGATAATCATCGGTATCTTTAAAGAATGTTTTAAACTTATTTAGAACTTCGTTTTTAACGTACTTCCTATAAGGAAGAATGATTCCTCCTAGAAAGAATATCCCATCATATGCATTTGTTATAGTAGTTTTATTTGGATGCAAACGAAGATGAAGATTTGATAAGAGAAAATAACTTATTTTGTTTTTACAATATTCCAAATATTCATATGACGGATGTATGAGCTTTGCATCATCAACATATCTATCATATCCTTTTATCTTTAATGTTCGTTTTACATATTGATCTAAAACATTAAGATATATATTACTAAACAATTGATTAATTACATCTCCGATCGGAATCCCAACCCCTTGTTTTTGAAATCTCAGACTTTTCTCAGGAAGCACTAATTTGATCCTTCCAGGATCTCCGTGATACACACATCCATCAAGCGGATCTCGAGTCAAAAATGTTTTTATTAGATAATCTGCAAATTCATAATCAATCTGTTCGGGAAATTTCAGTTTGTGTTTGGATATTGTTTCTTGAATAATGTTATATAATATATTTCTATCGATACTCATAAAATATCCTGTTATATCACAATTCAATACCCAAGCATCTTCTTTATAATTATTAGTTACACTTCTCAAATGATGTTCAAGACGAGATATTCCATGCAACGTTCCTTTTCCAACTCGACACGAATGGCTGTCAAATATAAAATATCTCTCAAATATAGGGGATATCAATATAAAAAGAACATGACTTACAATACGATCACGAAATTTCGGAGCAAATACTTCCCGGACTGTGGGTATGGTATTAACAAACCAATCTAGAGGTTGTGGTTTCCATTGTCTGTCATAGAGTTCTTTGGTTAATATTTTGTTATTGATTTCTAAATCTTTTTCATACTCTAGTTGAGCTTCTGTAGATCTCTCTTCCGCCCTTGCTTTTAAATATGCTTTTGTAACTAGATTATAAATTTGATCAAAATTATATTTCATATAGACATTTCCATTTTTTACCCAATGCTCGGGAGGGCCAAACCTCAAAACCGTTCGCACGGTTGTTGTTGTTAAGGGGATTCATATTGGTACTATTGAAGTTCAGATAACGAGCGTTGGTCTGGCTGTTTGGAGCAAAAGTCCACCAGTTGCCATTAGAACCAACATTGTTCAGTCCTCCAGACTCTCTATTGCGATTGCCGCATGCGCAGCAAACAACAAACAAGTCTCCTTACGAGTAATTCGTTTCTTGAATGTATGAGTGGAAACATAAGTTAACAACCATACAGACTTCCATTAAAAAATAATTTCTATATTTCCCATCCTAGGATGGGTGAATTACTGAATTGATATATGTATGGAATCTGTGAGCTTGATTACGAATTACCGCATGATCAACTCCTTCTGTTCTATATATTTATTTTAGAATTTAACCAGTTCTCTAATTGACGCGAAACATCAGCCTCTAGATTGGATATTGCTTCGAACCCATTTTGTGTGAGTTCGTGTATGTCGAGTAAGATCCGTACTTTTATTTTTGTTTCATTTAATATATCAATTGCCTCTTTAATAAAATCAATATTTGTTTTGTGTTCCTTTATAATATTATCATTAATTTTTGATACAATTTCTTTAGTCTCCCCTTCTTTTAACTGATATGCAAAACATATATATGACATCAAATCAACTAACGAATTGCATATCGCTGCACACACTCCATATTTAAATTCTCGCTTCGTTTTCTTTGTACTTAGGAGAAATTGAACCAAGAGCCTGCGCGCCCTATCATAAACAGGTAATTCGTAGAATTGTTTGGGGTTCTTATTTTTCATATTTTTCAATTAGTTCTTCAATAAACATCATACATTCAATTGGTGTCCGATTTACTAAATTGAATTGTTTTAATTTATCTACAATAAGATCATCTTTTGAATTATTTATGTATATGTTTATGTTTTCAATATTAATCATATTCAATAAATTTGTTTAGTTTTTTATAAACCCTGTCCTATCTCCATTTACCCCAAGGGTAAACGGGGACAGGGTCGTAAATAATTCTTATTCTCGGGAGGGCCAAACCTCAAAACCGCTCGCACGGTAGTAGCTGTTAAGGGGAAACATATTGGTACTAGTGAAGCTCAGATAACGAGCGTTGGTCTGGCTGCCTGGAGCAAAAGTCCACCAGAAGCCATAAGAACCAACATTGTTCAGTCCTCCAGACTCTCTATTGCGATAGCCGCATGCGGGAAAATAAACACCAATCTTATCTATTGAATTCTTCTTTATTGTCCATCCGTTACTCCACGATCCGATGACGTTAAACTCCGAAGTCGTCGATGAGTTGGCGCCGGTAGTTGTAAACCCAGTAGCGAACCGTCCAGCTGGAAGCATGTACCCGGCGGGAGATGGGTCATAGATGGTCTTTATAGCTGTGTCTTGGTTATCAGCAAGAGACGATGAAGCTGTCTCAGCAGCGTTCCAGAAGTTGTTAAACCACGCCAGGTTATTCCAGTTATACGTTGTTGTGTTGTATTGCAAGAAGAACTTGTTTGGCATCTTGATCGAGTTTGCAACCGAACGCACCGTCCCCCCAGCATCACCGTCGTTCGCTACACCGTAATTACCAAACCCCGTATATGTCGCCCCGGTCACATCATACAAGGTCATGTTGGTGGTTGAGTTGTATGTAGTAGGTGGACACATAGGGTCTTTCCTTCCCCACTGATAATGAGGAATGACATAGTGATCGTGAGCGGCGTTCCAGACCGCGCCGAGCGGGAGCCCAAGCATATCGTAATCGACACTAGTGTAGTTCGTGAGAGTGAACGGAGCGAGGTTGTCGGCAGTCATCCAGATCATCCAGCTCCATATGATGTCGTCATTAGAGTCGGTTATATATAAGACCGCGAGTGCATTCGTAGATGGGACCTCAGTGACGTTGAACTGGAGATAGCGACAGTCTTGCCCACTGGTTAATGATATCCCGTTCACCACTCCTGCCTTCGTCTGCCAGAGGAGACCTGCGCCTGCAGCGCTGCAGCCTGCGTTCTCCTCGATGTAGGGACTGGTGAGGGTCGCTCCCAGGTGGTTGACGAAGTCTGCTGTATAGGTCGATCCCTGCCTGGTGTAAGCCACACTGTTCGTCTGTCCGTTCTTCACCCCGTTCCCATAAACGAGTGGTATCTTATAGACGCCGGGAGATCTGACCACATAGCAGTTCGCGGTGTTCCTGAACAAGGTCTTCACACCACTCACGTCATACATTGACAGGTCGCGCACGTCATGCATCCCCACCAAGGCAGCATAGATCCCGGCGGAGGTCACTGGATTGAGGCTCCCCTCGGTCGGATACGCATCGAACGTCAGCGCGTCCTGCTTCCCACTCTCAAGAAGCGCCAGTACTGTCTGAAGTGTACTTATGCTCGTCCCGGCAGCGTTCGTCCCGTCATATCCACCAATCCCTTTTACATACATATCTCCGTTCTGCATCACCTCGAGCGCATTCTTCCTATCGTTCGCACCGGTCCCTACACCAACACTCCCTGCTGTGTTCGTCCCAGACCCATACGTCCCAGACCCCCGGTTCGACTTGTTGTACTGCCCGAGGGCGACCTCGGATGTGTTCTTAGCTTGGTTGTCGTTATCCATCATCACACTCCCCTCGCCTTCACCGCTCTTCCAGAGCCCTGCTCCACTTTCTCCACTCGTGTACATTATCGTTGACTGACAAGGGATGGTGTAAGGTGTGTCTCCATTCTCTGGTACCCACTGCTCGGTCCCGGTCGGATCGACTATGTATTGTACAGGCACGGGTGTGTCGAGAACCCAGGTCTCAGGTGTGGCGAGTTCATATATGAGAGTAACGCCATTCATTGCGGATTTGAAAGTGGCGGCATCACTGGAAGCGTAAGCGGAGTCAGAAATAATTACCCTATTTCCTCCAGGAGAAGTAGCCGCTTGTTCAAGAATAACTTTATCCAACGCATCTGCATTGGCATAAGATAAGCGTTCAGTAACATCATATTTCGCACAAACGAGAATACTATCACCGATTCCTTCAACTATCCGTTTATCGTCAATTCCTGCCGAGAAAGTATGATTACCACTTGTATATTTCGTCCATGTCAGCGTCCCCATATCCACACTTCCCAATGGTCTCACAATCTTAGTTATGCAAGGCACTCCACCGACTCTCTCTACTATGACCGAGTCCGCAATCGATCCTGCTCGCCGTGCACCAGTTGGGAGTATCACCTGAGACGATCCGGTCGGAACCCCACCAACGAGTTTCTTGCCAGTTAACGTAGTTATATTGACTGGGAGAGAGTGAGTTATATAAGGCTCGTATGTACCGTTCTTGGAAGCGTTGCTGAGGTTGATGCAGATGTCGTGGTTGTAAGTGGTTGTACTTGTACCGATTGATGAGAATCTAATATATCTTACATTACTTAATGTTTGTTTTGTTGAATTAGCTTCAACATACTTATAAGTACCTGAACCTTGATTATAAGCAATCACTAAATTTTTATTTATATCGTACATAAATAAATTAAATCCCACAGGAGATTTAAAATAATATACAGTATCGGGGGTTACTGGGATATAGTTTTTGCTTCTTATTTTATTGTTATTAACTGCATTTATTCCGGTTGAATCTATGTCACCCAACTCCCACTGCTCATCCCACTGATTAAATCCTACTGTCTTGAGGGTCTGACCACAGAAACTGAGTATGGTTCCTGCGTTGTATGCGTAGTAAGGTCTCAATCCAACGTTCTTCTCCAGCCACTCCTCTACCTCCGCCACTGTTGTCAAGTTGTCGATGCCGAGGAGGGTGAGGTCGATACAGAGGACATTGGTAAAGGAAAAATCAATGTCAGTATCCGGGTCTAAAACATTATATCCTCTAATCTGCAATGAAGTGTCAAAAGTGGCAGGACACGTCCATATATAAGAGAGTTTTGTCCAACTACTATATAGTGCATAGTCGACTACTCCTTGTGAAGCCGTTGCTGTTGGGATAAATGATATTTTAGTTGCGACATTATTTGATTTAACATTCAGCAAGAACAAATACTTATGCCCTACAATATATGGCATATTTAATTGTGTGCCGTTAATGGTAGTCGCTGAACCAGTTGCGGCTTTTACTACCGTTGCAATGCCATTGTTTACACTTGTGATATTCTCCCAACTTGTAGTTCCGCCCGCGAAGTTACCATTCTTCACCAACTGATTCCACACACAACTCTTCCCTTTCATCTCCACGAACTGCCCGCGGTTGATATCTGTGCTCGTCAGCGATCCATCTGCAGTTGGTCTGAACAAGAATTCTTTATTACTGTCTATGTATGTCTCTCCATCTTCATCGTTACCACTTAGGTCGGCCTTCAGATGGGCCTTTCCGTCTAATCCACCAACCCAGACACCACCGTCCGTTGCGAAGTAGATCTTTCCGTCAACTGCTGTGTCGTATCCAGTCTCTCCCAAGAGCTCTATCTGTGCCCTGGTGAGGTTTCGTTTAAAATTCACATAACTCATATAAATTAAAATTTATTTACCTTTTTAATCTGTGCACTCGCGTGCATGTATAAGTCATATAAATAATAACAAAAAAGAGACCCTATATGAGGGTCTCTTCATAGAGAGTTAATAAATTTCCCAATCACTCATCCCAGGTCAGTGCCAAGATAGCTGTGTTAAGGTTGGTGGCTTGCTGCACAGTCATATAACCATCGTTTCCACCAGCACCACCTGTCTGTCCTGTTGCCGCAGGAATAGCCACTGTGTTACCACTCAGGGTGTGACCAGATAGGGATGTGTCGTGAACTACTGTCTTCCAGGCATCGCTCGCTGCTGATGCTGTACCCACGCTTCCAGTACCACTCGGTATGTTGGCTTTGCTGACTGTCACCACTCCGTTCGTATCCTGACTGATAGAGGTGATAGCAGTCGTCGCCGTGCCGCTCGCCGCGGGATCCGGGACCGCTGTCTGTTTAGTCTTGTAGTTGAGTCTCGTTGCTATGTCAGCGTCAGAGATGGCCTTCATCTGTCCGTTCACTCCGTCAGTCACCACGAAGGTCTCGTTAGTCAACGCGTTGCTCCCTTTGTACAGAGCCCCGTTCACATCGGTTGTTCCAAACTTCTGCCATTTGGTGGAGTCATAGGGGTGTGTAGCGTCTACGGAGTCTCCTGTATAGACCCACTCAGAGCTGTCTGCTGTGACTACCCAGACATCACCTTTCTTTGGTGTGGTGACCGTGCTCTTGAGGTTCGCCTCAGTGTCGATAACACCTTCGAAGTGCATCACGGTTCCGAGCGCAGTGATCAGCCCGTCTGCATAGGTCTTCGCGTCGTCGTAGGCCTTGTCTGCTGCTCCAGCCATATCTGCCTTCACAGACGTGACTGACGACCCGTTTCCGTCGAGTACACCGTCGGTCTCGGCGATAGTGAACCCACCGACCACCTGGACGCTGCTCGTCCTGCTGCTGGCGGCGTCGCTCGCCCCACTCGCGCTTTTAGAGACACTTCCATCCAACCCAGAGAAGTCAGTTATATCTGCGACTCTCTTCAGGACCGCACCCGATCCCCCTTCGAGCGAACCTACATATAAGCGTGTTGCGAGTGATGATGCTATGTACCAACAGCCGTTGATGACCGCAACATTATTGACTCCGTCGTTGATAGTCCCACTGCCTTCAGCAGCGGTCAACTGTGCCTGCGTGAACTTTCTATTAAACTGTACTATTGAACTCATATCCTTCTTTTAATTTTCTTGCCATTTTGATGATTTATTCCATCCTTCTATATCCTCAGCGGTAATCTCCATCGCGGGCTTCCCCTCGATCACACCTACTCGCTCGGTCAGTGCGCTCAGGTCAGAGACCGCCTGGTTCCACGCAGCTATGTTCTCTTCGGTCACTCCGCGAGCATCAAGCCGTTCATCGATCTTCTCATCGATAATAGACCCACCGACGAGCTGTTCGAGTATCTGATCATCCAGATAAGGAAGCCAGTGAAGCTCGTGACTCACCTCTCCACCGACCTCAACTATACTACTTCCGATATCGTTTTCGTATTTCTTAATCAATGACGTTTCCGCTAGATGCATGTTAATAATATTAAGTTAATTAAATAATAATAAAAAGAGATATCCTGAGATATCTCTTCTAGTGTATGGGTATTATAGTATGTATTAGATTTCAGTGCTAAAATATATTGATAAGTATCCGTCGTTTTGTGTACCTGTTGCAAAATGCACTTTAATCAACCTTTCATCTGCATCACTACTATTAGTTGTGACAAATATAGCAAAATGTTTGTTATCTATATACTTCGACATCACTTTCCTAACACATTTAGTTAAATTGTGATTACTACTCAGGGCATCCGCGGTTGATATCTGGGTTGCGAGCAGGTAAACCAGTTCTCTCATCAGCTCGTCATCTTCTGCACTCCGAATCATATCCATAAACTCCCATTTATTACTAGACCACTTCTGTGGCTTGAAGTCTTTCATCGCTTTATTAAAGTCGTGTTTGATGGCTTGTTTTGCATCTGCTAAATATTCGGTATATCGTTGTGAAAAGAAGTGAACTTCTGTAACCAACGCATACAACCACTCCTTCCCGGTATCTTTTTCTACCAGGTCACTATCAAAAAGACTTTCTACAAGACTCTTCATGGCTCTTCGACAGGTTCATTTACAGAGGGTTCTTCTGTCACAGTTTCTTTAGCGAGCACATCCTCAAGGACCTTCTTGCTGTCTTCTCCACTATAAGAGATGTCTTTTCCTCCACCACCAACACTCATGCTTCCGTTCTTCCAGATAGATGTGATTGAATGGAGACCGAGGAGTGCTGCGCCGGTGATGAGACTGGTCTGAAGTAGGTTTTCAACAATCATCACAGGACCCGCCGTGATAGTCAAGTACACTATACAACACATACTGACAAAAGCAATAAAGGCACCTACGAGTCGTTTTGCTGACCCGATGCCCTTCTCACTGAATGCTTCATACAACCAGGTTTTGAATGTCTTCTTACTTTTCTCTTTCTGCTGTGACGAGCGCATATGGTAATCCCATATATTTACATAACGCACATATATGCATGTTTGCTATAGTCTCTTTGCCTTCTTCTGATTTCAAGAACTCCACTTCTTTATGGTTAGTCATAAAGAGATTCTCTGTGAGCATCGCTGGACAGAGTGTGCCTGCAAGTACTGTGAAGTTAGCTCTCCACACACCTTCCTTTGGAGCACTTCTATTTCCTTTTAATCCAAACTCCTTCACAACATCATAATAGCAATGTGCCATCTTGACACTCTCTGGTGAACAGTTATTGCTTACCCACACACTACATCCGCTAGCGTTGTCTACCCAGCCATCTCCTTTTGGTGAGGATGATGCGGGCGCTGCGTTGATATGTACAGACAAGAATCTACATTTCTTATCGGGGTTATCACGAACAACCTTATTAACTCTTGCACAACGTTTCTGTAAAGGAATGTCTTCATCCTCAGGAACCACTTCAATTACCTCTACTCCAAGCCCACGCATCCCATCAACAATCTTCTTTCCCACTTCTCTATTCCATTCGCCTTCAAAGAGGGTTTCGTCTGGTGATCTCTTGCCTGCAGTATACTTTCTAGTTCCATGACCGTAGTCAACTAATAAGATGTAATTGTAATCGTTCATACTTATATAGTAGTTTTATTAAATAATAAAAGGAATCCTACTGGATTCCTTAGGTTTTAATACCCCCATCTCCTCAGCTTCTCTATATAAGCTTTTCTATCAACTCCTCCGTTCCGATCCGCGCTCTTCTCCCATGGTTGATTGTAGTACCACTCACAACTATCACTGTATTTCCAGTTTGCATGGAATATTCTATCATAGATATTTCCCAGGAGACTTGGAAGCCCGATAATTAGGAGATAAAGTGGTCCCCAACGTCGACTATCAATTGTATGTCCATACTCATGGCGCATCCCTTCAACCCAGTCTTCTCTATTCATAATGATATAATTACCAAGACTTATCCCCGACGGCATCTCGTCTGTGAAGTAGAAGGTCCTGCCGTTGAGTCGGTGATACTCCTTTTCTTTTCTGTAAAAGAGTAACATCAGCAGTCCAAGTAGGTTTTGTGGGGACTGCCAGATCCAAAATAATATTTCCTTAAAAGAGGACATTAAGTATGTATAGTATATTTGTGTGTTCGTTTTGCAAGAGTTCGTCTTTGAACTTTTCACATTTGTGTTCACGGAAGATGAGTTTAGTGGAATCGAACCTCAATGACAGTGCGTTCAGTGCAGCAATTCTCTCTATACAATCCACTTGTCCACAGAGTTTGATACACATAAGCATCTCGGCAAGAGCGTCATCAGTAAACAGAGAATAATTTGTAAGTCGTTGACTATCAACTAGATTGATAAGTACGTTGCATGTTTCCTTTATCTCATTCACCCAAGTCTCGTCGTTGACAATAGGTTTATCATAATAATTTGTGATATTGATCACCCCGTGAGTCAGACCATATATATAATTATGTCTCTTGTTCTTTGATAACATCCATTTTTGTTCTCGTCCCACCTTCTCGATGTAGAATCTCCATACACGTCTGTAACAGTCATTGATAGTTGACCAGTTAATAGGAACGAGATCGTTTCTGAGATTCTTTAAGTATATTATCTGTCCGATTCCGTTTATGAACGTGGTTCCTTGAATCTCATGCATCACTGTATCACGATCTGCTATCTCCATCATCTTAAGTAGGTAACGCCGATTGACTTTCTTTTCAACTCCTTCAGGAAGTGGAATTCCATTTCTCATAAGGATACATACCTTCTCCATAACATCAGTCATTCCAACATAGAACTTAATGTCTTCGTCGTCGAGTTGTTTGATTTCTTTATTGTATCCGAACTCATCAGGCATCTCATCCCATATCTCATCCCAAGACATACCAAGTTTCTTTGCGAGATCCTCAGATGTCCATTTGAATAAACTAGTTTTAGTTCTGTTATCATCCAACAACCCCTTATAACCATTACAAAGACTCAAACGGGCCATAAAGTGTTGTTTCTTTGGAGTCCCGTTTAAGTCTCTGCTGTGCTGGAGATAAGTATCTGCAACGGATTTTGCCTTTATGTAGTGAGTGAAATCTATCATTAGATAATCTTTACTTTCTGCATCTCGTCAGTTAACATATGACCATTATTTGGATGAACTGTATATCCGAGTTTTGCAAGGGTATCCCGGTTAAGGAGCATGTTGGTGGTTTTCTTTTCACGACTCTTAACAATTGCAATATATGGATTTTTAATTTTTCTTAAACCGAGTGTAAGTTCTTTAACCTGAATAACCGGTCTCTTATAAGTATCTTCCCCAGCCACCGCATTAATATCACGTTCTTTATCAAACGTCATATTCTTACCATCAATCGAGAATGTAACTTTACCATCAGTTTCTGTATACTCACCAACTTCAAGAGTACTTGCAAATGTACTATTACCCGTATCAAGTTTTGCAAGAAAACTCTTTTCTACTCCATCTTCGAATTTAACAGTAACCGCTTCTATAAATCCAGCAGTCTTATCTTGAAGCATAAACTCACTCGGATCATCAAGTTCGTTGAGAAGGATACTTACGAAGTTCTCTTTAATAACATCACTGATACCATCAGTACCCGGGCTTGCATTGACCTCTAACACGACATTATCACCGAGTTCTTTATTACTTCCTTTTACGAGCGGCATAATATCAACAGCACACCAAGGCATCTTTGTAAGAGTTGCGGTTTTGAGAGCGATTTGTTCCTGTTCTGGTGTGAGTTTTACTGGTTCTGCTGCAGCACCAAGACTCACGTTACTCCTAAAGTCATTAGCGATTTTTACACGTTTCATGGCCGCGAGTATCACCTGTTTATTACGAAGAGTGAGAACATGTACACGGATATCCCCACCATCTGCTTCTTCCTTCTTCTGGAGAATAAGACGACGTTCAGGATCGATAGCAAATACAAGCTGTAACCAAGCAAGAATTTTCTTACCATCTATCATAGCTACGCCTGTTCCACCGTGACCATCAAGAATCTTACATACAAAAGTTAATTCTTCATTTTTGTCCGGATCTTTCTCATTCCATTGAGGATAAACATCCTTCATTGATTGATTATATTGCTTTTCATCATAAAGGATGTCTTTTGTCATCAAACAGAATCGTGGTTGAGGAATCTCACCTTTTTCAAGTAAGCATGCAGTATCATACTTATCACAGGCAAGCGCAGCGTACTGAACAGGATTTAATACGAGGAACCCGCGGTCCTGTAAGAGCTTAACAATATGCTCACACTGGTCTTCATCCTGAACACCAAGCCTACTGAATACGAGTGTATCGAGATTAGATTGTTCCTTAATAGTGAACTTTTCATCACCATCCGTCAACTCAATAGTCTCTTCGCGATCGTCCGCTACCATCTCAGCTGCAACAAACACATGGAGTTCGGGGACGATCTCTACGTGTTTCTTTTTGAGAGCGTCAATAGCATCTATGATATTCTTCAATGTCTTATTGTTCTTTGGATCACGATCATTAGTGAATACAATGATGTGTTTGAAGATGTTCTTCAATTCCTTGGGATGCTGATCTGCGTAGATGACTTCGAATTTATCGGGATTAACGGTTTTCTCTTCTTCGTTTTTCTTTTCGTGAGATTCTTTATCTTTATCCTCCATTTTTTTGATTTCGGATTTCTTTTCTATAATCTCTGCAGGAACAAGGTTATATTCCTCGTTTAACTGTTCTACACAGCTTATATTGCTATAGTCGATTCTTTTACTCATAATAACATATATTTATTTCACGCGGCTTACTATTAAACAATAGTCGTCTCCACGATGAATAAAACATTCATTTGGTTTAAGTTTAGATGCTTTATCGCATATACTATCAATTTCCTCTTTATCATCTATATCAAATTGATCAATAATATATTTCTTTAAAGAATCGAAAGAATACTCAATAGTAAAATCTCTAAGATCAGTTATATTACTTATATTAACAATAGAATATTTGATACTGTCTATATCAATTTTTCTTTTTTCAGTTATGTATTGTATTAAATCTTTCATGTATAAATAATAAAAGGAACCTCTTTCGAGATTCCTTTCATCTTAATATTTATATTCTATTACTCTTCTACCGGAGTAAAGAGATTGATAAGAGTATCCTTATCAAGTGCAGTAAAGTCGTAGTCTGGAACCACCTGCTTGGTCTCACCGTTCTCATCAACGTAAGTCATCTCGGCCTTCCACTCAGTGAACCCGGCGTCAAGCAAGAGTGTCTTGAGGTCAATGACGCTGTGGAGCTTGCGCTTCATCATATCGAACTTATCTACTGAGCTGAACCCACGTGAGACAATGCTCTGGCCAAAACCAAACTTGCAAGGATAAATCTTGTTATCCATTACAACACCCATCATCTCCTCTCGTCTCTCACTCGTAGTCCACTCCTCAAACTCTACTGTATTAGGGTCAACCATGTAGTTCTTATCGAGATAATCAATCTCCTGACGCCCCATGAAGTAACGGAACTTACTGCCTTCCTGACCACTGAATCGGTTGTTCCAAAGAACACCCTCCTGACGGGTACCACCCTTGAAGTAAAGGATTTCGGTTGCCTCAGGCCTTGCGGTAGTCATATCACCGCTGAAGAGAACCTCTTCTCCACTCCTATAGGCAGCATTCCAACCAATCTTATATCCGCTTGCGTCGGTAAAGGAAAGGTCAAAGTCGCGTGTTCCATCGGACTCCCTCCAGTAGATACCGAAGTAGTTGTGATTGGACATTTTATAGGCGGAACCGTAAGGAAGGTTTCCAGCGAACTTCTTCTCGGATACTGGACATGCAAGGTCGATACTGGAAGGGAAACGAACTACACCCGCCTTCTTGCGGAGCCTGTCAACGAGCTCGGCATAAAGGACTCCGAAGACCCCGTTGAGATACTTCTCATCAAGAACAACACTCGCGCCATCGTTATCTACCCAGGCCTTTCCGTTCCTGATGAAGTAAGCGTTCTTACCACCGTCCTTTGCAAGAAGGAACCTCTCGCGGATGGTCTGAAGGAGTGAGACAATCTTGAAGCTAGTGAGCTCACCAAGTCTGTCATAAACCTCATTAAGGTCCTTACGCTCACCAAGCACTGTCTGCCAGAACCCCTCTCGCATAGGAACATGGTTCTTATCAGCCATCCTACGGATGTCATTGATAATCTTCTTGTTCCATACGCTTGTCTTAAATGCAAGGAAGATAGGCTTAAACCTGAAGAATACCTTTGAGAGTTCGGTGAGGTCTCTCTCGTCAAAGATTCCGAAGTTAATCACTCCTGAGTTAGCCTTGATAGCCTCGATAGTCTTACGGTCCTTGATAAGGAGGGCGTTACCAGTAGCCTTATAAACCATCCAACGGACAATCTCAAGCCCACGGCGAGGGTGGATTCCAAGTCGGTCACAGAGCTGAATCATTGCCTCGCGGTTCTGAACATCCTCTACTGCGAAGTCGGAAGGGATCCAGGCCTTATGATCAACAATGTAGTCGACACAGGTGGTTACCATATCGTTAGACATAGCGATACCACTGGTGAGCATCCCGATACACCTCTCAACAACCTCCTTAATGGTTGCAAGTCCAATGACCTTGTAGGTCTTGATGTCCGGAACATCACTCCTGTCGTCATCGTTGCACTTGTATACGAACTCGCTCTGGAAATCGGTTCCGTAAGTGGTTGCGTAGTGGAGGACCTGGTCGATGAACTGTTCGAACCTGGACTTGGACTTCATCTGCTTCCAACTCTTATAAAAGGTGGAGTTATAGTCAACTGTCTCGGATTCAATGAAACGTATAACGTCCTCATTGATAAGTTCCGGATAGATAATCAAGTAACCTCTCTTGAGTGCCTCACTGAAAACATAGTCCTTGTTATTGAGCTGCTTTGATTCGGTCGTGCAAACTCCAAACGCCTTAATAAGAATTGGATTCATCATAACTTTTTTTGTTTTAATTTCGTGTATAAAAAAAGACAGCGAGAAGTAATTCACTGGTAAAACGATCAATTTTATAGGAACTTCTTATGCTATCTATCATAGTTCTAAACAAAGAGCGGAAGGTAAAAACTTAAAAACCATATTTTAACTAAAAATAGGAACCTTACTATGCTCTTATGTTTTATAAATATAAAAAGGATTACTGTTCTTTAACCTTTTTGTTAGATTTTTTTGTCGGTTTCTTCTTTGACGCCTCGCTGGAGCCAAACCCACCTTCACCTCGCTCGGTGCTTGAAAGCTCCTTAACTTCTTGAATATCAATATGATCAAAGGTTAAAGGAACCAACTGACCTATCGCTTCGCCGACCTTATATGGCGCATACGGATAAGGGCTCACCATATCTCTCCAGTACTCAATCTCATCTTCAAAAGTATGTATCAACCTCCACCAAAATGGTCGCCGCGGCCACATAATTGATGCATTATTGATTGCTCGCTGTTCAAGAGATGTTCTATTCTTATATATAAAACAAATCTCCCCCCTATACTGATCACTATCAATCAATCCCACCGCATTAACAAGATAGGCGTCTCCGTGTTTATAGATACTTGACTTCATCATACCGAGTATTCCCATGTGTCCGGATGTCTCACATGCGAGTCCTGTGTGATAGATATACACATCGTTCTTTTCATCATAATCCATACTCACAGCAAACACATCCAACCCTATGTCACCATCATGTGCATATGTAGGAAGTGTTGCCTCTGGAACAAGTTTCTTAAACTTGACTGTTCTTCTAGTTACTATTGCCATAATATATACTTTCTGCTATTTTCAATATGTCGTCTTTAATTGACATTAAGTCATTTCCTTTGATTTGGAGACTAAAGTCCCATCTCTGGTCGTCCTTCAATAAGTCAAGACCACCCTTTTTCTTATAGCCGCGTCTCTCAACATTGACTATAACTGCATGTTTATCAATAAGATAACTGAGTTCTGTGGGTGCTTTAATATCAGTATAGATGCGGATTCCGTCTTCAAAATACTCTTCATTTCTTCTATCATTCTGTGCTGTGCTCTTCACCCATACATCCCGACCAAAATACTTCTGCATTACGGATTGACCAAAATAGAGAATGAAATCTCGAAGAGACATCTTACACTCGCCAGTACTTCTTTCGTCGTCGAGGTAAGATGGACAATAAGACATCATCGTACCAGGCTTCATAAGTCCTTCTGGAAGCTCATCCACTTCTTCAATTGTGAATGTCCTCAAATCTACTACAGCATGGTCCTTCCAATACTCTTCCTGCAAGTATTTGAAGTCACACCCAAGGAGCTGTTGAACCATGGTTTTGGGCGCATCACCAAACGCGTCGAGATAAACGTATTTAAAATCGGATTCTGCAAAAGCACGATCTTTATCATCAACGAGTTTCTTTACGACATCATTATACATTATATTAAAATGATGTTTATATGCTTCTTCATTATTTACTTCAAGTTCTTCAGTACGATCAATAAACTCAAGAGTACTAGCGAGTAGGAACGCAACGGATTCCTTACCAGCACCTCTATGACCACGAATACCAATTAGTTTCTGCATATTTTAATATATTAAAATTCATTAGTTTATTTTTCGGACAGCATCAAACAAAACATCAGGATCGATATCGTACTTCTGTGCGTTGAGTTTCATGTGGTTGATTGTCTCTTGGAGTATTTGACTAATACGAGCTATACTTAAACCCTCCTGATCGGAGATCTCTCGTGGGGTCATCGGTCGTGGTAATCCAATACCAAATTTCTTAAGGAAAATAACCCGATCTCTTGTCTTTACCCCATCAAGGAGTTTTTTAAGTGATTCCTTAAATGTATAATATGCTTCATTAATATCCAGGTCAGTTCGTGAGTCGTCTTCTATCATCAGAAGGTCCCCAACCGTAGTATCTGAGTCGGACTTGACGGGTGCATCTATATCAACAGTAATCTCTTTCTTATAACTACCAAACTCCTCCTTCTCCTTCTTAATATCCGCTTTGGGTTTCTTAACAAGCCTGCTGTAGTTATCTAGTTCAATCATTATATAGGCGCGTATCCACATGCTAGCTACCGAACTGAACTTTGCATTTTGAATATTCTTATCGACCCACTTCAGTACTTCTTCTTTCTTATACTGACCTGGCTTACCAAACCGATATACAAACTTATTCTTAACATCACCGTAAGTGAAGAATGAGTTAACAGCCGCTTCAATATCCTTATATGTAACGGTGTCTGGTAAGGATTCAAGAGCGACCCGCACGTCATCATGGAGAGTGGACTTCTTCGGATTATACTTATCCCAACTAATCACTAATCCCAAGTTACCGGCACTAATGAGATCTTGTAGACTCAGACCCAGTCCCTGGAAGCCCTTAGCTATACTAATAACTGTCTTGAGATTCATAGATATAAGTTTATCACGATTCTCAGGACAGTACTCGATATCAAAATCGTTATTGTTCTTGGTATAAATATGATTAATCTCCTTGAAATATTGCTGGATGGAGTTCTCTGGAATCCACTCACCCGGGGCTTCCTTCATAATATCAAATGCATCTTCAATAGAGATGTTCTCGCGTATCGCTACGTGGAGCGCGGATTTTAAGATTGTATCAAAGTTAGAAAATTTGTTTGCTTTCTGCATCACGTTCATCCCGTCTTCAATACTTGACATAGAGTCTTCAAGTGGAACGGGACAGCATTCTAAATTATCGTATTTATCAATTAAATCGGAATTTTTATCAATAAAACTTGTGAGTTTTTCTTCATATGTTAACATGTTTAATAGTGAATATATTCATTTATCACTATAAACTATTCGAAAAATATTGATTATTTAGATATGAATGTATTTATAGGTTGTTCACAAGAAAAGAAATCTTCGACTTGTAAGGCTGAAGACATGTATACTTCTTCTATATTCAAAAAATCCATCATATATGCGAAAGAAGTATTACATGCGGATCATATATATATACTATCAGCAAAGCATTTTCTTTTACCCTTAAATAAAACCATATCTCCTTATAATACATATCTCAGTGATTTTTCGGCCGAAAAACGAAAAGAATGGGCTGAAGAAGTTATTAAACAAATGAAATCTCATCATATAAATTTTTCCGAAAAAACTATATTCCTTTGTGGAGAAACGTATTATGGAAATCTTGAAGGTGAATTTTCTGATTGTAGATGTCCTTTTAAAGGAAGAAAATTCGGATTTATTCTTAAATGGTTAAAGAATAAATGTAAAGGCAAAGATCAAGTAAAAGAAGGAATGACTTCGTTATACGATTATTTGAAAGAGGATCTCGGTTGAGATCCTCTTGTTATATATGATATTTCATATGTTTATGTCTAGTTATGTATGTTTTATATGAAATATCATATATTTTCAACGTATCTTATTCCTCGAAACCCTTTCATAAGAATCATATCTTCCATATAATGAAACTTCCCAGATCGACATATGTACCATCCTTTCGGCCAAACAGTTCCGGTTGTAGAACAAGTGAATCCATCACTATATATAACATCAACTATCTCCATCCATCCTTGTACATATCCATTGTGACATATATAGCAACGTCCTCCAATAAGATTTTGTTTAGGTTTGAATGGAACTTTGAATAACATCATCTGAGATCCATATGCAACAGTTTCTAATTCTTTCTTATAGTCTTCCCATTTAATCTTTTTGGGTATTGTAATAATTACATTCATATGCTTAATTTAATTTAAGTTTCCATTTTACATGCCCTGAATCATATATCCTATAAAATGGTAATTCATTCATTATTTCAAATTCGGTTTTATTTTCAGTATCATATCCTAATTGATTTAATCTAGATTTAGTAAAAGAAGTCCTATGATATCTAATATAACTAGATTGATTTATATACCAATATGCATTAGTAATTTTCCCATTGGTCAAAAATCCTAGTTTTTTATATAAATCCCCATTGCTGATATCATTAGATGAAAATGACACTATACTTGATGGATTATATTGTCTAATGAAATATTTTAATAACCTATCAGCGCCTCCAATAACCTGGGTGTTTAATTTCGTGCAAAATCTTGTTAATTCCCAACAATTATCATTTTTACCTCCGCTTAATTTACTTCTTTTTGAAAAGGTCATAACACCGATCAAATTATTTTGATAAAATAACCCAATTTTAACGGAAGCATTTGTTTTACCTTGAATATGATTTTGATTAAGGAAATCGATATATTCATCTCCTATTTCTTTAATATCGCACTTTCTGGCATATATTCGTTCATTATATATACCAAGTTTAGATAATAACAGAGATTTTACTATTTCCGGATGTAATTTAATCCAATCCTCCCATATAGAAATTAATTGAATTCCTTTTTCTTTACATTTTAAATACTTCTCTTCATGATAATGAATTGGTTTATTATCGGAATCGTGCCAGTAGCACCCGTTGCATTCAATAGCAATGGATTTTGATGGAATAAATATATCAATTTCTTGATTCTCTAATATAGACCTATTCCTTTCAACAAAATTTATATTATATTCAATCAATATGTTTTTTACAAATTTTTCCAATCCCGATTGATTCGAATGTAGAGGATTTTGTTTTGTACACAAAACCGTTCCAATTTTATTTCTATCCCAATATGTTCCGGAAAATATTGTAAAATGTTTCTCTTTACATAAATCACAATTACAATCATTACATTTTACTTCCCATGACCCATCATCGTTATACCATAATACATCAGGATTATCTTTTAAAAAATTATTTCTATGTTTATTTAATATTTTCTTTTTATTTTCTTCGATATTTTGGGGCAAATTTAATATTTCAACATAATTTTTAACTCCATATTTTTTCTTAAAAGTTTCTTCTTTTTTTAAAATTATTTCTGGTGCATGTAAAGTGCAAGTTACACCATATTTTTCGAGACTTTTATTTTTCCTTTTTTCTACAACCGAAGGAATTTGGGAAACATTTTCTACACCGTATTTTTTTAACGTTGTTTGCTTAGCCTTATCCCTGTTTGTAAAATGTTTTTCTCCATATTTTTTTATAGAAGTGTCAATTCTTTTTTGTTTAGTATCTTCTCCTTTACCGCAACATACTAATGAACAATATTTATGATAATATTTATCTGATTTATTAAACGATACTCGCTCTCCGCATATAGCACATACTGGATAATTGATTATATTATTTTTCCACCAATAAAGTTTTTCTAACCACGTTATATCATCCGGATAATTATCAATTAAATATTGATAAAATTCGGGGAAATGATTTTTAATATATTCTTCTCTCCAATAATATCCTTTGGTTATTGTTTTGTCTGGTTCTATCATGATTAAATAATAAATATAAAATTATATTATTTTAATTCCAGAGGCATTATTAAATAATATTATTTATTGATTTCCGAGAAACTCACCGATAAATGAGTTATCGATCATCTCTCCAATGTTATCTTCAAGAGATGTTCTCTCTGGCCACAACAACTCAACTCTCTCCATTGTAAACTTACCATCACGCTTTGGTCTTCCACACTTAACAAGACACTTGAAGATCTGGTCAAACTTCTTCACCATATCGTCCATGGTCATAGCTGCAAGATTGACTTTAATGATATCTGTACTCACCCGATTGGCATACTTGATGGCGAACGATCTTAAGAAATTATTATAGTTACTTTTTGTGGTCTCGCCGAGATCACTAAACTCATAAGCTTCCATCATAAACTCCTTAATAGGAAGGTCAAGTCGCTCGTTCTTATCATTGTACATTATATTCACAAGTGTCCTAACCCTACCTATTGCTGCAAAGTTAAATGTTCCATTCTTGTTTCTACAGTGTTCGAAAATATCCCGGATTTGGTCCATCTCGTATTGTTTAGAGAGTGACACGAAGATGGGGACTACCTTTTCAAAAACCTCGATGTTCTTCACGATCATCTTGTTATTGCTTAAATCCTCTTTCCATTCATTACCTTTCTTAATGTCAAACCTACCTCTGAGAACTTCTTTATAGATGTTTAACCTATCCTCAGTGATAATATCCATCAACTCTTCGATGTGTGTGGTATTAAGAGTGAGTTGTTCGTCGTAAGCGAGCTTAACCATGTCCTTAAGATTAGAGAAGTCCTCCATCCCTTCCATCTTAAAATCCTTTAGATCACGAGCTTGAATCTCATACCCGTATGCCTGCATACCCTTCATAATTACTGGGAGTTGCTGAACATACTCGCGATACTTCCTTTCAAAATAAATCACTTTATAAGCGATTTCATTGAGGTAATACTTATTATCTAATTCATTATACTCAATGAACTTATTATCGCGTATAATCGAAGATACGAGACTGTTATAGCGATATTCTACAGGGTTCCTCTCAATCATCTCATTACATATCCTTAAGATTGAATGGACATTCTTTATCTCTTCATCATTAAGTTTAAAGTCTAGTGGTTTAAATTTATGAAGAGAACGTGAATTACCTTCTGCATCATTTTTTGCTACGTATAAATTAACAAATAGATTGGTTTTACGGATCCGGTTAGACCATTGGTCTAATTCATGAGGCATATATAAATCCGCAAAATAAATTTCGAAATTATATGAATCCAAAATGTCTGATCCCACTGAAAGATATGAGCTACATAACAACACCTGGATGTCTTTGATAGTCTTCTTAAAGTTCACATCATCCATAAAATCCTCACCCACATTACTTTTCTTATAATACTGAAGACGAAGTGGTTCATAGATTGCATGTTCATGTTGTAGGAAATATGTCACGGCCGCATTAATTTGTTTACTATAGAGAGTACCATTATTTGTAGGGAATAATACTCGTTTTCCATTAGCAATATCATTTGCCATAGCACGACACATCTGGAACATAAGGTGTTGACTAGAGTCTACAAGATTTACCTTAAAAACCTTTTGTCTTGTTTCTTCTTTAATAACCTTTAGGTGTACAGCATCTGGAAAGAATACGAGTTCCCCGCTTGGGGTTCCACTCATCATAATGATTGGAATCTCGGTGTTCCTGATCATCTCAACAACCTTTGCCATTACTGGTCGGTACTCGGACATGAACATCAAGTGACTCTCGTCAATGAATATATAGTTAAATCCATTTGCTTTAACGTCCATCAGATTCAAACGACTGAACTTATCAATTGTAAGGGATAGACCTTTTGCAACATCAAGTCTCGGAGCTCGGTTTCCATAACTGTAATACCAATCTTTATCTCCTTCAGTCTTTGATTTGATAACACTGGTGAATGGGAGAACAAGCATCACTTTCTTTCCTTCCTTTGCCAACATCTTCACCATTTCGGTCTTACCAAGACCGGGACCAGCCTCAAGCAGAGTCAGTCTCCCACAGGCATCAAGAATATCATATCTTATATTGCCTAGATATTGGTCTTTTGATATTTTGAATTCCTTGTAGTATTTACTTTCCTTAATCAACACAGGATTCTCAATCTGTTTCATTGCGGAGAATATCTCGCTCTCATCAAACGTATCATTCTCAATGTTTAATTTGATTTTGAACCCATGTACATTATTAAGTCTATCAACCGCCCAAGGATCAACTGGTTTCTTATATTTGTTTGCTGTGATACAGTCAGCTTGTAACTCTTTGTCTTTCACAGCGTTACTAGTGATCATTCGGAGATACCTATATCCTTGTTCAAACCCATACAAGGATACAAGTGTGTTTGCAAGTCTCCACCTTTCATTATGCTTATAGTGAACTTTGTTATGTGTATCAAACTCAAGCAGTGGTTTGTCAATAACACTTACTTGAATGTTGTTTCTCTCATCATCAACAAAGGTATCAAACCTTTTGAATACTTCTTTAAGGTCAGGATAGGTTATCCAGTCAAGCTCCGGACAACCAACATCATCTATGCTATCAAAGTTCACATAGATGAAATCTTCAAAGAAATGTGATGAAATAAGTGGGTGTGGATCGTATCCAATAATCGCTCCCTGTTGTGGTTTGAACATTGACAGGTCCATCCACTTAAGGATATCGTTCTTGGTGTAGCCCAACTTCTCACATCCACTCAAGATACTCAAGTATACAAATGAATACTTATGACGGAAGTTGGTTAGGAAAAGAAGTCTCTTCTTCTTTACATCTTCATTATCCTTCTCCGGAACTGCAATCTTCGTCCATACGTGAAGGCCCATCTTCGATGAACTCAAACACACCCCCAAGAACCAGTTACAATTCTTGAGTTTATCGAATATAATCTTTTTAATCTCTCTTGCAAGGGTTGCATCTTTAATATCCAAGTCAATTACCTGAAAACCATTCCATAGTGTAAATGCAGTCTCACCAACTGGTCGTTCTTCAGTTGATGTACTATAGATAACATGTCGGTTGGTTTTCTTTGTATTCTTAAACTCAGGATTAACTGCAGTATTAACAAGGTCCCTTAAAGAACCTACTGTTCCTGTACTTGTAAATAGATTTGGAAATATCGTTGCTTGACACTCTTCTAATCTCTTACTAAATTGCTTCCTTTCATCAACACTCAGTAATAAGGCATCATCATTACTGAATGTCTCCTGTGCCCAATGCTGCTTCCAAGAGTACTTGGTTGGTGTATTCATAACCCTATATGATTGTAGGGCTTGTTCTAAAGATACATTACTAGACATGAATTAATATAATAAAATGTCATTATTATTTTTATATGAAAAGTCTACAAGAAAGTTTGTTTGATGATAACATAACTAAGGATATTGTTATTTCGGAATTATTTGAAATAACCAATATTTTTATACGAAGTGATGTTCGTGATTGGATTGATGAAAATTTTCAATATAATATCCTATTTAAAAACAGAGAAAAATTCGAATTACATAATTATCCCAAAGATATAGATAAGAATTCTTTAGCATTACAAACAATTTTAAGTTATATTGATTCTATACCAGTAAGTTTGTTTTGGGACGGTACAGAATTTTATCGAAAAAACCTTTACGATAAACTTGAAACTATAAAAAAATATAAGAGACAACCAAATATACCTAATTTTTTTGTTGAAGGAGTTCATCCTATTTTTGATCAAAAAAGAAGAAATTCTCGAATAAAAAAATTATCAGGGTTTGATGTGCAATTTATGGTTATAGATAAAGAAAAATTTAAGGAATCATTTGGTGGAAGAGAAATAATTATAAAATATAAACTAAAATAACATGAAAAGTCTACAAGAAAGTTTGTTTGATAAGGATCTATTGGATAAAGGAGTAGTATTGGGCACCGACGCTGCTTGCGAATATTTTACAAGCATCCTATCAAAATCAGACTTTGTTAAGTATAATAAATATGACTCATCAAAACGTTCATATAATATTAATCGAGGGAACACCTCTTTCCAAGTTACCTTGATGGGACACGTATCATATAGTACAACAAATACCATGAGGGGTCTTGATCGTATAATTGATTACCAACTCAAGATGTATTTTGATACATATAAAGATGGATGTGTTATAAATTACGTCGATTTCGAATTTAGTCATGGAACGGAGATGGATGGAGAAAATTTTGGTTATATTCCCAAAGGTATTGGTAATAAACGATATGTATTGATTTCATCCGACAATATAAATAGAATATTTAATCACTACGTTGAATTGTTTGATAAGATGGAAAAATATTTCTACTCTAAAGAATTCAAAGATATTGTTACTGATGGAAAATTAGATAAACCAATATGGGCAATATGGGGGTTGTCTGATGCTCTATATAACAGAAGATTGAATAAATATAAAGAAAACAAGAAGCAAATTCTTAATGACCTTAAAAAGCATATAAAAAGTTAATAATGAAAAGTTTACAAGAAAGTTTGTTTGATAAAGATTTAACCCAAAAACGCATACTTGATAAAATGGATTTGACTCAAGTATGTGAATGTGTTACTGATATATATAAAGATTATAAGAACAAACTAAATATCAACTTTTATTCATTTCCTCCGAGATACAAGTCGGATACAACGGCTCGTTTTATGATACACTGGGGTAGTCATAGAGCCGATGCGTCGCATGATTGGATATATGAGACAGAAATTAATTTCACCGCAAGAAATGGAAAGAGTGGTAAGATGTGGTTTGACCCTATTACAGTTAGTGTCAATGTTAGATCAACCAAATGGAGTTTTAGACTTCCTATGATATATATCAAATGGACATTAGGAAAATATATTTATTGGGATGGAAACAATCCAAAGGATGAAGATATTATAAACGTTTTGGAAAACATAAAGAATATTTTTGAAGATGTGGCAGTTATGTAAAAAGAACTTGAATGGTGGTTTGAAAAGAATATTCCTGATGATTACTATCTATCAGAAATTTCTAACGAAACAAAACTACACAAGGCATTTGTAGAAATTGTCGAGAATAAATGGTTTAAAAATATAATGCCTAAGTAATGAAAAGTCTTAAAGAAAGTTTGTTTGATGATAATATAAAGAAAGACCTCACTATTAGGGATGTCTGCGAACTCAACCCAACCAAAACTGGTCGTGGTATTGTAGCCGCGGGTCTACCAATCGGATATTTCTTTAGTGTTGACAAACTAAAAAAATACACCCACCCATATGACATAACAAGTAATCCGGAATACAATTCCTTAGATTATCTTATTGGTGTGATCGTAGACCAACCAATACCTTCAAAATCCAATGTTAAGACATCTGATCATAAATGGTGTGAAAATCTCAAAAAGGTACTTACTAAATATGTTAACAGAGGTTGGAGATTAGAATGGGATAAAAAAATTGATGTGTATTTAATTGAATACCCCGATGATTGTTTCGCAGTAAGTATAGATTTTGATAGTGGTACAGGTTCATACGAATTTATTTTCAAACCCAAATCATAATTTCTTCATAATGTTATCAAACCTTTTGTATTTTTACATCAAAATAAAAAGATGACCATTTAGTCATCTTTTCTTTTTCTCGCCGTTAAATCGAATTTATTTAAGTTCTCCCCTGAGTTTATTTAATAGGTTTCCGAGCATATTTATAGATACTGGAACATCGTGTACGTAATCAAACCATTCAATCCTCCCAAATTCTTCAATTTCCCTTGCGAGTGTAGATTCGCTCATTCCAGCTCCCCAAAAACAATCGTATGGACTTGCTTCTACAAATTGTTTATTATCGATTGCTGGGTCAAGGAACTTTTTAAGTATATCCGGGTTTTGTTTAAATTTCAATTGAAGTGTCTCCCACATATACTTCACTCGAACCGCATCCCATTCTTTTGGATTAAGTTTGATATGACGGGCAATTCCTTTTGTTTCTGCTGGGGACTGTGCGAGCGCAATTTTATAGTAACTATATTTATCCCCGGCCATCACAGCTTTCCGGCTCTGGTAATAGGCTTCTGCTGTTTTGAAGGTGATTGTAGAAGGAAGATGGGGTTCGTCCCAGAGTTCCTGTTCTTCGGTCCATTGAAAGTCGTCCCAGACCGTGATAGGAGACTCGGCAAAATTACTCGGCCAATCTTTTCCGAAGAATAATATGTATTTCTCAGTTATTGTCATCGTTCAGTCTCTCCCAAACAGCGTTAATAAAATTGTCTATATACTTATCTTCATAGAAACAGTCAATACCATCTATGAACTGAACATCTCGAGCAGTACCACCAAACAGTTCATCACAGACGTTAAATACCTTCTGACCCTTTCTCCATTCCTTCGGACAGGAGTCAACGGTTTCCCAAATCTTTACAATGAAATCTTCGTACTTCATATTTGATTTCTCCAAACTTTTTTATTAGCAATTGCTCTCCATATAATTGCACCCAATGCAATAAATATACCGAGCGGACTGAGTAATACAGTAGGTATTATTTCTTCATCGGCAAATCCCAATCGATCCATAAGACCACCAGTCACACAACACAGCAACCAGTACCCAACCATAACCAATGAGAATATTGCGAACCAGCCCATATGTGTTATATTGTATAAATAGATTTACTATCAATACCTGCGATAACTTCCCATACCCCTCTGTCTTCATAGATACTTCCTTCAGTCACTTCGTAAAGGAGTTTGGTTTCGGTTACTTCATCCATATAGTTTTTAACAGCAGTATCGGACGCGGTCTGTGCCGAGTTGGAAGGGATAAGAACGTTTATGTGTTCTTCATTGGTGTCCCCTGTGAAAGGTGGGTAGTGTTTGATTCCCCGGACAAGATAAATCTTTTTGACTAGCATACTCTCTATGTGTGTTTCTTAATTATATTTAACAAATTCATTTCAATTCTTTAGTCAATACATCACCGTTCCAATCCTCACATTCTCCTGTTTTCTTATATCCACATCTCACATACCAATCTTCTATCCATGACCCTCTCTCAGCACATAATTCTACTTCTGTTGCACCCATTGATTTTGCTTCCTGTTCAGCCCAATACAATAGAGAATATCCTATTCCTATTTTTCTATAGTCCTCTGTAACAGACAAACCATGAATAGTTGCAACTCCTGGTATATCATTATGGACAGACACATTGACAAGCCCATGTCCGTTTCGTCTGACTACAGTGTGTGTCTGCCCCCACCACCAAGTATTTTGATGTACAAAATGGTCTTTTCTCATTAGTCAACGAGTTTTTTGAAATAATCTCCGACAATCACTACCGGAGTACCCTTATCGCCGCTTCCACTCACTAGGTCCATCAATGAGCCAAGGAGGTCAACAATCCTACGAGGGGTAGTCCCGAGTTCCTGACCAGCTTTCCCGCGGTTGGTTTTAATAGATTTATAAATGTCCTGTTCATTCATTCCACTATCGATAGCGTTCTTGAGTTTCACTTCTGCGGGCATCCCATCAAGCCCACTCGTCCAAGCAGGACTCACAACAGGGTCGGCCCACTCCCATATACCTGTACTAGGATCCTTGTATGCGCCGTCACCATAGATCATCACCTCAACATCCTTGCCGCATCTCTCTTTGATAGTTTGCTGTAGTGTGTTGACAAAGTATTGTGCGTACTGCTTGTCAGGGAAGAGTTTAAGACGGTTGTTTCCTGCCGCGTTCATTCCAAGAAGCCCCCAGCTGTTTCTCTCTCCAAGAATATCCTTGAGTGTGAGCTCATAAGGGGAACTGGGTGCGTGGAGCCTACAGTCCACAATCACGACTCCTTCTTTATTAAGTTCGCTGAGTTGTGCTCGATTCCAAAGCCCATCATCAACCCATTCAAATTCCTTTCCTGCTCCTTCAATCCACTCCTTATATACATCTCTGTAGTTAACACCGGTAACTTGGTGATCAATATGATTACCCACTTCATCAGTCTCACCTGACATAATTATGACTTTAGTAATGTTTGGTGCACAGAGCAAACCACGGAGAATAGGAATAAACCTATTACGTGAAAAGATAGGATTAATAAGATAGAGATGTGTTGCTGTTGGTTTATAATTAGTTAACCACTTACCAACTTCTTCAAGCCCGACATACATACCAGCATTCCTAGCAACAACACTTTCAGTCACACCAATAATATCACCATTCTTACCTCCTACCTCACTATAGTTATTCACAATAGCATCAATCAAATTGTCTCCTTCTTTAATAAGCGGGAGTCGGAGACCAAACACCCTAGTACCTACAAGGTTTCTCATACATTATGAATTATTTCTATTTTAGATTGTTCCCAATATTGTCCTTTTGGCTCAAGACTTACCTTGATAGTTCCATCAAAGAACCCTTCATTGATTTCATAATGAGACACAACAAAGATTGTTTCGTCCGGTTGCATGTCGTCGCGGAGCATCCAAGACATCTCGTTCCTCAACTCACTATGCATATTACTAAACAGCTCATCCAAGAACACTATATTCAATGAGTTACTCCCCATCACCGTCCCAAGCACAGACATGATGATTATCATATCGACTGTCTTCAGCTGTCCTGTACTGAGACTACTCACAGGGATATCTTCATCTGTTCCTGGGAGTCGAATTTGACACTTAAACTGATTGTCAAACTGAATGATGTAACGCTGACGAAGTCGTTGACTGTACTTCATTATATTCTCGTTTAATACAGGAATGAATGATGAAAGAATGTTTGCTCGAATGTCATTTCCGAGTAGGTCAAGCAAGAGTTCCCACTGCTGGTCTTCAAACTGTGCATCGCCGAGATTCATCTCGTATTCTCTCAGTTGCTGTTCAATCTTATCTATCTCACCATTGTTTACCTTTGCTCGTTTGGCTTGTTCCTGGAGACGCACAAGCAGGGCTTTATTCCTTTCGAGTTCTTCACGGATAGGTCCAACTTCTTTTTCATACTTATCACGAATCTGCCCAGGTACGAGTTTTTCTTTCTCAAGTCGTTCGTTGATGGTCACATATTGCTTTCTCAAGACATCTCTTTCCTTCTCCTTTACAGGGAGCATACTCTGGTCTATAGGAGCGCCACAAGTAGGACAGGTACCCTTCTGGATAAATGCAATTTCCTTTGCCTTGTTAACTCCAAGGGCTTTCACACTAGCGAGTTCTGCACTGGATTCTTCAATAACTTTCCTTGCATCTCGGACAGTTTTTTCATATATGTCCTTTTGTTCCTGAACCTTTTTATTATAGGTGTCTATATCTTTCTTGACAACATCTATATTTCCGTCAATTACTTCAATGTTGGTCAGCTCATTGATCTTTCTGATCTGTGCGTTACACTGATCAATAAGAGACTGTAACCTATTGATATTCACAGTGTTCTCTGATCTCAAGACCTTACCGGCATCAACATACTTGGTAAGAGCAGCAAACCCAAGGACATTATCCAGGAACTTTCTACTGTCCTGAGTATTCAGAGACGCCAGACTCTTAAAATTATTAAATGATATAACACAAAGGAGTTCAACTGTGGTTCTCGAGATATCGTAATACTCGTTTTCAAGCTGACTTTGAATATCTCGTTTATCAGTATAAATAAGGTCCTCTCCATCAATCTTTACGGATATTGGAGATTGCCCATAAGAGTTGATTTCACGATTGATATAAATGTGTTTGCCTTTGCTTTCACACCAGAGTTCAACCGTTGTGTGTTTTTCTCCCCAAGAAATTAAGGAGTCATTATTCTTGTTTTTAACATTACCAAAAAGTCCGAAGATAATTGATTCACCAATAGTAGTCTTGCCAACACCAACGGGGCCAACTATCTTCCACATTCCTTTAATATCTTTTTCAAAATCCATCTCAAAATCACCATAGATGGATTTAAAGTTGTTTAGTTTTATCTTCTGAATCTTCACGTATTTAATATATATAAAAAAAGGAATCAATTAAGATTCCTTCTTGGTTGATTTTTTAGTTGTTGTTTTCTTTGTCTTTGGTTTCGGTTCCTCCGCTAGAGCTTCAGACTCTGTAGTTGGCTGTTCCTTTTCCGGCTCTGGTTCAGTTACTGGTTCCTCTGTAGGTGTCTCAGGAGCAGGTTCTTCAGCAGGACCACTCTCTGTTACAGGTTCGTTATCTGCTTCGGTAAATCCAGCACCATCAAACTCAGGAGCATTCTCGGGCTCTGGTTCAGTTACTGTTTCAGGAGCGGGTTCAGGATCAGTTGTTGTGGTTTCAGTTTCGGTTTCCTTTTCAGTTCTAGGATCAATAACAGGCTCTTCAGTTGTTGTAGTTACAGTTTCTACGGGTGTCTCAACCACATCTTCATCCTTCGTCGGACCAACTGCTGGTGTACCATCCTCAACAAATACCATTTTTGCCATCCGAAGTGCTTCTGGGTCATTCACAAAACCAGCATTTGTTAAGTCTTCAACTGTCCGATAACACTTCAAAATATCTTCATCGGGTGCAGTAACAGTCATAAAACCATGATATTTAAACAACCTGATGATTTCTTTGGTTAATTTCATACGCGTATAAAAATTTATTTGTACTATATAAAATAAAAAGAACCCGAAGGTTCTTTATATTAGTGTTATGTGATCATTAAATTATTCTGGACCATAAACTGTGATCTCACATGTTGCTGATTTATCACTTACGGTTGCAGTGATAGTTGCATTACCTTCGGTGTGGGGTTCATAATCACAGGTATGATTGTCTCCAGATTCTCCGCCTGGATAAATGTGTACTACATTTGGATCAGAGCATGTCCATGTGACGGTCTGGTCTGTTGCATTTTCGGGGAGGATAGTTGCCAATAAAGTATCAAAGTCGCCAGTTTGACACTCAATTTGGGTTTCATTTAATGTTATACTCTCAACCGGAATTTCGTGAGTGACATCAGCTTCGATATCTGTACTAGGGTCTGTAACTGTTATATATTCTTCAATTTTGAGCCCGTCTACTGTTTTAGAAGCGAGGTCATCTGAAGGAACTACCTGTGTAATAAATCCTTTCTCTTTAAGTTCATCTATCTGTGCTTTCGTAAGATTTGCCATGATTATAATGTTTAATTAATTATATAATCAAACATTTCTACCATCCTCGTAAACAACCTTCAGAATGGGAAACCTGAGACTGTATTCTCCTGTCTTCTTATCTCGGGTTTCCTCAAAGTACTGAACAGTGATTGTCTTACCAATGATCTCTTCTGGATGATCAAACCACCTCAATCTCTGTTCCTTACTCAGGCCACTACCTACATAGACCTTATTTCCTTTATGAGTGATAACAAGAGATGATGCAGCATCGTATTCTTTCGCTCCACCTTCGTTATAGGTAACCTTACCCATTACCACGTCTTCCACAACGTATTCTGCGTCCTGGAACTTCTTGACTTTAAGGAGGTCTTTACTCCTGCCGCTCTTATAAGGAACATCCTTCCTGAGCATAAATCCTTCCCATCCGTTCTTTTTAACCAAGCTTGTCCAGTCTTCAAAATCATACCAGTTCTCACATCTGTACTGTTGAAGCACCTGTACTTCTGCGGGTCTGCTGGAGTGATAGTAATAGTCAAGCATTATATTATATCTACTACAAAAATCAGGACTCTGCTTTCTGCCTTCGAACTCGTCAAGAGTGAGAATGTCGAACCACATAAACTTCGGATGCTCTATAGTGTGGTTCTTCCTTGTGACCTCAGACATTAGACCCAAGAAATTCTCGTTTCCCTGTTCATCTACTATACAGACCTCACCATCGAGCACAACCGGTTCTTCAACACTATGGAGAATATCAATAATGGGTTCAATGAGATTGTCGAGTGTCCAGAACTTCTTACCTTGTCGAGAAATAAAATCAAGTGTTCCGAGTTCCGGATTATAATGAATAGTGCAACGAACGCCATCTAACTTCCTGGAAATCAAATACTTACCACTCATCACCACTTCGTTCTGTTTCTCGGGTTTAAGATCGAAGAACTTATCTGCGAGAGCCACCTCGTACTTCTGAACAGCTGCACGACCAACCGCATCGTTATAGTTGTCAAGAGAGACACCAACCTTAAGGTTTCTCTGGAGCACTCCGTCGAGAATCCATCTCTCACTCGGGTCAAAGTAACCAATCACTTCTCCTACTCTCTCACAAGCAGCATTACCGGTAAGTCTCCTGGAAGCGAGTTCTTCAAGAACTCCGCGGAAGACACGGTAGTTATTGTCTATGTGATAGTACTGAAGATGAGGACCAAAAAGAGACTGGCTGTCTAGGACTTTATCCCATACAGTATACTTCTTAACATTGTATTTTACAGAGGTATCATAGGTATCCTTAAAGATTTGTTCAAGGAGGTCCGAGTGATTTTCTTTTATAATATTCTTTTTGTCTAGGGTGCCAGGAGTCTCCCGGAGGAGAGTAAGTGTTTCTACTATGTTCATATTAAATCAAATTTTCAATCTCGAAAATTGCTTTTCGAATTTTTCTCACCATATATTTTTCCCTACTCAGTTTCTTCCTGTCAAATTCGGTTAACGATTCCTTATTATGCAAACGCTCTACAATTCTTTCGTGACGATGCAAGGATTTGCTTTTCTTGTTTATTACTAACGATTTTTCCTGTTCATCCATATCTAAATCAAATTTTCAAGACAATACTTTACTGCTGCTTCACAGGCTTGTTCGTGGGTGGTATAAGAAACATCCTTTGAGTTGGCTGAGAAATACAAACTGTTGTTTACGCTCCTATGAATACTCCATCCAAATTGGAGTTTTTCATTTATCGAAACCTCAACATAAATGTTGTGAACTTCTCTCAGCCACTTCATAGTCATTTGGAGGGTTGGGCATATTATATATGTGCTGCCACTATCCATATTTTGTTTAGTGATTATTGTATATAACAATTCGCCATATTTATCATAATAATAATGGACAAAAGCAGAAAATCCTTTTTCTTTAAGGAGTTTTGCCGTTTCAAAACTAACGTAATCTTCGGTAATCATAACGTATCCTTATATGTGTTATACACTTCTTCTTTTTCTTTAAGCGACAGCCTATCCCAATGCCTTCTGCAATAAAACTGCAACTGCTGCACTTCACAGCCATACCATGCAACATCACCCCTGTAGTCCCCCCACTGTTCGCGGAATATCTTTTTAAGGTTTTCCGAATCCCTTTGTACTTGATTATACCAATCGTCAACCTTGTATTTCCGCCAAAACTTGTTAAGTTTGCCTTCCGGTATGATATTATATTGTTTCATATTGTATAAGTATATTCATATTATTCTTCTACAAACCATTCTTCATCAATTTCTTCATCATCATAATCACAAGAGTTATCCTGTGCTCGCTCAATTACCTCCTCTTCGGATTCTGCCTCAATTGTATAAGTATGTGTAATGGTAGTTTTGGCAATTACTTGATAGGTCTTCATAATTTTTCTATTGAAATGCTTGGCATACACGCATTGGTGCGTTGGTTGTTGAGTTCTGTAAAAATTTGTTTAATAACAGGAACCACATCGGAAGGGATATCTGCTTCTATGGTAGTGTTGTTGAGGACTGAGTAGTTATTACTCTTGTTGACTATACGTACCTTGCACATATTGTATCTATTTGTATATAATTATAAAAAAAGACAGACTTATTTAGTCTGTCTATGTGATTTTTTAGAATTGTTCCGGTTCAAAAAGCACTACCCAACCGTCCTTGGTCTGGCATTTCTTTACCATATCCACCAGTTCATCAATAGGCGTGTCTTTAAAGAGTTTCATATTGTTCATACGAATGAATCTTGCTTGCCTCATAATAGCTCCGTTGTTATTGGGTTTAACAAACGTCATCCTTACATTATTACTTCTCATAGTAACAGTTTCAATATTCTTAAATCCACTCAAATCAAGAAGATCACTGAGTTTTCCTTCTGGAATGACTTCTGTAGGAATAAGAGAACCATACTTACGTATGTTATTAACTATAGCAACAATGTTACGAGTGCTCTTGGTTTTAGTTATTCCAGCAGCGATTACAGTCCCTTTACCAAAGAACTTATCAAGTTTACTTTTAATTCCGTCACAATTAAAAAAACTACAATCATATATACTTATGGTTTTTGCATTTGATTTGATATATTTAAGATTTGGAAAGTCTGTAACACTTACAAGAGATAACACCGGATAAACATTTCCTTCGAAATTAAATTCAGCATCAAAGTAATCTAAATCGGAAGCCCATCCAATTTTGACCATACCAGTCATTCTGCATTTGTTCGGATTTATATTAAATTTGAATCCTTCCAACTTCTCACACATACCATCAATTGTTACACCAGTGCAATTAATCTCTTTGAATCCACCACCATTAGCAATAGGATCTGGATGTGGGCCATTGAATCTTGGACTTCCTATATGGAAGTTATTACAGTATAGAGTATATCTGTTCAAAAAAGGATTATCAGACGAGTCAATACCAACATTAGCGTCAAGATGAATTTTCTCTTTATCTATATCTATCTCTTTCGCGAGACCATCCAATCCCCATGTGATAACATCAGTGTCTCCTGCGTTGTATACCTTCATATACTTCCACCAATCACTATCCATGTCATTAAACATGTTCTTTTCAATTTCGTGAGTATCTGAGATGTTCTTGTCTACATTAAATAGACCTTCGTATATGTATTGTGATAATGATTTCATGAATCTTTAATAAGTTTTTTCATTATAGCTTGATCTATAGCTACACCAGGAACATGTTTATTTATATTTATAAATTTATCAAATTCACTTTGAATAAGATTCACATACTTTTCGGATGTTATGTTGTCTATCATTGACTTCATAAGTTTTATGATAGACCGAACTGTGTCTGTTGTACATTCAAAATGCAAATCAAAGCTTTGTCTATCAAAACGCTTATCACTATAACCTTCCACAAAATTGAAGTGTTTGGGATCTTTCTTAGTCAACCAACGTCTAACTGCATTTCCATCAGAGAAATTCAAATCCCAAGCACCGTATTGGTGATTAAACACCAATTGTGGACACTGAGGATACCCACACAGTCCATTATTAAACTGTAATTTCACAATAACTTTAAGATCTAATTTCTCTGTGCCGTAAAACGCCTTATATACTTTTAATCCATCATTATTCAAATCCATCAACCATCCTCTGTCTATACATTTATTGCGCAACTTACAATAAGCATCCTTAAAAATCATATCCCAAAAAACCTCTGGTTCTACGGGAGATGACTTTCCCATCAGGTCTTTATCAAATAAACTTTCATAAAGTGATTTCATATATAAATAATAGATTTCCGTGATACTATAGTATCATATAAATAATAATTATTTACTACTCACCATCACTAGCGGAATAAACCAATGAACAGTCATATCAACAACAGTACAACTATCTGAATGAAATTTAATATGTAAGTATCCAATATTGTCTGGAGACGGATCATATCCACGTTGACCTATTTTATGTCGGAGTACATACCCCTTGTATACATTAGAGAAGTATTCGGAAAGATTATTGTTAAATGATATAAAGAGTGGATCAGACTCAATCTCTAACTTGGATGACGATGGAAGATACCCGCGGAGAACATCGGCTATCTGAGTAGGGATAGATTTAGTACAGTTTGTATTAACTTGAAGGTTCCCATAATTTTCATTAAACCTCTCAACCACATCTTTCACATCATCATACCATAGACATGATGTCTCAAAATTAGACTTCAACACATCCACTATAGGTTCCTCATTTAGAGTTGTTTTCTTTGCCTCCAGAAACCAAATACTACTATCACCGAAGACAAATAACATATCATCATTGATAGGTTGAAGGAGGTATTTTAACTGTATTCCTTCTATATTTTGTGTAGAATCAAACAAACTCATGTATAAAAATATTAGTTTTGTTTGAAAAATTTGTGTTTTGTTAATATTTTTTAATAGTAAATAAATGCATTTATAATGAGTAAGAAAAACGATTACAGTAGTTTAGAAGGTCAAATTGGTGATCTTGGTGCAGAAGTTACACCGGTAGCATCAACAACATCACAAGATCTTGGGAAAATAAACAGACCTGAAATTTTTGGTGGAAAACCAGAATTAACACCAGAAGAAAAAGAAGAACTCAATAAATTTATAGAAAGGAATCGTAATAAATCAAAAGTAGAAGAATCAAATATCTTTGAAGGATGGATTCCTCTTGATCGAGAAGAATTAGGTAAACGTTCAATATTCTATCCAGAAGACTGGGAGTTCTCTATTCGACCTGCAACGGTTCAAGCAATCAAGAATTGGACATCGGTTGATGAAGAGAATCCTGAAGAACTCAATAAGGTATTTAATGAGATTATTCGTCTTTGTGTAAGAATAGTTGATGGCAAAGGAACTGTTCATACATGGCAGGAAGTAAATTCTTGGGATAGGTTCTGGCTTATTCTTAAAGTTCGCGAGTATACTTTTGTACACGGTGAAAGTAAAATTGAATACACTGATCAGTGTGAGAATTGTGATGAAGAATTAACATTTATTCTTGATTCTGCATCACTCACATATGAATTTCCTGATGATGATCTTATGAAATACTGGGATGGAAACAAATGGGTTATTGACCCACGCGAGTATGACGTAGACGCGGATCCTATTACTCTTTGGACACCAAAACTTGGTAAGGACCAGGCAATTATTGATTGGGCTATTGCACGTGCAAGACAAGGAAAACGCGATATTGACGAGAACTTTATTAAGTTCTTGGTTTGGATGATCAGTAAGCCGTCACGCGATGCTGCTAACTTTGACTCTCAGGTTCGTCAGGCACAGAATATTTATAAGGGTTGGAGTATTGATATGAATTCATTTATGAATGATGTTGTAAGAAATATCACTATCAATCCTTCGGAGAAACTCTCTGCCAAATGTCCTCATTGTGGTGCCGAGGTCACCAGCCAGGTTCAGTTTCCAAACGGCGTTAGAGCTCTCTTCAAGACTGAATCGAAAGTTAAGAAGTTTGGATCCAGATAATCACGAAGATCCCTTTAGATTATCTCCGGCATATTTTGAATATGACGTATTTGCATTATTCAAGATAAATATAGTTGGGTTGATTCAAATCAAAGCATCACTTGCAAAAAACTTCCATATACAACCATCGGAAATAGATAATATGCCGATGTGGGAATATGAGATGTTTATTGATGAATTAAATAAGCAAGTCAAGGATGAGAATAAACGCCAGCAAGAAGAGATGGATAAATATCATGTAAATGATTACATGAAAAATATGAAAAATATGAATCCTTCTAATATGGCGAAGATGTCTCAACCAAAACTACCGGATCTTTCGAAAGGATTTAAAATGAAATGATAAAGGAACTCACAAGAGTTCCTTTTTTATATTTATTGACTAGTATATGATTATATATATATGAATACTGCCGGAAAACAGGGATGGACAACCACCCTAGAAGACGAAATAGATTATCAATTCATTCAGAGAGTTATTGGTGAGGTGACTCAGTCATGTGCCCTGCCTTTTGCATTACCTGCGGAACGTGTGACAGCTAACATCCTACTTGCTGCACAGTACTTCTGGTTAAATAGTGACTTCGCTGCAGAAGAGAGATACTATATGATTAAAAACTCGGACATATGTCGAGGTAATATGTTTAATAAGATAGTTCAACTCCCTGCACAAATCATTGGTGTGCATGGGTGTTATAGGATTGATGACGGACTAAGATATGGTGTCATGGGAGACTTTCTCTTGAGAGGATGATGCTTTCTACTTACTCTATGTTTGGTGGAGTAGGAACTGTGGGTGGGGGATTTGTTAATGGTACCACGCAGGGATACACTCTTTCTGATGTGGTTATGAGTATGTATGAAGTGGATACTTTTGAACAGAATCTTAATCCAACTCTGACATATAACTACAATCAATTCTCACATAAACTCGTTCTTCTTGGCGATATTGGGTATAGTAATATTTTGATTTGTTGTAGTGTGAGATGTAGAATCCAAGACCTCTATAACGACCCTTATTTCTTTAAGTATGTTGTTGCGCTATGTAAGAGAAATCTCAATACCATTTATGGAACATATGAATTTAAGTTGCCTGGTGGTGTTACAATCAACTATGACAAACTCAATGATCAGGCAGATAACGAGATTGAAGAAGTAAAAGAATACTTTGAGAATAACCGCGCGGTAGACTATTTCTTTATGCCAAATACGCTATAAAAAGGAACTCAAACGAGTTCCTTTCTTTTTAATGTTATCTCTATCCTCTGTGGTATGAATGTGTTGACGTGAATAATTATAAAGGTGTATGATTTATCTCGAAGTTTAACATTAACCGTCACATCCCCACCTTCTCGAATCTTCGTTTGTTTGAGACAAGAAGTAAATGTTTTTGATAAGTTTTCTTCATTAAGAGACGGCACTACAAGACACATAAGGATGATATACTTGTAGATGTCATTAAGATTATAGATAGATCTTTGATTTAGAACATTATTTATCTCGTCAAAATCTTTTTGAGATATCTTCATCGATCCATCATCGTTACATAGTAATCCCCGAAGAGTATCAACTATCTTTGTTTTAGAGAAGTTGATTTTGAAGGCATCTCGCCAAGAGATATGTTTATGATTTGGATTGGTACAGTCCCAGAACTTGTACACCATCCCCACCCATGGGTCTTCGATTATATTTTCAGAGAACAAACTCATCCTTCAACTCATCCTCCATCTCGTCTTGAGTACGCTCGAGTTCGCGTAGTGTTCTATATAATCTATTTTCCTGGCACCAAGTGCAGGTTCCGTGGTTCCGACAACTACAGTCTACCAGTTTTGCACCTTTGTACTGCCTACGCTTCTCCTTACCGGCTTCTATTGCTTTGTATAGTCCCATGTATATAATTATTAAATTAGAAGGGAATCTTTAGAAATAGATTCCCCTCTCAATCTGTAGTCTCTCCAGGGAGTCACTACTGTGTATCCCATTTCTCATCTCGCTCTCACCAATTTCCTTCCGGATATGATCTTTGATCTTATCTGTCTCGGCAAACATCTTTGAAGACATCGATCCGTCTTTGACAAATAAGATAGCAGTGCTGGGGGCACTAGACATATACTTACATAGGTCCTTAAAGAAATCCTCTTTTTTATGTGGTTCGTAGAGTCGTTTGGCTTCCTCAGGGAGGAGTTGTTTAGTTCTTATCCGATCAACACGCCATCCTCGTTTAGCAAATTCATCTATGACGAAAGCCGTGTCTTCAAGGAATCCGGGTTTCACAATAACAAATATATTCTGTCTATTGTCATCAACAAGTGATGGTCCAAGTGATTCGATTAATGATTTCATGAGTTTTTGATTGATTTTAATCTGTTTAATCCAACAGTATTTGGTTTTAAATTAGATTGATTTCCAGTTTTATCATTTAGGTTTCCTAAATCAATTGATGTGTTTGATTCTTTAGATTCTCCTTTATCTAACGAACCCAAATCCGAAGAAGTACTATTGGTTTTATTAGGGGTTTTCGAAATTGTACCAAGATCTGCGGATTGAGTAAACTCATCTAATTTTTGAGGAATAATTTTTCCCAAAAAATCTAAATTTATATTTCCCAATGTGTGTTCTAATAACTTTTCAGCAACATTGTTTTTAGTTAATGACCTAGAGTTTATATCTTCAGCAAGTTTCCCAGCGGCTTCGAGTTTCCCGGCTATATTACCCAATGATGGTAACATAGGGAGGGTTGTTTTTATAAAATCTTCTGTAAGACTCGCATAATTTTTTTGTAGAGATTTATAATGATTCATTGCCGCTAATATATCATCTTCAGATTCTCCAACCTTTCCTTCATCTACTAATGCCATTACACTATTTCTTAAATCCTCATCAGACAACGTATCCCATTGTCCATATGTAATAAGGTTAGCTATTCCATCATATAAAGAATTTGCATTCCATTTAATTAAATTATTTAATTTTTGCTGACCTATATCCGTTAATGTTTGCGCTTGTTGGCCATTTTTTTGCAATTCTTTAGCGACTTCGCTCATGCTAGGGAATGCATTGGTAACTTCACCACGGGCATTTCTCGATGCTGTCCACGCATCTGCTATAAACAAATCACCAAATCCTCTTAATAGTTGAGGATTATATTCATGTTCATAAATATCATCAAAATAAATATCAATAGTAAATGTTTGTTCAAATCCCGTTTCATTATTTACTGCAGCATATCCGGATTTAAGTGAGTCAATATTTATCTCGCAATTATGAAATTCTAAATATTTACATATTGAAGAATTACTAATAGAATCATAATTTCCCTGCGGATCGATATTTTTCCAATTCTGTGTGATTAATTTAGATGTGGCTTTAACTGCATTGAGACCATCCCCAAGAGCCCCTCCGAGGACATCAACTGTATTTCCGATCATACTGTCAAGTCCGTTTGGAGAACCAAGCATCTTATTAAGAGTGTCCTGATCGGAATATGCATTATAAAGATTTTTTATATTATTTGCCTGCTCCTCAAATCCACTCAATTCATTTCCTACAAGATGCCCAAATGCAGCTCCTTTCTTCACCAAATCTGTGACTTTTAATCTAGACAAATCTCGATTAGTTGTTGTATAAGTATGTGTCAATCCGTAAGTTAATCCAGAAAATACAAACAACCCCATATCAAATTTCCTAAGATTTGAAGGCACCACTTCGCATTTCCTGGTGTGCGACCATACTATACTTCTATACATTGAAAGAAGGGATTCTATGCGATGGTCCGCTGGATCGTTCATGCATACTATTGATATTTTTTTCCTTTCTTCAGGAACAGTCCATTTTTCGCGAACTAATGCTTCATCGAGACCAGTTATTTCTTTAAAATACCAAGGGGATTCTGATGATATCTGTGACAGCAGCGTTATGAAATCCCTAAGAACCAATGCGCGTTCATATTCACAGTTATTAATTAAATAAGCATATGCTGTGTTTTGATGTAGGTACTCGTATTTATCTGTTCCGTTCGATGTAAGCCACGTGGGCGCCAGTAATCCATGAGTACCATTATAATATCCACCATTATAAGATGGGTCGTTATCGTAAAAATAAAAAAGAAGCTTAAAGAATCGCACATCGGGATTATCGTATTGGTTAAACCCGTTACGATCTACTCTTTTGAATCTATGGTAATCTCCGATTACGTTATCTCCTGGTAATAAACCAAGACTATATAAATTTTTATATGTAAACATTATTCTTCTTTAAGTATTTTTGGTATTTGAGTTGCTGGTCGAGCAAGTGTTAACGTAAATGTCCATTGATTATTGGAAAACTTGTATGTCTCTCCAGTAATAAGGTATTGTCCCGATACTGATTTATCCAATTTAAAAGTTCCTGATGTCCCTGGTTCTCCTATTTGCTCTAGGGGTACTTCCGTTTCCGGATCATTAATCAAATCATTCTCTGCGAGATTATCCATTAAAAAACTTAATCTATCATCATTAATATAATATGAGACGTTCACCCGCATTCCGCGTTTTAATCCTAATAGTGGTTGTTGTAAATCCACTTCAATAAGATTACCCATTATTTTTGATTTAAATGGTCTTATCAATTGCCCTGCTGCTATATAATCATAATCCCCATACACTTCTCCCAAATATTCATAATTATAATATGAGTCGTCATTTGGATTATCATTATATAAATAAACATTATTATATTCTCCTGTATTCATAGAATACGTTGAATAAACCATATCAGTTCCAGCAGAATTTACGCCCGGCGAATTTTTTATTCTCAGGTCCTTTATATATAACTGAGTGTTATCCAATCCATATAGATTTGATAGTTCGGCTTTAACTAAATGAGGTTCTATTTCAACCCCTTCAGTAATATCGGATATTTGTTCAGCAATCCATATCTTTGTTTTATCATCATCCAATTCATCAATAGAATTGTATCTTTCGTATACGTTTACTAAATTTAAGTAATTCCACGGATCAATCCACCAGTCATATACAGTAGTATCATTTCCTGATTTTAATGTTTCGTCATTTAAGATAGATAAATATGATTTATAAGGACAATAAACATATCTATAGTCATCTCCATCTTCAATATTTGTCGCAAAGCCCAATTTAGATTCACTAGCTATCTTATCAAATAATTCATATAATGTTATTTCCCCAAAGGCTGCGAATTGAGTAGATGTTAAAATAGGGGATTTATAACTGCCAAAAATACGAATTACTCCATTGGGCATAGTGTTAAAATTAACAATATAAAATGTAAGATTTATCTTCTTATATGCATCATCGAATGGTGGTAGAATTTGTATTCTTAATTCATTATTGTTTCCTGGAGTATCCAAACACCTAATAATACTATTTCTATCACGTACAGTTAATGATACCGACGGAAGGTTTGATATATTCATTAATTCAAACGACAATATATCTTCAAATGCAACAACAGTATTATTAATACCAATAATGGGACAATGAATACCATATATGGCCGTTTGTTGTAGAGCAACCATATTTTTCTGATATTCATCTCCCGATTCTTCTGGTGATGAATTAACCAATCTAATTATTACATCGGATTGTTCTATTGAAGGATCATATTTTACTGTAATTAATTCCATATATTAATATACAACAATTCCTTTAGTGGCATCAATTTTAAATCTCTTATCGCCAATCACTGCGTCATTTGCTTGTCTACGATCGGTTTTTTGTTTTGGTTTTGGTGTTGTGCTTATTACATTCTCATTTTCAATATCATTTACATCAGGAGTATGTGCAAAATTAGGAATATCAAGAGCCGATGGTACTATTAATGTCATTCCTACATTCAATTCAAATGGGTTAGATATTCCATTGAGTTTACATATTATATCAGCAAACATTGAATCTCCATAAAGATCAAAAGATACAAGATCTGGACGAGCTATATACTTTTTATTTGTCACTTCAAATACACCATAATCAAACGTACTTGGTAATGAGTAGGTATTATCAAGTAAGTTCCATATATTATCATCTAAAAAATCCGAATGGATTTGTGTCTTATTAGCTAATATTGTAGATTGATACATGAATAAATAATCAACATTCGTTTAAACTTGATCAAACAAAAAAGAGACATCCAAATGAATGTCTCTTTAAATTAACAGGAAGAACTTTTTACTTTATACTTCTCCATGCACGGAACTGTGCGCGGATTGCACGCTCGCGTTCGTCAGCAATCTGTTCAAGGCCTTCGTAGATGTTCTTCACCTGAGGAACTACATTGAAATCGATTGACTCCCAGAATCTCTGAATAGCACCTTCGTTATTGAAGTTATAGAGTTTTGCGCGTCTGTTGATTGATTCCTTCATTTCATCACTTGCGGACTCATAAAGAGGACGTACTGCCTCGGGCATCTCCTGGATGAACTTAGGAGCGTCTTCGTTAACTGACTTTGCTGATTTAAAGATAGGTTTGCTCACTTCAATTCCTTCAAGAAGTTTGAGTGTATCTTCAATTGAAGAAAGACTGTTCTTCTTGGACTCGGTAACTGCATTAGCGATCTGTTCCTCTACCTTAGGTGCATAGTGCTCATTGAGCCATGCCTGTGATGCAGGAGCGTACTCTTCAACGATCCAGCTCTGGATACCCTGAGCGAACTCTGTGGTTGCCCAACGCTCAACCTCACCACCGAACTCTTCAACGACCCATGTCTGGATCTTAGGTGCGGCTTCGTTAAGGAGATAGTCTTTGAATGCATCCATTGCTTCATCAACCATTTCTCCCTTATACTCAGGAGCAAACTCTTCGGTGACCCAACCAGCAATCTTAGGAGCGAACTCATTGACACACCAGTTCTGGATTCCTTCACATAATTGTTCTAAATCAAATTTAGGAGCCTTCTCGAGGGCCTCGTTAAGTTTCTTATTTTCATCCTCGAGGGTCTGTACTCTTTCCTCGAGTTTTTCTAACTTTTCAAGTTTCTCGAGAATCTCATTCATTTCCATATTGTTTTCTTCGGGTTTATTTTCTATATTTGTTTCTTGTTCTTTTTCTGTTACGTAGAAGATGTTTGATTCGGGGATCTGTGTATAGACATCATCACCGACCTCAGCACGACCCTCAGCACTCATCTTGTTCTCAAAATCAACCATCTGACTCTCGTTAAGGTGAAGTCTTGCCTGAGAAAAACCAGGAGTCCCCACAAGGTCATATGTAGATATTCTTTCAAGAGTGACTGCACCAGTCTTAGGATCTACATTACCCATAGCGCGGCTAGAGATAAACAATGGAAGTCCACCTTCAACGATTGACTGAGCAATCTTTCCCTTAGGAGTATTGAGAAGTGTGATTGTGCCACTCACTACACCATTCTCGTCAATATTAATATCAGTAATTTTGTGTGAGATGTTTTCAAGTGTGATGTTCATATACTGAGGATGCTCGAGCTCGCCAGGGATTCCACCATCCTGTCTGATTCTCCCTTGCATCTCTTCAACCATCTTCTTATAGTTAGAAGTCTCGTATACACGGGAATTATTATTGCGTACACCACAAACACCGAATGTACCACTCAATGTCATCAAACCATTTTCTTTAGAAATGGTCATTGACTTGGCGTCATTTAAGGTTTCATAAATGTAACTTTGTTTCATGTATAGTTTTACTTAATTTAATCCAATAATAACTTTTTAAAATTTTGTCCTTAAAAAAATCGCAGGTTATTCGAAAATTGTCTTCATATAACTAATTAAATCAACAAACGATTCGTTTTTTGGCGGTTCCCCATTAATCCATTCTTTGGACCAGCTGCCATCTTTTGGTTTAACCTTATAATACTTGCCACCTCGGGGTCCCGTCATCTTTTTATATTGTTTACCGTCAGATCCTGTTTCTGTCTTAACAAGAAATGAATCTTCATCTTTACCAGCGGCTTTTGCTGCTTGTTTGAGTTTATCTTCTAGTTCCTTAATTTTATCTTTATCCTTTTCATCATCAAGTTCACCAATCTCATTTTGGATTTTTTCAATATCTTCGTTTGAAAGTTTATTTGTTTCAGTTTTTTCTTCTTTATTATCTTTTATAATTCTTTCAAGTTCATCATCTATTTCTTTAATTTTCTTATCATATTCTTCTTGAGATTGTTTCAATTGTTTGTCTTTTTCTTCTTCACCAATTTCTTTTTTACTAGCTTTATCATTTATTTCTTTATCGCGTTTTTCTTTTTCATTCAATGCATTTTCTTTATCTTCATTGGCTTTATCAGTCGCATTAGCAATGTTAACAATTTTTTTAATATCATTTACTATACTATCAGGGGCCCCTGATGCCTTATAAAAATTAACAATTGGTGAATCGTTTGGATTTTCTTTATGTGCTTTGGCTATATCTTTGTGTATTTGAATGGCTGATTTTTTATTATCTTCTTTTTGTTTTTCAATTTCTTTTGAAGTGATTTTACTAAAATCCAATTGATCCTTAAAAGAACTGTTTTGTTCTTTTGAAAGATTTTTAGCGATTTTGTCAAAGTCATTTTTAAATATTTCGGATACGTCATTTCCGCCATTCATTTCTTCGGCAAATTTTTTCCTATCCTCTGGAGATCTTAAATTACCATTTTCGTCATATAAACAAGCATTTGTCTGATTTAATAACATTTTTGCATGATCAACCTCAGGGCCTTCTTTTCCTTCCATCATCTTCTTCATCAAAACCTGTGTTTTGACTATTTCATCTACTTGTTTGTCCTCCGATAGTTCACTAATCGGTTTAACTTCTTTAACTTCTTTTCCATCATCTTTTTTTGAACTTTTTGAACCACCAAATAAAGAAGCAGTATCCCCGAGATCATCTCTTTTATCACCAAGCTTGTCTTTTATATCATCATCCCATTCTTTTCTTTTGTTTTTACTAAACCAACCAAATAATCTAGCGATCCCGCTAAAAAGACCAACCGTTAAAATGGGTAATAAAAACATTTCATTGACTGTTGCTTGTTGATGTTGATCTATTAAGTATTCTTTAAGATCCATTTTTATATGATTAATTTACTTGTAAAATCTTTTCTCTTAAAATATTATACACTTTATTGGGTTCTTTAATATAAGAACTTAGTGTATTATAAGGAGTTAACTTATTAAAGGTTTTAATGTCTCCATCAAGTAGGGCCTGACGTACTCGAGTAGCAGAGATGTCTTCATTGGTTCTCTTAATTTCAATCATTTGGAAGTCATCTGAAAGGCCTGCTTCGTCTTTATATTTGGTAGACATTTTTGTATATGAGTCAATCCGATCGGTTCCACACGACCAGGACACTATCTCGTATTTATTCTCAAGAGCTTTTCCAATTTTAACAATATCCGCATTATCAACTATAACAATATCATTGATATTCTTAAATGTAGATTTTAAGTCATTATATATAGGTGCAAGTACAGATGTGGGGAAAGGGTGTCTTTTATCAACTTTATTATCCGGGGTGTCAACGAGACATATAACAGTACCCACACCAAGTTTCTTCCAAGCCTCGTCAATACACTTCATATGACCATCGGTCAATGGTTGGAACCTTCCTATTATGATATTCGTTCTGATTTTATCCATGAATAAATAATAAGAATTGTTGTTATGTAAATTATTATTTATGTATGGATAACTTTCAGTTAAATAACACTAGTGTATACCTTGGAGGACAGTGTAAGTGGGATATTGTTGTAAAAAAGGAAAATGGAAAGCTTGTTGTCGACGGGTTTCAACTTACTCCCGTATCGGATGCAGTTCCTTTTAATAAAAACAAAAACATCCAATTCCTCAATGAATATCACCAGGATTCGATTAAATATCTGTACAATGATATTAAAGAAAATTTCTGGGACGTAACACCTAGTCTCAATATATATAAAAGTAATGATGAAAGTGTCATAGTATCGCATGATCATTCATACGTTGCTGGTGTTAAACGATTAAAAACATATCAACTTTATAAAAAACAATATAGTCTATTTCAACCATGTTGGTTGGAGTATATACCAGAAGATGCATATTTAAGATTTAATATATACGTTACGGATGAATCTGGTACACAGAAATTTGGTGGAAATATATTAGATTTAAATCTTAAAAAAGACAATTCGTTTCATGATAGGTTTGTAAATTATTTTACAAACTGGCTCACATATCTTAATATAATGCCAAATCCTGATAGATATCATAGTGATAACTATGAAAATCTTGGAAATGACAGGGTAATGTATGTTGATTTAAAAAACAAAGAAGCGTTTATAAACGGCGTGTCCGTCATATCAGGACAGCAGATAAATAATATAGTATGCAATCACGCTACATATAATCTGCTTATCAATGAACGCCCAAATATAGATTCGGATTCTATATTAACAACATTATTCAAACTAAATAATATGGTGACAGCTCAGCTGTTTAATTTCAATATATGTTTTAATTTAGAAGATATACTATCTAATTACATTTTGAGAAAGTTGGTCGGTAAGAAAGTGAATGTTTATTGTGATGTGGGTGTGATTTATAAAAACAAAATGACAAACCTGGGGAGACGTACGCTGTTCACTAATTATGAATATATTCCCAGAGAACAATTCAATCCATTTGTTTTTATCAATAAGTATAGTGAGTCCACAGCAACATCATATCATAGTGGGGTCGATATCGATATAACAAACCAATATTCAGCAAACGTATTAGATTACTTAAAAGACTATTTAAACATCAATTTCAAGAACAAAAATAAAATTCCACAGTTCATAAATCACTGGGGATATCTTTCTCATACTAATACGACATTTAATCTATATGACGGATATCGATATTTATATAATGTATTTGACGATGATATAATATGTATTGATAATCCAACCGATCGTACCATTACATATAAAGGAACAATCAAAGAGATTTCTGGGACAAACGGAATTGCTATACCGATTTTATATAAGTCATATAATAATACTGGTGGTGAATTGACATGGCTCGCTCCGGGTCATATATTAAGGATTGGAGATGATATAGGAATTAATGTACCTGGAAGAGATATTGATATTAAGAATATAATTAACAGTCTTTATGAGACAGGTCCACAAGGATTCATAAACAAAAACCGTATAACAGAAAACAAATCTAAACAGATGTGGTTGAATGAAAGTATTCAATCAAACTCATATGATATTGGGTTAACATGTATTTATGTGAAAACCAATAATTTATCCGGAGTAATGCCGGAAAATTATACGAAACTATTTGAATCCAATAATGTTTATATATCAATCGACGATAATAATTACGTATTATTCACTAACGATTTCGATGTATTGATATTGGACAAGATGATAGATGTTGTCCAACAATCGGGTATTTCTGATTTATATACATTACTTTCTAATATAAAAGAATATATAACAAAAGGAAACGAAGGAATTTTTTATAGATTCTATAAAGAAATTGGAATAGGATATGATGGTGAAGGAAATGAGGTTTATTACAAAACAGATACTCATTTGAATAACATTTACAGAACTGACGGCAAATTATCTCCTTCGATGATTGAAGATGATAATAAAGACGTAAATTTTGAATATGTGTTGGATATTAAAACCGATAACATAATCAATCTCGATACTGTTTACAATCAATTAAATATTCCCGAAATATCCACTATTAAAGATAATTGGATTTTGAATTTATTCAGCTCGATTGAGTTCGTCGTAGAGAAGTCTATTGATGATCCTACTCCCTTAAAAACATATATTAGAGAATATATAAATGGGATATACTCATGTAATAACGATCAAATACTAATTGATTATATATATAAATTGTATAGTTCTTCGTTTGATTCGGAATACATATACGACGACGAAACACTAAATCATAAAATGAATTATAAAATAAAACTTACATTAAGATAAGATGAGTGAAACCCTTCTAAAAAGAATCACAACTCCTGCATTAGGCCCTTCCTTTGGTCATGATGTAAATGAGTCATTTAAAAACATCGATGATAACTTTGGTACGTTATCCAATCATGAATTATATCGCGGACAACCTGGTGAGTCGTTGATTTCATTAAATGTTCCTTTTTCCGAATTATTAGACGATGATTCTACATTTAATTGGCCCGAAAGTGGACAAATAACATATGTTATTGCTGGTCAGAAGACAAATTTCATCAATATGTTTAAAGATGTAAAAGAGTCTTTGGGAGGAACGGTCGTTGACGCTAATTCTGATGTAGATATATTAAGGTCAATAGATAAACTAAAAAATTCTGATGGAACCGTATTGATATGCTTCAACGAGCCGGAAGATATCAATAACCCAGTTGATATAGTATCAATCATACCTTATGTATTTGTTGATGATACTTTTTGGACTACAGAATTTTCCGATAGTGGCGTATATGATTTATCAGGGACAATAACATATAATATCGAATTAACTAATCCATGGAAATGTACACAAAATTTTCCTACATTATATTATGATGCTGAAGAAGAAAAGTTATGTTGGATTATTAATGGAACTCAAACTCATATCCCTGCAAGCGGCCCTCAGGGAATAACTGGCAAATCGGGAATGACTTACGTCGCTCTTACTGATACTCCTCCAACCGATTGGCCAACGGGCGGAAGCAATACAACGTTAAATATATCTTATCTATTAGATTGGAATCCGATGAGGCAAATTCCTTGGATAGCGGTATCTGATTTAACTCTAGATCAAATCCCGGATGATGGCTCTCCTGTTATAGTAATTCCAAATATTGATCCTAGTTGGCAATACACTCAAGATTATACCGAAGATGTAGTAAAACACGTATATTTCATTTCTTCTATAATTAATGAAAACGGCACACTATATGCTCTTGTTGATGAGAAGTGTATAATCTATGCAAAAATGAATGACACTACCTTATGGGATTCAATGCATCATATCAAAGAAGTTGATTTAGATGTAACACCACAAAATGATCCTCAATCTCCTTTGAGTGGATATATTATTAAAGATGCTACAGAAGGAAATACCGGATATGTGTTACACGCAACCAAAGAAGTACAGTCATCATATGTCATCAAAAAAGTAATACTTGATAGGGTTAATAATCTCGATGGCGATCCAAATAGTCCGTTAAACCTAGATAATACCCAATATCGTCTTAAAATATCAGGAAATAATTCTGTTGAGATTGGAGACCAGACAACCGCTTCAGGTGCTCATTCACACGCTGAAGGTAGACAAACAATTGCTTCAGGTGCTCATTCACACGCAGAGGGGTATGGAACAATAGCATCTACGACGGGATCCCACGCTGAAGGCACCGGTACACAGGCAAATAATACATATTCTCACGCAGAAGGACAAATGACCAGGGCTTTAGGAGATGCATCCCATGCGGAGGGATTTGATACAGAAGCAAATAAAAGCTATGCCCATGCTGAAGGTAATGGTACAACGGCATCAGGAAATGCATCTCATGCGGAGGGAAATGATGGTACAATGGCATCAGGAAATGCATCCCATGCTGAAGGTACGAGCACAATAGCGAGGGGGGATGCATCCCATACGGAAGGAAATGAAACAGAAACCGGTATAAATGCTGCTGAAGCTCATGCTGAAGGAAATAGTACTCATGCCAATGGAAGAGGTTCTCATGCTGAGGGAAGTAGTACTTATGCAGAAGGAAATTATTCTCATGCTGAAGGTGTAGGTTCAGAAGCTAAGGATATTGGTGCACATGCTGCAGGTTATAACACTGAAGCAAAAGGACGATATTCTCACACAGAAGGCAGTATTACAAAAGCCATGGGATATGCATCTCATGCAGAAGGTGATGGTACAATGGCATCAGGAAATGCTTCACATGCAGAAGGTGCTGATACAATTACAAATGAAAATTATTCTCACGCAGAGGGAAATAATACGATAGCTGTAGGAGAAGCATCTCATACAGAAGGAAAATTTACAATCGCAGGTGCAACGGTCTTGGATTATGATGATTATACTAAAGGATGTAAAACTTTTTATGATTCCTCTATTTCAAATACAACACCTACATTAACAAGCGTATCACTTTTCGAATTTACTTTTTGTATTGAAATTCCAGAACCAGTAAATTCAGCAAGTGATATACTCATACCAGAAAATGATTGTACAGCAATAAGACTTTCCAGAACAATTTTTACTAATCAATGGTGGGATTGTAGCGACATATCAGTGATTTCCGTAGGATCCTATAATGGAAATTATTATGCAAAAATAAAACTAACCTCAAGTGACTCAAATCTTTATACAAAATGGCAATCTGCAATAAATAATATACTCCATCCAGGAACTGTTGGTTTTGGATATTATATATGTTTTCCGAGTATTACTATAAACGAAACTATATATTCTGGTGGCCCCCAATATATGACTTTTAATAATTCAAATTATACTCATACAGAAGGAATATATACCTGCTCGGATGGTATAGGAGCTCATGCTGAAGGATTTGGAAATATATCGGATCCGATAATAGCAATTGGAAACGGGGCACATGTCGAAGGTGTTGGTACCAAAGCAATTGGTCAAGGAGCTCACGCCGAAGGATATCATACAGAAGCATATGGGGATGGAGCACACGCTAGTGGTTATTCTACAAAAACCTTAAATAATGGGGAAATTGCGTTGGGTCGATATAATGCTCCTGGTTATCTTAGTGTACATACTCCTTCCGGGGTATATTGCATTACAAAAACAGGATCAGATGATAAAAGAATTATATTTAGTATAGGTTGCGGAAATTCGGCTAACGAAACCGGAACAGCGGGTACAACAGATCATAGAACCAATGCCATGTTTATAACAGCAGAAGGGACGACATATGTTAAATTTACACCAGGAAATTATTCTTATTGGGACGGTGATAATAATCACTTACCTGATTTATATGGGGATATTTATTCAATTCATAATTAAAAAAAAAGGAAGACCTACTCGTCTTCCTTTTCTTCTTTTTCATACAACCACCTACTCTCCTTATATATATCCCCACACGTATTCACAAACGAAGGGTCTACGTAGGTATGTGTAACCATCAGTCCACGGAGGGCTTGTAGGATGTCGTTTACATCATGATCTGTATATGGGCTCTCCCATACAGCCTTCTCACCATCGATCTCGAGAGCGAGTCTTGTTCCCTTAAATTCTTTTTCCATGATTTAATATATTTATAACATGAGCATATTTAATACATCACCCACACAAGGACTCAAGGTAAGAGAAATATATGAGATAGACGCAAAAGAATCTCGAGCATTGGTTTCTCAAACAACCACATCGGTATTATATAATTACTTCGAACCAACATATGAAAGAGCATTTAATTTGTGCTGGGTGACAAACGCTGGATATCATTTCTGGGGTGAATACAAAAATCAACATTGGGAAGGACTTGGATATAATGAATTTCTGAGTAAAGCTTTGAGAGCATTCGGTGAGTGTGAGATTGGAGGACTATCTAACCTCAATTCTCAACTTGAGTCTCTCTGTGACGAACCGGTGTTCCGAGTTGATATAATACATGATTTTATGAAGTCTACATCGTCGGGACAAATAATAAATTATCCAATGAAGGGATCGAAGAAGCACCCCATCATACTCACCTTCCCTTGGATAGATAGTAATCTTGTTGAACGACACCCATGGGCAATACTTTACGTGTATAACAACCAAAAAGAAACGATACACGTTGCTGCAGTTCCACTCATTCCAAAAAAGGGCATGGAGGATGTGTTTAACGCGCTATAAACTCTTGTATAATCGAGATAAAATAAAAGGATGACCATTAGTCATCCTTAAATTTTTCATTCAAATATGAAGAGTTATTAGTCTCCTACGTACTCACCACTCCGTTTGCTAGCATAGTATCCTGCTATTCCTCGGCTGGTTGCTTCGTGACTGCTTGCGAAGTTCTGTAATCTCTTGTCTGTCTGTAAATAAGAAAGAAAATCTTTAAGTTTCTTTTTATCGTACTTTGCAATGAGTCTTATCGTGAAACTCGGAACCGGAACACCAGCACCTCTTCCCTCGTACTCAACCACCTCACATCCGGTTCCCGACATACAATCCCAAAGTTTACGACGAAGTACTGTCATGTCTTCTGCAGGGAGGTTATTGTATCCGTTGCCGTATTGAGAATCCTTAAAGTACACCCCTATCATACTAGGAGAGACAGTGTAGTTATAGTTATCTTCACGGAACTGTTTTGCAGTACCGGTTGTAAGCTTGAGTTTGGTTGTTCCAACTCGCACAGCACCACCAAGGCCGGATTCCTTATCACATCCACTTATCCACTCCCCATTGACCCCGATCCTACTGAGTTCAGCAAGGACTGCTTCGAGTAACTTATTGTCATTCTTTTCGATGTACAACACCATTTCTATCATAGAAGAACAAACAATATTTCTTCTCTTGGGGTTGTCTTTGAACCAGTCATCGACCATTTTTAAGATGTTCTCTTTAGCGACCCCGTTGGCGAGTTCGGACATAATACTTTCCAGTTTACTATCACCAACCGATAGAGGGGCTGATTTAAGATCGTACTCAGGGACAATCACTTTGACTTCCCGAGGATTGACATATTCGTATAATGGTCTCATGATTTTAATTATTAAATTTTCCCTGAATCTTTAGAATCCAAAATTCTTTAATTTTTTATCTGCAGTCTCTATAGCATCTTTAAGTCTCTTTGTTGCGCCTTCGAGATTTCTGTAATCATAATCCTCTGGTTTTGTTTTATAACTATTTCCAAAGCATGATAAGTAGGCATCCATAAAACATTTGAAAATATACATCAATCCGTTATCTCCATAGTATGCGGGGCCACTATCGTGTTTCCATGATTTATAGCTGGGATTACTCCTCTTTTCATCTCTTAACCATGTAAAGAATCTTTCAACATCATACTTATTAAATGCTTTGGGGTCTTTGGTAATAGCACGAGTGAATTTGAATACTCTTGTATTGATTTGTTCGTATTCATCAATGACCTTATCGTATCCTTCAGCTTCGTCATTCTTTTTTCTCTCAAGACGGATTTGAGCAACCATGTCCTTATATCTCTTCATGTTTGCAGCAGCAATAGCTTTATACTGTTCGACATCACCAGGATTAATAACACCAGCTTGAGCATCCGCCCTATTTTTTCTGATATTCCAACGCTCGTCGTTACCAGTACCGGTGTCCTTACCAGTATTTAATACTACAACAGTATAGCCACTTCCGTAATTAAGAATCCGGTCGCGAGCTTCAGACTTACCATAGTAGCGTGTATCTATCTTATTTGAATAACTTCCCTTATGGGGAATATTTACCCAAACAATCGACCAACCACTTCCACGAAGTTTAGCCTGTTCACCAAATCCACCAATAAACTCACCAAGGTCTTCGTTATAAACCAAGAATATATCGCCACCATCAGCGTCTCCGGAACTGTATGCGCTATAGAATGCCTTACCAAGAGTCTTTTTATCTTTCTCATCACTCATGTCATAAACATCAATATCATCATTAGTGATTTTGTCAAGAAGTCTTCCCGAGCCCGAGAAACCACTGGATCTAGAGTGATTTCTGATTAAGTTATCTAATTTATTATACTTCTGTTTGGAATCATCTTCCCATGACCATTCCTTATAAGGGTACTTCTTAAGCTGTGCAGCAAGACGTTGCAACCACTGATTGTTAAGTGTTTCATTTACAACACCTTCAACCACATCAGCCTCGATTTCGTCCTCTCCACAGAAGACTTTCTTTATAACATGGACCTTTTCTTTCAACTGGTCTACTGTATACTTCTTTCCGTTTCCGCTCCAATATATATTACCAAACACAGTATCTATCCCTTTACAATCCTTCAACTTCTTACAGTTAGTTACAGAGAGGTCTCCTTTTATGAGTTCGGGAATACCAACAAGGGAAACGAGAGCCGGACATTGATTGATAGTGAGACTCCCATCGAATATAGCGAATTTCTCAAGGAAAGAACCTTCAAATCCTGTGAGTTTTGGACAGTTCTCAATAATCAACTTACCATGGAAGTCTTTAATATTGATATTAAGAGTTTCTGATTGTACCCCACTTATAATCAACTTTCCATTAACTCTACAGCTACCATCTTTGAAGAACACAGTATTAAAGGAACCCTTACATGTATCCAAGAACATCTTTGTTGTGTCCTTTGCAATTCCTTTCTCGAGTCTATCTCCGCCTTCAAAATCAAACATCCCTTCGGCAAGAGCTACTATATTTCGCGATATTTCTTTTAACGATCTCATATCTTAAGTTTATCTATTTTTCCAATGTATATCTTTAAAGTGTTTTAATTCATCTATATATTTGAGTAAGAATACAATAGAAGATTCGTAAAATTTGAGTACAAATTGGAGGACGGGATTATCTGTCTCTGCGAGCGGCTTTGATATTATATGTCCAACCAACCCTTCTCTTTCGTAATCATAAGGTGGTTGTTTGATTATCTCCCAAAGCTTATAATCTTTAAATGCTTCTCCGTTTGGTTGTTGCGTCATACTCTTAATTAGATGTTATACTTACATGCTCCGATTTCACAGGGTCTATTTTTGGTTGTAGGTTAGTAGCCATTGCTTGAAACGCGGGTACCAGGTTTGCCGTATATGGATTTGCAGATGCTGCATTAGTAAGCGTGGTTTTGATTTGATTTAATAATTCATCAGCCCACTCTTTCCACTTACTAAATAACATCGCATTATCTTCGGCTTGCCCTTCTGTTCCCAACGCAATACTATCCTCACATATATCAATAATACGCTTATCAAAGTTAGTTTTAAGAAGAATACTACCGTCAGCTCTAATATTGATTAATCCATCTTCATCCTTCTTCATCATCCAGCCATCATCGTTATCGAAGTATAGAATAGCCCATTTGGAATCCTCAAACTCGCGATTAACAACTACTTCAAGATTTTGGGTCTCATCCGTAAGCGGGAGGCCTTGCATGTTTTCTGGTAGAGATTCTTCTGCAATCCAATCATCTTTTCTTACCCAATACAGTTGCATAGAGTTGTCCTCAAATGACATCACCCAAATCTGTTCATCAACCTTCGGACAAGAATAACTATTTGAATGATGACCAAACGGCCAAGGGTAAATAGGTGGAAGAAGAGTAGTGTCTATTGGGTTTCCTTCGGAGTCGACATCAGGAAAAAGACCGGGTGCGGAGACTTTAATAGTTCCGTTTCCATCTTCTACTATTTCTAAAACCTTTGCGGGTCTGATAGTGGCTGACATCAATTTCATATTACGCTAAATTATATTTTAACACCAGATACAATCATATCGCCAGAGACATTTGCTTGATAAGCTGGATTGGTTGGATCAGTAGAATCAATGTCTTTAACCCCATCATATGCGAGATTTGCGATTACATCATTAGTCGATACAATTGTTCTTGGTTCCCACACGGGAAAATTAGTTTCTACCTCAAGGGAAATCTCTGTTGTTCTTAATTTATTGTCTTGTGTAGTTCCGTCGAGTTCTGCTGTGTACTCATCATCAATTGACGTGGGTATAGTATAGGAACAACGAATAGCTTGTCCCATATAAGACACAACATATGTTTGGACAAATGCTAATTTAGATATGATGTTCTGAGAAAGACTCATCAAATCACCCCAACTATCAACATAGTATTTGCACGTTACTGATATTTTAATAGGTATTCTTCTAAACTCACCAGATAATGTATATATAGCGTCATCGGATTCATATTGTAGTTGTCCTTGTGTATATGGGCTGGTTAACTGGTCTGGTTCTATGTTTAGACCTTTAATAGTAACAAGGCACCGAGGCACCGAGTTATATACATAATCTTCATTAGATATCTCAAGTGGCTCAATCTTTGCATTTTGTCCTTTAACACTTAAGTACATCGTATCGTCACCGGTGTGAATTATGAAATGAGGAATTTTACCATTACGAACTGCAAGTTGCTCGTTGAGCTTTAATAGAAGTCCTTTTATGACTATAGGGAAAAAGAGAGATTGATTGTTTATATCAATCTCCCCTCTTCTGATACTATTTACGATTTCATTTGGCATTTGTTTTTAACGATTATCCGATTATCGGATTATATTTATCTGCATTTACTCCAACAGAAGATATAAGTTTATCAACAACAGTAGCTTCGTATTTTGTAGTAATATTAAGAGTATAATTAATAGGATCCGAATATAATGAGTTTCTTATATCAAACGATATTGTTTTTGTAACGGAATCACTAGCATCGTCGTATATATATTCAACCATGACTGGAATTATGTATTCTTCCCCTGGATTTATAATCATATATTTATTTGCATCCTTAGTGGTCATCTTCAATCCGTTTGTTTTTGTAGAAACCGGATAAACCCACATTCCTGGATCCGGAGAATCCTCAGCTGAATGCATATTATCTTCATCAAGAGATAATTTAGAGGTCATCAATTGTACTCCACTCGCATAATATTCGGAATGATTATATGGATTATTAATTCTGAATGTTATAATCTGATTAGCTGTTTGTAAAACGTATTCTCCATCGGAATTGAGATAATAAATACCTTTTGCAACATCTTCAGGATCGTCATCACCAGCAGAATAATTTTTTACATCAAATGCGGTAGGAGATAATCTATTTATTATCTCATCATTAGATGCTGGGAATAACGAGAATATCTTTAATGCGTGTGATGTTTTGTTGGTTAATCTTATACCACATAAGATACTAACCAGACCATCACTATCAATATTATAGTTTCCAGAAACACCAGGGGTTCCGGTTGGTAATTCTGAATATCCCTTTAATGTAACGTTTCCTGGTTCGAATGGAGATAAGGCAACAGAAGACTCATCAAAATCAAAATTAACACCAAGAGATTCAGCAAACGTACCTTCAACTTCGTCTTTAAGCAAGGTAAGTATATTATCCATCTCTTTTAGTTTATCTTCAAGTGGTATAATACGTCTTTCTGCCGTGTAGAAGCCGCTAGCTATATTCTTCGGTTTATGGAAGTACACCACGTCCTGGTCTTGAATAAAGTCATCCACGTGAGATGTTATACCATTATCTCGTAATATTCCTTCGAAGCGATTTGTTTCGATATCGTTATTGTTTTCTTTTATGATATCAACTACTGAAATATTTTGTAAGAACTCTATCGGAAATTCAAATGTAACCACATCGGACCAATCCGAAGTTATTTGGATAAACGGATATCCAAAATCATATATAACCTTTAATTTCACATCAACATCTTCGCCTTGTGTGATAGGGATATCTATCTGGTTAAATGAAGGGGTGTTGGAATTCGAGTTATTATCTTCTGCAATATACTCACCATCTTTATATACTCGTGGGCGAAGAGGGGTATATAACTGGTTCCAACTAGAAAATACATAAGATTCGTCGGATTGAGTTCCCGGAATGTTGTTGCTTTCCTTTTTAAAATATGTTACTGCATTTGAGTTCTCTAATTGAGGATTCCTATATTGATATTGTACACATATTCCTTTAATATTCTTTTCGGAAACCCCAACACTCTCAGCGAAACTTACGAAATCGAAGAATCCGCGGATTCTATATTTTTCTTCTTCTATAGGAATAATAGAATCGTTTGCAATTAATGCGATTTGGTTGGATGTTTTTAATAGAGAATCAATTATGCTATTTTTTTGCTTGATGTAATTATTTATTTGATTTTCTATTTCATCACGGATTCCTGTTGTATCTTGGAAATCGATCGTAGCCAATTGTTTTTGTAGAGATACTAATGAAGTTTGTATTTCTGTCAATTTAGCATTTTCTTCATTCTTCTGACTATATAGAGAACGGATATTTTTAATGGTATCTGAATCATTTAGATGCTTGTTTATATGAACTACTTTGATAATATCAGGATCGATGACTGGTTTGGCGGACATGTATCCATTTATCTCATCTTTTGTATGATCCGAAATAGTATTATCCTTCATTACTATAGATATCTCGTTTAATATATCACCGATATTTCTACAGTTCTTATAGTATGCCTGGAACGAATCGTCTTCTCCTACTTCAGCATCATTTCTTTTTAATTTATATACATCAACCAATACACCACTTCCCCAAGCGGCTCTAATATTCATCCTATCATTCATTGGTGCTATGGCTATATATACATACTGATCTTCTTCAAGAGGAACCTTCACCGTATTATTAAGACTATATGCATCCATCGATGTGAAGAATTTCATTACTGAAGATTCCTCAATGGTTCCCGATCCTGGATAAGCAGATAGATTTATATAGTTACCATACATTATTCTTAATTTAATAAGATTAGTATTGGTATTGATTTCCTCAATTTGGAATTTTGTACATCCATCTCCCGAAACCAGATAATTACCAACAGCAAGGGGTTTTTCTATAGTCTGGTCAAATAGTAAATATGATAGATTCTTTTGATATCCGTCAATATTATTTGCAAAAACCAATTCAACATGTTGATCGAGATTTTCGTCAGTATAGTCGTCCTTAATCTCTTTAATTACATACTTACCTTCTCCCACTCCGTTTTTGATAGGGAGCTTTGATGTAGTATCGTATAATACATAATCTTCATCTTCTATCATTCCATCCAGTAACTTATAGACATCTCCCCAAGATATGGTTTTTGATACATTATCTCCCAATAAAGTAGAGAATTTGTTTTTCATATTATCAGAAAGCGCAGCTACTTTACGAGTAACTGTTGATGTTATATCATTAGGTAAATTATTAAGATTAAATGATACGTATGGTATAGGGGTTAAGAAATCTTTGAGAACATCATTATTTTCATGTTCAAATGTCAATGGACTATCCAATGAAACCGAAAGCGGGGGTTGTTCAAATTTTCTGACTTCAATAGTTCTACTATCCCCATCAAATACAAATGCAGCCTCTCCGGTTTCCGGTGAGTTAACTAAATTATCAAAATTGCTCTGAAGGGCATCTATTTTATTCTCTAATGATACAAACGAAGGAATAGTGAATGATCCCTCATTAGTATCCACCACCACATAATCTTTATCCGCATAAAATGATTCGTTTAATGCTTTTAATAATTTAATATTAGCTGTTGTTAGTTCTGTAATTTGTTTTAAATAATCGGATATGCCCATATTTAAAGAGATTTAATTTGCTTAAATAATAATTATAATTCAAATACTTTTATGGTATAACATTATTATTTTTGCATGGATATAGATATAAATAGTATCAAAAATTTAATAGACAATTCCAAACAGGGCGTCAGAATTAAATCTAATAGAGAGTATGTATTGGATAAGCATGCTGCCAAGGATTTAAATTCTTATTTGTTTTTTGATCCGTTCTACGCATTTGCTGATTTATTTTCTGAAGAAAGTAATCCCCTTTTAGAGCCAAGCGAAGAGGATGAGCGAAAAAACGATGATAAGTATAAGGTTGGTAGAAAAGGAGTAAGATCCATATTTAATAAGTCTGGTGCGGTTCTCTTGGGTGGCGACAACACCGCCCCTAGTGTATTAGATGCATCTGAATGGAGAATATCTAATAATGTTCCTTTAATAGATACTGCAAGAAATAGGGCGCGTATCCGAGAAAATACGGGGTGTACAATTAAAGAACTTGTTGAGGCATCAGAATCCGGGATGCTTGGAAGAGCTACTTATGCATATTCTGACTTTATGTATTGCAAACATCTCGGGCAAATACCGAATAACTACCTTGTTACATTAAGGCGTTTTCCCACACCGGTGGATGATTACATATCGTCTGCGGGTACCCGCCCTGGTACAAGAAGAGAAGTTGAATCATCTAACCCGGTACAAATGGGATGTATGGTTACTTGGATGAATACTCCCGGTAATAATCTCGAAGAGATATTGACCTATTCAGTTAATATGCCATACGAACAAAAACAGGCTCAATGGGAACAAGCTAATACAAGTGCAGATAATGGAAGCGGAATACTTAATGGGGCGGCTGCTTTATTTGATAGTACATATAGAAGACAGTATCAAGCGGGATTTTCTGGTGGAGCCATTAATCCATATGTAGAAAAATTGTTTGGTGGTAAAAATCTTGGAATTAATCCTCCATATAGTGGAATGTTTGGATTTAGAGATCAAAATAAAGTATATGGTCCAGTAGATGCTGTTAAGAAAATTTATTATCGTGGACAAGATGGTATCAATTTTGATCAAAATATCAAACTAACATTTGAATACGAATTAAGATCTTATGATGGCATTAACGGAAAACAGGCTATGCTTGATTTAATAGCCAATATTCTTAATGTTACATATACCACAGGTACGTTCTGGGGGGGTGGATATTATGGTGGTGGCGCACATCAGAACAACGTATTTGCCAATCTTAATATTTTTAAAGCAAATGGTGGATTTACAAGTTTTGTTGATGCATTTTCAAAAGACCTGAGTAATTTTCGAAATTCCGCAACGGGGAGCACGCTACTCGGGGCATGGAGAGGTAATGCAGATAGCATACAAGAAGTAATAGCGTTGATTAAAGGATTTTTAAACGATCTTGGTGGTATGTTGATTGGTGGTATGTTGAATAAGTTGGGTAGACCTCAAAAAGCAATGGTTAACTCACTCCTATCTCCAGCACCTACCGGCCTATGGCATCTCACCATTGGAAATCCATTTCATCCCATTATGTCTATGGGAAATATGATTTTAAAAAACACAACAATCACCCATACCGGTCCGCTCGGACTCGATGATTTTCCAACGGGACTCAAAGTTGTATGTGATTTAGAAAGAGGAAAACCTAGAGATATACGAGAAATCGAATATATGTATATGAATGGAAATGATAGAATATATCATACCATGGGTCCAAAAATTTTGGATATGTATACACATGCGGAAACATATAAAGGAGAAGGGTTAACAAGTTTTTTAACACCCGACTCATTCTCATCTGTAATTAGTGCAATAGAAAAAAGAAACTCACCAACCGATGGCAATGATAAATCAAATGATGGATTAACCGCAGTCGAAGTTTCATCGGAAACGGTTTGGGATGAAAAAACTGGTGGTGTCAAAACCGCAGGAAAAACAACAATAAAACCTGGTTATATTACATATGATGCAAATGGTAATAGAACAGTGAATGAGAACCTTGCTAGTACTTTAGGATTAAGTTATGGATCAATTCGAGGAGAAGGAGCAGGATACAATTCATTAAATCTCATGAAATACTTTGGTACTGACGACGCATATCCGATTTACGTACAAGCTTGTGAGCAAGGGTATGGCGCTTGGAAGAAACAAGAAGGTACTACTGATAATAGTCTTCAATAATTTATGGATATTAAAAACTTTAAGCCATCAAAGTCTTCTCGTTACAGTCAAGGTTATATCAATGCAGGATCTTGCAAAAAGATCTTCCCCCAATTTGAACATGATAAAGTGATATACCGATCATCGTACGAGAAGACTTTTATTTATTGGTGCGAACGAAGTCCACGAATCAAACACTGGGCCTCGGAGTGTATTTCTGTCCCCTATCTCGACCCAGAAGGCAACTGGCATCATTATTATCCCGATTTCTTTGTAGAGTATGCTGATGGAAAGTATGCTGTGGTAGAAATAAAACCATCCTCTCAAACAAAGCAACCTGTTAACGAAAACAGTTGGTTTGCGAAAGAATGGCGTAAAAATTTCTGTAAGTGGAAATCCACTAAAGAGTTCTGTGATAGTAAAGGTTGGGACTTTAAGATCCTAACCGAGAAGACTATTGCAATGATGGGTTAATACTTCTCCAATCACCAGCAAGAAAATTCCCAAGATCTTCAGGTTTCCACCCACAACAATCAATCACATATGATGCACAAATTTCTATAGCTCGTTTAGTATCTTGACTTAGATACTGCATATTACTATCTGTTTCCTTACACCTCTCATAATATTCGATTCCGCCTCGCTTGTAAGCAAAGAGCAAATTTTCGAAATAATGTTCTTCGTTACTCATAATTATTCAGCGGGTTCGTAAGTCTCTTCAAATATATCCGGTTTGCAAGGATAGAACTCACCACGGACTCCTTTAATAATCCAATCACCTTGACTGGCATGCATAGGACCTTCAAGTGTGTGAATATGAATCTCTGATTTCATTTCCCCATCTCTCATATGGTTGGTTATACGGATATCAGCTCGATTAACAAATTCGAGCACTTCATTGACATTTTCTCCTGTCCACTGCAGGGCTTCAATGACTACTGGTTTCTTTCTGTATTTCATATTTTTTTATTTAATTTTTAGGTTTTTCTGGTAAAGGCATCCAATACTCCACCTCCAAAGCATCACATTCGTGGTCGTCACCATCAAATGTATCCCAACTCTTGTAGTAAGCGTTCCAATAAAGGATAGTTACTTCTCCGCGATACCATACAAGACAAGGAGTATCCTCTGTATATGGTGGTCTTAATATTTCTGTTTTAATCCATTCCATATTCATAAATTAAATTTTAATTCTTCTTGCAATTCCTTTCTTTTATCTTCGAGTTGTTTTACTTGCATTATTTGTTGTATATTTACCTTTACGGCACCACTCGTGTTAGTTTGATTGGATATACCATAAATATCTCGAATTTGTGATTCAATATCGCGTATTGATGCAAGTATTTCTTTACACCGATTTTTCTTCTTTTCAATCTCCTCTTTATCCGATGAGGTCATAACACGATCTTTTATACCTCTTAACCAATCAATTTGTTTATATTTGAATTCAATACCCTTTTTGGTATTTTCTTTTTCCTCGATGGTTGAATGTGGATCTTCGAATGTAAACTCGTAAGCATCTATTAATGTTAAAAGTTCTATCTCTATAGAACTCAATATTTTATCATCATCCTCGGTCCAATTCATATTACTTATTAACTCTTTGTTTATCGCCCTGCCACTGACCATCATACATATGAGATTCTCCTACTGGATAACTCTCAAACACGAGGGCCTGAGCCATCCTGGCACCTTTGTCAATACTGATAGGGAGAATGACATGAAGGAAACAACCAACGTTATCTGTATGGAACCCCGCGTCGAACTGTCCCGAATGACATATTGCTCCGCACCTTACAAGACTCGACCTGGTCTTGATTTGGAGAGTTGCATTGTTAGGAATATTACATCCTTCCTCAAATTCTACTTCATAGTATCCCGGACTAAGGACATATGTCTTGTCATCAAAAGGACGCATTGATACTGACGGTGGAGTAATGGTTTTTCCGGTTTCTGGTACGTGCCCACTAGCCTTTTCATTTACAATTTTAATATCCTTAACCCGCAGGTCTATACCCTGTTGCTGCATACCAGCAACTACTGATTTAGTAATAATACCTCTTTCAACAATCTGTGCTCCTGTTAACTGCATACTCTTTGTTTATGTTTAGTTTATTGTAATCTCTATCAAACATTTTAATATCTAAAAGAAACTCATTAAATAAAGTCTTCCAAGGAATACAGATACACACCCCGTACCACTCCTTATCTCCAACTCTCGTCCAAGACTTTAAGAGTTCTGCATTATGTCCCCAAATCTTACAAGGATATACACCATTACAACTATGGTCTCTACCTTGTTTCTTTTCCTCCGCCTGGATAAACCTATCAATAGTATCCCAATCCCATTCAGTTGAGACTTTTTTCACCATATCATAGAAGTAACGATTTGCACATACTTCGTAGAAATGTTTAGGTGTTACGTAGAGATAGTAATCAGGACCTTCTCCCGTGTTGGTTGGTTTAACTGCCCAACCTTGTTTCTTTCCTTCGAAGTCACTCCAGAGTTCAATACACATATCCCCAGTATCCCATTGACGGAACTTTTCAGAGAAGTTCAACCAGAACACATCAAGGGATTTTGCATACAATTGTATAGAACAGTCTACATCCAGATCTTGAAGAAACCGTTGACTGGGGTTTTTATAATCATATCTACGAATCTGTGTTGCGTGTAGATATCTCGTGTAAAATTCATCTGCAATGGGTTGTCCGATCTTTTCCACGTAGAGACAATCTCGAAAGCTCTCACCCGTGGAAGTATAATCTTCCCATCGACCAGTTAAAGAGTTTTCACAACGCAAGTTTTTTGGGTTTTCCCATAATATATCATTACTCATGTCATAAAATATAAAAAAGAGCTATTTAATATAGCTCTCTTCTAATTAGTCTTCTTTGAAAACACTGCTTTTATGTGAGTAAAATCTGTATCTCCCAACGTAATAGAGAAATCTTCTTCAATCTTGTCTTTTATGAAAGGAACAATGAATCGAATGAAATAATCAAGATTGTAAGAATCTTTGAACATGTCTAAAAAATCTTCAATATCGATAGGGAAATAGTTTTCGTTGACTTCTCTATTCCAATTAATCTGCCAACGATACTTGAGAAGATAATGAAGAGCGTTATGTTTGTTTTCAATAGGCCCCCACTTTTCACAGAACTGTTCCCTCCTTTCCTTAGGTACGTTGCCCTTTGCGTCCCATTTGATATTGTTTATCCATTCAACCGGAGTGGGAGTAGCGAGGGTGTCCCAGGGAACCATCATATCACGAACACATATATAATCGAATCCTGTGTCGAGCACTCTCTTCCAGAATGTATCAATGTCTTCGCGACTCTTGGCATAGGAGTAAACTTCGTGAACCACTGAAGAGAGAATGAGCACTTTCTTTTTATCATTGCCCAAAAGTTCATACCGAACATCGTTCCAATCGGAAGTGAAAAGTACGTTCTTGGGAGATTCTGAAATCTTCGTACGCGCGATATCAATCATCTGTTCGGAAATGTCAAATCCAATGTACTGATTATAAGGATTCAAGGAATGATAGAGTGCATCGATAAGAGAGCCATCAGCACAGCCGAAATCTACAAAGACATATCCGAACTCATTAGGAAGGTGCTCGAGAAAGAACATTTTATCCTCGAGACCTTTCGCCATGTTCTGATTGTAAACCTTCAGGTTTTCGAATTTCTTACCTACTTCCATACCTTAGTTGAATTTAGGGAGAACGAGATAAGCATCATGAAGATGCTTGAGGAGATTATCGACTGTGATATGATCGGTGTGCCAACCATTAATTATGATACGATCCGGAAAGATTTCAAACTCGTCATTATGAGTTACTCGACCACTGGTATAGCCTTTCTCTTTAAGAACTATTCTGATGTCGCTTACAATCTCCTCATGTAACCGCCAAAATGCATTTTCGTTTTTTACGTAAAGATCCATAGTACAATTATTTTATGAATTTAATTAACAAACCCACTTCCAATCTTTAATTAGAAATCAAACAAACTCATCTCAATACTTCCATCAGGGTTAAGTGTTTGATAACCAATAGCTTCCAAGATTCGATTGAACGGATCAATCATATATTGACGGAACATCTCATCACGAGAAACAGGCGCATACTGATCAGCCCACTTCGGATACTTGCCTCTCTGGAATGCAAAGTATTGAACATCGCTTTTCGGACTAGCTCCTAGTGGCCTGTACATATAAATCTTAAACTTACTCCCACCATACATTGGTTCACCAGGAAGATTGTATTTCTGTCTTAACCAGTTATATGTGCCAAGAGCTCGTGGGCCGGGTGGGCATTTGGGATTCACTTTCAATCCGCTAGGGTCAGAGTCATTCGCTATATATTTGGTGTATCCATTGACTCCAATACTTGCACAGATATCCTCTAGAGGAGCTTCGAAAAATTTCTTCTTCTCTTCCTGCATCTTGATGTTAAGTTTTTGAGTCATGAATTGTTCGTCTTCCTCTTCAAGCAAATAACGAACCATCCGCTTCAGACCTTCGCGAGCTGCCTTAGGAACACTAGATTTGATCATTTCGAGACCTTTGACTTTCAGTGGAAGATTATCTGTGTCGAAGGCCTTGCCGTCTTTCCAGAGAAGGAGTTGCGCGTAACGTTTCTTTGTATCTAATCTAACTTCTTGATAATTAAGGGTTTCCAGTTCAAAATTTTGAACGCTTTTTGCATGCCGCCCTTTATAATATTCGTTCATGAACTCTCTATTATGAGCATCAAGAAATTCTGTATTAAGGCGAACAAGAAAATCTCTTATTTGTTCAATAGACCATTTTTCAACTCCTTCAATTGTTTGAATAAGATTATTATAACACAAGTATGCGCTATCTGTGTCACCTCCAGTTATAGTAACTAATTGTTTTTCTTGCATGTTAAAATATATTTAAATATCAAGATTAATTTTTAATGTATTTTTTATGAAATCTTTAATATTAATTCCGTTTTTATAATCAATTTCCCATACAATAATTGTATTAATATTTCTGAGTTCCTTTAATTTTTTTATTTTATACTCATCATTATCCCATATCTCTTTGGCGGTAATTTTTAAATTAAATGGATTTGGATGATCTTCTTTTTTATAAACCCGAGGATCTGCGTGAAATGTAGTTCCGTTGAATTCTATGCATAAATTTAATTCATCAATAAAGTAATCTAAAAATACATATTTATCTTTTAAATTAATACCAAATTCTCTATTTTTTGTTGCATAATATGTTGTGTATTTTGGAGATAAATATTTATCTAATTCATTAAAAAATATTTGTGAAATTTCTGAATAATATTGAGGCGCTTTGTTAATTTTCTCCATATACATGTTCATTCCGACTTCTTCTCCATACCTTTTAATATAAGCTTCAATCGTTTGTGATTTTGCTTTGTTAATACTATTCGCTTTTTCTTCTCCATAAGTTTTCACCATATATTCCCAAGATTTTGTTTCTGATTGCCTTTCACAATACTTATTCCACATTTTTCTTCCTTCTTCCTCTCCATGACGATTAATAAGATTTTTTAATGTAACAGCCCGCGATTTATTGTATTCTTTGAACTGCTTTTCTGTCCACCCATATTTTTCTTTTTTATATTCAAATGTATTGGTTTTAGATTGTTTTTTACAATATTCATCCCAAATTTTATTTCCTTTTTCTTCTCCATACTTTTCAATCATATGTTTCTGAGTCATCGCATATTTTTCACGAGTTCTTAAATATACATCTTCTGGAATATCAAATGCATATTTTGTAGATTCACACATTGTACAAAATGAACGTATCGGAATTTTTATATTTGGGAATTTTTTAAGTAGGCATTTTTGACATATTTGTAATGGATATGTGATGTCTTCTACAATTTTAGAAGTTAAATAACTTTTACCTTTAATATGTAATTTATTATACTTATCAACATATACACATGTATTATCATATATTATATCTTGACCACAACATTTGCATTTACTCCTTACAATATTATTATCATTTAATATTTTTGTGTATTCCTGTATCTCCATAAATCAATATATTATTTAAGTTAATAATAATTAATTCGTAGATGAATATTTAAATATTTTTATTTTTGTATTAAACCAGTATCTCCATATCATGACATTTTCTTAACAGTTATTCCTAATTTTTTATGTAACTCTTTAGCGTCGTACCAGTTATTTTGAAACCATTGTGGTATATGATCCATCATAATATGTATGATATTTCTAGCTTCTGCTGTTATACAATTTGCGAGATTCATATGGAACCAGAAAAAAGCAATATGAGAGCTGCCCCCGTAAAGTGAGTTCATAATGTACTTCACTGCTTGTTCATATGAACTTAAATATTCTATCTCATCATGTAGTTTAATAGAAAACTCTTTTAATTCATCGCACATCTTCAAAAGATCTCCAGTGTTCTCAATATGGTACCCAATCTCATCAACTCCTTTCACTACGTCATCTGGATACTTCTTATTATCGACTACTTTACCATCAAGAATATGTTTAGTGTCATTCATCACAGTAGCATCCATCTTCTTATATAGATACTTTGCTCGGTTTCTGTTTTGAGCAAGCTGAGTTTGAATAATCCTAAAAGCGTAATCCTTATCGTTCTTAAACACACATCCCGTTACACTGACAAAGTAATTAGGATCTTTCCGATATAGATCGAGTTTCTCGTCATTTAAAAACTTTCCGATATAATCTCCCAACTCAGGTTTCTCAAGAGAACCTTTATTTTTATATACTTCTGGACCAACAACAATATATTTTACCGGATCGGCTCGATACGGATCTAGTTTGGCATCATCCCAATATGCACCTACGTAGTTTTCCACACTGATATTAGTTGTACGGATGGTTGATGGATATAGAGAAGCAAAGTCATTACAACAAACAAACTTATGTTTACCTGGTGTTGGTATCCGGACATAAGCCCCTAACAATCTCCCTCTATCTACCTGTTTCTCCTCAGGAACCACTTTAATACCGTTTTTATAGAAATAATCCCAGAACATTGCTTCAGACAACGCAATCTTACTAAAACACTTACCTATCATCTCGTTACAGTAAAGCGCCTGAGCATAGATGTTTTGCATCGTCTTAAACTTCTTATCAAGTAACTGTACAAGAAGACTATCAATACCATTATAGAATACATATCGGTCATAGTCTCCTCTATATAAGTCATCCAAAGAACCGTCATACTCAATCTTATGAGAATGAATCATCTCCCCAGCGACAAAATCCAAACTCATGCTTTCTTTAATCGGCATCACCACATAGTCGAAGTTTTCTATAACATCCATCATATCGAGCACAAGTGTATGACATGGTATAGATAGTCTCACCTTCTCCTGTCTCTGATCGGTGTAGTTCTTCGATGTCAATGTCTTATTCATCGAACACATCCCAAACCAGATATTAGGAAAATAGAACTTACAACGGTTCTGTATATACTGCCAGTCAAAGAGAATTGAGTTCCATCCAGCAAGGACTGGAACAATAGCAACAATCTTTTCTAGGAAATACCTAAGCATTGACTCTTCACTAGGAAAGACCACATACTTAATCTTTGGCATCGGAAGTCCCAGTTCGTGGAAGTATTCAAGGTTATTTATATACTCTTCAAACCTACTCTGAAGGAGAGCATCCCCTCCGGGACCAAGGGGACGAGTTCCAAGGATCATCACATTACATTCAGGAGACACAATAGAAATGGTTGTGATGGGGAACTTCGCTTGTGTGGGATCAGGGAACTCTTCTACATCATCTGGAGAGAGCCTAGTGAGTGTCTCAATATCAAATGTATACAGTTTTGGATTAGTTTTTCCACGCAAGAGCTTCTGGTATTGCTCTGGTAGTTCGGTTATGTAATTGCGAATATCAAACCTGTGCGGACGTTCGGTCCAACGGACATCACATTTGCTTCCGTCCCAATTAGTGAACTTGCCTGTTGGTGTTTTGTAATAGGATTTGAATCTTTCAACGTTGAAATTAAGAACTTGTTTTGCGCCGTTTTCCTTGATATAGGAGATGGAAAGATTCTTTTTGTTAGAATTATAGTTGTAGTCGAGTATCATAATTGCTCAATGTAATTTACTTGTTAGATTCAAATAAATATATGTATCTTACCTTTATTATTTAAATGAGATTTTAACGCATATGATATGAAATTACTTACGAACATAGTTTTATATAGTAACACCAGGATTACCCAACCGTATATGATTGAGTTATTTCCTGGTGATTCATCGATATCATTAAAGGATGAATTTTACTTTAAAATAAATGGTTCTAAAGATTACTACGATAGTGAATCTTATTTAATGCTTTCTAGTAATTTTCCTCAATATATTAAAAAGGAAAATGAATGGTATAAACCCAATCAAACACCAAAAGAAACCTATCAGTTAACACCCGCTACGTTAAAAGTGTATTTTCCACAATATTCTGTTGATACCTTTAAAAAGGATACGACATATATGTTAACTGCTTATACATATATTCATGGCAAAAAAATTCAATTAGGGTGTTTTGAGTTTAAAAGAAAGGATTGTTTAGCTTGTCCTCCTATTAAATTTGGTGGGATGAATGAATATTACGAATATATGGATTTCAAAATAGCGGATCCTTTTTCTATTCATTTTGAAGATGAATCCGTTGATATTAGAAGACAATTAGGAGAACCAGATAGAACTAATAATACAGGATCAATATTATATTTATGTATTGATGTTGTTGATTATGTTGATGATCATTATATTAAAAACGAAGAATGGAATAACTGTCAAAACGGAATACAAATAACCGATTCCGATATACTTCGATTAGAAACAAAATATGACCCGGATACTAATTTTTTGAATATGAATATATTCTATAACAAAACATACGGGAATGATTTTGTTGATTACATATATGAAACATACGGTGTTTCAAATACAGCACTTGTATGGGAGTATGTTATTATGGATAATAATGATATATATTATGAAGAAAATTCGGTTACTTATATGAGTAAAAATAATGAATATTCGTTTCATTATGATTTTGATATGAGTTTTGAATCGGGTGCATATGATTCTGATGAAGGTGCTGTTCCGCTTGGTGGAGTTTTTAAATCGTTTGATGATTGGAAACCCGGTATGTATATAAACAGCTCCGTATCTTTTTATGAACGAAAAGAATTTGATGGCACCGATAATTCTATTCCGTTTATAACATTACTTTCAAATAGAATCCCTATAACACAGGAAATGTTTGCTGAAATAATTCGTGATTATTCATTTCCTTCGAAAATAGACCTAACAAATTTAAATATGGATAATATAACAATTAATACATTTAATCAAATATCTCAAGAGACCATAATTGTTCCAAAACCAAATGATTCCACAAAAAATCATATTATGCAACCTATATTTTATCAGACCAGATCATTGAATGAGACAATTATTCATCCCGCGGTTTCTGAAAATATTTGTATCAATTTGGATTCTTATAAGTCTTTAGTAAAAAGGTTTATATTACAAGTAGAAGGCGTGACCTTTAAAGAAGCAGGCCGAACTAATAAAGGAGTTATATTTAAGGTAATTGGTAGTTCGCTTCCAAAAAATTCAAACGAAGGAACTTTATACGTATTAGATCAAGACTTGAATTTAGTGACTTCTGGGAAATACACTTATGCTTATTAATGATTGATTTCAGTTTGTATAAAAAAACAGGCACTGCCACTATCAACGACGAAATCGATTTGCTTCTTCAGCAGGTCGATATGATATTTAATACGACACCTACAGAAGTATTAGGAGATAATGAGTTTGGTACCGAATATGATAGGTACCTATATGATTTAAAAATGTCCGCCGAGAATATAAAACATGTTGTTGAAGGCGATTTATCTAACATAAATACTATGGGTTGGACTTATAATGTTGATACATATTTATTACACGGCACAGAACAAGATATTCTTGTTATAGATATAGCTTTTATAAAAGGATCAGAGGTGGTTAAAAAAACATACAAAATATCTTAATATGAAAATATTTTCATTATTGGAAACTCAATACGGCAAATTCATAACTTCCGTCAAAGACTATTTATCAAAATCACTTTCTAGTATTGGTGAATATTATGGAAGTTCAACAATATTTGGGCAACTCATAAATGTACTACAAGGAGTTGTTCAAAATATTATGTTGTATATAGAAGACGCGATGACAGAACAAAACAAATGGTCTGCACAAAGAAAGAAATCTATATATGGGTTAGCAGCTCAATCCGGATATGAACCATATCTTGGTAAGGCCGCTGGTGTACAATTAAAAATAACATACGTAGCGTCGAACTCACAGAGTACGGATATAATTTTGAGAAACCACGAAGAATTAACATGTACTCAAAATGGGTTACAATATAATATTATATTACCTCAAGAAGCAATCGTACTGAATATTCAAAAAGATAATTCATCCAAGTATTTATATGCGGTTCAGGGTAGATTCGAATCACAGACTTTTATCAGTACTGGTGGTAAGTATTGGACCAAGAATTTCCAATTTGTTGGAAATATAGATACTGATTATATATCACTATCTGTCAATAATGAACCTTGGGAATACGAAGCATCCCTTTATGATATGGCTCCCGATTCAAAAACATTTACTTATAAAGTGGGTTATAATGGTGGTATAGATTTGATATTTGGAGATAATACCCATGGAAGATCATTAAAGAAAAACGATGTTATAAAAGTAACATATCTTATTCATGAAGGTGAGGGTGGAAACCTGGATCCTTCTCAAGAGACTTATTTTGTATTTAATAACAATTTAGGCACTATAGCCGGAGATAATGTTGATGGGAACTCAATATTTAATATATCTTTTGCAACATTAGATGGTATTACAAGCGGATCTGATACAGAAGCGTTGGAATCAATTAGAACTAATATAGGATATAATAGCAGGTCTCTTGTACTAGCTAGTCCAGAAAACTATAAAAATTACTTATCTAAATTCTCATTTGTAGGATATAATCGTTCCTGGTCCGAACAGGGGTCATTAATTATTAACACTCTTGCAATGAAGAATTATAAACTTAACATATCTAAAGGATTAGATTATTTCAATCTTAAAGAGTCCGATTTCTTCTTATCCGATTCACAAAAAGAATCTATCATAAATTCTATAACTCAAAGTGGAAGACAATTGGCTGGATCTACATATAATATCATTAATCCCGAATTATGTAAGTATTTCCTTACTATATATATTAAACCAAAATCCAAACATTACGATAAAACATATTTGGAATCAAAGATTAGAAATTTGATTGGTGAGTTCTTTACGAATATAGAGTCGGATCAATATATTCCTAAATCGGATATTGAAAAATACATTCTTGATAATGTTTCAGAAGTTGATGGAGTTAATTGTTATTTCTTATCGGAGAAAAATGAAACGGCATTACAAACACTTCGATATGATGAAACAAAATATGTATGGGATCCGATAGCTGAAAAATATGATATAGTAATAGAAAAGCACTATTTAACCCCCGGTGAGAATCCAGGAATTGGTCTCGATGCTCATGGTAATATCGAATTACATTCGGATCATGAATTTCCTGTATTGATGGGTGGATGGGATTGGCTAAATGATAACAAACAAGAAGTTCCTGTGGTTGATCCACTAAATATAATATTCGAATAATCTTATGATAAAATTCTTTAATGAGGAAGGTAACGTATTTGAAGGAAAATCTCCATATATCCATTGGTTGAATAATGGACAGTCTATTGGATTGTGGTATAATCTTAAGTTATTTGTTATAACAGATTATAAACCAACGACCCCGGAGACTCCTCAATTATCATATTATGGATTGAAAGATGATAGTATATTCAGATTTATCAACAAAAACCTTCTAGGAACTACAACAGATATTAATGAGCTTACTTGTTTGGATTTCGTTGATGCAGGTGGAGTAGAGTATATAGATTCTAATTCCGGCAAATCATATACGGTATATCAAATACTTATAGTATGTACCTCGGATATTTCTGGACAGTTTACGGATTCGTTTATTCTTTCCGATGGAGAATCTACAATAGATGTTAATATTGGGGCTGACTTCTATATGGAAAACGAGATGTTATCTATTAATCTTGGAAATAAGGGAATGGATATTTCCCCACTCATAAATAAAGCATTTTATGAGAATGATTATAGGGAAAATAATATAGATAACATATTGATTAACAGAAAGTTTAAAGAACTACTCGCAAATTATATTGATATAATTGATTGTAAAGGTTCTTATCGTTCTCTTTATAATTCTCTTGAATGGTTTGGGTGGAAAGATAAGGTTTCTTTATATGAAATATGGAAATCAAATGATACTTATTTTGAAAAAAAGTTAGAAGTAACGTTATCTGAATTTTATAAAGAACTCATATATACACATTCTAAAACAACCCACATTTCTCTCGTAACATTATTTCAAACTACCGAACCAGGCGACAGTTTTGATATTGAGAAAAACCCCATTGTTGCTGAAATAGAAAGACAGTGGACTAATGAAGAACTAATGGTGAAGATATCTCTTCTTGGAGCATTCTTTGCAAAATACTTTATGCCTATTCATTTGGATCTTTATAGAGCTTCATTAGAATATCTTGTATTTACTCCACAAGTAAAAGCATCTTATGGGTCCTCAAATAATTCATATAATTTCTTCGAAGATACCGGTGTGGTTGATATCAAAATGGATAATATAGTAACTATAGGAAATATCGAACCCGTTGCTGTCGGTCCTGATACTATGTTTGGGAGAACTTGGGAAAATGAGCAAAATAATTTTGTTCCGATTGGTGTTGATTTTATTAATGATATTGACAGTGTTTCTAATACTGATTTAACATCATTTTATAGCCAATTATATAACGGCATTGGGGTTGTGATCCCAGTAACGGTTACGGTTCCATTATCTGATGTATATGATGGTGTAAGTGTAGAAACTATTTATTTATATAAGAACGGTATCGAATCTAATCCTATTGTATTAACCGATAGAAAATTATTTATGTCTGATGGTGAAAAGGCAGAATTTACATTTAATCTCCTTTCAACTAAAGAAGAAAAGGTGTCTTTCTCGTTGGAACTTCACTCATTATCCGGCCATACTTGGACAGCGTGTGCGAGTTATAAAGCCGTTGATCCTACAGGCAGTTATTTGAAAGTGTGCAGGGTGAGTCCTAAACAAACACTCACTGGTGATTTTGTTGACAATATGAATGGGAATCCATGGGGAACTCAATATAATACTATTCAAGTTGAACCATACTCGGGTACAACAATCGATCCTTCCAAGTATACTGCACAGTATCTTGTTCAATATCTTCCAAATAGTAATACAGCTAAAGTACAACAATTGTACCATGAAATAATTATTGGAGAAAATGAAGATACTGGTAGTGATTATGCGGAGAGGGAAGTGAGCGGAATGAATTATGATAACTATTGGAGAATTGGGATTGGTCCGTTATATAACGACGACTCAACCAAAAACCATAAATACACGTTATATGTCAATAAGATTGCGGGCTCTTGGGGTAGTCAGGATTCTCAAGATATAATTAATGAGTATTCAAACGCGTTAGTTAGACATGATAAAACTCATCTTCCACAACTATATGACTTTAATGATATAGAAGAGAGTAATCCACAAACCTTGAATAGTTATACATTTTCGGGCGATGATCTTTTCTGTATTATTCCACAGTTTAGTCAGACTCTCGGAAGAAATATTGATTTAGAAACCATTCGTTGGGAGTTCAAGAATATGTCCACTCTACAAACCATATCATATAACATTCCTATGACTCAACCAATTCTTACAAATAATGAATACAAAGAACTCGATCCCGGTTATTGGAGTATTACTATGTATTATAGATTGGTTGGTTCGGGAGCAGAACATGTATTAACCAAAAACTCCGCGTTTAGGATAAAATAAAAAAGATGACCGTTTGGTCATCTTTTATTGTAATTATGAAATAGTGAACTATTCGGTTTCTGCTTGAGACCCTTCCTCCTCATCTACTTGCCTCATCATCTGATTGGCTATATTTTCAATAATGTATTCGCATACATCATGCCGCCTATCCGTGAAAACCAGCTGTTTGGTGTCTTTATTGATAATAGCATATCCGACCACATGTGCTTCTTTATCTGCCCCTTCCCATAGCTGGACTACAAAACAAGGCACCCTTAATTCTGCACAATATTCGGTAAGCCCCCTATGAATACACATTTCTTGTCCATCATGAAATCCGGGCGAAGTCTCGGTTGGTTTAAATTTGTATTGTATATTTTCAATCATATTCTTTTCATTTATATTTATCGTCTTCCTCCACCAGAATGATGATGTCCTGAAGGCGGCCCACCGTGTCTCCCACCGGAGTACCTAGGAGTGTTTCTATGGTGTCCGTTGCCACGTGGAGTGGTGTAACGATAATGGAAGTAATAAGTTGGTCTTGGTGTTGAATAATACTGATGATGTGGTCTGCGATAGTCATAGTAATAAACATCATTCCGTTGGTTGACAACTGTACTAACTAGAATAGTCTTCCCACATACAACATAAAGATGTCCGTTTATATCAACAAACGAAACAGTGGCTGTTGTACCAGTTACTTCATAACTCTTAACATAAACATGCGGATAATAAGCGCGTTGCCCACTTCCGTCATCAAGTACGGTTACATTGTTGTATGTATCTTGATAGTATCGGGTTGTTCCACAGGATATCGCAAGTAATGAAATAAGAATTGTAAGAAAAATTGCCTTAAGTGTCTTCATAATATTGTTATTTAATCATCATCTCGACCATTAATTCTTGCAGACTCTTCCTCAAGCCATGCAGCAAATAAAACAGAGTCCCAATCCTTGATGAATCCGTCCTTTTGGATAGTGATTTTAATATAATCTCCATATCCACTATCGTCAATCGCAAGGAAATTAGGGACATAATCATTCTCCACAGAAAGAATCGCTTCATCATACCAGTTATCCGGATTTGGTCCATTATGGACGCGCCTGGTTATCTCCCATGAGCACTCATCGCAGACTTTGAAGTGCATGCGGATTTCTTTTCCACAGGTATAGTCATAGTTCTCCACCTTACCAGTTTCAGGATTGATAACGAGCCTGAGCAGATCTCCGTCTACCAGACCAATCTTATATTCCTTGTTGTATCGACCAAGAAGGTCTTTAATAGTATCCGGGTCGGTGTCTTCTTCGAACTCCTGTCCATCGATTTCACAGTCCTCCCAGTATCGTACATTTGCATAAACAATCACCTTGTTAATGGTAACAGGACCAGGCTTGAAAGTAAAATTCTTGATAATCATAGTTATGTCTGTTTGAATTTAATTAACAAATCTATTTAACATATTTAGTATATATTTGGTCAAACGTCTTCCATGTACAATACATATTTGGGGTTATCTTAAAAATATCTGATTCCCTTTTGATTGTGCACTTGCGATGCAGCATCGTTATAAACTCTTCGGGGGTGTAATGATAAATTTCTTGTATTGCGGGTACCGTATCTCTAACAACAGTACCATCCCAAGTTAATTGTCGTTCCCGTATGTTTTTCTTGGTGAATAATATATTTGCTTCATCCCAAGAGACATCACAATCCATATAATAGAGTTCGGTGTCTCCAACGGAGCACTCATCATAGAAATGACCGGGTGTCAACGGACCGGTCTTCGAACAAGCTATCAAAAGAACACATATGAGTATCCACAAGCGCTTCATCAATAGTCCTCCTCAGCTACTGGCGTACCATCGGGATAGACCGCTTCTATCCAATCCCCTTCCGCGTATGCGTGATCCCATATAGGAGTCTTATCGCGCATGTCCTTTGGGAGAGTTATTGTTTTTTCTTCCCCATCTACCTTCATGTGAAACTTATCCCACATCTCAAGAAGAACCCCATATTTATAAAGATCGACGTATGCTACTTTAAGATCGTGTTTAATTGCTTCCAATCGTTCATCAATCCACTCCTCTGGGGATCCTTCATAGTCCGGGTCCATAAACTTCTGTGGCTCGGTCATATACGCGAGTTTATAAAGAGCATTCTCTGCTTCTTCCATACCTTTCTTTGTTTCATCAATCGCGTCTTCAAGCTCTCCGCGAGTCTTAAATGACTCACCATAAAAACTATAAGGAGCTAGTACGTGCATCTCTATACTCATAATCCGAAAAATTTATTTAATATAATATTGAATAGATTCTGGTCATCGTAGTACATACAAAAAGTAGAGCCGATATCTTCGCGTACCCCATCCTTCTCTTGCCAAAAATCTACTTCGATAAACGGATCTTCCATCTCCGTCTTAACATCTTTCATCACCCCTTCACCGTACACCTCTACACAAGAGATAACATGGATGGTCTGTCCCGGTTCATCATGTCTTTGTCCGTTAACTACTACAACACTACCCGGAGTGTGAACTTCTCTTTCTACTCGCCAGGCAAGTTTCTCCGCATCTTTGACAAAATCGTCTTCTGCCAGTCTCCCTTCTATAAATTTAAGGAAGTCTTCTTTTGTTGGTCTTACTGTTACTTGTTCATCCATATTACTTCGGGAAATATTGTTTATATTCGAGTTTCATATGTCCGTAGACCTTATCGGAAAACTCCTTTCTCCACTCACTATCTCCTATCTTATCAAAGAATCTCTGGCTGTAATCAATATAACTCTCTACCATAGCATAGAACCTGCTATTGTGTAAAGCTTCTGTTGCTTCCTCTATACTATCAAATACTGATCTACCATTATCACTTACAAAGAGTTTGTCATCAATAAATACCCTCCAAATGGTTGGAGTCCAATAACTTGTTGTGTTGCCATCTCTGGCCTGTTTCATGTTAAATTCCATGATATTATATATTTAAGATTCATCTAATGTTAATCCTTTCTCTTCCATCTTCTCCACAAGGAGATAAAATAGATTGTAATCAATTCGGTTGATATGAGCGCAGCTACCACACGTCTCACAGATATCACGACAGGTGAGTTCGTTCTCGGGTTTTCCAAGAGCTTCCGAGATTGCTTCCTTACCATATGCTATATGGTCTCCTTCACTATCTAGACAGAGTCCGTCTAGGTGTCTCCAAAAATTCCTACTACACCCACATCGCTGACTCTCAATAAGTACATCCCAGAACTGAGCTATCGTCTTGATACCCAACTTCTTACACATCTCAAGAAGGGTCTTCTTACATGTCTTATAAGAAGGACCTTTCTCAATATTACTTTTTATTACTTCTGTGAGATTGATATCCATGATATTATATATTGAAACCTACAGGGTTTATTAAGCTACCATCTCTCTGCGAGAATTTTCTCTAGTTCTTTTCCTTCTTTTTTAGCGTACTGGTCTTCAATGTTTTCGTATTCATCTCGTTCGAATTCATTGTACATATTGGTTGCCTTTTCAACCCGAGGTTTTCTTGGTTCCTCTACATATCCAATAGCATTCTTACCATCGCCCCACCTAAACTGCAACCATCCTTCGTATTCTCCGTCATCCCATTTATAATCCTCAGGTATCTCGTCGGGACCACGAAAGAGCATGTCTTTGAGGATTAATTTATTGGTGCGGTTATCGTAGTTATAAAGTTTTTCCTCGCCCCACACCCAGGTCATGGTTTCACGATCTGCAAGCAGCCATCCCCAAGCCCTTTGTGTGGGTGTTTCAAAGACGTAGTTGGAGTCATAGTGCTTCTCCATCCACTTGAAGTGATCACGACGAGGAGCTTTATCAAAAGTACCACAGTATTCCTCGAAGAGCTCAATATGTGTTCGAGCTTCATCAGCGGTATCAAACTCTACCCTTTCTTCGTCACATACAACACTGTTTCTGGTCGGATCCTTATAGTTCCAACCATAAATCTTATCTGCTTTCCTACCCCAGATGTTAGTTATTAGTATGTATCTTTTCATTTGGATTCTTTATCTTTTCTAAAACTAGTCTTCGGATCAAACCCATGAGAAAGTATCTTTTGCTCATCTGTCATCACTCGCAATCCATTTTTGTTGCCGTACAGATATCCATAAACATCATTTTTAACGTTGGATATTGACATTCCTGATTCTTTCCAATATCTGTATCCTTCCTCCCAGTAATTTTTATCGGACCTGGTTGCTTGTTTAACAAATTTAATTTTATACTGTTCCATGAGGTCAAAAAAGTTTCCGACCTGAGATTGTAAAGATTTGAGCATAGTGTCACTTAATGCATGATCACCTTCTGCAATCTCCCACGGCCTAAGACTGTCTTCATTTTGATAAACTATATTCTCCCCGTATCTTATCAAGAACTTGAGAATGTAGTAAACGCCATTGTGATGAAAAGTCACAGTATACCAATGCCTTTCGGTTGGTTTCTTACCAGTACTTTCATCAATCTTCTCTATAACCTTTTTGGTGTAATAAAATCCCAGAGGAGACTCTTTTCGAATTTCCTTTTCTACTGTTTTGATCTTGTTATTGTTCATCTCCTGTCCAGTGACATAGTTTCCAAGGACCGCAGTTCCTTCAGGACAGTGAGCAACAATAGACTTTTCGATCTTCTCGATAGTTATGTTGTTTGCATTAAATAAACGCGTTACTTTTTCTTTCCACATATTATGGCTATTTGAAATAGTTACTATTTTGGCAATTTGAAATATTCAGACTCAGGTTGTTCGGTATGATTATATTTCTATTTTTCTACCACATTTAGGGCAAATGATAATTTTTGCCATGTATGTTTCACCCACATAGGATATAACCCCATAGCATCTCTCTTCTGTCTTGATATCTGATTCATTATATTTAACATATGAACCACAATCATAACATTTCACAACATTGTTAATTACCTTTGCCATAACTAAATCGAAATAATTATTTAAACCAATTATAGGAGCGCTTGGCGTCAATCGGCCATATTTCATCCAATATGTTTTTAAACAACGGAATATACTTTAATTTAGCACCATCAATAAAACGCCTTTCACCAATAGCAACTTCGCGAGCAACTGATGGCCATAAGCGATAAAATTTTTCCCATTCTTTGTTAGAACGTTTCATAGATGGTACACGAATGCGTTGGTGCCTATCATTTCTATCAAATTTGGAGTCATCCATAGCTAACTTTTCTCTGATTGAAGGGTAATCTCCTTCTTGAATGTCATAATCGGCAACCTTTTTGTATTCATGCTCGTAGCTGGGGGAATTTGGATTGATTACTTCAAGACAATATGGGTTATTCCACAATTCAAACTCTTCCTTAATGACTTTTTTTATTTCGTCCTCAAGAGTTTCTTGTGATTTCCGCATAAATTCTTCGTTATCGTCGTATTTAGTGAAAAAATTATCAGGTCTAAAAGACCTTTCTGCGGTTTTCATATAATTGTAATCAACCCCTTTATGATAAGGGTTGATTCTTCTTTGTGGGCGATATTTACTTCCTTGCATAAGGCAAACGAGCGTAAAGATTATATACTCTTATTATAACGTTCCGTTAAATTCTTTCTCCGCAGTCTTCTTTTCGAGCAGAGCCTTTCGCTCTTCAGCACTCTCCAGTGCACGGAAGTCACAAGTCTTGATCTTCGTCATGATCCTACCACCGTTCCTCTTCAGTAATCCAAGAGGCATCTTGAGAACCAAACCTTCAGCATCATAGTCTTTGTTCTGTGCGATGGTAGACTTGAAGCCTTTTTTGACATACTCGATGGCTTCGTCAATGGTGAAGTAACCGATCACGGGCACAATATCCATACCAAGTCGCCCCGCAATATCTTCAAGAGACTCACGCTCAAGCCAGAACTTACCGATCTGGATATCGAAGAGTCGGAAGTCTACATCGTCCTTGATATAGTTTCCACCCTTCTGAATACCAGCACCATAACCTTCACCATAGAGAATGATAGTGTCAGTAGGACCTACACCATCGCGAGTGAAGACCTCAACGAGCTTCTCGACCGGCCACTTCTCATAGATATTCTTCAAGAGCTTGTCATTGAGTTGTGCTTTAGTGGTCTTACCGTGGACCTCCATTTTATATTCATATTTAGGAGAACCACCATTAGGATCAACTGGACCTATTTCAGGAATAATATAGATACTCATATTCGTACCATCTACTTTTTCGGTACACTCAAACTTGATTCCGGTCTTCCTTGCCCAGTCGAATACCGGATCAACAAGGGATTCATCAGGACGGATACAGTTGTAGTAAGGGGAGGTTTTGTCCATCTCCCTCTTAAAACAAGTGTCAATATGTGGATAAGTCCTGTGAAGTGCTTCAGATACTGTGTTATTCATCTTCTTTACAAATTTTTTCATACATTCGCTTTGACTGTTCTATAGCATCTGTCATTGTTCGAACAGTATCGCAATTTGACCAAATTAAAATAGCTCCAAAAAATATGAGGTCTTTTTCTGTTAGCATAGCTCCTATTTTTAGTTTATATTTAATTATCAAATTTCTTCGTAATCTTTAATCTTCGAATTCTGGAGGAAAAGATTCATTTATCATATTAAATATTTTTTATTTATCTTTTGAATCATCCAATACATATATCTTATTCAGGTTTCTTCCTAGGCCATCATAGTCAAGTCCATAACCAACCACAAAATCATCGTCTATAACTATACCGATCATCCAGTGATCGAAATAATCTCCACGTAAGAAACCCCAGTGAGAAAAATCCGGATGTCTTTCTTTATATACTTCAATCTTAAAGAGAAGGGCTGCTGTGACTACATCTGCAGCACCGTAACTACGGAAATAATTATTCAAGTAATCAATAGTGGCTCCTGTATCTATGATATCTTCTACTATAACTACCTTTCGTCCTCGTACTGTGTTGTCTGGATGCTTCTCAAACTTAATCTCTTCGCGTTCTGTTCCGTTATATGATTTAATCTTCACAGTATCAAAGAGAACGGGGAACTTGAGTTTGGTGAGCAGTGAAGCAGCGAACGGAACAGCACCGTTCAGGACAGTTACAAAAAGCACTGGTTCGGTTTCGTGTTTGAATTTTTCATTAAGTGCAGCTGCCACATTCCTTGTTGCTTCTTCAATATGTGGGGTGGAAATAAGAGCTTTGAATGTCTTGTCTTTAAGTGTTACTCGTTTCATGCCTGTCCCTCCTCGTTAAGCCAATCGTATAATTCTTGACTTTCGTATATGGTGTCAAGATCATTATCTGAAAGTATAGTACTTAATAGATTCTCGTGTGTTGACTTATGTGTCATAATCAAGTCTTTTAGTTCGTTAAGTCCATCCTTAGAAATGGGTTCAAACCAACTCCCGTCCTTGAGTCTCACACCATAACGATAACTAGAATTGGAACGATCCCAAATCATGATAATATCGTTAACGTTAATAACTAATGTACTATCCTGTCCTCCGAGTCCATCAAACCCATCTTCTATCTCGACCCAAGGCCAATTTACTCTTTTGATATACTTCTTTCTCATATAATATAGTTTATTCTGTGTCTCCAATTATCAATTCATGTGCGTATGGAAGCCCTTCAATCCATCTCAAGAACTCTCCCCAGTCCTCTTTCAACTTATGTCCACGTCTCTGAAAGTATATAGTCTGAAGTTGTTTGTAGTTAGTTGAGCACCTCTCCCACATCTCAAGTCCGGCAGGACAGTTACTTACAACTCTCATCCATGCTTCGTACTGATCTTCTGGAGTTCCTGAATCACAAACGATATTATAATCTGTAATTAGTTTTTTCATTTGGAGAACAGATACTGCAGTGACATACTTATTACAACATTTGGTGAAATCCATCTTGGTCAAGCGATGCATCTTCGACATGGAAGTGACTATATCCAAAAAGTGATAACGCTGCAATTCTGGAGAGATATACTGCGGATACTTGAGGTCAAATGAGACTCGGATTCCTGTTAGGAAATTATCGTGGCATTTCACAATACCATTTTTGCTTGCCTGGACTAATTTCTTTGCTCTTTCGAATGACTTCTGAAAATCTTCTTCGGAATAGTCAGAGAGCTCAAGTCGCATAGCATTACGGCACGCTATAATCGATTCTTTGAGGTCATAAACTTTCGTATTTCGAATTTCTAGCATAGGCCTATATAATTTATCATATTTTGGATTACTTGTGATTTAAACGAATTTAAACGCATTTCTTGTCGTTCCAAATCCTGATATGGATTCGGTCGGAATATGACCATCCGTTGGCGAGTGCTGCTTCTGCTGTCTCAAGACACCTACCGGCTATCTGTTCCTGTGTAACTCCTTCAGGCATCAACCAAGTGTTTTTGTTGGGATTGTTTCTCTGCCAATATTTAATTTCGTTGGTATCACCAAGATTAACAAATTTAGATATTTTGGAGTATATATCCTGTATCTCATCAATACACTCAGGACCACTATAGACAAACTTAAACTGATAAGGAACGCCGCTTGTAATTACATTAAAGAGGTTCTTATAATTGATTCTCAATTCATCATGTCTCTTTGCTTGTTCTTCTGTAAGGAATTTATGTGCTGTGTCCACACTGGTTGCGAGTTTTGGAGATACACTATAAAGAGAAATCTTAAACCCTTTTGTCAGTGGACCAAAAACAGGGAATGTTCCGTTTGTCTCAATAGTTACGATCCAATCATTTTTAATCTGGAATATATCGGTCAAAAAATCCTTTAATCCCTCTCTCTGTAGAAACGGCTCACCACCAGTAATAACAATATGTGTGGTGCGGGGATGTTCTTTTGAAATCTTTATAAAAGCATCAATCAAGTCTTGCTCGTTTGAGTAAATTGGTTTCTCTGGGTGGAAAGAACTGTACGCGGTATCACAAATAGAATCCTTAAATACACATCTAAGATTACAGCCTGTGGTTCTTACGAAGATTGAAGGTACTCCCATGTACCTTCCTTCACCCTGAATTGAATGAAATAACTCTATGATATTCAACATATTACTTAAGTTTAATTTGCTGTTTAACGGAAGGATTAGTAATGTATTTGCCAGTACTAATAAAATCCCTCAATGTCTGCGACCAATCTCTCTTAACTCCCTCCGAGAATACTATTTCGTCTTCCCACTGGTCTAACCAGTTAATATCTTCATCAAACTGATCACACCTGGCCATACCAGTGACCGTCTCGTTATACTCTACTCCGATACAACGAATTGCACCCTCACCATTCTCAAACTGAGTATTGTCAAGAATCCTATTAATGTAATGCATGATGAAGATACTTAACATCTCTGCACTAGGGTTAAATGGAATAAGGATGTACCTGTCGTTGAACTTTTTGAAGAACTCAACATACTCAGGATCGTCCTTTGTACAAATCAGGGCGCAGTGGTCCATAGAATCTATCCAAGAGCCAATAGTATTTTTCATTAATCCAAAGTCCATCAACATCTGTGCATTATCAAGCTGACGACCTTCAAAGAACACATCAATCACGGCACTATGACCATGATGTGAATGAGAACAGCGATAAGAACTACATGATCTAACAATATGAGAACTTTCACAACGGTAACGTTTTCTGATTATCATAACATAAATATATTTGTAAAAATATATTAAATAATGTCTTTAACTTTATTTATCAATATATCTATGTCACAAGTAAATACTTCCATCCAATTGAGATTATGATCTTTGGCCCATTGTCTTTTTATGGGATCTCTTTCAGTCCATGTTTTTATTTTATCATGATAATTTTTCTTATATAAACGAATTTGCACTAAATTGACCACGTTTAAGAGTTTTTATATCAGGTATAATCATATAAATAAAAAATGTAACGTTCAATGTATCAATTGGTTATATTAAAATAATAATTTAAAATTTAGTGTCTTAAAATATTTGAAGTCCTTTTGTTATTTATATTCATGAGTATATTTGATAATGACATAATAGAAAGACCCCTCCACGTAAGAGACGGATTTGACATTCGTATAGAGGAGTTTAATCGTCATTGTTTTTATACATGGGTGTGGGAAAAGAAGGGAATTCATTGTTCTGGCGGTCATCCTGTTGGTGTTACATTACAGACCCTAACGGATGCCGTAACAGACACTTTGGGTGACCTCTCTGTGGATAACTTTGAAAAATGGATCACTGAAGCTCAGATTGGAGGACCCAAAATTGGAGCCGCAAAACACGCCATAAAATACTTCAAGAAACTCATTAAGAGAGAATATTGGAGGAGTCTGGGAGCCTTTGTAGAAAACGGAATCTTTGAATTTTACGTACGCGATGATGCGTTTGATGCCTGGGCTCTCCGGAGCGCTCTCCCTATTATGAGAATAATATTTTACAGAAAGTAATGGGAATATTTGATGTAAAAGAAAATATCAAACGAGAGTTTACTGTTGGAGACGTGTATGATGTGGATGTGGTAGATCTCGGAATGTCAGGAACCCTCGATGATAACGCTCGTCTGGTTTTCAAAGGATATAGTCTTGATGAAGTGCTAGGCGAGATGAAACAAACCAAACTCAAGACATTTGAAAGGTTCTTTAAGAAACCCACTTGGATATGGATAAGTGATTTTAAGTTCATTACCCTAACAGGTTGGAGACTAAAACGGTGGCTAGGGAAGTGGGTGAAAAAGAGATATATCACTGATCCGGATAATCTTCGTACCGACGTTCTCGGTGCTATTAAAGGAGTATATGTGTATAACGGTGAGATTATAGAATGGGCCACCGAGGCTTGTTTTTGGTTTAGGTTTTGTAAAAAAGAAGCCGATTTCTAATTACGAATCATCTATCCTATAAAATTTCTTATACTTCTCCTTTACCATAACAGAAGTTAGTTCTTTTATAAGTTTCCTGGCGTACTCGTCTACTTCTGGTCTTTTGTTGTTATATATATAGAAATAAGAAAGATTGCTATATCGACGGCAGTTTGCGTTTGGACCACCACGGAAATATTTTTGTCTAATGTATTCCCCTATTGTTTTTGTTGGATAGTGATTTATCCAAGCATTGGTATATATGGATTGATCATGAGTATCTAAACAAATAGCTTGAAAACTATTATTACACGGAACTCCACCAGCACTCACCGCAGATAAATTTTTATTTTCATAATATCCGTGCCCAGTTACTTCTCCCCCAGTATAATCAATACTCCCCCTAATAAATGATTTTGCATAGTTCTCTTCCCTAGATATGTGTATATCCTTAAATCTAGATACTACAGAATAATTTCCATTAATTACATCCAAATCGGTGTTTGTTGTATATATCTTCCAACACAATCTAATAACATCGACTTTTTCGAATAGAGAGTCGTTCAAAAATTCTTTTATATTGTTATGATATTTCGGTTCTAACACAACGAACTCATCAATATCAATAAACAATAACCAATCAAAACCCTTCTTATATTTTAAGAAAGCTTCAGTATATGCTCGGGGTTGGACACTTTCAATGTTCAAATAGTCTAATATTATAACTTTATCGTTTTTTATTATATCACTCACTTTTTCTCCGGAATCGTCATCGTTGTTGTCACATATGATAATTGTATCAAATCCCAGTCCGAGATGATAATCAATCCACTCATTGATATATAAGTTCTCTTGTCTGGCTATAGCTATTATTCCTACTTTCATACATAAAATAATAAAGGCCTTTCTTTCGAAAGACCTTAAAAAATAGAAATCATATTGACTAATTAAGCGTTTTGAACTGTCCACCCAGCAGGAATACCGTCTACTCCTTCTGTCCAATCAGTCATAGAACTTGCTTTAACAAATGTACCGGTTGATGAAACTCCATCCACCCAGCTGGATGTGCAATACTGCGCAGAAATATCAGTTGCGAGACATTTTATATAATTAAGACTTGTGCATCCGGCAAACATACTATGACACATCTCATATGGTAGTGTTGCTAATGAAATGACAGGAGCTGTTGTTAAATTAGTGCATCCATAAAACATTTGATTATATAATCCTTCTTTCGTAGATGCGGGAAGTATTAAATTAGCTGCAGAAATTAGATAAGTATCTTCATAAAACATACAATAAAAATCCCATCCGAACCGTACGGTGGGCTCTTTGCCTACGAAATTGTCTCCCCATTCCAATGATAATATATTTCCATAAATTTCATAATCTGCAGTACTTCCGTCTAAAATAGATGTAGATGTACTCGACCCCATTGCCCCACTATATGTTGATCTAAATTGAATGGTGTCGTTTTCATTTACGGCAATAGTGACATTTGATTCAGGGTTAGATGGGGTCGTCCATTCCTGGTTATTGAGTTTATAATCAAAACTTGCAGAATCGTCATAATATCGTGATCCACCAAACACTATATTACCATTACCTAAAGCCTTCACCGTAAAGTACATGAGTGAATAGTCGGGCTCTAATGTAACAGTCTCTGTATGATCCGCGTTTAGTGTATACGTTCCGGATTGAGTCGTATAACCAGTCTTACTAACTGACCAAGTTATTTCTGTTCCTGCTGCTGCGGTAAGAGATGTTCTTTCTGATCCATTAATCACTACAGTTGCATCGTTTGGAGTAGCTGTAATAGTGAAGGTAAAATCAGTAACTAAACCAATCTCTTCGGCTATTACTTCCGTGGGAACTGATCTGGTTATCAGACCCAAGTCTTTTAAGGTATCTATATCACCAGCACTAGTAATGTATGCTAGTATATTTTCAGCAGGAACTACGTGAGTTACATACTTAAAGATTTTTAATTCGTTGATGTTGTCTGTATTCATTTCGAAATATTTTATTTATAAACAAATAATCATAAAAAAAGACCCTCTCTGAAAGAGAAGGTCTTGTGTAGTGGAATGGTAGATACTATCTTTATTCAGCATCTGCGAGTTTTGCAGCGAGCTCACTAAGGATTGCGAGCTTGGCGGGATCGTTCTTGAACTTCTCAGTCAAAGCAGCGATTCTCTCTTTGTAACCATTCTTTTCGTTTAACTTTGCTTCTTCCTCAAGTCTCTTCTTCTCTTCCTCATCAACATTTGCCATGTGAGCCTGAACAGCTTCGGTATAAACCTGACCGAGTTCTACATTGGTCTTTGATTTGATGAATGAAAGTGTTGAGACAGCGTTCTCGTTAACCGTCCATTTCATGTTGTGATTTGACTGAAGGAGTGTTGCATAGAGGTCGGTACCACTCTCGATAACAACGAACCTATCCCGGTTGGTTGTGTAGATAGCGGTATTGTCGAGATTTGCAATGCTCTTGTAGTTCTCAAAGGTAAGAGCGAGTGCTTCAAGCGCACTAGCGATACTACGATTAACACTACCAGCAACTACAAGATTGTTGTGCTCACGGAGTTCAGCGGGAGTCTCAAAGACATTCTCGATTCCGTTGATTCCAACGCGCTTGCAAGTGATCTTCTCGTCGGCTTCGCTGATTGTGTACTCACCGTTACCGATCTTTGCAGTAAGTGTGCCCTGATCAAAGGTTACCATGTTGCTCTCAAGGAGTGAAGAGACAGTCTTGAAGGTGTTTGAAACTTCATTCCATCCAGCTTCCTGGATCTTCTTGCTCTCGTCAATCTTATATACTGTACCAGCAACCTCAAAGAGGAATCCATCACCAGCATTTTCAATAAGAGAAATTGGATGAACTGCTGTGTAGTCGGCTGTTGACTCAACGATTGGAGTATCAGCGTAAACCTGTTTTGCGATATTTCTGAATGCTTCGCAGAACATAACATTCTTCAATGCACCAGCTTTGATGTACTTAACAACGGTCTCTTCGTCGGCTTCAAGAAGGTTCTCTACCTGCTTTGCAGCATTACGGTTGAGGTAGTTGTAAGAAGCACCATTACCATTAATACTCTCACATGCGGTTGCAAGTGCCCAGCTTGTCTTGTTGCTTGAAATATAATCGGAGACCTGTTCGAGAACAGCGTTAACTCCGTTATCAAAGCGCATTGTTGCAGCTTCCTTAACAAACTGATTTACAAGTCCGCAAGTAGCATTATTAGCCATCAAGAATGACTTGTATTTGTTTAACATATCGTTACCACTCTGAGTCTGACCGGCCGACTCATTCAAAATAGAAGCAAATTCTAATCCGGCTAATATCTTAACGTTCATATTTATTTGGTATGTTTATTTATCTAATAATAAATGTCTATATATCTTTTATTGACAAATCTGTCAGAAGCGTCCATATACCATTTATGTATTTGTTAACATCAGAACGAGCAACTATACTAATTTCTATTTTATCAGTATCTAGTCCTTTCCAATTTTTATTTCCCACTTTTATGTCTTTATGTCTCAAAGTTTCCGGGTCTAAACTATTGTCGATATATGATATATACACTTCTATTTTAGACCTTACCGGAGTATTTCCCCACTTGGTTCCTTCAGGCCATATAATTCCCGCTTCTTCCAATATATCGTTTAATGCTGTTGTATCTAACTCAGAGTCATTCGCGAGTTTCTGATGGTCTTTAAGTGTACTCGGTATTACAATAGTGTTTTTGAGAATAATCGCAATAAACTTTTGAAGGTCCGGTGGGAATGTGGTTTTGGAAAAATTCTTATTAAATGTCGGAGACCCATCTAATACCCACTTCTTCTTCACAGCACCTTGTGCAAAGTAATGAGTCCACCCTCCATCACGCGAATCTTTGAACTTCTTTATATGTCCACCAAATAACGCATATAAAGAAGTTATATCATCTTCTGCTAGATTCTTATCAAACAAACTTTCTCTTAAACTTTTCATCAACCGACTCTTAATTTCTCAAACTCCCATCTCATAAACCAATCAGGAAGTCTTTTAAGTGATTTGCACCCATTAAACATACCATTACCCGTATCGACTACCCTTCTTACATTCCATTTAGAAAGATCGGAGTTGAATGTTTTGCAATTATAAAACATAAAATTCATAAATTCAACCCTTCTTACGTTCCATTTAGAAAGATCGGCGTTGAATGCTTCACAATTATAAAACATGCAGTTTGTATCTTGTACTTTACTTACATTCCATTTAGAAAGATCGGAGTTGAATGTTTTGCAATTATAAAACATATACCCCATATCTTCAACCTTACTTACATCCCATTTAGATATATCTATATTTTTTATTATATTTGAAAGATGCGCAAACAAATAAGACATATCTGTTATCTTACTAATATCTATAATATTGAGATTAGCATCCGGTCCTTGAATTTTTAATTGCTCTTCTATACAATTAATTAATTCACCCTTTGTTTCAGGATGATATAATATATCATTCTTAACTATATCTTTATCAAAAAGGCTTTCTACTAGTGTCTTCATTAATCATCTTTTAATTTTTCAAACTCCCATCTTAAAAGATCGGTGTTTCCATAAGGACCATAAGTCAGGCAAACTGCAATAGTCCACTTTGAAGTAATTATATCAAAATGAAATTTCGTATTTCCGTTTATGCCTCTCTTCTCACCCTTCCATTCCGGTAGTATGTATTGGTCTAGTTTCTGGCACATCTCATCACGGAATCTACTATTAAACTCTCCAAACCTACACTCCTCAAGAAACGGGATACACATAAGAAGTCTTGCGAAGAGTTCGGTTTTCTTAGTTGACTGTACTGTTCTGATATTAGTATTACTCGCGTTAGCATAAGCATACATTCCCAAGTCTATCTTCTGACCACCAAACTCCTTTACATCTTTCACCACTTTCTTCCAATCAATCACCCCAAGGGCATTATCTTGTTTTGGTATAGGGAATCCTGGAGCTAATCTCAATACCCACTGACCATCAAAGAACGCTATGTCTTTGATTTGATGTACCGGTACTTTCTTTTGTACTAGGTCTGTATCAAATAGGCTTTCAACTAATGACTTCATATCTCTTCAAATGCAATTGTACATTGGATATCTTTTCTCCAAAAACTAAACGTAATAATATTTTCTTTTAATCCATTTGGTTCCCCAAAATAATAATTCCCTCCGCGACCAAGCATGTTATCTCCTTTCAAATTTTTGAAATATTGAGAAAGTATATTATATGCTTCTTTTATAAAACCACCAATATAAGGAAATCGATTACTTTCTTCTTTAGTACATATATATGGTATGTTATTTATTGCCGCAATAAAATAACCTATATCATCACAAAATTTTTTTCCTGCGACTCGAGCATCGAATCGTTTTGTCATCTCATGATCAAAATGAATATCACTATTTATTTTAATAGGAGTCGGAAAATTCTTTTTAAGTAATGATGTTTTAATAGTATTTGTCAACCATTCATAATCCCTATCAGTGTGTCGTTGATCATCATTTTTATAATCACCATCGATAATGTATACTCCTTTCACTCGATAATAATCACCAAATGTAGGAATATCTTTTTCCACAAGATCTTTATCAAATAAGCTTTCTACTAATGACTTCATATATAAAAAATAAAGGGAATCATTTAGATTCCCTCGATTTCCTGGCGTTTCTTTTTGGACCATCTAATAAATCATTCCAATAAGGATCAATCTGTAGGTCCTTTAATAGAAAGGACTTCAAGTCCACCTCTGGAATGTTTATCTTCGGTACTTTTGGTTTCCTGTCTTTCGCCATCTCTAACCTTCAGTAATTTCATCATCTCCGTCTACGGCAAGGTGAGTACCACAAGGACATACAGGTCCTTTCTCACCGTACTTCTTAAACATCTTCTTGGTTACCTTACAGCTCCATCCACAGTTAGGACAAGTGTATGTGTATGTGTTCTTTTTCTTCTCACCGCTCTCATTCTTATGAATCACGACAGGCTTACCAGGATAAGCACCCCACTGTCCAACCAACCTCTTATATACCTCCTCAAGAATATCTCTTAAGTAGTTTGTGGGATGATAACTATTATAGGGTTTGTCAAAGTAGTACTTCTGTGCGAGTGCCTTAAACTTCTTTGTACTAGCTTTCGGTTCATTAAAGAACGCATGAATACACTCAAGAGCGAGCGCACCTAACATATCAATAGGATCTTTGATGGTGTAAGACACAGATATGGTTGTGGGAAAGAAATCCTCAAGAGTCACATCTTCACCATCAAATGGTTGTACACACTCAGTCATTTTCTGGCCACCACATTTACCCGCGCCTATCTGATATCCGTGATTAAGAATATCAAGATCACCTTCAAAGAGCTGTGCATCAAGCTCTTCTACTGCATGCCTGAGCCACTCCTCACGTGTCATTCCATCCCTGGGTTTTGCTGTTGCTGTAAGTTTTTCAATCTCTGTTAGCGGGCGAATCTCCGCATTTACTTTAGCTTCTGTCATATTAAAATATATTAAAATTGTTAATTTTCTTTGCCGAGATTTTTTATCTCCTGTAACTGATTGATAATGACATCTATAGACTTATCATCATAAAATATAAATCGTACTGGATGATAACTATCAATATCTTGTCTTTCGTCATCAGGAATATTTCCTCCTATCTCATACTGTTTGTCCGCAGGGCTCAGAAAGAGTTCTCGTTCGATCTCTCCTGTTTCGTTATTTATGTTAGCGCATCCACCAACAATAATCTTTCCACCAAACACCACAACCAATTCACCGTCTTCGGTTGCATAAAATCCACTTTCTACCATAGTTATTCTGTTTTTCCTTTCTCTATATTACCTAAATCTTTATGATAAATTTCTTACCGCACTTATTACAAGTCATATGCCAAATTCCACAACTGTTAGTTGCCTCAATAAATTGTAGTGAAGTATTCTTACTACCACAATGAGGACATTTATCGTTATGGAAAAAGCCATATATTAACAATCCAATCAGGACGCATATTAAAAACATACAAATCCAAAATCCTATAGAATGTATCATAATTGTGTTGGTTTAAATTTTCCGTCTTCTATTATTAAATATTCTTTTAGGTCACAATCACATACCCAAATATTTATAGCGTCGTCGGGCACTTCCCAAGAACTGTCTGGGTTGTTCTTTGCATCCTCGCGACACACGTCAGTGAGATTAACTATATGTCTGAGAGTGGTATGTCCAACTACTTGATCGTAATGAGGAAGAGCATACTCGAGAAGAGTCTGTGGACGGACCCACGTGGGGCCTTGTGTCTCACTTATACCATAGTAATCGGAGAGTTTGCAAGGACGGAAACCAAAGAGTTCACTTGGTTCAAGATTGTTAATGTCTTCAACACACTCACATCCACTATCGTGAAACCATCTACCTGTGATACCGGCGTGAGAAAATACTATATCATCAAAGACGTAAACCCATTGAGTATCACGGAGATACCTATCTCGGATCTCCGGTTTGGACATCTCCTTCTCTACTCCTCTAAAGAATCCACTACATTCAGCCCAACTATATCCCAGGTGTTGCATATCGTGGTTACCTCTCAAGAGTATAACTTTGTCTGGGTTCTCTTCTTTATATAAAAGTATATCTAGGAGATTGTTGAGTTGTTGATCAACAGTAATATCTCTTTGATGAGTGCTCACATAATCCCCAAGAAATACAAAAAGATCTGCATTCTGTTCGCGATCGACTATAGTCTGCCAACTATCTCGACCGTGTACGTCTCCTATAACAACTATCTTACTCATACTATTATATATTTAATTAAATCTGTTAATTTATGGATTACCAAGTAATGCCTACCTGCATAACTGTATATAACTCTTATGAGGTATCTAAAAAAGAATTTGACCCATTTCTCAATGAACTCCGTGAAGGATACGAGGGCAATTTAGTATTATTCTATAGAACCAACAAGAGTCTCACCGACGAATGGGCATGTCATAACTTCTTATACGATATCGACTTCCTTGGTATTCTGAGGAGTCATACCAAAGATGTTGATATGCAGTATCCACTGGCTTGGTGGGAGAAGATAGCGTATCCATGCTTGGGTTGGTTCTGTAAATTATTTATCAAATAAAATGGAAGGAAAAAGTTCGGACTTGGGTGTATCTGGAGACTCGGCAGGTCCTTATCATAGACAACATTCAGTCAATAAAAGACCTAGTTGTTACAATTAAAGAGGTGGAGAAAACACTCCACCTCTCATTTCGCATTCCGTTTACACTAATTCTCAAACTCCTACTTCATCTTACTTCCCAGACGAGACTGTTCCCGAACCGGATTTGAATAATAGAGCCGATAAGAAGGTTACTCCCCAGGCCTGCCAAAGTGTGAGTTTAGTGAGTCCGAAAATCATCGGCATCAGCCAGTTCCAGAGCAACCACACAGGGATTGCGAAGACAATAGAGATACCGAACGCGAGAGCGAGCGCCGCGACAATAACTGCAACGGCCGCACCAATTCCGATTGCTTTCATACTTGTTTTTGCCATACTTACAATAATTATTTCTGATTATAATGTTTTAAAATTTCCTCCGAGAATGTGGTAATATTGCCATTGACATCCATATAACCATCAAAGCAATTCATCACCATAAGAGATACATCTTCTGTCTGAGCCCAGGAAGGAATATAGCCTATGACCGGTTTTCCAAGAGCCTTTGCAAATCCCATCTCCCATACTGTACCAGTATCACTATAATGTCCGGTGTACATAGCTATGACCATATCTGAGTCTTTTATAGCCTGCACATCCATATCAAATACCTTCTTTGCCCATACTGGATTTGACATTTCCATCCCGCCGGGAATTTCGTGTTCCATTGGAATAAATAGTTCTGAATCGGGAAAACCAAAACGAACTTTGTTGATCATGTCTGTAAGAGACATACGTTCATTTTCGTTAAAGAACGGACCCGCGATGTAAATTTTCATTACTTCCTTACTACTTTAAAGGTTGCGGTTGTATCAATCTGACCATTGTGATTGGTAATGGTCGTATCACGAACAATCTCGTACTTGTCGTAGTTGTATTCGTAATGATCACAAACATATCGCGTGTAGATACCTCCGACTACCATATACATCAAACCGACTATCGCAACCACCCATCCGAGCCAACTTTTTCGACTATCCTTTTCTTTGATAGCCCATACTACATCCGCACAAAGCCAACCGAATAATCCACCAATAAAAAACAAAAAAAGTAAAAGAAAAATTTCCATAATTAATGATTTTTAAGATATGTTTTAAGATTTTCCGTTATTTTATCGATACCATAATAGATATCCATCTTACAAAGAGCATCTCCGGTAAAATCGTATGCTTCTGTTAATGTATTATTGATCTCCCCAATCATTTTATTTGCAGAAGTTTGACCATTCATATTAAATTGTGTTACCCAAGCACAGAATGTTGGAGGAAAGTAAATCAAAGAAGCAGATCCTCTTTCCACTGTGATTATCTTCTCCCAGAATTCTGAGTCTTCCCCCCATTTAGACGGGGCACCCCACTGTTTAGATTTCTTGAACCCCATCTTCCTGAGGAATCGTTCCGAGATCTTCTGATTACCTCCCCGAACACTATTATATGTATCAAATACGCCCATACTAGTCAGGATCTATCATACACCAGCAATCGGGATCGTGAACAACACCAGCCCACTTATAACCAACAGCGAAGAGGATATACTGATGTTCTTCGCTAGTGAAATGCATTGCAGTCACATCCATCGTATCGTCAATGGAATGCGCTGATTTAACGGGGGCGGATGAACACCCGGAAAGACCGAGCACCACAGCAAGTATTATAAATAATTTCCTCATGAATTAAATTAACAAACAACAACCTAAAATTTAGCTTCTTTCATAATTCTTTGATATGCGGTATGAGGGTCTTCTCCGGGAAGCATTTCGCGTCCAAACGCAGTACATCCGCCCTTCCATGAACCCGCTGCTTCACCAATCTCACTTGTGAGTTCGATCTCGAGACATCTACGCCTGTGCCTAAATATGGGTAGATAGTAAGTGGCTTTCGGTCTCCACTCTCGTTCCGCTACGTAATACATACCGATACATCTCTGTAGGGTTCCGTCTTCGCAGATGTACTCATATGGTGCTTCCCAATAGAAGGACGGCAAACTGTATATGTCTGATAATGAATTGGTTGAGAGCGGTCTACATCCGTATTTCTTGGCTCTAACCCGGCGCTTCTTCCATTCGTCGCAAAACTCAATGTATTTCTTTCCGTCTTTCCCTTCTATGATAACGTGATGACAATCCAGATCCCAAGGCATATAAATAGTCTTGCTCCAATTCTTCCAAAATAACACTACCTGGTTGAATAGACTCTTTGGATCGGGGTTGTAGAGATACCCACCAAACCGATATGTTTTGTTTTCCCATCGTTTATTAGCGTCGGTTGGAACCTTCCACCATGGAAAATGAACGAAGAAACTATGCCACATACTATGAGCTACCAACTGCATGTATTCTTCGTTGTCATATTCCGGTTCGAACTCGAATCCAAGATTATAATATCCTTTATATATGGTAAAGTTTTTGGTTACACGGATTTCTCCGCTACGGTGTTTGTTGCCTTCAATCCACTTAAAGGTCAACCAATCGGTTAAGGTCAATAACCCAATTATTCCAAGAACCCAAATCCACCACATATTAAAAATCTCCGTAATAAACCTGACTACAAAGTACTCCATTATCCCTCCACATCTTAACAACACGGTCTCTATCATCAAAGACAGTTACAATATTATAGTATGGTTCGATCTGTTCTTTGTAAATCTCTTCTTTTACTATAGCGTCGTTTCGATGGTCTCCTTCTTTCCTGAATATGACTTCCCACTGAGGAATCTTTCTAGGAAAATCTTTTTCGAATTCTAATGTGAGATAACCAAAGTCATCTGCAAGATTTTTGGTTATCCATTCTTTAGTATCCTTCATACACTGTGCTGTTCCCTCACGACCAGATACAAATATAATCTTCATATGATATGCGAGATACCGCAGCAGTTTCTTCATTCGGGGATCAAAAGTATCTTCTTTCACTCGTGACAAGTCATATGCGTTCCTACCATTATGAATAGCCACGGTTCCATCCAGATCACACACAATCACATCTTCTTTCGTGGGGTCTGGTAATTTGATATGGCGAGTATCCTTATGTCCGAGCTTGTTCGGGAAGTAATTTTTGAAGAATCTCTTAATAGTTTCCTCACCAACACTCCTCCCACCATTCTCTCCTCTCTTCCTATCTCTCTCGAGCGCCTCTTCGTAAGAGATTTCAAAGAGTTTATATTCTATTTCTGCGTTATGTTTCTCAGCAAGATCATTCCATTTAAGAATGGTCTTGGGATTAAGATTAGTAGCATCTATAATAACATTGAGATAGTTGTCAAGAGCCATTTCTATCTGGTTCTTTTCAACATCGGATATATAGTTCTCCCTCTCCGGAACCCAGTACACACCAGTCCCTTCGCGGATACTATCACGACAGACTATAACATAATCTTTATGAGCCTGAGCAAACTCCTTTGCCCAAGTACTTTTCCCACTCCCGGGAACTCCCTGTAAAACAATTATCTTACTCATATTACTTATAAGGACACATATCACAACTCCACGTACACCTTTCACATGGTAGATTAGATATTGTACGAGAGTCTGACTGTGATGATTTGTTAATTTTGATTTCTGCGGGTCCTTCCCAATCCTTCTTTCTCCAAGAAGGAAGGTAAGACGACCAATATGGTGTGGGTCTAGCCATTACTTTTTGAAACGATCTATAAAGTACAACCACCCACACCTGACACTCTCTCTCCAAGAGATACCTGTGGTGAGTCTCATTAAGATGATATCTCCTATAAGAGTAAACAGTGCTGTAATAACAGCCGCAATAAAAAAGTAGTAAAGAAATCCGAATAGTATCATTTGTCTTCTTTTTTGAATTCCATTATATTAAAGTCATTATCCAATACTCTCCTGGCGTAATCGGGTATCTTCAATCCCAACTTCCTCCATATAAACTGCATCACAATCTTACTCGTGTCTTTAATGAGTTTGGTTCGTTGTGGATCCATGAAGTATATTCCTCCAGTGTTAACCTTACCCATCTTATCGTCCCACTTCTCCAGGACTAACTTGAGCTCATCTTTAATCGCTTGATAAAGAAGCTCTTCACTGTTTTCCTGTGGTGTATTTTGATTGAATATTGACATTACATATAAATATATTTAACTCATATCCTTATGTTTAATCTTACGAGTATACTTTTTTCTATTTTTGAACACCTTGCGGAAATTGATAGGATGACCATAGAGTTCTATCTCGGCCTCTCGAGAACCACGTCTCGAGGCCTTGATAAAATCCCTTTCATTTGCTATCTTTATCCTTATACGTGTCATAATTAAAACATATCTCCTTCGGAGTACTCATTAAATATAAGTTCTGTTCCTGTAAATTTAAGTTCGTAGTATCCCATCCCGAAACTGTAATCGGGTAGGAGCTCAAGCGCCCGTTCTTTTGTGATAGGATATTTCTGTGCCCCTTTCCAGGCAAGCCCGTAGCGGTAAAAACAAGCACCACCGTTAATAATCCACAATTTTGCTTCTTCGTTTGTTGACATATCTTTATGCAATTAAGTTTCCTAACATTTCAACTAGTTCTTCATCACCACGGATGAAAAGAATCATCTTCTTTATCTTCTGACTCACCAGACCTTCGCTTACTCCAAAAGCCTTCGCCACATCCTTACCCTTCTCATCTGCGAATCCCTTTAGACCGAAGATTCTATAGAACATCTCACAATCCCTCTCGGAGAACTTGTCTTCGAGCCTTGTATAGAGATATTCGTACACGTCTCCATCACTGAACTTATCCTTTTCATACACGCCATACTTATACTCTCTGCATCCCTTCCCATCATCATCTCCGCCAGTCACGCTTGCTTCACCACTGATAACCGAAAGTGACACAGAGTTAAATGTTGCTTCTCCGGCCTCCTGTGCTTTTTTCTGTGCATATGCGCTCATGCTCACAGTCCTCAGTTCCTTATCCAGGGAACTCAGGATATTGTTTCGAATACTCCATCCAGCGAACTGCTTGAAGCTCAACTTGCTCCTCTCGTCATCATAATTCATCATCGCGAGAACAAACCCTTCATACGCCATACTCTTCACGGAATCCCAGTCTATCTTGACCTGGCTGACAAACTGCTTGGTGAGCTTATTCATCAGGGGTTCATACTGCTTGACGAGGTCCGTCTTTTCCTTCTCTGTAATGTTACTGTAAATCTTACACATACTTATTCTATTTTATGAATCTTATATTAACAAAACTGCTCTTTTTCTTTAGTATCACCAATGTATTCTAATTCGACTCTCAATGAAATACTAACCGGGCATCCAACCTTTGTCCACACACATTGCGCTAGGTGTTGATCACCATACAACCGACCGAGTCTGTTTTCTTCGAAATCTGAGTACGGCCAAAATATATCCCCGAGTTTTTTATGTCCGTTAATTTTTATAGTAATGATGTATGAGTTAAATATATCATTAGTACCCGAATATGTAAACGATTCAAGATTACGCACAAATACCCGAGCATCTAAATCGGGATCCAGCCAATTCTCAACTCCTTCTCCCAACGAAGTCATTACCATATTCCACCACTTCCTTTCCGACACATGTCGTTCATCGGTTTGATACTGGTAGTATTTCATTGGATATTTGCCATCAACGTACATCCACGGAGCGTTACGGTCCTGAAGTGGTATAAAGATATTATCCATATGTCCTTGTAGTCCGGCCGCGACTAAAAGCCTTATATCTCTATATTCGGTTTTCTGAAGAAGTCCTTCTTTGAATAAAGTAAAATACTGTATCTCTCCCTGATTACAGACAAATCCGACATCATACATCGGCCATTCACTCAAACGATCTATCTCAGGAAAATCCGGAACCACTTGCGTACCAAACATAAACCGTTCACTTTGAGGACAGTGTTCCCAATGTGTTGTGCCCGACTCCTTTGCGGTTGTCGGTTGCCAAATACTATCTCCGTTGGGATACGTAACATTAACTATCTTTACTACTTTCTGTAGCAACCCACCCTGGGCTAAATCCTCATCAAATAAAGACATCGTTATCTGTGTTTGAATGTTTTCTATGAAGTCTTAAAAAGAATATTATGGTTGGTCTGGATGATGCCCATAATTTTGTTTTATCCATATCGCACCAAAAACACTCCTCATTATTTATGGAGTTTATTGTGATTTCAACCTTAAATCGATTCACATCCGATAAATACCCATTATCAATAGAAGTACAATGGACATCTGCAGAACACTCAGACCATATATGTCTTTTAATATTCTGTTCCATGTGACTTGCAACAATATTCCAATATGTTGAATATTTTGCTAGGGATATAAAAGGGCTAGTTGACCAATAAGGTCCGTAGCCGTGGTTTTCTGTGTCGGTTATTACCTCATCCGGTTCAGTCAGCGGCAGTGCTATGTCGAACTCACCATCGAGACCGGCGAACCTTATAATATCTTCAAGTTTTCTAATATTTATATCAAATATCTCGATATAACTAACCCATCTACGTTTATCTCCTACATAGCAATCAATTTTGTTCTCGGTTACCACATAATCCAATATGCCACGATCTCGAGGCCCAAGCATTCGTGCTCGTGTAGTATATCCGATTGCATCTCCTTCGGAGGCTTTGCAGTTTTTGAAATAACAAAAGTCAACACTGAAAGCGTTGTACATTTTGTCTTTGAAGTCACTGAATATACTCATTATAGAGGCATGTTGGACAATCTCATTATTTCTTCAGCCTTCTTTGCAGATTCGATATAGAGCTTTACTGCATAGGCCAAATATTCTTTATCATACAGAGCCTGAATAGGATCAATCATTTTCCATTCAATCAGGACGTCGATGATGTCTGCGATTTTTTCTTGTACTGTCATATCTGTTGTGTTTTAAGCTTCAATGGTTTTGAATATGTAAGTGTGTTTCTCAGCCAACCACTTCGGTAAGGTAACATAGACCTTGTTATTCTTACGCTCCACGGTGCACTGGCTCTTGGGAATGCGGTTCCAGTTGGTGCAAATGTGATGGTAGAGATCAAAGCCCTTCCCACAGGCGTACTTGTAGGATTTAGAGCTACCGCTAAGGAGAACCCCTTTCTCAAGGACGTATGTGACCTTCTTGGCCCCCTCTTCCTTGGCCTTCTTCCAAGCTTCTTCCCTCTCCCTCTTCTCGCGCTCTACTCTCTCCTTCCACTGGCGTCCCTGTTCCAGGTACTGTTCGTAAGTAAAGGTGGAATTCAGCAAAGCCTTCTGACCGCAAGCCGTCAGGGTACCATCCGGGCGAATGTAGTTCTCAATAACGAACGCAACCATCAGACCGTCGGTGATCATATATGCACCTCTGCTAGTGCGATTGAGAACTGTAATGCCGCTTTCGTAGGTGTGGGGGAATGTGATCTCTGTATTCATAACTCTATCCTTTATCTGTTATGTATATATTTACCAAATCAACGGCATAAATTTAGTGAAAAAAAAAGGAGAAAATCCAAAAATTTTCTCCTCAAATTCAATATATTTTTTCTTTAGATTAGAAATCAAGTTTATAAGGATTAGCATCTATCTTGATGGTCAACTTACCCCAGAACTCACTTCCCTGTTCGTATTTTGCAGTGAGGTTTCCTTTAGACCACATATTTTCTCCTTCAGATTTCCAGGACTCAAGTTTATTCAATACATTTTTATTTTCTGCACCCGTGCTTACAAACGTAAACTGATCAACAAAATAATAATTTGGATCAACATATCGGAATCCAAGATTTGTTAATTCGGGTTTCATGGTTTTGAAATTAGCTGCGCGACCGAGCTCATCTTCCAGATCACTCACAAGCACAAACTCAGCAAGATAAAAGTTATCCCGGCTATATCCACCGTAACTCGTATTTGATACAAACATAACCGTTTTATCAGGAGACACTATTGAACTCTTATAACTTACATCGGAACCGTCAGGAGTTATCTTCTCGCAGTCATCATACTCCATCCACCCAGCATCTTGAAGTTTGCTTATTACGTCACCAATCATCTGTTCGGCACGGTATCCACCTTTGGCTTTATAAGTGAGTTTATAAGGAGTAAAAGGTTCCTGTTTAAATGATGCTGGAACAGTGAATCCATTTTTCTTAATTGCTTTTTTAAGATCAGCAACATTACCTACGGCTTCGGTTATGTATTGTGTGAAATTATTCATATGTTACTTTTTCTTATTTCCAAATATACTTATATTAAACTTCTCGTACTGACTGACAGCAAAGACGTCTAATATATAATTAGCAGATTTTCTCAAGATAGTAAATTCTTTATCACCCCCAATCCACTCGTACGAGCGCATTACTTCCGTATATCCGTCAAACTCAGCGGGTGTGTCTTCAATCTTTCTAGCGCCGTTCTCTGTTAAGTAATCTTCTATGATCTTGATTGTTTGTCCTGGTTCACGACCGGGTCTCTCCGTCCAAGCGAGTGTAATCTTATATATTGATTCTTCAGGTACAGATTCGGATTCATTTTTAATAGGTTCATTAATTGGTTTACGACTATTTATCTTTTCATATTGTTCAAGAGCAGTTTTAATATAAGAAGAAGTATCGTTTACTTCAATTCCGAATTCTCTCAATTGTTGACAAATATCGAGATAATATTCTACTTGTTTTTTACAATCGGTTTTTCTTCGGAGATGATTTTTGATAGTCTCTTTTACGTTATAATGCTTTTTCTTTAGTTCTTGAATCTTGTCCATATTATGTTTGATTATTGATAAAAATATATTAAATTTGTATGTTATCTCTATCGTTATCTCCAAGATATGACTTATTTAAATTTGCTTTACCGAAGACTTTTCTCCCAAAGGAAGTGAGTGATAAGTATCAAAAGATACTCAATCAAAATGCTGGTGTGCTTGCCACTCCCATAGACTATCTTAATGAGAGTATTAAAGGAGTAAACATTCCCGGCATTTCTGATCTTATCATAGAACAAACTCAACATTCGTCTAATAGTATTAAAGGTCTTGGCAAATTAAATGTGGAACCAGCAAGATCTAATTCATATAAGTCAACAGCAAACCCTCTTGATAAGATTAATAAGGAAATAACAGTCACATTTCGCTTCAATCAAGGGTTCTATAATTACTTTATGTTATATGAAACAATTTTTTATAAATATTGCAAACCAATTGATTATCCGGATGAAGATGTATTATATATAGAACTTTTAGATGAAACTGGTCGAATAACATCTCGAATAAAATTCTTTGATTGTGTGTTGGATGGTATTGAAGGATTGGAATTTGATTATTCTAAAATTGAGCGAGATACTGGTACATTTAATATAACATTTAAGTTTAACAATATAGATTTCGTCTTTGTTGATGAGAATGGAAATGAGATATAACCGATAATGAAAACCCTAGTAGAAAGCATATTTGGTGATAATGTTACTAACAATCCCAATGTAACTACCGTGCAAGATGCAGAAAAGGTTGTTGTGGATACTCTTGAAAGGTGTCTTAAAATGAAATGTCTTGATATTGCTGAGTCATCTCAATTTTTTCCTCAATTAAAGCAGAGCATGATATGGAAAAATGGTAAGTGGGCACTTGCTATGTGTCCTATGGATGAGGATTCTCAAAATGTGTCTACAAACATATACTTACAATACAATCTTGATTGGCCCAGATACATTAAACCCGAAGAGAAAACGAAAATAGAAACATCAAATTTTTCTATTAGGATTCTTATAAGAATCAGTCCCTGGAGAAACGATCAAATTATATTGAAAGAAATTGGTGTTGAAGTATATGAAGGATTTGGTTATGAATCTGGTACAGAGATTTTAGATACTTCAATTTCCCATCATACTCGTCTCAAAGATATTATATTTAACACAAACACATTAGGTATAGTGAAATTCTTAGGAGAATGCTTTTTAAAGTTTAAGATGTACGTAGAGAATGATGTGTTTAATGAGGTATTCCGTCATCTTTATGCTAAACAAACAACCAAAGGTCAAACCAGTAGAAAACATGATAATCTTGCAGCACAGGAGTTATCAAGAGTATTTAATACAATTGTAAAATAATGAAACCGTTAGTAGAAAGCTTATTTGATAGTGATCTTGTTCAACAAGGCGTACCCATAAATATAGACTATGTATACGAAGAAGTATTTGCTGCTCTTAAAAAGTATAACTTTGAAGATTGTCCATATGAGAAATTAAATACTGGTTATGTTCCGAGCAAAGATATCATTATGCCAAATTCTCATAGTGATTATTTTTCATTTACAGTTTTACGACCGAATTACAAAATTAAATCATATGCGTCTGGAAGATTCGGTACTGCAGAAGAAGTACTTACAGGAATATCTTTTGTAATAGGAACAGACGATCTTAAAGATGACGACACCAGTGTATATCTCCTCCGAGCTGACGTTCATTGGGTCGATATTGTGGGAGGTATGTGTTTTTCGACAAGTAGACTATTGTGGAGTGGAAATGATTGGGAACATTACTCAAAACTCAAAACAAACAAGATAACGTCGGAAACTCTCGGAGATATCATCGACTATATCAAGTCGCGAATAGATAAATGTTTTCAAATGGTCACGAGAGATCGACAAGAGATATATAATATCAAATTTGGACAAGCAAACAATGGTGGTGACCCGTGGTTAAAAGGTAGAAAAGATAATGTTTGGTATTTAGAGAAAATGAAAAAGGGACTCCGGAGATAGAGTCCCTTTTCTTATTTATGCAACAAAGTCTAACTCGCATATTAGACAAAGACCAGGATGGGCTTGAGGTTGCACTTCACAAGGACCCCATCCTCGATGATGTACGGATCAACGTGCTGCACCTGTCCAACTTCCTTGTTATAGAAAGTCTCTTCGTCAAATGAAGAAAGACGGACAGCAACGTTATCTCCGGGTTTGTAATTGACAAGCTCGTCAGGAGCTACCTTCACCATACCAGTGATGTTCAGATCGGTGACCTCAACAAAGACCCCACATTTCTTACTTGAGTTAATGACTCCCGTCACAACACCACCGTGCACTACCTTGGAGTACTTGTCCCACTGAGGTGAGTCCTCGCACCAGCGTTTGAACATCTCGATCATCCTTTCGTTACCCAGGAACGTCAAATAGGACTTTACAGAACATATAAGTGACATTCCATCACCTTTCGGAATGTAATTAAGAACGAACGCATCTACGTCCTTACCAATAAACTGTTCGAAGTCATCGGTGATGTTAAGAACGATCTGGCTACCAGGAATGAACGCATCTACTACATACTCTTCGCCAATGAATCCTGATGTAGAAGGAATAACTGCTTTACCAATAAATCCACCTGCAGTAAGCTGAAGATTCCTAACTTTAATAGTCCTGGGATCTCCAAGTACATTCTGACTGGTGGGATTAGAGACAGTATCCTGAATCCAAGCATCGGTCATTGGTTTGATGGGGTCGAGAGTGATTCGGTCTTTCTTGACATCAACAACCACAGCATCTATAGCCTCCTGTGAACCACCACGGAGTTTCCTATACTTATATAGGTTAGATGCACACATCACCGTACCCTTGTAGTTGACATCTTCGAACTTGACGGAGTCCTTCGTGACGTTTGCAAGTCTGGTTTTGATGATATCACCAACTTTGTATTCTCGAGGGAGTTCATTTGCTTTACCATTGACTCCGGTAAGGTCTATTCCGTAAATTGTCTGGAAAGCTTCTGTTACTGTGTTGTTTCTGAATCGATCTGAATAAGATTTAATTCGCTTTTTGTCGTCAGCGAACTCCGGCCACTGGAACTGATCTCCAGGAACGGAACGATTTGAATTTGAATGTTTCAATTTTCGTGTGTTTTAATACGTTAAACTTATATAGACTATAATATATAGAATTTACCTATTATATTTAAATTCAGACTTCGGTGGTATATCCAAAGCTATTCTGGAACGACCATCATCAGGAATCTCTCCTTCCACTCGATTCCAAAGAATAATTGTATCCTGACCGTGTATCTTTTTTACAAAATCAACAAACTCATTATACACAGACTCTCCTTTCTTTATTATCGGAAGGTCTGTTACATATTCTTTAACGAGTTTTCCTTCTGGAGATACTACTCCTATTTCGTAATAAAAACTATTTTGAGTACTTTTTGACATCTCTTTCTGCTGCTTTGAGTTTAACTTTCCAAGCTCTTTTCTTCCTTGGGTCCATTTTCTTTCGCCCAGCTGTCTGCTTGGCTACCTTCAAGTCCCATTTGGCTATTTTGAGTTTTTCTTCTTTAGTCATAATTATCTTCCCATTCCTCCTTCAGCAATGGAAATAATTTCATCATCCAACATTAACACATAAGCTTCTCGATATGGAGCCCACATACCTCCTACTAAGGTATGTTCTAATTTAAGATGATCTTTCAAATATTGTCTGATTTCCTTCTCATCCATTCCTATGCTCCCTATAATAAGCGGCTAACTTCCTCCAAGTATAAGGGCTAGCAACTTTATCCTTAAACCACTGAATGTATCCAGGGTCGGACTTACATACTGCCATAAACTCCTGGTCCCTATACTTACCAATATTAAATACTATCCTTTCGGGTTCACCTGCATTAGCTGCATTCCTGATTGATCCTTCGGGAGAATAGAGATTATTCTCTGGCCACTCTTCAATCGGGATTCCGGACGTGTCGTCTTCTTTAATGACATCTTGCTGACATTTGAATACTTCTATTGTTGCTCCCACATCCGCGAGACTGTTATGTGCGTCCTCGAGACACTCTCCAGTGTAGTTGAAGTAGACGTTGGATAGTTTCCTAGGGTTGAGTCTTACCTCGATTCCGTAACTATCATAAAAGACCTTATCATCCATCGGGAAGTTCTTTCCAATCAGCAGTAGGTCTTTGTATATCATATTGACATCGAAGCGGTTACCATTAAAGGTGAGCACATCAGCATCATCAAACATTTCAATAAACTCATCTGCTACTGTGGACAGGAGAACACCGTTCTCTTCGATAAACTCTTTAGTAAGGCCATGTGCTTCAAACGCACCTTGTTTAATCTCATAAGCCCTGAGCGGACGAATGTAATGGTCAAAGGTCTTGACATGTTCGTAAGTGTCTTTCTTAAATTTAATAGCGGATAACTGAATAACGTAATCTTCCGTTTGCGAGAGACCCGTGGTCTCAACATCAAATGCAACAATGTAATGATTCATGTATAAATATACTTATATTACTGTGATTATTTATCCATGAAGGATATTAAACAATATATACTTGAACGAGACGCTAATACCCTCCCCGCTCGTATCACAGTAGATGATGATAAGGAGAAGGGTATCTTGAAGGTTTCTTTTGGAAAGAATGGTTGGGGTTTGAGTAATGAGTTCTCACAGATTGGAGAGATCGTCCAGGAGTACTCGAGACAGAATAACATCTATATCAGAAAATGTATCATTGACGAACTTGATGATGTATATGATATAGAGTTTACGTATTCAAATAAACACTTTAACGACTGATGAAAAGCTTACAGGAAAGTCTATTTGACAAAGACATAATCCAGAACTCTGATGTCAGACTTGGGGAACTCTATGAGATATCTCCTGTCATTCACTACTGTGGTGTTACCAACAACATCCGTGAGGTGTTGGGGATGTTTGATGAGAAGGCTTGGGCTCGCGCAAAGTGGCCTCTTCACGTTCGCGAAGATTGTAGTTTTATTGAATACTGGTCGGATATTGAACCAAGGAGACTTGTTCCTTTTATAAATATGTTCTTCAATCTCCCGATGTCAGACATTAATAAACTCTTTGAAAAACCATCTACTGGAAGCGAGCATCTTGCAAAGTGTCTTGAGAAGTATTATTCATATCATGGTGCGAAAGCAAAGCACATCTATATTGTTGGCCGAAAATTAGATAAAGATAGACTTATTGAAATAACAGTGTATAAGGATATTCTCGTTCCTAGTCCGAGTAGTATAAAATTAACATTTGAGAAACGATGAAAACTCTAATGGAAAGTCTACAAGAAAGTCTATTTGACAAAGACATAGTAAAGGGCTCTGAGGTAAAACTTGGAGAACTTTATGAGTTGTCTCCTGTTAGACACCATAATATGGTAATTAACAGTATACATAAAGTCCTCAATATGTTTGATGAGAAAAAATTGAAGAAAGAGAATTTTACTTTTAAGACAAACAGAGATCATGATTTCATAGACCTTTATGGATATCACACATGCATTGCTGAGTTTGTTGATATGATTCTTAATATACCTATGCAAGATATCAATAAGATATTCGAAGAACCATACAATGGAAACAAGCATATCGCTTCTACTATCGAGAAGTACTATTCAAACGGTGGATATTATGCAAAAAACATTTATATAGTAGGTAGAAAACTTAGTGCGGGAAAATTGATTGAACTCACAGTATATGAGAATATCAATAATAGTTCTCCATCAAGCATAAAATTAACATTTGAAAAACGATGAAGACATTATCGGAAAGTCTATTTGATAATAATTTAGTAGAGAAAGATATACTTGAGAATCCCGAGTTTAAGAAATGGATTAATCAACCGAATACTCTTTGGTATATTTATTATTACTGGGAGTGTGGGGAAGAAGATTGGTTAAATGATTTCATGAAAGAAGATTGGCGAGTATACAAACCACTTGTTGATGAATTGTTGGAAATAATAACTAATTCTATGGGTAAGGTGTATACTTGGTATATGATTAATTTAGATCAATTTTATTATTCCGATGAGGTAAAAGACAAGTTTGCTGATGAGGCTGAGTTTTATGATATGATGAATGACGCGAACTCCATAATTATTCATAGTCGCTCGGAGACAAAAGATGGAATATCGAAATCTGGTTTTCGTGGTCCTCTTCCGAAAAACAGCAGTGTGACTGCTCTTCTTCAACAACTTGAAGAGAAATTTACAAAACCCGGGCTTGTTGACGGAGGATTTTTCCTCACTAATGAAGATACTATAATAGTACTAGCGTTTCCAAAAAGAACCCCAAAAAATATACTTAAATTATTTAATCTCGATTAATGATACCGATCAAATCATATATGGCTGATGCTCTTGTAGGGAAACGATTACACTTCAGGTGCGATTGTCTCCTAAACATAGACGTAGTCGGAACAGTCAAAGGGTGGAGCCTGTATCATGATGAGATTATATGGGATGTGTATACCGATGAAGGTAAGTTTATTAGGATTGGTGAGAATCATCCAAATATGTTTATAAATGAATTGTAGCAGCATGAAAACCTTACGAGAAAGCTTGTTTGATAAAGATATAATCGAGAAAGACCCAATTGATTTTACTGAGTTTAAGAATCTTTGTAAGAGACCCGAGACTCGTGCGGATATATTTAAGATTATCATGGCTATTATGATGACTCCGAATAATTACATACCCGATTGGTACATAACTACTTATAAAGAAAATGATAGAGTCCTGGACTATATTATTAATGCTTTGCGTGATCAATTCAAAAAGAATGGTTGTACTTGGTTTGATGTTGAAGATGGAGACTTCGAAGAAGCTGGTGATGAGATGACTGATGAGGAAATCGACAAGGCAAACGAATGGTTAAGAGAGTTCTTCAATAAAGCAATAGAAGATGATTGTGGATGTAGGTTTAAGATATGTAAAGGTAAGATTCCAGACTTCCTCAAAAAACTCTTCAAAAATACAGGGTATTGGTTCGATAAACTGAATCAGATAGATACTTGGGCTGTTGGGTATTATAGAAATGGAGAACAAATCCTATCATTCTATGGCTGTCCAAAAGGTCTCGATCCTACCGTTAAAAAACTATTATATAATCAATGAAGACTCTCAGAGAAAGCCTGTTTGATGATAATCTTGTATCAAAAGATATAAGATTGGGAGATCTGTATGAGTTGGAGTTTGTTCATTTACAAAGTCCTTATTGTTTTAATAAACTATATACAAAAAGAATTATCTCACAGAATTCGAAATTGGCTGACGAAAAGGACCTTAAGAAATATTGGTATTATTATGGTTCGGATAAGAATTATAAAACCCCACCACCAGAGATGGAAGCCGTGAGTAATGTAATTATTGGAGAAATAGAAAAATTTCCAATGTATAAAGCACAAGGCGAACCACGAGGAAATGGGTTTTTGTATGTGTTTATTCAAGGACCAGATGACCCGTTTTCTAATGCACTGAGACAATATTTACACGAATTTATAGACCCATATATTGTTGCGATGCAACCACATCGGATTTATGTGGATACTAATTATAAGTATCATAAACAAGAAGGATACATTCAAGTTAAAATTGGTAAAAACACAAATCGAGGAAGATCAAGTATTCCAGATAGTATAGAATTTGTATTTAGAAAAAAATGAAACACTTAAAAACATATATAGAATGTGATGCTGGAATCACCGCGACTCCCACAAATACCATGGGTATGGGTAATCCAGGAGAGATCGCTCCAGACACTCTTTCCGAACCCATCGGTGGAACAGCGAAGTCTGAAGTGGAGAAGAAAAAGAAAAAGAAGAAAATGAAGTCTCTGGCGGAATCTCTTTTCGATATTGACAATAATGTTACAAACGACTTAACTTTTGGTGGAACATTTAAGTTGGTTAATATAGAAACAAAAGACTCATTATCTAGGCCAGGACATGGACAAACTAGAGGCAGAATGGTGAAAATGAAAAGTAAACCTGAGGATATGTACAAGGTGAGTTTAATATCAAAACACTCTGGCTTGAAGGTCAATAAAGATATGGAGTCAATAGCAGCTGCTCTAGCTGTTATAGTTGAGAAAATCCCATTTACTGCTGAGTCTATAAAAATGTCTTTATATGATTTTTCTCAAACAACTTTAAAACCACTCAAACAATACTATTCATCTAATGTAGGAGCTGGATATTTGAGTATGGGTGCTGATGTATATGCACACACACCAGACTGGAAGAGAGATGTCGATGTGTTAGATGCCCATGAAGTGGATATAGATTTCTTGAACATAAAATTACACTACGTTAAAAAATGAAGACATTAGTGGAGAGTTTATTTGACGACAATATTAAAAAAGACATCCATCTCGGAGACTTACTCGAACTCGAAAAATGGGATACACCAGAGGCATGGGATGACGATATAATATCTAAAATGTTGAGAGCAAACTACGATATGAAGAAAGCAAAATCCCTCATAAACAAACCCAAGTGGAAGAAGTTTTTAGAACCATATCGTGATGAATATAAAAAACCCCCAACTAATTATATTAATGCTAAATACAATTGGGAAACGATTTGTTGGTATTTGACTTGGGTGGCGCTGAGTTGTGGTTCTGGAAAAGAAGCAGAGACAAAACTTGTAGAATATTTGAAAGATATATCTTACGAAGATGAATTGGCTGATGAATTCACAATCAATGAGGTGGAAGTAATATCTCTTAATCGATCATTTATGAACGGGCTACCAAGAATGATAGTATTCAAGTTCCATACGAGATACGACAATATAAAAGAAGGAGTTAAAATACTTTATATGACATTAAAAAAGAAGGACTAACGTCCTTCTTTCTTTTTATCCACCAACGCGGCTATGTATGTTCCTGCCGCAGCCACCATACATATTAATCCAAAACAAATCAGAAACATCATTTACTTGGTTGACTTATCGTTTTTTAATTCAGGGAACTGTGTAAGGAGGACTAACCGAGCCTCTTCACTGAGGTTCTGTGCGAGGAGCTTACGTGCCTGTTCTAATTCTAACTCTCTACTTTTCATACTATTATAGGTTTATTTATAATAATACTAACACCCATGCGCATATTTACCGAAACGTTTGTATAAAATAGTCGAAATCTTCTTTTTAACGTCTCGGTTCACCTGATAGTAACGTTTCTGGTTGTAAACCAAGCAAGGAAGTTCCAGACCCCTGATAGTCTCTTCAAAGACCGGGTAAAGATGATATGTATCCATTCCGGGTACATCTCCATACATTGAACGAAAGATACTATGTTCTTCTTTGAAGGTCCCCGTAGGAATCTTGGTGGTCTTCTTTGCTCCCCAAAATAATTTTTTCTGTCTGGGAGTTAACGCAAATGAACCCTCACGCGGAATCAGGGTACTACCACTGTTGGATATCTTATAGTTCTTAAGGATCATCTTATCGCTCTCTGCCTGGAGCTGTTTGGGATCAAGGTGGTTGTCAAATACACTCATATTCTAAAATTTATAAATTTTCTTATGTTGAAAGGCTCTTCTTCTTATTACTTGAGAGATCCAATATTCATTAAATGCATTATATAAAGGCCAAAGTACCGCTTTATCAAAATAAATTTGATTCTTAAAAATCAGTTTTCTTATGTCCGGGTGTCCAAACCCATGTGCGAATTTAGAAAAATCCCATTCCGAAGGAAGATCATAATTATCAAGCATCCTTGCTATATCAGCAACACCTTCATTCATATAAAAATCCCAAACAACACTTATTGGAACAAACATCCTACCAGAGCGGCTCCTAAGCGCATCAGTAAATGTTCCAGACTTCTCTACTAAAACAATTGCTCCATAATCGGTTGAAAAAAACCAATTGTAATGCTCAAGAATGAAGTCGTCTTGATTGGTGATATGATCACTAAATATACTCATATATTTAATTACCAAATAACTTCAGAATCTTTAAGTATATATAAAAACAATTGCTCCGCAAGATGACTCATCATTCCATGAGGAATAATATAGAAAGGAGTATCTTTGTATGTAATAAATTCACCAATATCACTAAATAACTTCATCGGATATATAACAACGCCCACATTATGTTCTTCTAGTTCCCGTTCGACTATAAATTTAAATTGCTCATCAGTAATCTTCCCAATATATCCCGGACACATAGTATATATAATGTTCATCAATTCATCAAAACAAAGTAATCTCTGACCATTATATTCTTTTTCATATTCGCGACGTGGAAGAAGTTCAACAATAGTGCAGTGTCCTTTTCCGTCCGGCCCCACAGCTGGTATAAACCTTTGATTTATTAAACGGTATTCGGCTTCTTTGTCATACCCGTCTATTGAAGAAAATATACTCATTTCTTATGCGTGCGTTTGAAATACTTCGAGTTACACGTTTCTTTGGATATATAATTAAACATCGTCTCAATGATTCTATTTTTAAGACTAGATGGATTGGCATCATACAAATCGGTTTTAATATAGGTGTCTCCTTTATATTGCAAAACGCCACACTCCGTAATCATTCTATTAAATCGAACCATAAGATTTCCCTCGTCCAGTTTACTTAATTCAATCTTGCCTCTGTCTTTTTTCGAGACAATATCTCGTATACTATCGAGTGTTCTACCTACATAGTAAAAGAAAACATACATCGGGTTATAATATACACTACCATGAGGATAACTAAACTTACCATCAAGATTTTTAGGAAAGAGTCCTTTCCGAATCCTTTTCCCCTTCACATAATCCCATTCGAGATTGTAAAGCTGCTCGATAGTATCATCGTTGGTTGCCTGGATGTTGTCGTTGCCAAATATACTCATGACCTACTTATAATCGTAATTAAGTTTATACTTATATATCGGATATATACTACTTATATACTTTGCAAAGGACCTAATCAACCAATAATGATTTTGTTTTTCGTAATATTTGTGTTTTTTGTAAGTGATGTATTTTCCGTTTTCAATATCCTGAAAAAAGATCTTTTCAAGATCACGGATATGCCTCAACTCAACGTGTTTTCTAACCTTAATGTTTGCTGCTCCTTTTTTGTGAGATGTTCGAAGATCTATTTCAATCATCGTAACAGCCCCCTGATATATATCCCAAAAGTCAGTATTTCTCTTATCTACATACTCTACACCATCATATCTTATAGACCACACATCATTATATGCAGGGTCTTCACTCTTGAAAAAACTGTATCTTTTCATCTGGTCCGCGTGTTCTTCAAGAAAGGCGTCGTTAATTCCTTCTTCGGTTGTTCTATCAAATACACTCATATCTTATTCAAGTGGTCCGTCCCAATGGAACTTGTGTTTCTCACAATACTTTAAAATCAAGTTAATTTCATACATGGTATGAAAACTACGAACATCCCGCCAACAAAAATAGAGGAGCCCTTTGTACATATGCGCTCTTATTTCTCCATTATCATATGCCTTTTGAATAGCTCGGAGGTAGTGTCTTTTATCTATACGAATATTAGAAAATTCCTCTACATGATACTGTTTTGCCATCTTATAGGTTCTCCAAGGCCTCCAATCATTATACGCAGCTATAGCAGTGCAGTAATCTCCGCGATCCCATATATCATGGGGTGCTTTGTTCATTCTTGGATATAACCATCCATCGCTCCTACCCCATGCACCATTCCACAAGGGAGCGTCCGAGTCCTCAGATCTTTCGTACCACTGGCTAAGGATTTCGTCAGATTCTACTATATGATTGGTAAATATACTCATAGTCCGTGATGTCTTAAAATTATGTCTCTATCCATATCGTTTTCAAAACGACATAAATCTCCAACATTGTAATAAGTCTCTCCATTCAGAATCAGGATTCTAACATCACCGCTGGCTACCTTTCTGGAGAGTTTGTTGATATAAGTCTGTCTTCTAGGTTGATAGCTGATTCGGAACCCAGCAAAGTAGTTTCGTTTTCCGGCGAGATAAGTCTCCCAAGCTTCTTCAAGTATAATATAAGAAGTGTGTTTGTATGTGGAGCCACGATCTCCCTTATCGATAAGGTAAGTCCGGTCTTCTCTCTTACCACGATCAACATTGGTATAATATCCCAACTCGAACTTTTCGAGAATTATATCGTCTGCTTTGGCTATATGATCTTCAAATACACTCATGTATATATTTACTAAAACTCTCTCAAATCTTTAGTTTTTGCTATCATACTTCGTGTATAACAAAAGAAAAAAGAAGAGATGATAAAATGGTCATCTCTTCTTTTCAAGCGCTTTAAATCGAATCTTTAGAAAGGAAGATCCTCACCAGGAGCAGCACCGAAAGCGGTCTCTATCTGTGCTTCGGGAGAAGCGGGAGCTTCTGCTACAGCAGCACCGGCTTCAATGAGAGGGTTGCCCTGCTTGAAATCCTCGTAAGAGATGTTCTCAGGATTCTTACCAGCAAGAACAATCTCAATCCACTGATTGACTTTCTTCTCGGTATTCTCATCCCATTCCTTCCAACCACACTCCTGACGGAGATCAAACGCATTCTCCTTTACATAATTGTAAGCAATCTCGTAAAGAGGACGGAGCTGAGGACGAAGTGCTTCAAGCTGGTTAGCAGCTGCCTTACGCTTGGCTTCGGTCTTTGCACCAGTGCTATCCTTGATAGCAGTTACATAGTTGTCAATCACCTCGAGCTGCTCTTCGGTGAAGAGAGGAGTACCATCAGTCTTGATGATAGGTGCGTAATCACCAAAATCACAGAGATTGTAGTTAATCTCACGCTGCTTACGCTGAGGATTTGCAGGGTCATCCGGACCAGGAACAACCTCCATGTTGAGTTCGAGACCAATAACATAATCCATTACAGGATAAGGGGTCTTCTTGGAGTCCTTACTCGGAGCCATGCGTGCCTTGAGCTTATCATGAATTGCCTGGGGAAGCTTCATTGCCATGAACTTACCAACGAGATCCGGCTTATTCTCATCTTCGAGAATCTGTACGATCACATAGTCGCTTTCATTTTTCTGGAAAAGACTCTTTGCACGTTCCTTCTCGGCATCGTCTCCTGAAAACCATAGCTTCTTCCACGCCCTAAAAATCGGACAGTTTTTAAACTCCGGGTCGCTCGGTCCATTACCAAGGCGACTTCTTACGAGCATGCTTCCGTCTGCACTCTTAAGAAAATAAGTTGCCTGATGAACGATTGAGTCCTTGGGTGCGGTAGGATTATACACCACTCGCGCCTTACTGAGATAGTGACCAGACTCCGACTTGGTGTCCTTGGGATTAGTCTTGTAGATGTTAGCGTCATAGGAACGCTGCTCGGGTTCGTTGAATGCGGATACATCCTGAGGATTGAAACCCATTACCTCATCAATAAAATCTGCCATAATTTGTTTAATTTATTTGAACTAATTTATTTGGTTAATTGTTGAAAATTGGCATTTCCAACTCTTTAAATAATATAGTAAAAATTGTCAATTATTTAATTTTAAAATGTATTTTGTTTGTCCGCTATCATAGATTCTATAGTATCCTTTTGCTTTCATTATTTCAAACTCCGATTCACTTGGATTTTCGCCATTTTTTACCAATTCAGACTTTCTAAATTTAAATCTATGATATCGATTCATGTCTTTATCAATATACCAATATGAGTGTTTTGTAATTGATAAATAAGAAAATCCAAGAGTTTTATATAATTCTCCATTACTTATATCATTAGAAGAAAATGATTCAATAGAATTTGGATGATAATTATTAATAAAATACTTTAATAATTTACTTGCTCCTCCTGCTATACTTGTATTTAATTTATTACAAAATCTATATAATTCCCAATCATTTTGTTTACCTTTATTACCTAGAGATCCTCTCTTTTTTCCAAAGGCCATTAATGATACCAATTCATCGCCATAATACAAACCAACACGGATGGAAGAATTTACGTACCCTTGTAGATGATTATCATTTAAAAATTTTAACGCATCAGAATTTGACACTATTTTAATATTGCATTTTCTAGCATATATCTTTCTTTGATATAATCCCAGGTTATGTAATAATATAGATTCTACTATATTGGGTTTATTTAATATTTGATCCTCCCAAAATGACAATAATTTAATACCAATTTCTCGACATTTTTTCCATTTATTATAATGATAATTACTATCTTTTAATGAATGCCAATAAATACCATTACATTCGATCGCAATATTGTGTTCCGGGATAAATATATCTAATTCTTTCCCATTTAATATACTTTTATTATTTGTCTCATAAAATACATTATATTTGTCGAGAATATCTCTTATAAATAATTCTATAGTAGTTCCTTTATTAGTATTGCCGGGACATAACACAACACATAACTCTCTATTTTCATAATTTCTTACAAAGTATTTATCATAGGGAATAATAAATTCTTTTTCATTACATTTATTGCATTCTG